TCACGCCGTATGTGCACATAACCACTCTTTTCTAGGAACAATATAACCACCAATACCTTCTTTCACATGACAAATAAACACTGACCAGACATCTAATTTATTTTCTTCAACAACTTGCTCAACTTTACTAACAAACTGCTTCGGCGTCAAATCACAAGTTATAATCACAAATTTATTATTTGTTTGCATTTGCATATCTGTCACTGGAAACCATTTCTTTTCTCCCCAAGGCCCATAACATGCTATTCCCGGATTATGATCTAAACAAAAACGCCCACTTAGCTTACTTTGAAAATATTTATCAATAGACTCGTCTGTCCAATAAACTTCTGCATAAGTAACACGATATTTTTGTCGTCTATGAACATACGTCTGAAGTTTAAATTTACAACTGGGTTGGCCCAAATCAGGATTATATTCAACAGCGATATACAAATCTCCAAAATAAATCCATGACTTAACGATTGTATATCTTCGTTGCCTAATTTCACGCTTAATATTAGCAACAACATGCCTGGAAGAATATTTTGAAACCCAGTGTTCTAACATCAACTACTCTTTTTCATTATATGATAATCGACAAACTGTATCACTTTACACTCCTGACTTTGCGGTTCCCTTTATATACCCACAATTTGCAATCTCTTCTGGATTCTCAAATACATTACCAACAACAACAACTTTGCGCTCACTAACAGGCAAACATGATGTATATAATTGCCAAACACCTGCATTAATAAAATCTAATTGACCACAACGTCTACCAACAACCCACTGGCGACTTCCATTCATCTCGTCAAAATAAAACTTCACAATATCACCAGTATATATCGGCTTCCCATTCATATCATCCATACCTGTATACTGCATAACAACAGTCTGTTCGGCCCACTCGTCAGATGCCGGCCCACTCATATGACTCATAACAGCATCTCGAATCCACTCCCTCATCTCATATTCAATATGACCATCAAGATCGCGATTCTCCCAAGTATACATCTCTTTTTGCTCAAGATTCCACACACGAAATCTGAGAGGCAATACCAAACTCTCTCTATCAAACGGATTTTGCTCCAATACTTTACCTTGCGAATCCCACATTCGACCACATTCACAAGGACATGTCACATGACTCTTACAATCGGGACGTTCACAAACAGTATCTGCATTCTCCCAATAATCGAGAGCTATCATTGCGCCATCACCATAACCTGCTCTTGTAATAGCATTAGCTATTGTATCACCCATAACAGTTTCTACTCTACCATCCCGCCAATGCAAAAAATATTTGTTCACACTCTACCACCAACTCTTCATACGCATGGCAAGCTCTCGCCAATCACCACTTTCCATAGCACGATTGGCAAGCTCTTCTAATTCGACACGCAATTTATCTTTACCCTTTTCAATACACATCTCAATGTAGAAAGCACACTTGTTGGCAGTGTGAGCGCTTGCTCCATTTCCAAAATTTTTGAGCTTGTCAACTGTGCTACTCACAAGATCTTTCGTTCCTTAAGTGCTTTATAAAGTCCCATATCATTTGACACAACAGTCCCGTCGTCAAACTTAATCACAGGCATCAACGGATTTTTAATACCAGCTGTATTCAAACTATCTACTAACTCGGTAAGATTAGCCGGCTCATCCATACTCTTTGCTTCAAACGCCACATTGGCAACTTGTAACTTACGCTTAATATCTTCGCATTTCTGACAATGCGGCTTCGTAAACAAAATCATACTATTTCCTTTGCTAAAGTATATTCTTCTTTTATGTCAAAAGTCCTCGTAGTTTTCCTATTGCATCATTAATCTTCTTTACTTTATCTTTCGCGCCATCATACAATCCCAAAAAGTAAATGGCCGATATCAATCCAGATTCTGAACTACATTTATAGCGTGTACTATTCACTTCAATACAAAAAACTTTCTCTTTTGACTGCTTGTCAATCTTAATACGATTAAACGGATATTTACTATTAACATAAAACTCATACCCTGGACTTTTCACATAAGCATAACCAAGTGCTTTCATAATCTTATCAAACATCGTAGTTTCATGCTTAACATCAGACTTCGACCAGTTTCTGTCAAAGTCACAAGCTACATCTGCAAGACGAACTAAATACCTTCGCAACTCTTGAGGCGTTCGATCTGGCAATGAGCGTGATAAACTTGCTAATTCTTTCTTAAAGTAAGCTGTGTCTACACCATATCTATTCTTGGACATAAGTGTACATACTCCTTTTTAAATTCTTCTACAGTCGGATAAAATTTGAGTTGGCCATTTAGTAATCTAACAGTGGTATCCATAATTTCTGAACCAAAAGGCCACTTTTTCCAGTTACGTGGTGGTATATTGCCCGTGTTGTGTGTTGTTTATAAATCACATTCCATATTATTCTTTTTTAGCGAACGGGTTAATTGAACACACAAGCATAAAAACATGATACAGTACCTAAAAAGAACAACACACCATAAAAGGTCCATTTAAGTGCATTGAGGGTTGGGTGCTTATAAACCCAAAACCTATGAGCACACTCCAAGCAAACTTTCCGATGCTTTAGATCAAACATACTTGCGCCCGTTATATTACACTTACCTGCTAATGATGGTCTATTCACAATTGCCTCCAGTGAGTCAAACTATAATATAAAGGCGATTTACAAATTGCACATAACGTGCGCTTGATAGGTTAGCTTCTTGTAGTGTTTTCATGATTGTATGATTAGAGTTAGGGGTTTTTGATCCCATGAGTGGACGAGTTCTAGTGGGATAGCGCCCGATTTCCAGAGTGAGACTAAGAGTACTTCAAGAGGAAATGCTAGGGCTAGTTTTTGGATGTTGTTGCTATCAGCTTTCATGATGAGGCGTAGTAATAGGCTAGTGAAGTTAGTGTGGCCCTCACCTAGATCAAATAGATCATGTATAAGGTTTACGGGGAATATTACTACTGTTTCACCAGTGTAGGTGTAGGGAATGAGTGAGGAGGAGATAGAAATTTCTGTGCTCATTCTGATATTGTGTTGTGTGTTGGTTTTGGCATTACTTTGCCTGTTGTGTGATCGTTGCACGAATTACCTTAACGTCTTCGGCAATTTTACCAAGTTTTCCATATGCCATAAGATAAAGCAAAAAAGCTACCATAAACCAAAACCAGAATTTCATTCGTGCTCCAATCTTTGTGTGCTTAATATCATGAGTAATTAGTCATGACGGGAGACGTAGAGGAAGGGGGCCAAGTGACAAAGGAAGGGGGCCAAGTGACAAACGCAGTGTCGCCGCGCAGGGCCGCGGATGCAGACTTCGCAACTTCGTCACTGGTAGAGTTATGTGTGTTATAGTCGTAGATTAATCAAGCATATCACCGTGTTCAGAAGCAATGATATTCTGGATTTCTTTATCGATGTATGGGAATATCATTTGTATTTGTTTGCAGCCAGTGTCGCAAAATGATAGTTCTTTGAGCCAAGCATCCCAGTTATCACTAAGATGTTTGACGAACATGCTTTCGTCACCTCTGTCACTGTAACGGCGTAAGAACTTGTCTTTCATATGATGATTGGGATATATGAGATAGAAGAAGATGCAGTTGTCTAGAAGAGCATCTCTTACGACCTTATGAGTTGATACGAATATGATTTCATATTTGCCGATGTTTTCTTTTATGTGGTCGATGTAGTTTTGTGGAAAGTTTGGATTTCTTTGTCCGTTTTGTCGGCTAGCATTTGTTTTACCATTATCGTTTGTTGACAGCCATGAAAATTGTGACGAATCAGAATCAAGAGTTGTGTCAAAGTGTAGATTATGATAGTGAGATTTGCCAGTGCCGGGAAAAGCTGAGATGATTCTAGTTCTCATCATTTATCCCTTTATGTTTTGCAATTTTATAACTTATTGTCATTTAGAAACTCCAGTTTTACTTAAACAGGAACGTGCAGGAAGTGAATAAAAATCTTCATCACTAATTTCTTCAAGAGGCAAATAAAGTCGTTTGTTGCCTGTTTTGTTTAGGTAGCCAACAAATGCGCACGTTGGATTGTCAGAAGGTAATGGATTCTCCAAAGCAAATTCTTTGAATTCTTTGATGTCCCATGTAACATGCTCATCTGGGTCATTCAAATGAAAAAACTGTTTTCTGCCTTCTATAACTTCGCGTTCTCTGTTGTCAATTTCTTGATCGGTAGTTGATCGTCTACGTTTTATAGTAGCTCGAAACTTTTCAGAGTCTATAATTTTTTCAGGTAAGATTGCGTCTGATAAGTCGAAAGCAATTTCTGATGGTCGAAGATTGACATCATGTGATGAAAGAATGTTGCACATTTTAGTTGCAACATCTATTTTTTGTCTTATTGGTATGAAAGATTCAAATAGCGCCCAGAGGTCATCAGCTAGTGGTTTGAAGTTTGGATTTGGAATGATTTTTTCAAAGTCCCTGTCAACATATCTAATTACGCAGTTTGATTGATATGCTCGTTCTATAGCAGCCTTTGCTTCATTGTTGAAGTCGTTAAATGAAATCCTTTTGCGTTTTTCTGGGTAGCTGGCTGCCACAAATCTTGACGTGTGTAGTAAGTCACTTGGACCTAAAGTTAGTGTTTCCATGATTAACCTTTCATAGATGTCGTAAAACAGCCTGTTCTTTTTGTTTTGCTTCAAACATGACATCAACATTCATATTGAATGTATCGAATGATTGTACAAAGTCGTCATGTGCTTGTATTGATGATCCGGGTCGATGCGACGACACATGAATTACTGGCGTTACATGTTTTGGCCACGTTTTGAATGCTAGTTTCATAGCTTGTTTGTGAGAAGATTGACCATTGCATGTATGATGATGCGAGTCGAATGTGATAGGAATGTTTGTTAGCTCGTGAGCCCATAATAAATCGTTTGTTGTGTAGCCATTAGGTTTGTCATCATTTTCTAATGTAAGTCGAGAACGAACTGATTGACTGAGATCATAAAAAACATTACACCAACGATTAAGAGTTGACAATTTGCTGTCATATGTGCCGCCTACATGAATGTTGATTTTTGCTTGTGGTGATCGAGGTAGGCCTATCAAATCCATTATTTGAGCATGTTGTTCCAGTTCTTTTATTGTTTTGCGAACGACGATGTCTTTTGGCGATGCTAATGCATTAAATTGACCGGGATGAAATGTAAGTCTGTGGTGATGAGTTTTAGCAAATGAACCTATTTGTTGGAGAATTGATTTAATATCGTCAAAATTTGGAAGATCTTGCAATTCATATTCTGACATCCAGGGAAATATGCCAGATGACATGCGATAAAAGAATATGCTATGATTTTGATTCCATTGAAGAATAGTCAATAAATCTTTGGCATTTTGCAATGCTAACATAGACGCATATTGAAGGCCTTTTGTAAGAAAAGTCTTTTGCGTCATTCCTCTGCTAGCAAAAATTTTCTGTTCGCGTAGAACTGTGTTAATACACGCATAACCATATTTCATGTAAGAATAGTCATGCGCAGAAACAAAGAAAGTCAATCAAGACAGCACCATTTGCGAGGTTTGCCATCAAATTTTCGTTTAGGATGCGGTGTAGGATGAGTTACGTAAATGGGAAGTTACATTTTGACTCTCATAGCCGATACTATATCAAATGTTTCTTCAATTTTTTGAGAATCAAGCTGTTTTTTCATTTGGATACCAATCATTGCCTGCTGCTTTTTCGAGGCGTTTAAATGTTGGTAGATAAAAAATCTCTTTGAATAATTCTAAGTCTTTACAAAATGAATATTTACGTCGTTTATGTCGTATTTCTAACCAAATTGTATGATCATTTGTCGCAATAGGCGCCAAATTGAGTCTGTTACATAAAGATCGTGGTTTTTTCTTAGGCGGGTTGTTTTTTATCGTAAGTACTCTAAAATCGCAACCGGCTTTTAAAAGCACAAGACATCTACCCGTTTTACCTTGCACATCATAGCTATCTGTATGTGCCCATTTTTCTATAGGCACAAATGCTTGTTCACATATTGATATAAGTAATTTTCTAGTATATCTCATTCAAAAATGCTCCTGTTGAAATTTTTATCAACATCAACAATGAGTTCTCTTGCATTACACGGTATTATATCCATTAGTATTTGATTTATCATGTCCCAATCGAGAGTTTCAATGAAATCATTATCGTCTTCATCTAAAGCATCGTATGCTTTCAAAATCTTTTGAATAATTTGTTTAGCTTTGTTAGGGTCAGACAAATCAAATACGTGATTGTGACCAGCATAATCCATTATGACAAGTGCTTTATTTGTAAGCTTTGTCCCATTTCCAGACTTTATGCCTAATGACTTTGACGTTTGGCTCATAAATAGCATCTCCTGTGTCAATAGCAATCACTCGTTTGTAACTAGTATATTCATTGAGACCATGAACTTTGTAACTTCTTTTGTGCATGTTAAAAGAAATAAGCAAGTGATGTATACAAATCTCATGTGCAAGTCGCTCCAAACATATCAAGAAATCGATGAGCAGCTCGATGCATAATGAAATCTTCTGCCATACAAAGTGACAAATGACTATTTACTTGATATTCGTTTCGAAGTCGATTGCTAATTTTACGAACAGGGCTATTCTCTTTAAGAATAGAAGTTTGATGCCATTCATCTATGTCTATAATAGCAATCGCGATGTCTCTATCTTCTACATCAATGTTTGCAAACATTTTATTCTCCCTTATACCATTGAACACCAATAATAAATCCGTGTTCTAATTGAAAAGCAAGTCTTTTACCAACACAAATATCAGTAATCGTTGCAATAATGGCAGCAGTCGATGTTGCCCAACCACTTGATGGGTTGTTGTATTCTACAGTCCTAATACCGATGCGACTGTCTTTACGTTCTACAGAACCAAGTGCGTCTTTTTCTTTTTCTTTAAGAATTTTATTGAAATCATCAAACTTGATAGGTTCACAAGCCTGGATCATCGCATTAAGAGCACTGATAATATCATCTTGCACGATTTGAGGCGTAGGCGTATTGAGGTCAAAAACTCTCATGAGGTATTTGTAATCATTTTCAGGAATAACATCTTTAAGTGGGATTAATTTGCCTACACAACTTGAATGAACTTCACCGCGTTTCAAACTATAAACGACATAATAGCAATCGTTTTGATCTTCACTATAGCCTATGAGTTTGACAACTTCAAACATATCAAGCATAAGTTCAAACTTGTGCGCTTCAATAAATTCTTTGTATTGGTTTGATGTATTTTCAATCATCTTTTCTACCTTTTTGTTGTTGGTGATAATCGCCGTAATTCTTCATTCAAAACCTATACAACTTGAAGAAATGCTTTAAGCATAAGTTCACGAAAATGAGCTTCGCATGCTTGTTTTGCTTCTTCCATAGTAAGAAACTCACCTGTTTCATATCGTATATCTCTGCATAGTCCATGTTTTGCATCAAGCTTTGAACATTTTATAAACACACATTCTGCAGAAAAATTCTGATCATTAAGTTGATAAAGCAAAATCCATTCATCATTAACATATGTACAACCTTGAGTTGATGACCATTCAATAGGTTTAAGTTCAAGATCAACTTGCATAAATCATCCCATTCCTTTTCCATATGTCAATTGCAGATTTAACAATATCAAAAAAATGTAGATTATTAGAAAGTCCTGCAAAATGAACTATATATGCATTTAATGGCGAATCTTTAATATGACTGTCAACTACTTGCATTCTATTAAATCTACAATCAAGTTCAAACACTTCATAACCTTCTGTTAATATTTTCAAAGTTAAATGAGGTTGATCATAATGCGGATACGGTCCATACATTTTGACTTCAATTTTTGGTTTAACAAATAAATTACGATGTTGTTTTGACGCAACAATAAGACCTGCATTATACGATTGTTCATGCCATTCAGGACAATTAATATTATGAATTTTCATTGCTTCATATATTATGTCAGCGCACTGCATAAACCGACCTTCATCAAAAAGTCCGAGTTTTGAATCGGGCACGATATCAAAAAGATTTGGACAGTCATTCCTGATGATGATATCTAAATCTACATAAATAATACGGTCATACTCTCCCAAAACATCATAAATCTGATATTTTTCGTACATTGTATATTTGACAGAAATTTTCTTTTCGTCAATTACGACAAAGTCAGCATCAATACTATTGGCGTATGCTTTAAGCGTTGGCATTGTTAATTCAGCAAGTTGTTCAAATTTTTCGCCAATACAAGCAGTCACGACAGCATAAGAGCTCGTTGGGCCAGTTTGTTGACTATTTTTATGAAAATATTTCATTGACTCCACCATTTTGTAAACGACCAACCTTGTAATTCTAATGCTTTAATATGGTCTTTCTTTTCTTGCGTTGGTCCATGTTCTTTTATATGTATAGCTTCTTTAAGTGAAAGTTTCGTTACATTACAATGACTTAAACTGCAACATCGCGGACTAGAACCATCTATTAATGATATGCCTTCTATTTCATCGTCATCTGTGTTAGTACAAAGAACAGGATGATAACTACAATCTTCATAAATGTCACCTGGCTTTATTGTTTGATTTGTCATTTTGAACACTCATCACATATTGTAACAGCATCACCCAAAATAGCATGTTCAAAACGATAATAATCTGGACGAATAAACTTTGCATCAGCAAGCCATTTACCACAAAGTCCACACCAACCACCAATATACGTTTTTGTCGGCTTTCCGCGAAAAATCCAGCCAACATATTTTATTATTGACTTGATTTTACCCATTTATTGTCTCCTATTTTTGTCATTTTGTTTTCAAGTGGTCGATTGGAACTAGATTTGTATGCGTCTTTACCACCGCATTGCGAGCATGTAGCAAATCCGTCACGAGCAACATATGTAACAGTTTCGCACATGCACCATGGCTGACTAAATACTGGCTCTAGAGTAAATCCACATTTAGAACAAAATCCTTTTTTTAACGAAACTTCAAAAGTCTTTCCATTGTTTTCTAATGAGCCACACTTAGGACACGCGCATTTCAGTTGCTCTTTCATGATATCTCCTTTCGCGCGTTCTGGATTATCACGACTCACAAAATCTCTTCCTTGCCATACGTAATTTGCGTCACTGGAAACTGAGTCATTATAAATCTCATCGCTTCCTTAAGTAACTTTATGTCTTTATATACTTTGATTTCAACTAAATAAAATGGTCGAACATCTCTAATATTATCAACTGACACGAATAGACCATTTGGTGTGTTTCTAGCTATTGTACGACTAAAATTAACAAATTTCATACTTGGTGAGTCTTGCACATTCAAAAGATATGGCCGTACAAAATCGTTATCAATCTCGACCAAAGTCTTTGGCATCTTTTGATCAAGTACGAAATAGTACTTATGCTTCTCTTGCGGAAAAAATCTAAATTGACAGGTTTCTGATTTTGATTCTGCAGTGCGTCGATATACTATTTGAACCGTTTGCACGGTTCTATCTTCTATTGTTCGTTGTCTAAGTCTGAGTTTAGCGTCTCTACCTGAATATCTCGGAAATTTATGACTAAAATAAACATCGCGATAGTTACCTACTTCTTTAATTGGCAAGTTAAACTGTTGTGCCATATGCATAAGCAAAATGTTAGGATCTTGTTTTGCGTCAATAAAAAATCGAGTTTCGTAATATTTCTCGCTCTCGAACCCTAATCGCTTAAGTTGCAGCTGCTTCAATAAATATCGAAGCTCATTTACTCCTACTTCGCCAACTGCGACTATGAACATAGCAACAACGAAACTTACTGTAGCTAACAACCACGCAGGCGTGCTCGGATACAATCTCATGCCCACAAACATAAACATAATATAAAGTGGATCATGAACGAGGATGTCTTCACTCAGACTAATCGATCCATCTTTGATAGCCCTTGTGAAGTATTTTGATAATCGATCCCGGTCTTTAACAGGAGTAGAGTAACAAAGCTCTAAAGCGTCTTTAAAATGTGCAGGAAAAAAGCCAATTTTCTCAATTACAGGACCTGCAGTTGAAAGAACAATCTCACGGATTTTTGTTGAAAGACCAATGTTGCCAGTAACTTGTTCGACAATAGCCGTGCCTATTACGTTTGCAGCCATAGCAATCATCTCATCACGCCCAAACCGTTTGAACACATCCCAAAACGGATTTTCAGGAACTTTTATGGGTGTCTTAAGTAACTCACCGTTCATCTATAAGCACCGTTTGTTCAGGATTTTCTCTTTGACCATAGTTACCTATTAATATGTCAAACGTTGAGTCGCTGATTGTTAAATCAATTTCTCGACCATTATACTCAACGTTATTTTTTGCAGGTTTAAAAATACCGTGCGGCGCTAATTTACCAAACCACATGCGCAATCGATAATCAATCACATATTTTTTGAATTTAATCCAATAGTGTACTGGAAATCGTTTTGTGTTAAAAACTACTGTGCCTGAATAGCATGTATGACTAACATCATTTTTAACAAGAATGTGATGAATTACTCTCGTTAATCCATCACATTCAAGATGCAAATTAATAAACAGTTCGACAATTGTTTTTACTCGCTGTATAGTTTTGTCCATTATTTAGGTACGTTATAGAGTTCACGATATGTCTTGGATTCAAATTCCATGTGATATTCATGATATTTGTCCCATAAAGGACTATTTATAGACTTCAATCGTATTGTTTTAACATCACCACCTAAAAAGATAGGATTACCTTCTTGATCGAGAAACAACCACCCATCACTATAAGTAGGGCTCTGAACGATTGCACTTTCTAGTTTGTAAACATCCATGATTTGGTTACCACTCTGATTGATAACAATGTAAGGAGCCTTCGTGGATCCAACAAGAGAGCCTTTTGAAGCAATGTTGTCACTAAATCTAGCGCATCCAGCAACAATACATAAAGTGACGCAAAGTAATAAAAATCTGTTCATTTTTTCTCCTTTGATAATTTCACAACAATTTGATTTTCTTTAACTATGAAATACTTTTGACTTGAAAACACTGACTGTTTAGAATTTGAGTGATATATCTTAACAGGTTCAATTATGTATTGTTTATTTGACAACTGTGCGACAATACGACAATCGCACATACAGTCGCTGCAAATACCGACCATATCACCTTGTTTGTATCGTCGCGTAGGATCCAAAAGTAGATCTGCATCATAATCAATTACTTCAAATGAAACTTCTTCACAATCGGTAGCGATCTGATTATCAAACTGAATAATAAAACCTTTGTCGATGATGAGACCAAGTTCACCAAGTAATAATTGATGCTTGAATACAACGACAGATCCTACTTTTGGTTTCATATTACCTCCTAAGTTTAAATTTAAATGTTTATTTTCCTAACATTGCCCAACAAGGCTCAATAGCAACAAAAGCTTCCCATAAAGAAGACATAACGATTGTTACCGTCGCTTTTGCATTTGAAGATCGTTTGACCTTTCTTGAATTCAATATGATTAGCAGTTATCATTTGCAGCATGGTCGATTTGCCAAATCCATTATCGCCCACTACAACGTTCAAACCGTTCAAAAATTCAACTTTGAACGGCTCAATATCACGATGCTTTTTCAATAATTCAAAGGATTTCAGCATGTACTAATAGTCATGCTGGTGAGCGTAGAATTATAGGCGTGGAGATTAGTAAAAATCAAGAGCAACAAACCTGCCGAAGCGCCAGTTGTATTGAGGAAATATATTTCCGATATGATTCCAAAAATCTTCGTTGTACGGATCTGACAAATAGATTGGCATTTTCTCGTCAACTTCGTCCAATAATGCTTTAATCATTTGCGTTGAATAACCCGGCCAAGCTCATCATTTCTAACAGATATTGACTCAAACTTGACTGAATGATCTTTCGGTGAAAATGATATTGCCAATTGTGTGTCTAGCGTTTTTTTACCTTTAGGTGCCGGTGTTGATGTAGCATGTATTGTAGGTTCATCATAGAAGTTCTTATCTATCTTAACTGTATCTATAAAAGGTAATTTGCGCAAATTATCAACAACTTCTGTTATTTGCAATTGCAGTTGCATCTTACGTTGCTCAGATGTCACATGTTTCTTAGACCCTGGATGCTGTTGTAGATATTCAAGTTGTCTTTGTTTAGACCACTGATCCCAAGTCAAAGCCATTTTGATAACGTTATTAATGATTTTTTCATCGTTCATATTACCATCTATCACCTTAGTCATTTATCATGAGTAGTTTGTATTTGCCTTTTGGACTAGTTTGCACACTTTCATAGTTCCATCCATAAACGTCTTCATCTGTTGCATCAGTATCTGTATGTGTATGCGCAAACATTACTTTTCCGCCAGTTTTTGGATTGCGCAAAAATACAATACGAGCCGGTACTGCATCTGGAACATCAGACAATTCAAACGAAAAAGTCTTTGTCGCTTTGTCGTAAAATCTCGGTTCAATATCTATGTTGACTTCCATGCCTGGGAACGTGGGTCTAAGATGAGACCGGGGATGACGTCTCAAGTATTGGCGCTGATATTGAGGTGATCGATCACGCCAGCCAGCTTGCTTTACAAACTCATATTGTATTTGAGTAATATGTTTCATGCATCTTCTCCTAATTTCTCATATTCAAGACCTTCATGTTGAATGCCAGAAACACAATCATCTTCATCAAAACGGATAGAACGAACAGGCGATCTAAGTTGTTCGTCCCATCTAATTTCAATGATGCCCGTTGTGCCTTCTGGGCGACCTTGATATTCACTAGTAAGCATAACAATGTCGCCATCCAAAATACCATCGTGATAAAAACTATTAAGTTTGTTGATGTCAAGCGCTTGAGCCATCATAATTACTCCTTTGAAAATAGTTCATCCTATATTTGATGAACTATTAAGAAATAATTACTCACTCAATTTTTCTTGGGACACCATTTAGGAGGAGGAGTAGTTTCTCTAGTAGCGTGATGTGGTCTACAACCGACTGTAACAGGTTTAAATTCTTGTCGATCAGCTGCGTGCCGTGATGTTTGATCTATTTTTTGTTTAACGAGTTTACAAACAACAGCTACATCATCATCACAAAACCAATCATAAGGATCAGGGTCTTCAATAGTTTGATGATCATCACATTTTATACAGTTTTTTTGGCACAGAATTCATTTGTCTACCTGTTTCGATGCTCCTAGATATTCGTCGATTTGTTTTTGCGAAGTAAAAATGTAAGTCTTACCGTTTGAACAATCTAGGCCAGCTTTCCTTGCTATTTCTTGACATAGTAGACAGTCATGAGAATCAAGCTCTTCGCGAATTCCATGTACACAAACTTGTCGAAAATCATCCCATGTAGTCATGTAGTATAGATCATGCAGTATTACGAAGATTTTTATATATCTTCTGGCTGTAGCTTGCCTTTTTCATAAAGCGACATCATCTGTTCCTGCTCAGGCGCGTCGCCTAGTTCTGGACGTCTTTGAACAATCTCTTTCATTTTAACTTGTGCTTCGTTTATTTTAGGTTGTAATTTTTGTTGTTTATCAGGCCGTACAGCGATTAACTTATTAAGATGATCAATTGTTTGTTGTAAATAGTCAAAATAATGTTTATCAAGTGTCTCTTGCATTTCTTCTTCAGTATTAAATGTCTCCCAATGTCGTCCATAAGGTCCATCCCATTCAACAGCTGGTTTATCACCCATTGTATCTATGTCAGATAACACATCACCAAATTCAGGATTTTCCATAGTTTCTTCAATCTTACCTGTAGCGTGTTGAATAAGATCCTCTCTATATTCATCAAATAATTTCTTTTCTTCAGGATATACTTCACTTTCTGCTTCACGAACAATACGTTCTGCTTCATTTCTAATTTGCTGATCAGTGACCAATTGACCATCGGTAATTTTCTCGTTGAACGCATTACCTTGAAATTCAGCTTTTTGCCCTACATCCCAGCCAAATGATGTTCTATCAAGTAAGAAAAAGTCCTGACCTTTTTCGCCTTTTTGTTTTGTAATTCTTCTTTTTGACTTTGGATGCACTTTCAAATAACGAACTTGACCTTCATAAGATAAATCATCCCAATGCGAAGCAAATCTAAGACTAGTTTGAGGATGTTTTTTGATATACTGTAATTGTTTTGGTCGTGATAATGAACGCCACCAGCTAAGTTCTTCGGGGCGCAAATGTTGTTTTGCTAACCAATGACGCCATCTTTCACGTACGCCTTCTAAAATTGCGATTTTAGCAAACTCTTGCTGAATTTGTGCTATGTATTTCATTGCCTACCCTTTAAAAATTGAATCAATCTGTCTGTGCAAGTATTCTTTCAATTCTTTTTCAGCTGTAGGAACATCTGTTGCTTTAGTTTCAGGTGCTACTTTCCATAATTCCCAAACTGCTCTCATATTGTCAGCATCAAATGACCATCTTGGATGAGCAGTAATGTTTTCAACATAACCGCCATCTTCATCTTCATCTTCTAGCGGCTCAGATACTCCAGATACATCAGCTATAAATTTCTTACCATCCCAAGACACAAAATTTGTAGTCCGTTCATCACGATTTTCATTTTCATTATACCAAATAACATCATATGATGCAGTAATTTTATTTTTGCCGAATTTGATATCTTTAAGTGTGACTTCTTGCATACTCATATCAAGAAGACCAGATTCAGCAAAAATCTTTTCTAACTTTTCTGACGTCATTGATTTGAGTTCGCCGACAGCAAACGCAACGTCACCTGCCGAAAATGAACTAGGTGATAATGGCTGAGCAGTCAATCTTTTCCTTGACCCAGGATGCTGCTTAAGATATTCTCGTTGAGCTTCAAATGATAAATCGTTCCAATCTGACGCAGCCTTCACAAACTCTTTTTGAATTTGGCCGAGATGATTCATTTACGATTCCTTTGTAATTATTAAGATGATTAGTTAAAATAGATGAGTTATCAAATATTGAGATATTTTTATATTACTTAAGAAAACATTATTATACAATATTTTAAAAACAGCTTTGATAGTGCTGTTGATAATATTACTATTCATGTAAATTGTGTGATTTTTTCAAACAACAAATCTCTCACTAAACCTTAACTAAGGAGTGTCTTATGACAGATGACGATGAAGATGTTGTCGATGAGCTTGAAGGAGAAGAATTTGAAGAAACTGATGACGAAGAAGAATTCGACGATGAAGATGATGAAGACGATGAATAAATGTTAAAAAAATGCTGTATCTGTCAAAGCTTTCATTCAAGGCCGCTTTTGCGGCCTTTTTAGTGAGCGTGAAAACCAACAGCTTTAGTCGTTGAATGAAAGCAAAGAATGACTCAAGAAAGCTCACGACTTTAGTCACGGGAGCAATCGCGACTCTATTTCTATTTTAACTGGTTTAGATTTAGAAGATACCAAAAGAAGATTGAGATCAACATCGGGATTACATTTCAAATAATGTGATAATGCATCTTCTATTTGTGATTTCGACATAATTTTTTTTGCATATATTTGATTTGTTTTTGTTGATTGGAAAAACGAGAAGTCATCAAAAATAAGAGGTATGTCTTGCTTAGCCCATTTTAATAATCTTAACATTACACTTCTAATTTCCCAGTGAGCGTAAAAATCACATCGCATCTCAAAGATGTGACGCCATTCTCTCAGGTTGGCCTTGACCACAATCTGTGATTGTGTAGCAATTGGCAATACTTGCCGAGCATCTTCAAGCTTATACCCTGACTCTCTCAACGACTTATACATCTCTTCTATGAGTTGGAAATACTCAATAGGTTTTGAACTTCTCTTGGTCCGTTGGTGCTCATCCTTATGCGGTGGCAAAACTACATGGAGATCACTCTCATCCACGTATCTTGTAGATTGTTGACCAAATGAACATAACCTATGACGAACCATTTCATGAGTAAACCCTCGACTTACGTTTGAAAACTCGACTGTCATATCAGCAAATTCAATCATAGCGTAATGACCTCGAGCCAATAAATTTTTAACTAACTTGTAATTTGTTTCTGGCGATGCCTTGTCCTGCTTTTGTGTACATACTCTTGCAGCTGTTGCTATATTATCAATAATATTATCTGTTTTTGACAATATTTTAAATGTACCAATTTTTGTTGTTTTCAAATTTATCCTCCTTAGATATATTGCCAACGATAACCCAAAGCTTTTGCTCTACGTTTTCTACAACAATCATGAATATTAGCATAAAATTTAGAACCAAGCATTCTAGCAGCAACTCTAGCATTTGTAAATTTAGCAACTATATGACCACGATTATCAATTTGCGCAACTGGTCTTGAACGCTGTTTACTTATTTCTAACTTATGATTTTTCAATGTTGTTACATACAAATTATTTATTGCAAACGGTTTGCTAGTATCAATTCTGGCGACAATTGGTTTTAATGACCTAGTACAATCAAAAGCAATCCACTTAGAATATAAATCTAAAAACTTTTGATTGTGTGTTAGCCAAACACCTAGTTCTTCCAACGAATAACAAACTTTTATACCAGAATGTTGTTGATGGTTATATATGCCAATAATAACATAATTCACATTTTTCTTATAATTATATCTCGCTAATTTAAGACAATCTTTACAAATAAACTTTCTATTTTTAATGACTGACTCATTAAAACTAGATAGTCGTTTTCTTTTTTTACAACGTCGACAAATCATCTTATACTATATGTTGCCCTAGCAATTCTTTTTGTACTACCTTTTCTATTTTCTGCTTTATTAAGCTCGCATCTAATAGCAGCTTGCTTGTTTGGCGTATTAGCAGCAAGAAATTTGTAAATTTGTTGAAGTTTAAGAGGCCCATGTGCTTTAAGAATATAATAGATTTTATAGCGCAAAGTACCTTTTCTAATTCTTTTTATCCTTTTTGATATATTCTTATACTTTAGAGGTCTTTGAATTTCATCAATTGCCCAAGCTAAAACAAGAGCAACATCTCTGAGCGTGAGTGAATGAAGCGGACGATCAACGACAGAACACATAATGCCCTCCTCTTAAATGAATTGAATGAGGGCAAAAGAAATGCTGCCCTCTTGCATAATTTTCCTCACAGCTTACCAGCTTAAGTTCAAAAGCTGTTGATAAGTGTAAGGTTACTATGTAAGAGGACAGCAATACTGTCCGAGTTTAGCAACCTGATAAAGTAATCAAATGAATTTACATAGATTATTTGATAAGATGTTTTTTCTTTGTTGATTTGATTTGTCCTGCAAGTTCACCTCGTTCATAACCATCTACATGAATAATTTTTACTAAAGTGTTTTGTGGACCAAAATGTTGCATTTTAAAATGCGGAGCTACAGATTCTAATAATACTTTTCTACCAGTCTCAACCCCAGATGACGAGCTAGAAGAATGTTTATTTATTGTTGTTACATCAATTTGTTTGTGTAATAGTACAGATAGTCTATCCAGTTTTTTGAATTGTTTCCTGATTTTTGATTTATTCTTTTTCTTCGCCAATATTGAATTTATATCAACACCAGCAATCTGCTTTAACACAGTGTTTGAACATTCAATGTAAAGTAAAACTTTAGCAATCAAATTAAATGCTTGTCGTATGTATACTAAAATATCATTATTGAAACCTATGGTCATTTCGATATTCTTTTCAATCGAATCACTAACTTTGCCTTGCCAAAAACATAAATTAAAATAGATTAATGCATCATTATGCAAACCAATTTCTTCACCAACAACCATAACTGAGATATGTTTAATAACATCTTTTATCTCGCGATGTTGTTTACCTAGAAGAATTGTTGATGGCTGTTCAAATTCAAGAAAAGTTAGATAAATACCTTCAGCATTGTGTAATCGCCCTGTTTGATTACAAGGAACAACAAGACCATTGCCTTTCGGTAATGATAAATACATTGACCTTTCTGGCACTCTAATAAATCGTGTGTCAACATCTCTATATTCAGTTTTTGTTAAAACATCGCATAAAGCAGGTGTAAGCTCATAAAAATTACCATCTTTCCATGCATGATATAAATGCATCGCTAATGAGAGATCAAGTGATGAATTAGTGCTATTTTGAGCAAACACTTTGTAAAGTGCAACTTCAGAAATTGGATATTTATTAGTGTCAAACATTTCGCATTGTTTGAATTGATCTTCAAACAAATACCAAAATGGTGACGATTTAAATCGTTCAAAATGCGTTTTCTGCATGTGTAAATAGCCAGTTAAAATACTTTGTAAATTCTTTGTCGTCGTTAATCACGTGTATCAAAGAATATTTACTCATATTTTTGTTTTCAAGTAAGTCTGTAAATGTTAACATATTTACCATCGCCAACAAGTCTAGTAGCAATTTTAAAATCGTGATCTTTAGCAATTTTGAATACAGTTCTATATTTATATCCATAAGCACGTATTTTAAGAACTTCATCAATTTTCATCTGTGTAATTCGTTGACTTAATGACATCCCATTCTCAAATCGCCACGGACCTTTCGGATGACCTTTGTGAGGAGCTTTACGACCTTTTGGACTGTGATTTGTTGAAAGACTACATTTGCGAGGCACATTCATTTAACATTAACCTTCAATCGTAAAGAAATAGTTATATTATCAAAATTTGATCTATTCAGCAGTTTCTTCGTGTAGAGTTACTATCAATATTGATATCTGGATTTAACATAAACACTCATTGTTCGCTCGTTGACGCTTCATCTACTTTCGGTATCCCAAGTCTTTCTAATAATGAATTTAATGATCTAATTCTGTCGGCCATTTCTCGACCTTTAGCTACAATTCTAAAAGCATTCGATAAACTCGTGCCAGTGCCAATCGTCTCGACAAAATCAACCCATCGAGCAATTTCAGAGAAATTTCGAATATCGTCATCTGCAAACCCAAGATTCTTGAGTGCGCGATCATTCAATCGAAGAGGTTGTAGCATCTGAATCGTTCCTTTCAGAAACAGATCTTTGTCCAATGTCATATAAAGTTTTAAGCTCGACCAAAATTGCAGTTCTTACAAACGCAGGAATTTCTGCGCCAATTTGCTTTGCAGTTTGGACAATTCGAGTTTCAGCTGCTTTTACATATTCATCTTTTGATGTCATAGAAGAGTAATCAATCTAATTGTCGTAGTTATCAAAAAAAATGGCCGGAAAATCCGGCCATACTATACAGAGACGAACGTTTAACCAATACCGTGAGGTGTATTGTCGTCATCGTCAACTTCGACTTCGTTTTCATCTTCACACTCATTTATTGCTGATTTTTTTCCCATTAAATATCCAAAACCAGTAAGTAATGCTCCAACAGCAGCTCCTACTAACAAAATAGGCCCTAATGCGAAACCTTTTCCACCGAGTACTGTCCAAACAACTACTCTACCAAGCATATCAAACTCCTAACCTAGAAAGTTGTCGTTTTGTTTCTTTTGCTCTGATCGATTCTCGTTTGTCATATTTCTTTTTGCCTCGACACAATCCCAACTCAATCTTAACACGTTGTCCTTTAAAATACACTTTGAGTGGAATTAGAGTGAGACCTTTCTGATCTATATCAGATTTCAATTTTGATATTTCACGTTTGCGCAATAATAATTTGCGCTTTCGATATGGGTCATGATTATCATAACCTTGTTTGTATGGACTGATATGCAAATGTATGATGTAAGCTTCACCATTTAAGCATTGCGCATAACTGTCCATTAAGTTGATTTTACCTACACGAATTGACTTGACTTCTGTGCCAACCAATTCAATACCGGCTTCGATCGTGTCAATCACACTGTAGTCATGAAAAGCCTTTCTGTTATTAACTACAATTTTCATGATCTTACAATCGGTGGTTTTACCAACATAAATATTGTTGGTGGTTCAAAATATGGAGCATACTCTTCTCCATCATCAAAATGCATATCAATCTTTTCACGTTTACAATATAACCCTTTTTGTTGTCGCCATTCGGTTTCGTCAAACCATGGATTGTCAGGGCTAGAAAAATGGACTTTTCTGTGTTCTGCAATCAAATAATTAGACACAGAAAAGATTTTGTCATAATGAATATTAAAACTATCTAACTTAGCTTTGAACTTCTCGTTAAACATGCTTCCAGTAATGACATGAATTTCATGACCTTGTTTAGCCATAGTATGACTAAAATCACAAAACTGCTGTGGAAATGTGTCTATAACACCATGAAAATCAAGACCGTATTTCATGAAGGTCTTCTTTCTTTTTTCTTTTTCTTCTTTACAAGCTAAACACGCATATATGTTACAAGGGCGCGAATTATCTTTTTGAACAAATAAAGACCAACCATGTTTTTTTACATTTAAAAATATTACTACTCATTTACATCACCTGTTATTTTCAATTTAGATAATTTTTCAACTCGCACAAGTAAATCTTCAAAATCACTTTGATATGGTTTATCATTACAAAAATCAATAATTGTTCCGTGTCCTGCTTTTGCGATGTCAGCTTCTAAACTACGTCGTTTGTCATCAGTACAAAATTGACTACTCATTCTGCGTACAATGTCTTCATCTATTTTTGAATCACTTATATCAGCTAAAAATTTGTATCTAGATTTAAGTCGTTCGTAACAAACATCATTAGATGCGCTTACTAATATCATATTATTGTTGACAACATGAGATGTATGAGTTTCTGCGAAAATTGCAGACTCGATAAGTATAATGCCTTTAAGACCAAATAATTGTTGTCTTAATTTCAATAAAATAGGTTCCTGCATAAGTTCATTAAATGTATGCAATGCATTAGCATTGCCAAAGATGCAATTAGTTAATGTATCTAATGACATCGGTAAACTAAGATTTAACATTTTAGCTAATTGCTCTCTAGTTCGAACATCTATTGGATGTTGTGACTCAGTAACAATGTATCTGCCAATATCATCGATATTGATATGTTTAATATCATTATTATACTTTCGCAATTTTTTAGACACAAATGATTTGCCAGCACCAATTGAGCCAGTAATCCCGATTCTAAATTGTTTACTTATTCTTATCTCTAAAGCTTCTTTGATTGCTAAAGGTACATAGTCTAAAATATTCTTACCAGAATTAGCTTGTAATTCTTTAACAGCACTCGAACTCACATGTGACAATGTTTGATCTGCTATAAGTATATAAATGTCTACACCAAGACGTTGTGACTGATTAACATCATTTAACACCTGTTCAAAAGTAAAATCAGTCGTATTTCGCACACCGCGAATGATCGTCGTGATGCTTTGTTCAAACGCAAAATCAACTAATAAGCCTCTAAATGATGCAACCTCAATACGATTTTCATACTTTTTACCAGAAAAAACAGCTTTTGCAAGTTGTTCTCTCTCATCCAATGTAAACGTATACTTTTTGGTCTGATTATTTCCAATAGCTACAACAACTTTATCGAATACTGCTAATGCTCGATCAACAATATTGATATGGCCATATGTAATTGGATCAGCTGACAAAGCGTAAATTGCTGTCTTCATTCTAGTTCTCGTTTCTTTTGTTCGAGCTTTTCTAACAAATCAACTAATTCAGATCTTCGTTTGCGACAGTTTCTAGCTAATGACAGAGCATTATCACTATCTGCACATGCTATAAAGTTTTCAGTATCTCTAATTAGCTGATTCATCTTTCTCAATTTATGTTTTCTTATGATTTCCTTAACAAATTTCATATTTGCGCTTCTGGAAAAGGTCTTGCTATATATGTCACGTGATTCAAATAGGCAAGACTGTTTGCTAACACAAGTGATCCATGACCTTTCAAATTAACGCAAAAATCAGATGATTCATGATTGGTATTCAATGATATAACTTCTAGAAACTCTTCTATCGCTCCACAAGGAATGACATTCTGTGTCATCATCATACCGTCAACATATACATGCGAGTGCAACATGTAGTTGACATTTGGATAATAATCATACAACAAACGTTGAATAGGCGTGTCAACAGATGGCTTAGTATGTCCATAATATCGAACATCTGGCGTTGAAGTCATTAATACAGCTACCATTGATTCAGCAGAAATTTGTCGCTTGTCAACGTTTCGTTGCGATACAAATATCAAATCACCTCGTCTAAGAGAAGGAAATCCTGATTCGCATCTAAATGATATGTTACCCAAAAATCTTGACGTATTAGCTGCATGTATAAGTTCATGAAATGTGTCTGATCGTTCTCTAACAATTTTAAAAAATTCTGGAATATCATCACATTGTATCGCGCCACCTATACTAACGCTTTTCACTCGAGTAAATGATAATAATTCTATACAACGTGACGCTAATCTTACTGCCACTGAATCAATATTATCATCATGCATTGTAAATGCGTTACCTAAAGGATCTAGAATTGAAGCGCATGTTACACGTGTTCCAGTAAACTCGATCATTAAATTAGTTTTGTGCTTCAACATTCTAGCAATAAGATGAAAATGTGTGTACTTTTCCTGCTTATTATTTTTAGATTCGACCAAAATCATTTTGGGATAGCTCATCTTAATGTTGTCAACAATTTTGGGTTTATCATTTGGTATGTTAGGAAACCAAAATAAAAGATCACATGCGCAACTTATAGCTGACAAGTCATTATAATTACCGCCGTTTTGTATTACAAACGAATCACCGTCTTTCATTTGTGACTGAAAAATTCGATGAACTGCGCTGCTAAGTTTTGTCATATAGCCAGATGCTTTTCCACCAGTATCATCAAACGTGCCACCTACAAACAATATGTTCATAACTTAGTCCTTGATAAAACTCTTATTATTGAATAATAGTCATTCAAGAAGACAAAGAAATTCTTAGATTCAAATTCACTATGTGAATTATCATAGCTAACATCGAAACAAAAGAAAAAGCTACTCAAATAAGGAAGATGAGTAGCTTTTCTTTCACAAACATAAGGAGAGATTAACTCATGCAGTTTTTAATTCAGTAAACGTTTCATTCATCCATTCTTCCGTTGCTGCCCTCATTGTTTCACCATTTGGTGTAACAATATTATGAAAAGTTGTTGGATACCTATAAAATGGCTGACCAGAAGTTAGTCTCCCACCACTACTAAAATGAAGTACTACACTGCTCCAAACATCAAACATACTACCATCATCAAACTTAAACCTCATTTTACCACTGATGTCATGACCTTCAATTTGAATACCAAGCGAAGATGCCTGTTTCAATCCACCTTTTTCTCCAATAATAGATGCTAACTTATCAGCATTTTTAGCAATGAATCTTTGTAATACGGCTTCTCCGTCTCGTTCTGCCATTAAATCAATTCTCTTATCTATTGCATCAATCGGCTTATATATTTGTTTACCATAATCACCAGTTTGATGTACTAATACATTTAATACTTGTGGATAAAAGTTATTTCGTTTTTCTTTCGCCCATTCATGAGGTGATATCATTCCATTTGTTTCATTTATATACGTATCAACAACATCACGATAGTAACGTTTTGAACTATCAATTACGCGCTTACGAATATTATCAGTCATGCCTGTTAATAATTCATTTACTTTTCTAAGATCTTTTATTGCTCCTGCAGGTGGAACATATTTTTCTGGTGCATTTGGATCAGGCTTACGACCTTTCACAATCATAGGCTTGAGTTGCTTTAACAATTCTCTAGCAGCCAAAAATGGTTGATAAATTTCTAGCCATTCTTTTGCTGCAGCAGCAATTGCAGGGTTTCTACTATTAGTATATCCTTCTGCAGTTCTAACAGCTTTTGGCAACTCATTCAGTCCATAAAAATAAATATCAGGTGATGCCTGTCTATCACCACCATGTTTTTCAACTAAATTATAGATCTCAACTTTTGGCATAGCAGAACTAATGCGATCTTTCAATTCTTTATAATCAATGTTGAAGATTTGTCCTTCTTGCAAACTTTCATCTGCAACTTCGAGTGCTTGAACTAGTTTGTCATGTCGATGTTGCCATGATTCTACAGATTTTTCATCTCCAGATTGCCTCAATTTATGAACATGTGTTTCGACAGATCCAACAAATGGATAACGTTTTTCTAAAGGCTGATCAATATTAACTTCAATAGGCTTCTTTTCTTTGGGCCTATAGCCTTTTTCCATTCTTGTCTGTTTTAATTTGTCATGTAATTCAAGAAGAGGCTTATAATCTTTAAGAACCTGCTGCAATTTATTAACTATTGGTCGTTCATTATCATTGAACTTTACTGCAGCTATATTACTAGCAAGTTGTTTAGTCGCTTTTTGCAAATCTTCACCAGAACGAAGAAATCTCCAAACCTGTTTAACACCCTTAGGTGAATCAGTCGACCATCCGAGTCCTAATTTACTTGACAATGATTTAACGTCTTCCTTCGACATTCTTTTATCAAGTCTTCCAATAATTCTATCAAGATGTAAATTAGGATCATTTGAAATTAATTTAGACAATGTATTCAAATCATCAAAATATGCTGTACCACTAGTGACAGCTTCTTGAGCAGCTGACAAAGCACTCAACACTTTTTGTCTTGCCGACTCGCGTGTATAATATTTCAAAAATGGAAAAGTGTTTTCATTAATATCAGATGTGCCAGAAGGTTTTACTTTTGGTTTTTTGATATCTTCTTGCGGGGCTTCTTTTCTTGCAGAAGGCCTAGCAGTTATTTTACGTTTGCTTTTTGGATGCCGTTTTAAATAAGCTCGTTGTTCATCATAGGACAAGTCATCCCATTTTCTAGCAGTTTTTGTCACTGATGCATGCTTCTTTAGATACTCATACTGCTTATTTAATGACAACTCATCCCAACTTTTAGCAACTTTTGCAATTGCATGCTTTGAAAATTCTTTGCTAATTTGTGAGAAATGATTCATAATGCTCCCTTATAGTTAGCTATAAGGGAGCTGAGATATAAAATGAAGTGAAATCAAAAATCTCTCATACAGTTTTATAATAATATTGGTTTTGGTTTTAGATGTCGACTGACTGACCATTGATAGTCAGTATGCAAAACTTCATCTTTATTTCTACCGAGTATCTTGGCAATATCTGTCAAATATTCAGTATCTGATCGCGAGCCTATTGTTTGCTTTTTACATTCACCATCTTTAATAAAAAACACAGTAGGAATAGCAACAATATCGAATGTTTGAGTCGTTAGAGGATTTTCATCTATATTGATCACGCAATACTTAGCTTCACCAAACTTTTTCTCAACTCTTTCAAACACTCGATCAAGATACTTACAATGAGAACACCATGGCGCACAAAAAGCAATTAACACGAGCTTATCAGCTTTTAGTACTTCTTTATCAAATGTCTCATCTGTCACAATTAATATGCTCATTTTATCTCCTACATTATTTCTCTAAACGAACCTATCAGATAAAGCACGTCAAGCTCGAATTTTGAAATATTCTCAATCGCATCATCACATAAGTAATAAAGACAAGTTATAGATCGTTCTTCTTTAGGAAGCGCACAACCGTCAACTCTGTGAAACCCCTTTTCATTATCCCAAAATTTAGCACGTTCGTTAATTTCTTGTGTCGAAATTTGTTTAATATAACCTACGCCCCAACCACATTCGTTACAACAACAAAAATCAGTATTATTTTCTGGGTTTTTTCTTGTTCTAATGCATTGTCCGTCTTTAATTTGACATGCTTTAGCTGTAATTTCATCCGTTATTTTTGCAGCTTTTTCTTTGAATGTCTTTAATGCTTGTTCTATTTCGAGCGGTAAATCACTGCGCCTTATGATTCTGACAGTCCGATGATTTAATGCAAGCAAAAAATCTTTTAATTGTTCTTTGTATTTTTGCTCTTCTGGCGACAAATCAAGACCAAAACGTTTAGTCGCACATAAATTTAATGATTGTTCACCACTCATTTTAGATACTTCGTATTTGACATGAATGCTTGTTGAGTCCAAGCCCATTGATCTTGCACAAAACATTGGAATTCAGTATCGGAAATTTCAACCACATCATCAACGCTCATTTGTAACATTTCTAATGCGCGATCGTAGTCGTTTGTTTTATCAATAGGTTCTATAAGATTAAGCAACCCACGCAAATAGAACTCTTTGCCAGCTTCAATTAGTTCTTGGATCTGTTTGTAGATCAGGCAAAATAGTTCTAGGTTTTCCAAAAGATGCTCCAAAAATGCGATATTTAGAGTACAAAGCAATCAAATAATAGTCACCAAATTCAACATTTGTTGTGAAAGCAGACATGTCAACTTCAGGTACCGACGCAGCTATATGTCTAGGCACCCAAAACAAAATAACAGATGCTTCTTCAAGATGGTCTTCTTCCCATTCAATTTGCGACTCATAACCATCAAGTGAAAAAGGCATTGGGCAATATACGACAACATTCTCGTCAAGTCTTGAAATCAATGCGGCGGCATGCTGCCATGTTTCTTGAAAATCAACAGTGACTCTGGGAATTGGCCCGGCAAGAAAGATTGATTTTGTTTGAGGTGTAATGATCATGCAACCTTCATTCTATAAACGTTTCCTATCCGTCTGAATTCATCTTCATTACTTTCAATCATGACTTTGAACGCAATCACATTGTCAGTTGGTGGTACGTCTGCTTTATTGTTTATTCTTACACAAATTTCTTCGACGAGTTTACCTCTCATCCAAACTTTTGTGTGTGCATTTAGTCTGAAAACTTGATACTGTTTACCACTTTTACCTTCAACAATAAGAAAGCCATACTTAAGGTACTTAAAAAACTCTTTTTCAGTGATCATTTCTCGTAACATTTCAAGCGCTGTTTGCTCCGGTCCGGCGCTGTGAAAATTAACAGGATGGCCTCTAGTTTTGATAACAATATTGTAACAATCATTACCAAATATTGAAAAAAGATAAGGTGAAATTATCGAACTTGCTGTGTATCTAAGTTGTCGTGATGTATCAACTGAGCTAAGTCTAATTTCACCTTCCCGTAGATTTTCATCAACTTTGATAAGTATGCCCATAAACGTCGGTTTTTCACGAAAACCGAGTTGTGGGTCTTTTCTAAGATGTCTTGAAAGTACTGGAGAAATACTTAGACTTTGTGGGGGAGGAGCATTCTTCGCTTTAAAGTCACGAATTGTTACATGGACTGTCTTTGCAGCAAGCTCTGCAATCATTGCTCGTTCACGAAGAAGTCGTTGCGGCAATCTTGCTACGTGTCTGATTTGATCTGTCATATTCATGACTTATATAGTCATGCGACAGAACATAGAAAATTAGTTCAAACTAAGTTTATCATTATCATTATTTAACCCATATATTTCAAATATCAACATACCAATCATACCCACCCAGTGAAATCTTTATCATCTACTTTCTTAACTAATGTTATTGGCACTGTCCAATTATCAACTAACAACTTACTGCCTTTTACTCCAGTCACGACACCAGATGCCGTTCCTGAAGTTGCGTCGTATCCTGGAGGTGCAGGCTTTGGGCCAACTCTATACAATCGTCCTGGTCTCATTCGACGAGGTCGCCTAAATATTTGTGGTCTATGTTTAGTCGGCCATGTAATTTTTTTACCTACCAATGATTTCGGTTGTACTCTAGTTTTGTGGCGCTCCTCTATTGGAGCAGTTTTTGATTTTGTTATCATGGATACTGGTACTTTCCAACCTGTGTCTGTCTTTACATATGGACCGCGCTTACCGGACTTAACAGCTGTGACTCTGCCTATCATCTCACGGCCAAAATTCTTCTTTGAAGTCCATGTAACCATCTTATCCATCAAATGACCATGTTCACTCATTTCTTGTTCACGTCGCTCTTTTCGCTTCTCTTTATGTTCTTGTCGCCATTCTTGATCTTTTTGATATTGCTCAAACTCTTCTTTAAGATTTTTGGGCAATGGTTTTGAACCATTTTGCAAATAATGTTTGAGTAACTTTGTTCTCATTTCATCAGGTCTATTTCTTTCATAAGCAGCATCAATAGCTGTTCCATCTAAATTACCTTGAGCACGTTGCTCTCTTCGTATTGCAGCTTGATTTCTTTTCTCCATTTTTGTTTCTAATTTAACAATCTCGGATTGAATATCTGATCTTGATTTATTAGATAGCTTTGAAGCAATATTGTCCCATGACTCAGGCTCAAATTCAACTTTTGGCTTTACTTCTTTTTTCTTATCTTTAAGCTTCTTTCGTACTTCGTCAGGTGCTTCTTTCTTTTGTGTACCTTTTCCAGGTCTAGCTGTCAACTTTCGTTTTGATTTAGGATGACGCTTAAGATCCCTTTTGTTCTTCATACGTAAGATCATCCCACTTACGAGCTTCTTTCAAGAATTCAATTTGTATTTGCGCTAGATGCCGCATTTCATTCTCCTACTCGTCTTCATAAGTCATTTTGATTTCTTTTATGTAATCTGCTCCATCACCATCCCAACCAAATTTCCCTTCAGTTTCTGAGCCTTCATCAATAACAATTGGAAATGAATGACCAACATTGCCTATATCTTTAATATGATTCAACAAATTTTCTAATTTGTCATCATAATCTCGACATGTTACAGTGATAACTTTCATCTTTTTATCTGCAGCTTCTTTATGGTGAGAAGCTTCAATACATTCGGGATCACGTCGCTGTTGCATTCGGCGTAACATTTTGCGGCGATGACGTTGCCTTGGAGTAAGAAAACGACCACATTCAGGCTGTTGCTGTAAAAATTCAGTTTGAATTTGAGCTAAATGTTTCATTTTGCCCCCAAAATCAATTCAACTGCATGACTCTTATATGGATGATGCCCAATTACTTTGCCCTCTTTGTCTTTGATATCAGCCAAACCCGTTCTTTCACTGCCCGAAATTATCATTCTCTTGCCATTAACAACACCAGTAGCAACTTTAATCCTCAAATACTCTCCGCTCGCTTGTCCTGGTAAGACAGTTTCTGTCTTTTCATTAATAAGAGCTAACGCGCTTTCAGGCAGTTTTCCAGATGTTTCATCCAAATAAATTGGTAAATCATATTTGTTAGCAAGACGTTCAAACAAATCTGGCGGTAAATCACCGTGTAAATCTTCATCGTACAATTTTTTATAGAATCGTTCAGGTAAATATTTGTGCATGAAATTTTTCAATACAATTGCTAACGGTTTATGATGTTTTTCATTTTGTACCCAACTATTCATCCCACTTAAATAGCTATCTTTTGTATCTTTGCTTGCATTCACAAGATCAGCAGTAATGTGCCTTTTTGATTTAGGATGCTGACCTAAGTATTCCAATTGCCGTTGTCTTGAAAAATCTTCCCAACCAGCAGCTTGTTTAAGAAAGTCTGTTTGAATTCTTGCCAAGTGTTTCATATCAAATTCCTAGTGCCTTCAAGCATGTCTTTTGTTACAGAAAGGTCTTTACAATACCAAGCATCCCACATGTAATTGTTCGTACCTACATAATCATAATGTAAGTAACCGTAACCCTTTTCTCCCCAATTCGTACTCCAACTATTCTTGAACTTTATTAACTTCTTATGTTGATCATAGCCAACAGCACAAACAGCATGTCCACCATAGCAATAAGCAGAATCTCTTGGCATCGGCACAATGCCATCTTCACCAACAAAGAAAATGCCTTCAAAACAAGCAATACCGATTGCTACTGGGTGTTGAGCTAACGCAGTGATAAGTTCATTCAATGTGTTTACTCTATAATATGAACCAATAAGTGACCATCTAGCAACGAGTTTAGCCCAACTTTTAGGTTCGCCCTTAACTTTGTCGTCATAAGGCCAAGCTTTTTCACAAGGCACGCCGAGTGTATTAAGTACTTTCATAGCATAACGAATTGATGTTCCTTCAAGCCCTGGCCAACAGTCAATCTTTTTTGACATCCAATATACCCAAGATTCAGATAAGTCGTAATACTTTTCATCGCGATGATCAAACTTACCCGATTCAACTTCTTCTTTATGTTCTCTCTGCTCTTGCCATTCTTTCAATGCCGTAACAGCAAATCCTACACAACTACCGAGTTGACCTTGATCTTTTACAGGTGACATCAAATCACTATGATCAATTATTTCAGGAATGTTTGACAAACGACCTGCTTTTAGTTCTTCTGGTGTAAAACTAGCTAAAAAAGGAAAGTCGCGTTTGTCGTCCGGATCCTTCATCAAATTCAAATTATAACTCATCATAATATCTCCCTTTTTAAAGTATCATATTTGTGAACTTATCAAACAAGGAGAACCTCAAAATGTGGCCGTATCAAATCGCAAAAAAAGGGTGAGCAAAAAGCTCACCCACCAGCACAGCATGGATTGCTGGATTTTTATTTGATCGTTGTGATCTTCATCATTTGACGAATGGAACCGACAATCACTTGAACAATTACCGGTGTCGAAGAATTAATGTCAAGAAAGTATGAACCGGCAGATTTGTAAGCATTCACTTTGGCAACAATGCGACCATCTAAAGTAATTGCTACAATTTTGATTTGCCCAGCTGACTTGATTCCATAATCAATGCGTGAGCCTTGTAATTTAGCAAAATCATTTGCAGGCACGCGATTGAGATTTGTTATTGTAGTTGTTGGAACATCTTCTATCATCACAGTCAAAATGCATGTAACGGTGTCTGTACCGTCTGTAACTTTGACTTCGACATCAAAAGTATCAGCCTCAATGACTTCATATACGTACGTCGAATCCAATGTAAAACCGTTACCAAAATCATACATCAATTGATCATTGTCATCGTCAGTTGCTTGAATCACTTTACGAATCCAATCACCGTCGCCAAGTTTCGTTCTAACAGTGTCGTTAGCAACAACTGGTGGTATATTAACAGTTGGTCTGTCAATAACTTCAATATCAATCTGCGCAGATGCCGAATCTTCTCCATCATTCACTTTGAATATAAGTGCGTATGAACCCGTTGTTCCAAATGTTACTATATATAATGAATCATTATTTTGTGTAAATGAAGCATTTGCAACAATTCCATAAGTTGTAATAAGCTGATCGCCATCAGCATCAGCAACATGTGTTGTGCAAGCTAACGATTCATCTATATAAATGGTATCAGCTGATTGTGTAACTGATATGGTCGGAATTGCATTGGGCAGGTATTCAACAGTAATGTTGAAACGAACTGTATCTCGTTGAGTAACTTGAGTATGAGTAATGCCTCGATATTGAATCATTGTGTCTAAGATCGCGACTACAACTTCTCCTCCAACATCTGAATGTGTCGGCGTTCCAGAAATTGTGAAGTTGTTGATCGTCAACCAGCTTGGTCCAGTGAAAGATTCGACAGCTGGCCACATTCCATTTGATACTACTACATTTACCGAAAATGATTGACTTTCAGTGGCCTGTTGGTCGACAATATCTGTGACCTTCATTGAATCATTAACGACTTTGATCATCATGCAAACCGTATCTTCCATTAACCATGGGCTAGTGTCATTGCTTGAGGAACGATCGATGATTCGATATCGAAGAGGATAAGTTGCACCAATTGTTACCGGTGAAGCTGAGATTTCTAAATATGTAGTGTCGCCAGAATAACGTATCCAATCTGAAAAGACAGGAACAATAGGCACTGACTGATGAATTGTTTGATTGTCGTCTATGATCGTAATGGGATGATAAATCCTGACAATGTCATCGCCATTTAAAAGAGTATCAGCCAATGCTGATACATAAATGGTATCTTCGACAACATACACAGGATGATTGATGTAGATGCTATCGACTCCGCCGCGGCCAGCGATCAAATAAGAGATGTTTGTTGGATCAAAAATCGGAAGCACGTCGATTCCGTACTCCCAATAAATTACCTTGCCTGAGCTAACTTCATTTTTAGCAAATACTTTTTTGCCAGCAATTTCGCCGACAAAATATTCGTTGCCAAAAATATCAACTCCAAAACTTCGGCTGATAATTGTCATTCCGGGAACATCAACGCTTATAGCATTAGGATAATTCCGGATGATAGTATCGCCTTGAATTGTAGTATATTGAAGCGAGTCAAAAACTGCATTCAGTGCAGTTCTTGTCCAGATGTACGGTGCCGATTGATATGTCGCATAACGTCTATAAAGGTATGTGCTGTCTGGACCTGAAATGACAAGTACAACAGAATCGGTGCCCACCGGAAGAAACCGAACCTCTTTTACACCGGCTGATAATTCATTGAAAAAATCTTCTGGTGCTGTGTTGCCATTCCATGATGATTCTTTCGTCCATGAACCACCAACCGTTGCGTTAGTAGCTGTGACAACAAAATCACCAGATTCAAGTTCCTGAACTCCCCAATACAACTCATTTTGTATGAGTTGAAGCACCCAACTCGAATCGGCAGTTTCGAGTGTGGTAGATAGAGGATAGTTCGTCGACTTTGATTTCTGGGTGTCGACTGCCCAGCTTACGCTCGCCGTCATCAAAATGATGACCATCCATATTGCACTCGTTAGCTTCATGCTAACCTCCGTTTGGTTAAGTGGCATTACCTACGCTTCCTATTATTGTAGTCATGCCCAAAACCCATCAAAATGATCCTATTAATGCTTCTAACTTATTGATATTAAACGTATTATAAATTAATTGTGAAGGGTTAGTATTTTAATTGACTTCTCAGAGGCGAAAATAAGGCTTCTCAGTGGCGAAAAGAAGTAATACCTTCTCAGAGGCGAAAATAAGGCTTCTCAGTGGCGAAAAGAAGTAATACCTTCTCAGTGCACGAAAATAAAGCTTCTCAATGGCGAAATCGCCTAACGACGATATTCCATTCGAGAATACAGAAACGCATTTTTCTCATTCTTTCTACGTCGAGCAATTTTCAATTGATGCTGTCGATATCGTTCTGGATTTGCTTTACGCCAAGCCAAAGAAGATTTAATGTTCAAATCTGAATCGATGTGATTTGTGCTGTTCCAATACTTACGTAAAGAAACTAATGTGTAATGAGTCGGTAGTTTTTTTCTTTGAGGATCGTTCCAAACGCCTTTCCAATCTACAACAGACTTTCTTTTATGTCGACGCACAAGTCGATCAAGAACAATTTGCTGTTGTCTTGTCCATAGAAAACGTATACGTTTAGGAATTCCATTTTTATGTAGAACACTTAATCGCTGCGTGTTATCAGATCGACATGATTGTTGAACTCTATCTCTTTTTCTTTTCTTCGTCGACCAATATCTACTTATATATTTAAGTGACACATTTGGAAAGCCAGAAAGTAAACCAACTTTTTCAGCAGCTTTCCAATCAATATTACCCGAAAGTGTCTTAAAATTCTCATCAATATATCTTAGTATTTCGATCCATTCAGACTTCCAGTGTACGACAAAACGAACTTTATCAACTGTTACTACTGGCATAATTACCTGCCATATTTTTCAACAGAAGCAATAACTTCTTTCGTCCAAAAAATGTTTTCTTCAATGCCATTTGGGTCAACTTTATCGACATCTTTTTGCATTCTTTTAAGATGTGCACCATATCGATAAAACCCAATACCAGGTCGCATTTCACCTTTTTTAACAATAACTGCACCAATGAATGGTCCGCCCATATTTATTTCTTGTTCAGAAATTTGACCAGCTAGTGATCCCATTCTATCGCCGTCCCATTCATCGTCAATTGTCCAGCCCATTTTGTCAGCAAGTTCAGTGTACGTAATAAATGGACTACCAATCATTTTTCCATCTTTAGTAAGACGAGCTTTGCCAATGCTAGCAATAACAGCAGCTCTAGCATTTGCTAGTTCTGTCACTGAAAATGTCCCTGGAACACTCATGATTGCCTCCTGTCTTTACATGCCACAATAATTGTTTTCACATATATGATCAAAAACCATATACTCAATAAAAACATTCCCCATTGAATCTTAACAAATGTTTCATACAGCCAAAATGACTGACCAATTAAACCAATGCAACCACCAATCAAACGATAAACGGGTTGTTTTGTCGTCGCTAGCCAAATAGCTAAACCACTTAAAATCAAAATTGCTGTTTGAATCAACGTTGTCTCCCTAAATGTAATCTCCACAATGCTATTGTTTTAAACGGTTCTTTATCATCAATTTTTGCCACGTCGTTTATCGACATGAAAAAAATCAAATCTTTACAAATACGATCTTCAAATGAAGAATTTAGTGAACCAAGGAGATTTGTCGTAGTAAATTGACCTATCGAACGATCAATCTTTTTGGCAAGTTGTTTAGCATGAATTGAATTTGAATTTTGAAGTCGATAACTTAAATCAACAAGCTCTTCATTAGTGAATTCAATGTAATTAGGTACAACAGACATGTTAGAGTAGTCATATCTAAAAACGTAGATTAACTAGAAGACATAGCTTCTACTGCCCCATAACCAGGAGACGCCTGCTTGTCTACGCATTTGGCTTCGTCATCGTCATCAGGGTCAGTATCATGAAAATTGCAGTTTTTGATAGCAGTCCTTGTAGCTATATGACTATCTACAGCTTTATCAAGATATGATTCAAATTCAATATGAGTAATATCATTCCACGTTTTGGCTAACAAACCACATTTTAAATCAATACCAATTTCTATAAGTGCTTGTTCTGCAATTGCATTTGTTAATTCAGCTTGCGTAAATCCTTGTTTAATACATCTGTCTAGTACTTTATTTATGTTTGTCGGATCGTCAGCAAACAATTTCGGTTGCATTTGTTCACAATAATTTGATTGGATTGCATTTATTTTTGATTTGACTACATATAATGCTTCATCAATTGTTTTAGGCGGAAAAATTTCAAACACACGATCGAACCGCCCAGGTCGATTGATAATTGTGCGGTGAACCAATGCAGTGTCATTAATTGATACTAAAATAACTATATTCAAATCTTTATTAACTTCATCAATACAATCAAGAAACGCTCCAGTAGTTTTCTTTTTCTCTTTTAAACCACAAGCATCTAAATCTTCAATCATAAGTACTAATGGTTGAAAAAGTTTTGTAACTTCAAATCTATCTCGAATGCGAGACGCATATTCAAAATCATCTGGCGTAAGATGTATAATCATATATTTTGTTAATCTCTGTTCAATTAATCTAAGAATTGACGATTTTCCCACGCCTTGTTTGCCGACAAAAGCAAAAGCTCGTTTTCGTCCATGTTCGAGTACTGCTTCAATTTCAGTAATAAGTCTTGTTGTGTCAAACTGATTAATTTGTTCCAAAACAACGCGGCGCGGTTTAGAATATAATCCTCCCCAACCATCAAACCAAATAGTATTTTCTTTATAGTTTAAGCTTTGAGCAAAATCAAACAACATAGCCTTTCGAATGTCATTAACTTTATCTTCATTTATCATCTTGCCTACAAAATATGATGATGATACTCCTGATATTCCTAAAATACCAGTCTTAAAAACAAGGTCCCATATAAAAAATTCTTTGTTTATTTCAAATATGATTGCAACTTCTGTAGTTCGACCTGGTTCAAATTCTAATTCTTTTGTTATTTCTTCAAGAGATTGCATATTGTAATAACCCTTGATTCTGACTTTGTATGTTTGAGGTCTATTCACGAACCACATAGCAAATTCTGTACTCATATTTACTTCAGCGTGAGGTAAATTAGCATACATTGCATCTTCTTCTTTTATTTCGAGCAGTTTTGAAGCTTTTATCATACGTTTTTTGAATGGATCAGCTTTCATACTTTTCTGATCATGAATATAATTGCGAATGTGCATTATAAATTCAGATCCAAAAATTGAACCAGTTACTCCAAATTTCAAAAATTTAACAGCAACACGCAAATTTTTATTCTTAATCACACCCGTATCTATACTTAGCGCAAGTAAACCTGTAAAATGTTTCAATAATTTCTCTGTATCATTTGCATATTCTTTTGCAATAAAATTAAACAGATGATATAGAGGATTCTTAGGATTAACTACTAAAGATCTGTATCCTGCTGTTAAACTGCAATCTGCTTTCGGTTCATTATACATATATTTTCCTTAACATGGCTTTGCTTCTTTAATATCATATTCACTTAAATCCATATCATCTAATCTTAATGGTTTAATATCTATTTGATGAACCCATTTGTTGTCATCTGGATCCAATCCGATATACCAAACTCGCCATACTGATTCATGTTTATTTTTAGCCCAGTAATATTTGCCAGCGTCAGGTTCAAAATTAGGCACATTTTCATCATCAACAATCACATGCGGTGCAAGATGCCGTCTAACTTTAGGCCATTCATTAGTGTCAAAAAAACGAGAAACGAGTTGTTTTCCGCTTGATAATGTAACCCACATTACATAACCATCTTCACTAACTTGAACTCTTTTAACTGTTTCATCTAATGAAGGAATGCTGTTGTATGATATACAAATAGCCATCACTTCCTCCTACTTTTCTTTTGTTGTTCTTTTATCACTCTTCATAATAATAACTCTTTGTCAAAAATACACTTCTATAGTACATTTTTTTTAAATTTTTTCAACACATTTACGATTTAGATAAGCAGGCAGGACTATGGATTTATTTCACCATAGCGATCGTAATTGCTCAGCATCTGTTGTACTTGTCTGAGCTGGCCGCGGAATTTGCGAGACAAAGATTTTAATTGGCGAATACGCTTATTTGATTGTTGTCTCAATAACGGACAACTTGATTTGATTCTTTTAATCTCATCAATACTTTTATTTGCTCTTTTTAAACAATCTAAAATTTCTGCTTTATCAATACAAAGTTCTTTAAAATCATTTTGACGGTCAAGTTCAATTTGTAAAGCTAAATTGAATTGCCACCATTCTAAAATGTGAAACATATAAACCTTCACTTTAATTGGTCAAAAGCAAATTGAATTTGATTATTTGTTAATGGCTTTCTTGTCTCAATTTTGCTAATAATTTTTATAAGTATAGGATCATTTGTCTCAGACGCTTTTCTATGCAATTCAACTAAGCGTTGACTTAACGCGGCAATAGCTCAGCCTCTCGCTTGATTATAAGCAGTAAGTGTATGCAAGTGTTGAGTTCTTATTGAATCAATTCTCATTACGCAACCTTATGCTGTATATTGATTACTGAAAATATAAAATATCTATTCACAAGACCATCTCAATTCTTCAATCTCTTGAACTAATTGTGTTCCAACTTTGCAAACCTCATAAGTTCTATAATTTGCTGTCGTTTTTTTTCACCTTTTACATGCGCCCATTTATGACACATTTTTCTCACAAGTAGTTTTTTGAATATTTCTCTATCTTTGCAATCTTTTGGTATTAAACGCTCAAGCACTCTATCAAAAAATCGCCAATATTTGATGCATGGTGTATGAAGTACTTTCTCAAATCTAACCTGTCGAATTCTTAACATCTGTGCTTTACTAAATATTGTTCGTAAACTCAATCCGTGATTTTTGAAATCTTGCTTCAATTCTTCTTCAGCTACTACACCAAAATTCGGTAATTTGCGTAACTCTGATTGTGAATACAATAACACATCAATCATAAACAAAAAGTTCTCTAAACAATTGCTTAATCGTACAGAGTACGATCTGTCTCTAACAAATGTCGTTAAAAAATCTAGTCGTTTTTGTGTTAATCTCATGAAGCTGCCAACCTATATAAATTTCCTAATTGTCTGAACTCAATTTCATCTGTCTCAATCATAACTTTGAAAGCCACTACGTAATCAGTTTGAGGCAGTTCGTTCAATCGCACGCAAATTTCTTCAATACATTTACCATTCAGCCAAACTTTTATGTGTCTTGCTTCTCTAAACACTTGATATATTCGACTACTTTGTGCCTGAACAAGAATGAAACCATATTTAAGGTATCTTCGAAATTCTGCTTCTGTAATCATCTCTCGAAGAAGCTCAATTGCTCGTTCTTCAGCCGGTGATACATTACTTACTGCCCCTGATCGAGATATAGTACGAACATAAAGATTTTGCCGTATAGTATGAACGAAAAAGTCTTTTTTGCTACACTGTATGTCGAATGTTTGTCGTCCAAACTGTGTTGGTGCAATTACTTGACACCTACCGTCGCTAACAACGCAAACATTCACACCAAAAAGATATTCTTGATTGTCAGATATGTCAAAGCCAGCAAAATAGTCTTCATCATGACTCAAATCATTGAACACTTTTTTTGTCAATACAATCTTTTCTGCCGGCAAATTTCTTAATCTGCAGTCATTAACTGTTTTTACAATCTTTTGAGCAATAAATTTACTCTTTGGGTCGGAAATCACAGAAAACAAATATAACTCCCTTGCTCATATTCAATAAAATTATGTTTTTTGTAAAATCTAACTTGACGATCCTTATTTTGATCATATCCACCAGGTGCCACAACTATTTTTGTTCCACCTTGTTTTTTGACTTCTTCTTTCAACATTTTAAGTAAATGACTTCCAATGCCAAGCCCACGATTACTTTCTGGTTGAACTAACACTCTATTAATCCACCATTGATCCACTAAATCTGCGCTTACCGTTGCTCTTTCAACAAAACCACTACCAACGTACCACGAAATTGTCACATGGGTCGGTTGCGAAATAACAACAATTTTGCCATCATCAATTTTCACGTTTGACCTTTACCATTGCTGCTTTATTAAAAGCACATGATGTTGTCCAACAGTGCCGATCATCTTCGTCAAATTTCAAGTTAGTTATATTTGACCCTGCATCAACAAATAGACAGCCTGAGTCGTCTTTACAAACAACAATACCTTGTTGATACGTCCCAAAAACGCACGTAATGACTTCATCACCAACTTTTAATTCGTTTTTTACAAGCGGCCAATCTTGAAACGACTCATCGCATTTAGATCGTCTAAATACCTTTGTTCCGCTATAACAAATATATGACCAACCTTTTTCATCACTCATTATTCCTCCAAAACAAAAAAGGGCACGATGAAAAACATCGTGCCCTATATACACAATAAATATATAGTCGACTATTTCTTTGATTTCTCTTTCTTTGATGCAACAGTCTCTTCTTTCTTAATAGGCTTTACTGGATCTTTAACTTCTATCGTGTCAATTTTTGACACGACAGTTGTATCTTTTGTTGTAGTGACTACATTTAATACTTTGCATGCAATGATTGTATCGCACTTGATGACAGTAACGGTATCTGCTTTTGCAAGAACTGACACTGCCGCAATCAAAAGAATAGCGAATACTTTCATATCGTTGCTCCTTGTGAATGTGAACGAATTTAACATATTATCTCGTTTATAAAGCAACGATTTATTTAGCTTCATCTATCCATTTCTCAAAACCTTGGAATGACCTTGAGCTAATTTCAAATAATTGTATGTTTCATGAAACGCGCAAATTTTTCTATCACCTTGAGGTTCTGACATTATTGCAATGGCTGTTCCATCATTTATCTCTATTCTGCTAGCTTCATCTAGTCGATTTTCACATTTACTTTTCCAATGAACTGATCTTTACCAATCTCGCCTCTTACACCACATTTAAAACAAATCAATTCTAGTTTAAGTTGTGGTTTAATAGAGTCAGTAATGTCTTGCATCAATTCGATGCGTCTCACCATTCAACAAAAACTCAATTGCTTTTATCATTCTTCAAATGTCTCGCATTTTTCTGCTAATTGATCCAGCTTCTTTGAACAATTAATTTCAAAGCCAAGATCATTTGCTAATTTATGTTCAGTGTGATGTTTGCATTTTGAACAACGATTAATCATAAATCGATGAATTCGATCGTCGATATAATACCCGGAATCTTTGAAGTACGGACAACGAAATGGTGTTGCAGACGAAAATTCACAACCAAAATGTTCAATATACTTGAATTCAAAACATTGACCACATCTTGCACTACATTTTTCAAGATGATCTGTCGTTGCACAAAACGTCCGAAATTCAACTTGACCCTGTGGTGTTGTCATCCACAAATTGACATCTAATCCAACATTTGTTAATTCTTCTTGCGCAGCCTCAATCAATTCTAATTCACTCTCTAGTATTGACATTGGTGCATCACAGTTACTTAAACGTTCAAAACGATGTAAGCGTCTGAAATATTTCTCAATAAGTTCTCGATCAACGTTCATAACAGTTCTCTAAACAATCTTTCATCATCACCGCAATATGTTTTGAGTTTAGTGATCCACTGTTCTGTCTTAACTTTGAACATTATAGGCAATGACATTTTTCCTTTACCCGGTGCTTTACAAACAACACCTTCACTTGTCAGTCCTTCAAGTGAATTATTTTTGACACTATCTACGAATGGATGAGTGCAATTACCTTGATGTAATAATCGAGGAATGTCGAGATGCCCAAACAAACTTAAAAATTCACGAGGAAACATTATCCCTTTCTTATAAGGATTAACATCAAATAAGACTACACGATGGGGTTCTTTGACATGCACTCCGGCAAACGAGTTTTCACCATAAAATTCGAAGAAGCACATAACACGGTCAAATCGTTGTTTTACAAAAATCTTCGCAAGTTGCTCTTCAAAATTGTCTTTGACAAGCCTAATCGCTTCTGGCAAAAATTCTTGGTCTGTGCCAAGTAATCGTTTTCTACTGCCGAATTTATTAAACCCATGCTTACGCGTCCACTCTGCTCGAATATTTGACCCGTCCAATTTATCAAAAGCATAAACAGGTAATCCGAACTGAATGTCTCGTGAAATTGCTGGATAGTCTTTCATTGAAGAGTAGTCAAGTCATTTTCTATAGAAAATTGACTATGCTTTCGTACCACAGCTTCATACGTCTTCTTGGCACGAAGATACTCTTCTTTTAACACAGGCTTTGGATTTTCTATAGCCTTTGCAAAACGCTGCGCATCTTCACCAGTAAGAACTGGCGTTGGTTTAATAAGTAATGACATCAATAGTTCCTTATCTCCCAAATCACTACAAATTCGTTCTTCCAACCAACAGGCACATCATATAATGAGTATTCAATAACAGGTCCAATTAAATCGTAGTCGCAACAATAATCAACTATATCACGTACTGGCCTCCAATCCCATGAAACTTCATCAAGTATAGCTGGACTTTGGTAATATGTCCCAAAACGAACAGCTTCAGATCTAATGCACGCCTCTCTATTTTTTATCCCAGGAGTTGTATTGTAAATGCCGCACATTGTTCCATCAGGGTGTAATTGAATTTCACCTTGATATCTAAGATGATCTTCTGTTTCTCGCATATCATGATAAATACTACATGGATAAGCAACCATATTTTTTGAATTTACAAAAGAAAAAGCTTGTGGAACAGTCAATCCTGTAATCAAGTGACCTCCACCAGCTCGTTTTTCTCTAATTCCGATTAGCTCTTTAATCTTAGCTATCGCTTTTTCAGCCTCTTTTTGATTATAGACCAAGCAAAAAGGAGAGTAGTTAACCCCAAGATCACGGATGATGCGATCACTCTCAATTTTGTTGCGGACGACCAAATGTTGCTCCTCATTGAACGCTCCTTAATTTATTGTATGCGAATCAAGATAAGTTTACAGTTTTATTGTTCCAATTCGCCACAAATTTGAATTACCAACACCATACAAAATAACAATGTTATCGCATTCATCATTACCACATTCTAGCGACTCTTCAGGAATATCATTCGGATCATCCCATGCAAACATGTATCCACACTTACTGCATGTGCAATGTAAAAAATAACCCATATAAGGTACATGCTTAATCTCATTTGCATTATTTCCTTGAGTTTCAGTAACAATAGGCTGAATGTCATTACCTTTTTCAAGGCGTCGACCAGCATTCAATCCGTGAATTGAGCCGACGAGAAACGACCTATCTGGAACTATGATTGTCGGCATTACTTCTCTGTCTGGCATTTCAATTTTTCTACCAAATTACTAAGTTCATTTGACATTTGTCCACTAATCTTACCATGAAATATTTCATTCATAAGTTCATCTTCTTCTTTTTGCGTCAACATACGTTCAGGTTGTCGTTTTGGACAAGGCATTTTTTCAACAACGCCCATTAGTCTGCACAAAACTGGTCTCTTCTTGTAAATTGAACAACCTGTCTTACAAACATATGCGCAAGTTATTCCGTCATCTTTAACTGGTAGAAGACGTCTATCATTAATACCAATATTTCTAGCTTCATCACGACTAATTGGAACAATACCACAACATTCAGTACAACCAGGTTCGCAATCAATTTTTGGTATTTTATTATATGTTTTTTTCAACTTTTTCAAGCTCGAAAACGCCTTTCCATTTTGCTGACTCATTACGTTTGTTTTCTTTAACGCAAGATTCAAATCGAACTAATTCAATTCCTTTGATTTCAGCGTCCAGTTTGACTCTGTCATATATTGTTTTGCAGTCATCGGTTGGCGTAAATGACTGTCGCCCTGTCACAGTGCGTTCTCCATTTTTGTCCTTGACGACGACAGTAATTACATAAATGCCGGGCTCTGATTTTGACGTTCCATCACATAATTTAAGTCTGCCAAGAAATTTACTTCCATCAACGAATGGTATCTCAAAATGCGTGCAAGTACCAGAGATGAGTCGTTTAAATTTCGTAATTGCTTCATCAATCCATAATTTATTATCTTGTAATATTCGAACATTATTAGTTGCTAATGACGACGTGCCATCATCCCAGAAGATTTCTGTCTCACGATATTTATTTCCAGTGCAGCCCCAATAATTACCGCTGTCTTTCTCACGCGTTACAGCACCCATACACATTTTAACTTTCCTACAGCCGTCAGCCTTATCATCAACAATAAACTTGGTCCCTACTCTATATTGAGGATGTTCATTAAATACATCGGGAAAAACAAAATCCCCTGTAATATGCTGATCGCCTAATGCATAAAACCAAGGATCTAGCACACCGCACTTAACATGTCGTATAAATCCAGGTATTTCTTCTAATGACTCTCTCTCAAATAATTTACCATAATACTTATTCCATGCGTCAACAGCGTCTTTAATCGTTTTGAATTCTGTAAACGACGATCCATGATATACTGACATTGAATGAAGCACATTAGGGCATCTGTTGTCAGGCGCATCTAGAATTCGCAGTACTTCAATATAACCTCCATGACCACCAGCATATTTTTTCTGGTCAAGTTTGAATCTTGAATACCGCCCATAACCGCCGTGAGTCACATTAGTTGTATGATTTATTGCAGGCTGGATTGATACAGTTAAAGCTAAAACTTCTTTAACTTTATCAACATATTCAGTTGGACATCGAACTTCTAAAAGTTGATCATTTGCTGTTCTAGTTTCAATATAGCTATACGAAGACAGCCGCTTTTTCTTGATGTCAGGATGGTTGATCATTTTTATCCTTTGGCAATTTTGATAACGTTCTAGCAATTACTCGCATTGCTTTTCGTTTAGCCAATCTTTTTGACATGCCGTCTTCGCTAACATATTGCCACATTAATTCGTCAACAGCTTTTTGTAAATCTTCGTCTTCAGCAACAGCAGCTTTTGCTTTATCATAATTTTTCATAAATCTTTAAATGCGACAGCAGCACCTTCTGTTACAATTTTCTGATATTGTTTCATGTCTTGAATTTCTTTTTCCCATTTTCTTTTCAATTCTTCACTTGCGCTAGATCGTTTCATAGCGTCCATGCGTAATCTCATTTCCACATCAAATGGTCGCGTCGTTATAAACTGATCAAGATCTTTTATATAACCAATAGCATCATGTCCTGCCCTTTTTGGTCTAAATCGTTTACAAATTTCAAGCGCAATTGCTTTAGCCCATTCTCCTAAATATGCGCCCGCAGCATATCCTATCTCAAGTCTTGGTCCTCGCCAATGAATCCAACAATCAAGCTTATACTTGTCAATTGATGGTCCTTCAACGTATCGATAATTACCTTTATCACTAGGCGTTGAACCGATTTGAGCTACAAGTTTCCTGACATGCTTACTATCTTTTTTTGTTGGCAAAATCCAAAATTCTTGTCCCATTATGCTGCCATGCTTCTCATTTTGTAAACGTTTCCAAGTGAACGAAATTCTTCTTCATCAGTTTCAATAATAGTTTTAAATGCGACAACTTTGTCAGTCGGTGGCACGCTTGTATCAGATATATATGAACAAATTTCTTCAATTAATTTACCATTATGCCAAACTCTTACATGGTTGTTATGTCTAAAAACTTGATAAATCTTGCCGCTTACACCTTTTACACAAATAAATCCATCTTTAATATACTTACGGTATTCAGCTTCAGTGATCATTTCTCGTAACATCTCTATTGCAATTGATTCTTCTTTACTGACATTTGAAACTGGAAATGCTCTTGATTTAACATAAATGGTAAGATTGCCAATAAATGAGTACAATGGTACTGGACATTTTATTCGATTACTTCTATAATAACATCTGTTGCCCTTGCTGGCGCAAAATTTTGTTCGCCAAAGACTTCAAATTTGTCAGAAAAGAACACTTCAGCACCATACAAATTACCAATACGTGCTTCAGTCCTAGTATTATCTAACGCTATTGATTGTTGTGTTGATATAAGACTAGATGAATCAAATCGACATATTTGATCTTTTACAATTTCATCATATGCACGATAGGGCATATTTATTCGAGCAACTCTTATATCATACTTTTCTATCGTAGCAAATGCGTCGATCAACTTTTCAAGCACTTTGTTTTCTGCCATCATTTGCCTTCTGACTCATCTCTAGTCTGTTTATATCCACACATTTCTCTCAATGCTTTCGTCTTTGTTCGTATGTACCATACTTCAAATTCTTGTAAAAGTAAAAATGAAAAAAACCACCAAGCATCTATTATAGCTAGACCTATTATTATGCCAGTCCAAAAAATTCTATTCAAAACAAAATTCAAACCAAATGAAGACTTAACTAATTTGAACATCTTTGGTTTGTCTTGCGGTTCAATAGACACATGTCCGTTTACCATTGTAAATATGCCAAAGGCAGCAAATATCATAAGCACATTAATTACCATCACATATACAAAAAATACTACATGTAGATTATTCAAATATCGATTATCGACGTTATAAATTTCTTTGTAAAAAATTGACGCGTACAAAGCTAAAATTAAGAGAAACCAAAACCAAAACTTAACAATTTTCATCGCAACATCCAGTCTTCAATACATAATTTTCCGTATATTGTTGTAAAACTCATTCAAGAGTTTTACATCAAGACAAAATTAGTCAGCTGTAGATATAATCAACTGTAGTAACGTAGACGATTATTGTAGCAGTTATTCTGAAGTTTCTCCATCAAAATGTTCTTCCGCTTGCATTGCTTCATCTTTAGTAGAATGAACTGTACCATCTTTATGCTGTGGCGGTGAATAAATTGAATATAACTTTAACGGTTCATCACCTATGTTAATAACATTATGTTTTGCTGTTGCTGGCACAACGAATGCAAAACCGTCTTCTACATCATGAGGCACATCATTAATTATCACTTGTGCAGAACCAGAATCAACACGAAAGAATTGATCGACAGTATGAACTTCAACGCCAATATCATCACCTGGTTCTATTGACATAAGTACTAATTGAGAGTTCTTGCCAGTGTACAAAACACGTCTAAAATCATCGTTATCAACTGTATCTTCTTCAATGTTAGTTACAAATCCTTTCAAATCAGGATTTGCTTCTGGTTCTGTTTCTGCTTCTTTATTGATCTCTTTTAACCCTTGAACAAAACTAGTTGCTAGTTTATAAATTTCTGTTTCAACTTCGTGTATATTATAATTGTTTTCTTCTGCCCACTTATGCAAATCAGCGTCTGTGGGATTAGGATTTTCGCGCAAGAAATCAACAACAGCTTCACTTAAAAGTGTCGACGACACTACATCATCAACAATATCAGCTGCACTCTTTTGTAAAATGCTATTAACTATCTGATCAACATTTTTCATGATTATCTCCTGGTGTCAAATTGTGAAAGATCAATATGATCAGTATATGCAAGTGCCCACCAATCAACTGCAAGACCAGACCTTACAAATGAATAGGGCAACCAGCCATATCCACCATCACCCCATGAAGTTCCCCACGAATTACGAATAAGAAACGCACCTTTCACAGATTTGCCAGGAGTAGTCGTTGGCATCATACGGTTATTATCATAACCAACAGCTAGTACAGCATGACCTCCCATTGGATAATCACCGGGCGTTGGCATTGGAATATCAATTTTCCCATCACCAGGTCTTGGAACTGAGTAAAAAACTATGAAACCAAACACACAAGGAATACCCCAAGCTAGTTGTTGTTGAATACGCTGAACTGTTTGACTCATAGCTTCTGTGGTTTTTATTTGTGGATCTAATCTGTAATAACTAATTGCCTTGTAGTTTTGACCCATTGCATAAGCAAATTGTGATGGTTCAAGATCAAAATCTTGAATATCATAATCCCAATATTGCTCCGGTGGCGAACCAAACATTGCAAGAGCTTTCATTGTTCCACGAATAGTAGCACCAGTATCACCTGTTCTTTGCATAAGATTTCTTGTAGTTTTGTAAACAAATAATCTAGACATATCAATATGATTACCATAATATGCCCTTTGTAACAACTCGACTGCGCCAACTGCAGCATTGGCTGTGCAAGAACCTAAAGCTTGTTGATCTTCTATAGGAGAGCACCATTGTCTTAAATCAACAGTGTCTGGTATTGTTGAACCATATTGAGGATACATCTTTAACGTTTCTTGTACTTTTGGCGTATCAACACTATAGTCTCTAATATCTGGAAGATCACGCATCCAACCCAGTTTTGGACATCTCACGGTACTCTCCTTGTTAAGAATGTCAAACGTACTCTCTGGCCAAAATGCTTGTTTTGCCAAAAATAAATTTCGCAAATATTGAATTAGTCGTTTAAAAAAATCAATCATATTCGACCTAAAAATGAAGACAAAAGAAAAGTAACCACTTAATAGTAGTTACTTTATCAAATAAGTAATTATGTCAGACGTTAATCGTTTTTGCTTTTTACTTCATTAACTATATCTTTCAACCATTGTTCGTTTTCACTGATATTTTGACGTAACAAATCTGGCACTGTTTCTTTATTATCTTTAACAAGTCTAGTCACAGTGTCTCTTATAGCTAATGCGACGATTCGCTCATCTGTTTCATCTGGTACTTGTGCCAGTAATTCGTCAGGAAAATCTACTTCAAGTCTCACGTTTAACTCCTTAGTTTTAGCCTTATATAGTATGCAATTATATTGAGCCTCCTGTCTTTTAGTGATTTGTCAAAAGATGATTAATAACTCGTGCTATAGCTTAACTATGCGCACTGAATCACCACCTACGACGGCCTTTAGTCATATCACCAAAATTGAAATCATTTGCTATTGCAAAAATTGAGATTGCAATAGTAACGATCAATGTCACAAAGAAAGTTATTAAAACAGCTTTCAATGTTGGCTCAACTGAAATATAACTAAAATCAACAAATTGCTTTCTTACATAATTTTTCTTTACTTCATCAGCCATGTAGTCAGCTATAGCTATAAGATCATAATCCATTTCTTTTACTTTTCTAGCTACTCTAATCTTCAGCTCTTCTTCATCAGTCCATGATATAACATAAGTCCATACAATTTTATTACCAGAAAGTCCAATACATAAAATGAATTCATTCTTATTGCCTTTTTTCCAATATGCCTCTTGTAGAAGTGCTGCATCATATGGTTGATTATGAAATACGACAATCATCATATGAACTTGTTTAAAAGAGCCTAGTCGAGCATTATGCTTGTTTAATCTATCAGCGGCTTTTCCATCTTTTGTACCTATAAGAGGATTATAATGAAGAATGCCCATGCTCTCATAATGAGGATAACAATATAGTTTATAATCAGCTATTGTCGTACTATCAATCTCTTGAAAGTTAAATACAGATTTAGAACATTGAACTTTATTTTCATATGTATGTTGTTTGCATATCGGCACTGTCATATCAATATCATTTGCATTGCTCATTACTGTAATATATTGATCGCCGTCTAATTGATCACCATTACCAAAACATTCACATTCACATCTTTTGCCTCTATCAACACGTTTTACGTTTCCCCAAAGTGCTGTTATGCGTTCAAATTCATATGACGGAATACCAAAAGATGTACCAGTATTATCTATCAATTCCCAATATGCTGAATTATTGTCGCAATATGAACAGTCATATTCTACACATGTCTCCGTACAAGTCCGATCTTCGCCTGAACCAGTACATGTCTCAGTACAATCTTCGCATGTTTTTGTTATCCATTCATTCCATGCCTCATAATAGATTGCTTTAATGCCATATGTGTTCCAATATTCCGTATCAACTGTCTGCGAATGAATAGAAATAACCTTACCAATGATGATTGTAATCAACGGCACTACGAAAAGGATCACATATTCCCAAATAGCCATTCTAGCCTTGAATTTGATAGCCAAAAAAATGATAGCTATTAATGGAACTAATAAACAACCATACATTAACCCATTCACAATTGCCCCTTATTTAAAAAGTTCTACATCATTTTCTTGGCCAGTTTCGAATGTCTGTTCGGTCTTAGCAGATGTTACAAGCACTACCTCTAATTCATCACGACCACCAACAAACCATGATGACGGAATTGACAGCCGTAATTTATCGTGTTCACGCTTGATATCTCTCAATTTGAGTTGAACTCGAGTAAACTTAGCGCGTTGTGCAGAAATTGCATCAGACAACGAATTGTATAAATCAATTGAAAACGTAGGATTTCGTTCCTGAATCCATTTGAACATTGGGGCACCTTTAGCATCACCCTCATATCTGGCTTCCATAAGAGGTTGATACACGCTTTTAAAATCATCAGCGTACTGACTTACAACTCCAGCTTTCTGTTGAAGTACTTTCCAGACTTCATCATAAATAGCTTTGTTCGCATCTGTCTGCGCTTCGTACTGTGTTTCATAGTCAATTGCTTGATTCGTGTAACCAATCTTCATAAAAACGACAATCACAATTCCGACAACGACAACACCCATAATGACACTTGGCACTATCCACTTCATACGACACCTCCATGAAAAGTTAATTGTGATCTAAAATAAACGAAAATTTGTTCACTTGAGATTGCCTACTATCTAATTCTTTGCGTAATTCTTCAATAACATCTGGTTGACGTTTTTCTCGCTCTAACATAGCAATTACATTATGCAAATGCTGCGCATCCATGTCTTTGATATTCATTACTCTTCCGTCTCTAGTCTACCACATCATAAGTTTATAGTCACTCATGAAGACAAAGAAAGTCTGTCAACTGTAGTTATTTTCGGTCAGCTCGGGCAGGTTCGATAGGATGACCCGTTGTCTTGTCATTAACTGTTTGTATGGTGTGGACTCTCTGTGGGTCTCTAACAGTGTCGTCAACAGTATTTTCCTGAGCAATACGCAGAAACTCTTCTTGAATTTGAGCCAGATGTCTCATGTTATCTATGCCTTTCATTGATTTTACATGAACCCTTGTTCATCTGTCAAATGAATGGGTTAAGTTCTTTTTACTTGTAATAAGTTGTTTTATAAAGATGCTAATTATAGAAAAGGCCATAGGAGGCTTAATATGCAGATTCAAGAATCGTCAAATGAGATGTATCTAGTTCTGACAATTCAAGGTTCAATAACTAATGGCGAAGTTAACAACATTGCTGATAGACTACAAGCCATTATAAAACAAGGCAGATCAAATATCGTACTAGATCTAACTGGTGTAAATACAATTGACAGTTCTGCATTAGGATTGTTAGTAGAATACAGTACAAAAGTAAATTTATGCATATATGGGTTAAATAAAGATATAATGGACACTTTTCATCTAACAGGAATGCAACACATTTTAAATATATATCCACACGAACAAGACTTTTTAGAAAATATAGACAATGCTTTTTAAGGAGTAATCGATGACAAAACCAATAAATGAATCAGGATATCCGTCAATTGTAAATAGAACACCGACAACTGTCGACATTACATCGCAAACGAACGAAAACGGCTGTACATTTTTTGTTATTGTTGACAGAAGTGCCACAGCTCCAACTTCACAGCAAGTAAAAAATGGTCAAGATAGTACCGGAACACCGGTTGCATTTGGTTTATCTGGTGCAGCAATTCAAGTGGCTAATTTTGAAGCTTATAGTGCAGCAATCAATTTAGCAGAAAGTACTAATTACGATGCATACGTTGTATCAGAAGATTCTGTATCAAATTTGCAAGATAATCCTACTAAAGTTGAATTTTCTACTTAATCTTCTACAACACTATTTCGTAAAGCACATTCGCGATCTTCTTTCTCGCACTCATACTTTGCACTTAAATCTTTGTGATGACATTCTGATTTGATACGTCGACACATAATTCTTGAATCAACTATCGCTTCTCTTGGTTCAAGAATTTCTTTACGGTATTGTTCTTGATTGTAAAGATAAAATTGTACAGCTGTGGCAAGAGCCGATAACAATTCTAATGCTTCGCATGGTGTCATAAACAACGATGTCTTTTTACCTTCAAGCTGAGTAAAATCAACCTGAACAACGTCGATTTTCGGCTGACCCTCATAATCTGGAAATAGAATAATTTGTATCTGAGGACTAACTTCCATTACCATTTTGCCTTTGATAACTTCTGGCAAACTCATTTAAACAACCTTTACGATATTGTTAACTTCATCGAGAGCATATCCATGAACATGTGTACATGGAACATCTCCATTTTTTTCTTTGTGCGTGAGTAAAGTCTCACGAATTCGTGCAATCTTTTCCTGCTTCTTCTTTTTGTCTTCGGCTACATGCGTGCGATGTTTCGTAAGTTCACGCCGATAAGCATCCATTACTGTTTTTCCTTTCTTAAAAGTTGTTTCTTACATTCGTCAATCTTTACACCAACCAATGGTTTTGTTTCTAACATAACTTGACATCTATCCAACAATGGAAGAAATTTACTGATTTTTTCCATAGCTTTACGTTTTGCAGTACTAACATTTATAGCTTCAATATAAATCAGTACAATATCGTCGTAACAAATGATCTTATCCCAATTAATATCATTTGGCTCATTCATTGGTTCCACAATAAGTTGATCGTCGACTAATTTAACTTTGAACCCATTCATATATAATCCTTCGGTGGTACAGGAATATCGAGTTTATGAGACCTCCACAAATGAATTACATTGTTGTCATATTTAAAATCTGATGAATATAACTGAAATACAATTTCAGACTCATCAAAAAACATTCTTTTAACTAATAATATTTCTTCCCATGTTGGCATACTAGTTTCTTCTGATATTGATACATGATCCCAATCACCCTCGTCACAAACCAAACATCTTAAATATCGTTTTTGACCCGACTTCTTATCAGTCAAAGAAAACATAAATAAACCATTGTTGCCATCATCTTTCGAGCTGATGAACTTGTAATCTGGAATTTTACAATTTTCTTTAGTTAGACGGCATGTCTCAACAAAGCTACTTAACTTTTTTCTCATTTTTTGTTAACTCTTCCAATTCTTGCAGCATTTGTTCCCGCGTTTTTGGCAACGTCGAACTACCTAAAATCTAATTCACAAATGACATTTTATAATTATCGTCGTCATCATAAGCACAACCTTTTACCCATACATTATTTTTGCTATCAACAGCAGCAAAACATCGGTCTGCAAATTCTGGAGATGTTTTATTATCTTGATAATTTTGTTTGCAATCTAACCAATCAGCAACAGCCGTATTTGTTATCCGTCCACAACTTAAACATTTGACTGCTGGCATTTTTGCACCTTGCATCGTTGAGGTTGACCATCAATCCAAATAATAGCTTCATCTCGTTCTCTTGGTTTTATGTTTTTAACTAATTTAGGAATTGCCATCATCATTTCCATTGTTTGTCAGTAAAAACATAACAAAAGTATAATGTAATTGTACAGAGATGCCGAACACTTTTGCTAAGTTATATCTGTCTCTAAATATCTTTGATAACTTTAGTAATCTCATTTTGAACCTTTATGTAGTAATCAATTTGCTTTTCAATGCATATCAAATTTATAGTTAGTTTCTTCATAATCTTCGTTTTTCAAATATCGCTCTAACATCTGTTTCTTCACCCATGTTGTTACTTTAACAAAATCTAATCGATGCGTAAACACGACAACTCGAAAAAGAAAATGTCTAGAGTTAGGTGCTAATTTCATCTCGACTTTTGCAAAATGTTCATTATTTTTCCAGATTTGTCCATTATCAATTGAGATCATCTTGTAAATCCTATGCTGAGAATATACAAAAATAGTCATGACGAAAGGCATAGTCATGAAAAAAGTCTGCGTTTTATCGTATTTTGGTCTTGGTGATTGTATTCGGTTCTCTCCTATTTTTAAAAAATTAGAAGAAGAAATTGGCCCTTGTCACTTTGACTTTACTAGTTCGCCAGAGCCATTGCAAAACGTGTTTGATGTTGGCTTTATTCAAGTTCTACCTATGAACTTCCACAAACACTACGATGTAGTTCTCAATTTTACAGACATTCGACCAGAAACAACAAAAGATGAATGTATTTGGCGAGGTATTATCGGCCCAAAAAATAGATTTACCGGTACACATCACGACCCTGGCAACACTTATGTAGAATTTATGAATCAATTCGCGCAATTACAAAAAACTGGCGGTAAAAGCAATCCTGAAATTGTACCATTATGTAAAAAATACAGCAAACTAATTGACGGCCCTACATCAAAAATCTTTGCTGCAATGATGGGCATTAATCCATCAAGCTGGAAATATTTATACAAAGTAGTAGACGAAGAATGTTTTAGTGTAGTACCATTTTTATCAGATGAAAAGAAAAATATTTGTTTTGCACCATTAGCATCAGTATCTATTCGGTCTCTAAACGAAAAAATAGTTAGAAGTATTTATGAACTTATTAAACATCATAATGTCATTTATCTTAATCAATCAGATCCATTTAATTTACCTTGTACTCATGCATGTGGTACATTAAGAAATGTTAGTGCTATTGTTGATATGGCTGATGCTGTAATTACAGTAGATAGTTATTTTTCTCATCTAGCATTTGCTTTAGGTAAGCCTGCAGTTGTACTATATTCATACGGATCAAACTTTACAAAACCGCTTGATATTGAAGCACCATTTTTTTCACTAGAGCATCCTACTGAAGATTGTAATCATATTCAATTAAATTACATACAATCTGCAATAGAAGCTATATTATGAAGCTCATGTGTCCAATCTCAATTGGCGAATTTATTGATAAAGTAACTATTTTAGAAATTAAAAGTAGAAATATTACAGACGTCCCAGAAAGTGTCTTCAAAGAACTCAATGAGTTGTACAAACTTCATCCTACAATAATTGATAAATACCATGAAGAATTTTGGAAACTGTTTGAAATCAACAGAGAATTGTGGAGATTAATAGCAGTTCAATATCACAAACTATCTGATAGAATGCCTGACGTCGTATTCGCAGATGTAAGTAAACGAATTATAATTCTAAATAAATTGCGATCTGAAATAAAACAACAACTTAATAAAGATTCTGACTTGCAAGAAGTTAAATATTTTGTTTAATTATGTATTTTTCATATAATAGTAATCTATCTATCAAATGACTTCTAATAATCTGCCATAACCCAAAATTAATGATCTCACATTATGCCTGCTATAACTTTCCACTCAATTGAATTAGTAATTTCTTGTCATTCTTATTTGTAGATGCAACTTTATGAGGTTTTAACCAACAAAATTGAGTTGAGTTCTCAAGAAATCCTTGATTTTCTAGATCAGATCGCTCATTAGCTATCCAATATCTAAACCCACCTGGTAAAGTGCCATTTCCGTGATATAATGCAACTTTATTTCCTGTATCACTTGCTTGTTGCATTTTACAACGGCATAAACAAAGTTTGATATCAAATTTTTCAGCAACTTCTTTAATTGGTTTGTTAATATAGATAACACGATTTACCATATTCTTGTTAGCTTCTGATCCACTAACATGATCTTTTGTCTCATCTTCAGGCACACAAACCAATTCTAAATCACCATTAATAATCTTCTCTATTGAACCATCTTTAGCGAAGATCTATTCAATGAACTCTTGTTGTATCTTGGCAAAATGTTTCATGTTATGCCCGTCATAACACTTCGTTCAATTTGTGCTAACAACTTATTATCATTAAGTCTATTATTCTTAAGCCATTGCAATGAATTGTAGGTGATGCAAGAACATTGTATCAAGAATATAGATGTATAACAAATATCTTGATTACAATATCGCTGTAATAATTAATATCATATTTTATTGTCTAGTTGTTACATCAATGCCATAACCCACGGGTTTTGTCTTTGGCTTCTCTGTTCCAGCTACAATAACAATCTTATAATAGAATGTATTACTATCATTCTCACCATCATTTACTTTTATTAAAACAAGACATTCATCATTAGTCTGCGACAACACTTTTATTCTAACTTTTACATCAGTCGCGTCTAATCCTGTATATGGTACGATCTCATATTGATTACCAACTTCTACATCAATAGTAAATGACCCAGGATACGTTTTATCTGTTGTAACAATAAGCCCATTTACATTAATCACAACATACGATCCAATATATGACTTTGGCACGTTCATTTGACTTACAATTTTTGGTATCGTTGAAAATTCAACTTTAATCGGTGAATCTTGCAAATTATACGGCGCGTCTTCAGCAACGATATATGCATCATATCGAGTACCTATAGATAAATTTGATACATTTAACGTAGCTTCTGTATTTGCTACTAACGAAGCAGATCCAGAAAATCCAGCAGCTACTGACGTTCCCGTACTATCTTGTCCAGCTTTCACTTGCACCGATGTAGGACTATTAGCTCCTCTTGGTATTATCACCACATAAGCCATACCATTTTCATTGGTTTTAGTCAAAAACGAGGCTGTCGTCTCACCAAGCGTATTTACTTTCGGATAACCAGCTGCGTTGATAGGATCAGTAATATCGCTAGTTGTTACATCTAGCTTAATAGGATTATCTTGTAATAATGCACCTTCAGCTACAACATAAATATCATAAGCAGTCTCTGATACCAAATTAGTTAAAAACATATTTGCTTCTGTATCAGCTATTAAAGCTACTGAATTAGCAAAACCAGCAGCAACAGGCGTTCCTGTACTATCTTCGCCATCTTTTACTTGCTGAGCAGTTGGTGCGCTTGCACCATCAGGTGCTACAACTGCATACGAAGTTCCGTCCATATCTGTTTGTGACAAAATCTCTACAGACGTTCCACCAATAGTACCAGTTTTTGGATATGTTGAAGCCCAATTTGGTGCTGTTGTTGTCGCCCAGCTTCCTGTAGCCCCAACACCATAACCATCTAATAAATTAAAATCTGTTAGATTCGTGCTATCCCATGCTGGTAGAGATTTCTCAAGTGTTGCGCCCCAAACATTTCCGCCAAGATCGTTGAGAGTTAAGTAGGGATCTAGACCCCCGTCCCAAACAAACTGAGAGTTAAATCCAGCTTTTGTAGACGCAGTCCCAGACATGTCAACAGAACCAAACATATTCCCGTTGTTATCAATAAGACCACAATTTAAGAGAGAGCTGTCAAAAGCCCCACATGTGTCTGCTGAAATAGCTGCAATTTGAGAGGCGATATCTGCGTTATAGACAGTACAACGACGAAATGTAGGGTAATTAGGTGTCGACTGCTGATTGTCGAAGTCGAATCGAGCGTTAATAAATAAATCTTCAAGTACTATTGGAACAGACATAGGCGGCCCACTTGCGCTATGTATACGTGGACAATATATTATCCCGCCTTTCATTGTAGCTGTTATGTACATCTCATAACTTGAACCACCATTTATACGCCAAGGCCCGTATAGTGACATATCCCAAGGAAGTACGCTTGATAACTGAAAAGCTGGATTATATGCAAAGTTCGTTGATAGCGTCCTGCTGCCGCGAAAGTAAAAAGTATGTGTGCCTGCAGGCGCGGGGCCCGTAAACCAATTATAATCATACGGCTTAGACGGCGTACCATCCGCATCCACTGCCTGCGTAAAACTGTCATCAATATCTACATAAAATGTTGCCATACGTTAGCTCCATTTCTTTTGAGAAACTGTTCTGCAAATTAAAAAGAATTCAGTCAACTCTTGGGCTCATCACTAATGTCAACGCTCAAATCTCCTCTCTCCTTGAACTTATTATAAACCTTGCAGGTATAAATCTATAATGCGTTGTCACCTTTCCAGGAACATCACTAAACCAACTGCCTCGTTGACGTCTAGTTCTTTCTTGATCTATCCGTACACCACCTTTGTGATAATCTATATCCATAACTTTTGCTGTCCAATTATATCTAGTGCCTTTAATTGTTACTGTGTCACCTCTTTGAACACCTAACTGCTCAAGTTTTTCTCGACCATCGAGAGTTCGCTCATGTTTTTCGTGTTGCAATGCTTGATCAAATTCTTGTCTGTTAGTCTGAAGCCGTTTAGCATCTTTTTCAGATGTTTTACCTAAATATTTCATTCCAGCATGAGCATAACCAGATTCACGACGTTTTACCCACCAATGTTGTCCATCATCTGTTTCGACTAAATACTTAATGTATTTATTACCATGTCTAACGTCAGTAATTGTTCCTTCAATATGACCTTTGCGAGAACTAAAACTTACACGATCACCAGTAGTCACATGCTCAGGTGTCTTACTTTTCTTCACTACTTTTGACTTCTTTGGTTTTGATTCTCGTATTTCTTTAATACTTTTTGGAGTTTTCTTACCACTTACATTACGTTCAACATAAAAATGATTGTTGATCCATTCTTTAGCAGCTTTATTAGCACCATAATGTCTATCATCCATGTCATTAACAGCATCTGCTATTTTATTGACAACAACATCTAGCTTCTTAGCTACTTCTTTATTTTTACCCCAATCATACATACCATATGTTCTTGGTTTACCACCACTAGGCCGTTTACTTTTAAGAGCATTATTAAGAACCCATACGAGTTTTTGCCGGTTTAAACTATTTTTGTCAGCTAATTTTTCAAGTCGACTAAGATGATCATGAAATCTTGCGACACCTCGCATCTCATCCAGCTTAACTTTTGTCCTACGTTCTTTAATCCTTTGACTAGGCATTTTTCTTTTTAATTCTTCACTTTTAGTTAGTATCTTACTTCTTGGTTTAGCAGTAAGCCGACGTTTAGATGCAGGATGTCTCTTAAGATACGCTTTTTGCTCTTCCAACGTAAGATCATTCCACTTACGTGCTACTTTCTCGAATTCTTGTTGAATAAGTGCTTTATGATTCACAACTAACTCCTCATCTCTTTTATTTTCCTTTTAAGATCTTGCATCATTTCAAGATTGCCTGGATCATATATTTAACAATGCGTAGCGAGATACTTATACTCATGCTTGATGATAGACGCATGTTTAAGACCAAAAAGCACGCATTTTTCATGAATCTTATGTTCAGCTTCTTCAAAATTTCTTGCATAAAACGATGATTCAGTTTCGGGTTCTGTAAACATGAACGCATGAATTTCTGGTTGATAACCGTTGTAATACAATCCTAATTTACGCGCAATGTTTAACGCTTGACCCCTAAGTGACTTTTTAGATCTAGGATGCATATTTAGATATTCTTGTTGTTGTTCCATAGTCATTTCTTCAAATGACCGCGACAACTTAAGAAATTCAGCTTGTATTTGAGCTAAATATTTCATGATAGATAGTAATCTATCAAATGAAATGAAACTAGTGATTTAAGTAGAATAAATCTGTCTTGAAGAGATTTTATTGTAGCTTCTTATCAATCTGCGCGTAATGATGTTGAATTTAATGTGACATCTAGCTTGATATATTGTAGAGCTTTATTAAGTCGCAAATAATGATTTGCCGAATCTGGTTTAAATACCATCGTATGACCACTATAATATGGTATGTTTGCAGGAATATCTAATTCAACTTCTTCATTATCATTAATACGTTTATGTTTTTCTACATATGAAAATGGTAGAACGATACCTCTCATAAGTAATAACGTATAAAGATTTGCCGGTATAATCGCTATTTTATCATCATTAGGATCTTGCTTGAATTTTATTTGATCTTCTTCAACAGAAAATAAATGTTTTGCAGTATTTATAATTATTTGCTTCATTGCTTCTGCAAATTCTTCACTTGATCTTTCTTTGTATTCTATCAAATTTTTGCAAGCTGCATCAATTACTTTTAGCATCTGTTCAATCGTATATGTCTGTTCAATCATATATCTCCTTTTCTCTCGATATGATTGCCATAATAGTCACACTTTGATTGTTGATGTCAATCGTTCCATTTGTAAGCAACTAAACTTTGGCCAATTCTACAGCGTTGTCTAGCATCTCAGCAGCCACTTCAAATTTACATATTCTATCAAGCATGATAAAGCATCATATTGTTTTCACTTTTGACCAATTGTCAACTCCAATCTTAAGAAGCAAGTTACAAGCAAATTCAAAAAATATAGCTCGTCTTAATACATGTTCAAATGATTCTCCAATAACAAACTGTCCATGATTATCTGCAAGCACAATATCAGCTTCTTTAAATGCCACAGTCATAAGATTAATGAGATTAATTGATCCGGGTTTTGCATAACCAATTGAAGTGATTTTGTTGAAATAGTATTTGATTTCAGGAATGATACAAAATGGGATATTCATTATCCTTATACACGCAATTGCTGTAGCTGCAAGTGATTGAAAATGAAGAATTACTTTAGCTTCAGGTCGTCGATTATAGATAGCAAGATGTACAGGCAATTCCATTGACGGATTATTAGAGGTTTCATTATCTTGAATGAATGCGACATCATCTTCTGTCATATTTTCAAGCCACAAGCCTGATCTAGTAATCATAAATCTATTAGATTCGTCGCCACACCTACAAGAAGCATTGCCGCTAGATGCAACAACTAAACCATGTTTTGGCACAGATCTACAGAATTCTACAAAATCAAGAACTTCCCATTGCATCTTTCATACTTTCAATCATTATCTGTAAATAAATCGAACTGATTCCAATTTTTACATTCAGAACAATCATTTGTCATTTGTCTTGTAAAGTCAAGACATGTGTATTTTCCATTTTGTCTATCGAACACAATATCACTCATATAAGCTCTGCATCATAAAGAATAATTTGCGCACCACAATCACATTTGACATTGCTGCAAGGTACATCACGATCTGTTTTGTATTCAAACATTTTGCCACAGTCGCAAGTAATTGATAAAAATGGCGCACCTTGAACAATGGGTCCCAATAGACCATTTCGCATAATTTCACTAGTAACACTAATTAAACTATTACGATCACGCAAATGAAGTTTTGCTTTTGTTGTACCAGGTTTAATGTCGACGTCTAACATAATCACCTCCTATTAATAGACCAAACACATAACTGCTAGAACTGTTGACTCTTTTCAACAAAATTGTTTTTTATATTTAGCTAACACAAATCTAAACGCTCTAGCAGAAATTTCTCTTTTTGGTAAAGCATTTGATATCCATTCAATAACATCATCTTCATTTTCTGGCACACTGATATTCAATTCAAACAGTAAATCACGACCCTCTGTCTCATTAAAACGTTCAAAAATTCGTGACAAGACTGATGTCGTCTCTTTTGCTAAATGAATTTTACTACCATCTTTTCTGTAATGTCGTTTACCTGAAACTAAATTCCACTGATATCGTCCATCTACACCTTTACAAACGTTTTTATATACTTGACTTCGTATTCCAGAAAAGAATGCATCTCGTCTTAAACTAGATTCTTCTTGTTCTAACAAACATTCCTCGTTCAGTTCATATCCATAATAATGCATACACCAGTCAGAATAACTATAATTCATTTCAATACTAAATATGGTATTGTCACTGAAGTGATGCCAATAACATCAGCCACAATGTCAAACCAATCAAATAATTGTTTTTTCTTATTGAGCTTGTCAGCCATTTCTTTACTGAAGCCGATAGTTAAAGCCACTATCGGTGCTATCCACCACGGCCAACCAATAATCTGAAGAACATAACCTATTACAAATGTAATAAGCGCACTCAATACACAATGAAATATTTTGTCATACTGCTTCTTTACTGTCATCCAACACAAATACATCATAGATGCAGTTCCAATGACAAACGCAATCAAATTATCTAAAAAGAAAACATGGCCGCTTGCTGCTTTAAATTGTAATAGGTCACTCATGTCATCTCCTTATATGATATGTGCTAAAACTGAATCTTTTCCGCATTGTAAATGCGCACAAATTCTGTGGGAACCATCTTTTAGCATATACAAATCTTCTGTAATTTTCTTGACAACAATCGGCTGGATTAGTTTATCATTCTTTAGCATCTCAACATATTTCTCAATACCATCTTGAGTCACATCTTTAGAGACATTTCTAATCTGTTCAATTTGAATGAGATATATTGCTTTATTATTCACTAGTAACAACAAATCGCACGTCAGAGATTTTACCGTCTTTTGTCTCAACTTTAATATTAGACGGATCAACTAACAATCTAAAATTCACAATGCCTTGTGACGCTTTATATCGAGTTAATAATGTATCAGCCAGCTCTTCACCATTCATTGACACTAATCGTTTATCTCCATCTATTTTAATATGCATTCAACACTCCTTGTATCTGATAAATATAATTTGCTCATCATTTTCTTGTAATTTGAACCTTGTTGTTTTCAATAGTATCGTAATCTATAGTAATTAAAAAACTTACTAAAGCTATTATTGCTCTTAGTGAATTGTTTACAGTTCTTGTCTTCAATTTTCAATATTTGAATCCTATACAATTAGTGCTTTTATCAAAGTATAATCCAACATGTCTATAATGAACCAAAACCTCCTTTTTGACAGTAAGTTACATTACATTGAATATGAAAAACTGCAACTTTTTGCTAATAGTTTAGCATAACTAATAAATATTAGATGACAAAAAAAGAGCTGCTAAAAAATAGCAGCTCAATTTACAAACCAGTTTACAAGATAGTTAATCAGCGTCAAACGAACTAACAGATATAGGCAAACCAAATATTTGTTCAGTTTCAGTTGTTGGTTGACCCAGTCTAGCTTTCACATAATATCCTGTGCCAAAACCATGCGGCATGAAAGTCACAGTTTTACCATTACGAAGCTTTTCTTTCATTTTTTCTAAATTTTCTGGTGTAACATGCCAAGAGCTCTTACCCACTGATACAGTTACTGATCTTGATATTCTATCCTGTTTTTCTCTAACTCGTCCGATTGCTTCATTAATTACATCATTGACATCATCATTCCAGTCGCCATCTAGTCCAGAATCAACTCCTCTTCGACCAAGCGTATAAAGTCCGTCTTGCCCTGGTACTTTATAGAAAACTTCACCATAAACTGGCGAATAACCACCCACAGCTGGTTCACTTGTGCTTATTGCCATTTCAATATCACCATCTTTACTTTTCACAAAGAAATCAGCTCCACTAAATTCATGAGACATTGTCGGCTTATCAGCAAATTCAAAACCTTCTGGAAGTTTGACATCTTCTTTTGTTTGATGACCATGCTGGTCTGACAGCTTCTGTCTTAAAATAACAATTGGTTCAATCTTATCAATTGCTTTCTTATATTTGTCTTTGTGCTGTAAAAATCTATTCAAATACTTTTTATCATATTCAGATTGTAAATCTTTATTACTTTCTAAATCGTCAACAAAGTAATCGAAGTGTTCTTTTGCTACAACAATATCTTCAGCACTAGCAGAAGACGGATTAGATATTACTTTTACAACCTGTTTTTGTTGTTCAGGAGTCAACAAAAATTCGCGACCTTTTCTGTAAAGCGATTTACCAATAACTTTTCCTTGCGAATTGTAATTTGTTGAATACACATCTTCTCGAGGTGCTTCCAAAATTGATCTGGCAATCATTCTTACAGTACTGCCAGATGGTGGATCATTTTCACCATATCCTTCTTTAATAATAGTTTCAGAAGTTTTGTTAATCTTCTTTGTTAGTTCTTCTATTTCATTACGAAGTTTTGCTTTTGTTTCTTGTTCTGGCAATTGACTCATACCAGCTTTTGCTTTTTCAAGCGTATCGAATTGCGCGTACTCTAATCCACCTATTCCACGAGCCCAGTTTTTCACAGCAAATCGACTAGTTATAGGCACAAGAAAATGTGTAATTTCTCGTTTGTCAGTATAATTTGGACTGTTATATGTTGATTTGATAATAGGTCTATCATCACTAGTATCAACTAGTTCACGTTGACCATTCCAATCATGACCTCTATCATCTACACCATATGTTCTATCTTTAACAACTAAATGTTTAGCAAATTTCTTTTGGTCATCTGGCAATGATTCTTCTATTGCTGTAAGTCTTGTTCTTTCACTACCAGATATCGGTTCACTAAATCCATATTTTTTGTTTTCAGCTATCAGAGGATCTTTTTCGCCCTCAACTTTTGGATATTCGCGATCAGTATTAATAAACGTTTCTTTCATCGCGTCAATAAATTCTTCTTTAGTCGGTAACGTTTTACGTGTAGGTTTACCCTTTTTTCTTCCAGGACCATGACTTTTTGATGCCAGCCCTAATTCACGTTCAACTGCATCAAAAACATATTCACCTTCAATCTTTTCACTTGGAAAAGCAGCTTTCCACATTTGATTAATTTTTGCAGTCACTGGGGAAGATTCATTATATTTTGATATTGGTCCATGAGCTTCAAACAATGCAACATACTTTGTATATAATTTACCAAGTGCTTTATCTAAAACTGGTGATGGTGGATATGATTTTTTTACAGCTCGTTCTTGTTGACGCTTACTAATGTCTTTCTCTTTTTTTCGTTCTTCAGCTCTCTCTTTTAATTTCTGTTGTCTTTCAGTAGTTGCTGCATCAACTTTTTCTTTCTTACTGCCAGGAATTCGTTTCTCAAGTTTTTCTTTCAGTTTTTTCTTTGACGGCATACCCTGCTTTGCAGTTATCTTTCTTTTTGAAGCAGGATGCCTTGAAAGATATCCTTTTTGTTCCTCATACGTAAGATCGTCCCACTTGCGTGCCTCTTTTACAAATTCTTTCTGAATTTGAGCAGTGTGATTCATACAGCCTCCACCTGTTCTTTAATTTTTTTCATGTTTTCTCTATGTAATTGGTTGCGTATACTCTTAATAGATCTGATAAGTGAACGTACTTTATTGTTAAGTTGAGTTGTTACATTCTCAACATCTTTTTCATTTTCATACCATAAGCCCCAACCAGCAGCATCTAGTAACTTAACATCTTTTCCTTTAATTGCCTTTGTCAATATTGAATACATTCTTTCTCGCGTATTAACTTCATTCAAACCATATTTCTTATTACTAGACCTGTTCATAAAACGTTTCAAGCTGTTAAACTTGTCAAGCGCTCTACGTACAAGTCGTTTTGTGCCTTTAATAGGTTGCATAGTTACGCGCCGCTTTGTCTTAGGATGGCGTCTCAAATATGCTTTTTGCGACTCATAAGACAGATTTTCCCAACGACTAATAGCTTCTTTCGCAAATTCTGTTTGTATCTGAGCTACATGCTTCATACTTTAGTATGCTGTCCTTCAAAATGTTTTTGCGTCACTTTCCCAGTTACTATTATGCCATTAGCAAGACCATACAACGTAATTAAACTAGAGGGAATCATTATTATGTCTTGCTTCAAAATACAAACTGCTGCCCATGTACCAAAAATAACAATATTAGACAATAATACTGTAAATAACATTGCAAATCTAGTCGATGACCAATTGTCAGATTGACCATCTTTAAGTAATGATGATAGTTTTGACATACGCCTCCCTTACTAGAGATTAGTCAACATATTAGCAAAATTATAAAGGGAGGTTCACAATTCAATGAAATCTTCGGGTAGATTCGATTTAGGCAGTAGTTCTTGACTATTGAGCATGTCAGATAAATAATGAGCGATTCTATCTTCAACAACCCAAACATAATTGCCTTTGATCATAAAGCCTCTGCTGTAAAGTCTTTCAGCGTAAACCCTTACATCTTCGACAATCTGTTTGAATGTTTGTTCATTTCACTTTCGCAACGCCTATGTTATCTGTAAATTTCCAGCCACCAGAATCATTAGGCATAACTGTAAAATTTCTGATATACATTACACCCTTGCCATCAAAATTCTTAAGTATAGTAAAAAGTTGATTTTCTACTTCCACTTGTCGTTTACAATACTCATTATATGCTGCTTCAACATCTAAATCTGTTAATGAGCCAGAATTAACAACAATGTCGACATCAAACATAGGTATAATAACTTTGCCACCATCAGCTCGTATATTTAACAGTCTACGAGATATGTTGTCTTTAATTGCCACTGCTTCATCACGCGCCATAATAATTGGTATTTCACCAATTAACGGACATGCAAATATTTGACCCTCTTCATTTGTCTCACGAACAAAATGTCGATCAAGTTCAACAATATGAAAATGTCGACGCAATAAACTAGATTCATTTACAAATTCATCAGCTTTTGCTACCATAATATATCCTCCTATCTCAAAGCAATGTATTTAGCAATTGGATAAAAATGTTTAGCAATCTCATCAAACTCGTCAACATGAATTTTAATTGTCAACACAGCTCGAAACAAGCATTCATCTGATCCAAATATAATTGTCAATGTGCCGTCTTCATCACAATCTCTCAATTTAAGTTGACCATTTGGAAATATTTTAACAAATGATGCGTCGCGTTTTTTGAATTTGATTTTTTTAGCAATGACTGCTAATTTCTTTTCTTTTTCTTCCTTAACTTTTGCAGTATATGCTCTTAATCTATCACGAATTTCAATATCAATATCGCAATTACGAATCATCATTGTTAATGTTTTCAAATATTGTCGTAAATGATGTAGTCCGTAGTTATGATTAAATGCTGCAATTGCCTGAAGCATTTCTGTTGTCAGATTTTCATCTCGCCTCACATATCTCCAAAATGAAAATGACTTTTTGCCAATAACACTTGATGATGATACAATGACTTTATTTTCGTCACCCATATAAACTGCCACATCGTCTTTAAGCCACGATGCATTCATTCTAGTAGATCTATAACGATTATGATTCTGTCTTGATTCAATAACATCGTCTAACTTCTTAGAAATAATGTCCCATAAAGCTTTAAGAGCTTTATCTGCAAAAACAATTTGCACAGAGTATGCATTAAGCGGTTTTTCAATCATGTTTCATTCCAATTTTATCTACAATCTTATTCAACAGTAAAGCTTTTAACGATTGAACATGTTCACCTTGACCAGAAACTATAACGCCTGTTGGCAAATGCACTATTCGCATTTTAATAACAGGCGTATTATTTGCAGATGATGTGTCTATCATGAAATTGGTTTCATCAAATAGATGATTCTTGCAAAAAGCATTAAGCTTTTCAATATGATGAAAAATATGATTTTTAGGATTTCCAGAACTTTCACAATTCTGTTTTTCATCATTGTAAATATAATCTAAAAGCGCTCGCAAACTGAGAAACGTTTTACCATCCATATTCATAATAATCAATCCTTAAATCATAGACATCAAACTTCTTTATCATTGATTTGCAAAACTGTCAATCCCATGTTTCGCCACATCCTGCAAACAATTGGCCTATCATCTATGACATATAACACATTATAATGCGGTTTGATTTGATCTTCGTAAATTTCTTTCTTTACAATCCAATCTGGTCGACGGTCACCAGTACGTCTCATAAAAAGTTTGTCATAGTGTGGTTTAGTTTGTTGTAACCATGCTTCAGTCTTGTCTTTATTAAAATCGGCTCGACCTGACACAAGCAAAATGTCCATGTTGCCGTTTAAAACTAATAGATCAATAAGTGTCGATATATGTTCATTTAAAGTATCTTCTTCAACACGTTCTAAATCAAAATAACTGCGATCACTATACTTCATAGCAATTGTGCCATCAATATCGACAATTGCAGCCATTTTTTTCTTTGGATCAATTGTAAAATCTACAATAACCGGCGGAAAATATTCATCTCTCACTTGAATATGTTTATTTCTAACATATCGTTTATATTGATTTTCCAATATGTGTTCTGGCACTGGCTTACTTCTCGATGCGTTCCTCGTCAATGCATCTTTTAATGATACTTCAAAATATTTTTCAACAACTCTTACATCGCCTATAAGCGAAGCAATATCACAAACAGTTTTCCAATTATCATTGTTCAAATTCATATCATCAATAATAATGTCATGTTCTTGCAATAAAGTTTTTTCAATAAACAAATCTCGAATTCGTTTTAAAAATGCTTCATTTTCAGTACTAAGAGCATTTCCGTCAATCATCTCTCTCAACAAATCACGATTGACTCTTTTATAGCGGCCTGGATACTTTCGCATTTGTTCAAGCGCCCAAGTCGACTTACCACTACTACTAATACCTTTTATCATCCAAATTGTTCTCATACTAAAACCTCATTTGGCACTACTGGTTGCGTCATCCAAAATTGACTAGTTTGTACATGATTTTTTCGTACAAATTTGCCAAATGAATGTCTAAAATCTTTATACGAAATTTCTCCAACTACTCTAACTACATACCCTTCTTTTTCATCAAATGATTCAAATTGTTCATATGCGTTATGAATTATTTCTCTATTCCATTGTCCTCTGTAAAAAACGGGAACAACATTAAGACCTAACAATTTTGCCCAATCTAATGTTGAATTCCAATCTAATGCTATATTAAATTCATTCCAAATTGAAAACAAATAAAAGTAGCTTTTTAAATTATGATAATGTATTGAATGCTTAGCATACATATTTTCGCCGCAAATTCGCCAACCTTCTGGAATGTCAAAAGCAATTGTTGCATGAATTTGTTTTACTAAACTTCTCGATAAATGATGCTTTGAATCTACTGATCTTGCATGAATGTAATCTCTATACATGGACGTGTTTTCACCATCCATTTTAATCGTAGCAACAACTTCTTTGCCTTCAAAAAAATCGACATTAGAATGCATTCTATCATCATTTTTAAGATTCTCAGACCATGGAAAATGATATGTGCGAGGGTATTTAATGTATGGTAAGAATGAATCTAACTGACCAGCGTCTCTTAAAATTTGTTGCACATTTTCATTGCTAAATAATTCGCCTTTTATTCTAGCTCCAGATGGTAAACATATGTTTCCCCATTTGTCATATTTCTCATCTTGATAAAAATGTTCAGGATAGAGATGATTAACAATATTAGCCAAAACTCTTAAACGTTCACATGATATTAATGTTTTCTCTGCTTCGAGATGATGCTGTTCGCAAAGACTTACACCATTGTCTAAATAATAACCGCCATCAAACCACAAACTGCGATCTATAATATGATGCGCATCAACAGCCGATTGTCGACACACGACACACTTATAACTATCACGAATGAATACTTGCTGTCTAAATTCTTCTCGTGTCATAAATTAGATATCCTTATGCATAATACAATAATAATAATCAAACCTAAAGGCATAGAAAAGGGGCGCTCTCATTTGTCGATGAGGACAACGCCCCTCTATTATAACTGTCGGACACTTAACTCAATAGCCAAGAATCTAGTTGACCTATAAAATCCTTTTTACCATGATCTGGTGAATAATTCTGAAACTGTAGCATTAATATAACTTTGTTTGTCGACGGCACATATGATGCATTCATACTGCCTGCAGTGTTTGACAAATCAACTTGAGCTGACCAATTAAAATGATCAAAATTTGCTTTGACATTTCCAGATGCTACATCAACGTCATCCCATTTTATTGTTATATCTGCACATCTTTTGTCGGCCTCTGATATAGTCCAGAGAATGGTCAGATGTCCGAATTTCCTTAATTTAGTATTAGCCATAGATTTTTACCCTTGGTTATATTCTGCATCAATTTCGCCGCATGTCGGACACCAATAAATCATAACAATCATATTATCATGTGGCCAAAGCGCAGCTGGTAAATTCAACTGTTGTTTCCATTTAATCGAGTTTGGAATTGTATATGAAACTTTACCATCATCTGCAACTTGAATAATAGGTCGCATATGTTGTCCGCAATGACCGCAATTGATGCGCGGCAAAAATTTTGCCTGCATTGTTCTTGCTAAATCAATATCATCACCATAAAAATCTTTTGCATATCTAGCAAATTCACAGTGTAATTGAGCCGCATGTTTCATTAACAACTCCATGTTTAATGATCCATTTATTGCCGAATTATAAAGATGGTATCATATGACTTGGAGTCTGTTAATCCTTGCGACAATCTCCTCGACCTTCTTTTCCTCTTTTTCTTCTTGTTTCTTTTTCTCTTCTTCTTGTTTCTCCTTAGCTTCTTCTGCCTTACGTTCAGCAGCTTTTCTTTTTTGTTCCTCTTTCTCTAACCTTATTTGTTCGCGTGCAACATCATATTTTAACTTTTCATGTTTCAAACGTCTAATTGTCATCTTCGCTAAACATGAAAATTCGACACTATCTAGTTTGTAAAATACATCTTCTATTTCTTCATTTGTGCCTAAATGTCTTTTAACAATATCTAATGGTCTAATATTGTTCTCGAGAAAATACTTAACGACTCTCCGTCTTAACTCGACTTTCTCTTTATGAAATGTAATCGAATGCTGTTTTTGCATTGCGTCACTAGCATGACGATGTGCTCTTAAATGAATCATTGCATCCATTAAATGTAATGCAAAAGTTTCAATTGATTTCTCAGATTTGTGATCAAATGTTTGTGATCTAAAATATGATTGTATTACAGGCGTAGCATAGTTAGGCGATGCGCCTATATTAACTTGTAAATCTCTATCTAATGCTATCATATGACTATGTACATGAGAAAGTCTATTATGATGAGTAAATGATATCTTGTATAATTTTTTGTGTAATGCTCTACAAATTTCTTCATCCATTGCTTCAATCATACAGTAATAATCGTAATATCCTTTAGCTACTCGTACTAATTGAACAATATTAGCAAGTTTTGCTTTTGACATTCCTTCAAAATCTTTACCTCGATAAGAACCATCACCAAAGAAATAGAACAAAGCTGAATTATGAAACCATTCAACCCATGAATGATAAAACTTTTCAAACATGCTCGCATTTTTTAGCAAAGCTTTCAACATCTTTTTTGACTGCTTAACTTTTGCTCGCTCAGTTTCTTTTTGTTTTGCTATATATCCATCATGATTTTGCTTAGCCTGTTGTCGAGATGGTTGTCTAATGTTCCTAAAAAAATCTATAACTGTAATTGACACTTTTTCGAACACAAATGCTACGTACGTTGGATATCTTAATGGATTAAGCATGCAACAAACAGGAACAATGACATTAACAAACATAAATCTTGCAGTTTTGCCTATAAGAATAAACGGTAATGTAACAACTATCTTTAATGCACTAGCACCGCGCTTTCTTAACTCATTCAGTGTGTCCGGTATTTGTCGAATACAATGCTTAATTCCTCTTATTATGTAACGAACCAATCGTACATGCACTTTTTTCTCAATAAATAGCCACCGTGCCGATGTTACAATAAAATCACGCGTCTTAATATAGAACTTGACTTTGAGAAATGGATTGTTAACACGCGATCTAAATATAAAACTCAAAATCATATGCGCAAAACCAATACCTGTCATGAAATAAAACATCAAACCAAATAGTACAAGTACAGCGCCAATGTTATCTAAATGATCTTCAAGTATTGATACATCATACTGATTCCTGATGTCGACAGATACTTGTTCCATTTTATCAATGATTGATTGTATTAATGGATTCTTGTACTGAACAAACACATCACCATGATGAAACGTCAAACTACTGTTGTCCTTTTGATACTTCAATCGCATTTCTAAATAATATTGTATAACATCATCAATTGATATCTTCACCTGACGTTTTTGTATTTGTTTTGACAATCCGTGATATCTGTGACTAGTATAATCTTGCGTTGGAATAAGTTGCCCCAGTGTATCACTTAACGAAAATATTCCAGCAACATCATTAAGTGTTTCGACAAATGACGTTCTCAACATGGATGACATTGAATCATCTCTTTGTCTTGCTGCTTCTGCTTCACTATAATAAGTTGTTGCATTAATCATTTTCTTATGTACAATGCGCTTGAAGAATGCATCTTTATGCATAAATGATAGATATCGTTTTGATATGCGTCTACAATACTTTAAACGTTTTCGTTCTCTTTTTTCTTCCATGTGAATATACAAACCAATAAAATGAAGCCCAGCCATCCACCACTTAATTACATATACTTTAGCAATTAGCAAACCTCTTAGTGCTAGTAACGCCGGATGTTTCAATGAACATAAACCTTTTACGATCAACAACCCTAGCCACTTAATTGTATGCCAAACTATTTGTACAATACAAAGCGCAATATATACTGGAATCAAACAAATTCCCATTACACCAATGTCAGACATCTTATCCCATGATAAATTACGCATTAATGTTTGAAATATCACATTTGTTCCGCGACCAAAGTCAATTATATCACGTATAGCATTCGTCCCCAAATATTGAAAAACAACACGCAAACCCATTGCGCAATGAACAGAATATTTCAGCATACTTTTTAACAAATAATATGCACCACAACCAGCTGCTTCAATTATCAGAAAATAAAGCATGTATAAAAACGGCGCCCAACCAAAAGACTTATACAATAACATTACTCCCCAAGTACTAGAACCAGCGAAGCACAATATACCAATCACAAATGCTGTTTTTACTAAAACGTCTTTTGACAGTTTAACCTCGAGTTTGCCGAGCTGCCATAACAATTTTGGCAAATCACAAACAGCAAATTTTATCATAGTAGCTAAAACAGTCAGCACAGATCTAATGGCGTCAATACAACTGCTTAGCGCAGCAGCAAATAGCGACGACATCCGTCGTTTTAAGCTGTATCGATTCTTTTGAACTTCTCTGACTCTAAATGCATATTTTCTTTCAAAAATCTGAGCAACACTAGCCATCAATGCACCAGAAGAGTGTTCTAATACTTCATCGTCTTCAAGTAATATATCCAAAAATACATTCTCAAACGCTTTATAAGTACTGTCTAATACTATAGGAGTATGATCAGCAACAATATTGTTTCGACCTTTTGTCAAACCGACATGTTCAGGTATATCAATCCAAAAATCTAAACCCATTTGCATCATGTCAAAAATGAGTTTATGATGAATGGTCTCTTGTTCAAAATTTGGATCATCGTATTTGATAAATAACCCACGTTGTGTGTAAAGTACTTTATGAAGATTTTGATTTCTGTGTTTGAACCGTTCGTCACTATAATTGCCGCGGATTTCACGCTTAGATACACTCATGACAAGAGGTTTGTGTTTTTTATTAATTGTAGTTTCGACAGGCATACCTCTTCTATAAGTCTCTGCAACAGAATTTATTTGATGACTATTATAAACTACATCATATGATCTGTCTACGGTTCCCAAAAATTGATACAAATGATGAATAATATCATTATTTGTCATTGACTGCACATAAGCACTTACTTCAGTTCCACCAAAATCGTGACGATCAAACTTCTTACTAAAACCATTTGACGACAAAGGATGAATTGTAGCTTGCCATTCTCCATTATTGTAAATCAAAGCTTGACATGTCACGCCTTGCGTTCGCGTCGTCACTTTAACAAGATCAGCAACGTCAACAATTGAATACCATCCAATACCATGCTCACCAATTTTTGTAGGATCAAATTCTTTACCTGAATTGTATGGTATCAATAAGTCTTTTACTAAATCTTTAAGCTGCATGCCACAACCATAATCTCTAATTCTCAATACTAAATAAGATGTATCACCACAAACATGAAATCTTACAGGTTTTTGAATGTCAGACAAATGATATGAATCAATAGCATTTTGACCTAATTCTCTAATAGTTGCATATTTATTTCCAAACTGCGCTTCAATAGTTTTATTTACAATCCCAGAAAACAATCGAGGAGTTGTCACATTCTTTCTAGTATCTTCAATCACTTGAGCAATTGCTACAGGATCTGTTCTTGAAACGATCATATTAAGAAACGCATCAAAATCGCCAACCATTTGCATCATAACTAAGTCAGCTAATGATATCGTGTAAACACGCCCGCCGTCAGCTTTACATCGCCTAACTTCTCGTTTAATTAGCTTTTCTTTGTCCATCAAGCAACAACCTTTGGGATATATGTAACAGCTTCATTTTCAGCATCATCATGTGATGTGATTTTCTCATGTAATGATTGTATAAACGGCAAATAGAAATAATCACATATGATTTGATACTCATTAAGTTTATGAGTATTGATAATCGTAGGGTGAGACAAATTAATATACACACGAGCTTCATCAATTTCAGTTTTGGGCAATATCATTATAGGATTTTCACCATGAGGTGTCACGTTAACTAAGTAAACATTCACAAATTCTTTAATGTCTGCCAGTATTTGCGATAGTGTTACTAAATTTCGCATAGCCAAAGAACTATGAAAAAGCACACCATTAGACAAAATGTTAACTGGAGTCAACAAATCTTCCATCAACTCATCCTTTGATTCATATAGTTCGATCCAAAAACTACATGCTTGAGCTGTTGCGCGAAATGCTACTCTTTCTAATGATTCACCAAGAAAAGGTTGCAAAATTGCATACTGTCTTCGAGTAAGTACGTATTTTTTGTCCGTTAATAATGCAGTTCGAATACCATCCAAATTAGCTATCATGTGAATGTTAGTGATTGAAAATGCTGCCAATAATTCAGGAAACAAACCTGTCATGTCAAATACAAAATCATCATTCAATTTTGATTGTACTATGCAGGCTTCATATGCTTCAAACACAGCAGCAACGCACCTTGTAAAATTGTCATCAAGTTTGAATTCATCACGACCTTCAACGACTTTGACAGCGGCAGGAAACGATATCGTAGCACCTATATTAGCTGTTTGTGTTTTATTTGATGCTTCTGATTCATATTCTGATTCATAGCAACGTGTTTGGACTAGAACACCTTGTGATGTCAAACTAATTTTGTGATCGTTTGTAATACGTAATCCAACTGTTTGTTTAATTTTCCTACCACGAATATCTAATTCGACTGGTTTAACAAACCATTTATTTTCAGTTCTATCATTTACTTGTGAGTTGTTAATGACAACCTTTGCCATATATGAAGGAATATCAGCTAAATGCTTTTCTAAATAACCAAATGTATCGTGCTTGTCATATGTTAAATATTGAATGTCAACATTCGTTCCTTCTTGTCCCTTGCCTCTAAGTCTTTTCAGTCTCATTCGTAAACCGGCAACAGTTTCATCCTCACAATAGAATGTTATGCGATATTGCTCAGACTTTGTTTTTGTTTTTACGACAATTCGAGCATTAACATCATTCACACAATAGTAAAAATTAGACAGAAAACCTACACCAAACCTGCCAATTTCTTCTATACCATCTTTTTCTGTATTAAATGGAATAATTAATAGCTTCAAAATTTGTTCTAAATCCAAACTTGCACCATTATCATTTATAGTAACTTGCTTATTAGTCATCTGAACATTTACAACATACTCCTGTTCTGTTTTTGGTCTTGCATCTATAGAATTTAGTATTACTTCAAGAATCGGTCGTCTCGAGTCATTAAATTGCTTAATGACTTCTTCACGTAGAATTTTCTCCATGTATTGTTTATTCGATTCGAAGTTTTCCATATTATCACTTTTCAATCGCTTATTGCAACGAATAGTATTGAGTACAAATGCCAGACTATCTTTATGCAAAGTGACACTAATCCAGTCAACCAATGGCATATCATATGTTTTCATTAAACAACTTCCCCATACAAATCTTTTGTAAACTGTATACTTTTATTCATGAAGTCTTGCGCAGATGTAATATACTGAACTGGCAAACCTCGTTGTTCAATACCAATTGAAAATGTCGTTGGTGGACCAAGCTGAAATAAATACAACCCAATGCCGCCACAACCAATCATTGCATCTACCTCTTGCAATAATGCTTGAGTGTTTTCTTCAAAATTAAAATCAGTGTCTGACAGCATAAAAACAATTACATTGTCACTTCTATTCTCTCTCAAATGACGCAACGCTTTTGGATCTAGCACCGTGCAATTATGTTGATAATCAAATATTGTCTTCTTAACAAGATCAATTCGACTGTAAGTCTGCCAATCTGAAGAAATTGTTCGTTCTGAAAAATTTATAGCTAAATATTTCAGATAGTATGCCAATGCTTTTGATTCAAGCCCAGCCAAGATCGAATAAAATGCTAATACAGCATAATGATATTCACCAGTTCCTGCTATAGGGTCAAATTTCATACTGATACTACTGTCATATATAAAAGCTAAATCAGGCAAACTACCTTCTTTAGCATCGACTTCAAAAGGCAACGAAAACGGCATGTCGCGCTTGAATAATGTCACTTGATTATCAACAACAACAGTTGATGACCAGTCAACATTTTTGAACTCAAATTCTTGCAACGCCATTTGATCTTTTCCAGAGTGATACACATACTCTGGGTTAGGCCCATTACCAACTTCAGCCGAAAGCATCATCTTTTCTGCTCTGCGCTTGTATAGTTCGTCTAAGTGCGGAAATTTCAACAACAACGGTGACGGCGTCGGCAATCGATCTTTCAATTGCTGTTCTAATTTCTCAAGAAAGTCTTTTACTGAATTCTTGTCATCTTTGTCTTTCTCTATCTTTTTCTTCTTGTCATCTTGCCCTGCCGATTTGTCCGTCTTTTTTTGGTCTTTTGCTCGCTGCGCTTGACTTTGCTGTTGATTTTCACCTGAAGATTGTTGTGGTTGTTGACCGCCAGATGCACCTTGTCCCGGTCCAGATCCTTGTTGTGGTTTGGTGAATGAATTACTCAATTGATCGTAACGTTGACGCATAAACTGATAAATAATCTTAGTATATTCAACAGTCATCGGCTTCCATAACATAGTATCTTGAATTCTATCTAAAAACATTGGCAATTTAGCAGAATCAACGTTCCCATTGATGAATTGATCTGTTAATTCTTCATCGTCAGTAAACACAGTTATCAACTTATATAGATATCTTTGGTTGCCAAGAAATACTATCGGGAAATGCTGTCGTACTCTACTAATAGCCTTATGATCAACCATGCACATCAAAAAAATTGACTGCAGAAATAGCGTCATGGCTTTGTCTTGTTTTGGCTCCATAAATTCAGGAACTTTAAATCCCAAAATTGTTGGTCGGCGTTTTTGTAACGAAAAATATAGATCAGTGTCATAAGTTTCAACAAGACCTTGACGATATTCCATCTTATCAGTATCAGTATGAGAGTTTACAACGTTCAAAATAGTATCTGAAAACATATTGTGAATGTTGAAACAAGCATATTCTATTCGTTCTTTCCTGCATTCTTTCGTACTAACAACTTCGTAAGCACCTTCAATAATTGCTTCGAAATTTTCCTTCGTTCTTGGACAACAAGTATGATGCGAATGCTCATGAACGACACAAAAATATAGTATTGCTTCAATTAAAGCCATAGTTGTAGTTTCAAGCCTATAACGACTAATAAGCTGTTCAATCATTTTGTCAGATTCATCATACACAGTAATCTGAATCCGTCTTGTCGCAATACCTAAGGCAGCCATAAACATAGCAGGCGTGTCTTTTTCAAACTTAACACTTATATCACGAAAAGGTCGCCAACCTTTTTGTTTGATTAAGTCGACACATTTTTGCGTGACGAATTGTTTTAAGTCAGTCATTGACTGCTTTCCTAGTGCTGTCAATCATTTGAATAGTACCTAACATATCCAATGAAAAACTGTTTTGAACCATGCTGAAAAAGTGCATAGCGTTTTTCATCGTCGTTGCTGTTAGTGATCTTATCTCAGAAGCAGATTGTACTTCATATTCCAAAAAATAGTAACCACTACTTTTTCTTATAAGTATGCATGATTCATGAACTAATTGACCCCTATCATCTGACCGTATTTGAGACCTTATACTATCATCATCATAACGAGACTGCTTAAGTGATAGCTTCGTTGCTTCATGAAATAACAACCTTGACACTGATCGCTCGAGATGTCGTTCATGCATAAATTTATGTCGCTTCTTCTCATCTACAATATGTTTGCAAATGTTTAACGTCAACGGGTGCAATGTCAATTTCTTCAGCTGTCTTTGTGATCTTTGAACATTTAACAAACCAATTGTTACATCTCTCTCTTCAGATTCCACTAAATGCTTTTGCAAAAATTGTGTCAAGTTGCTGATGTTAGCTTCCTCATCAAACTCAGCTACAGTAATAGCTTCAGGCATTTGCTTGACAACATCATCAGTACATCCATGGAAAAAACCTTGAAATCGACACCTACTCATATTAGGTTGTCCATTGCTACCAAAAACTGTCAATGATAATGATGCTGAAGAATTACGGTAAGATATGCTATGCGGATGAACAACGCTCCTGCTTCTCAAATATCTATCTGCAAAGCTCTTAAGTGCATGCTTAATGAAGTTCTCAAAGCGAACGTCATCAATTGCATCACCAACTTCATCGAGAAAAACTTCTCTGATTCTTGAAAAATCGTGACTGATCATGATTCATATAGCGCTTTGATGTGATCGTTATCTAACGGTTTTGATTTTGACAAATACGGAGAAATAACAAGCCATAACCACGGATTACTTGAATCGCAATATGCTTTTAACTCGCTAATGTTTTCATTAGATACATTTCCTTTTATCATAGTTTCCATTTGTTCAAATTCTGGTCTAGACAACCCTTCTTTGAACTTAATATTTGCTTCGTTGATAAATGTACTTACAGATCCGAATCTATTTCCTTGATAATGCTTAAGAATCCATATAGAACTAATATTCAATTTTGAATATGCAACAAATGGTGCTGCAGCCAAAATGTCGCATTGTTCAACTTCAAGTTTACTTATGTATTTTGTTACAACTAACTTAGCTAATTGCTTATCATCAATATTATAATCGCCAATATACTTTTGCATTGACGACCGAAATAATTCATGTCTGTTCAATTTATAACTAAGAAGATGTTCAAATTGTCCTTGACAAAAACCAGAAACTAATTCAACAAATTTTACTGCTCTTAATAGCGCGAAAGCACGGGCAACAGCGACAAGATTAGTTGATATACCGGGAGTTATACCACTGACATTTGGACACATTTCATTAACAAATAATCGCATAAACAAACAACCAATAGGTTCAGCTGCAGTTGCTGCAGTTTCTCCTATTCTAATTGGTTGCGTGCATACGTGTTGAATTGAACCATTCTTAGATTCTACACTGCACTTTTCATGGGTTAATGAATGTTTGCAATAATCAAATGACTCAAGATAAGCAAGGAACATCTCTGCTACTGGATGAACATTTAATTGATTGAGATGTCTATGAATATGCAATACCATTGACAAATGATTTTCTAAATTTGAAAATTGCACGTCAGTTTGCTTTGACCTTTGTAAAAGTAATCTATCTAATGGCGTTGGCTTAAAAATATCCATTGGAATTTCTATTGTCGTACGCCGGCGCAGTGCTTTATCCATATCAAATGTACCAGAATAATCTTTACCCTCATTTATTGTTGCAATTTGATATTGATATGTGTTTCCTGAATCATCTAACGGGTGTCCTATTTTTGCACGTCTACCATCTGGCAATGTAATGTCTTTTTCCTTAATAATATGTAACGCTTTTCTTGCAACCTTAGCATGTGCACCATTCAATTCATCAGCAATAAATCCCGGTAAACGCATCCAATCATGTAAACTGTAAAGATCAGACAATCGTTTACCTTTCTCATGAAAGAAATCACTACTTATGTCTGTATATGCATCTTTACCAAAATCAAGATCAAAATCAAGTCTGTGCCAATCATTACCAAACAAACTATTCATCATAAGTTTTGCTAATGTAGTTTTACCAAGGTCAGTCCCGCCAGTCATTAACACTGGACTTTCAGTAATCGCTCCTATAAGAAGCAAATCTTTCAATCCATAAACTACATCAAACGAATGAACAGCAGTTGGTAAAACGATTGACGAAGATGACGAAACTAGCGGCTTTGTATGATAGTATTGAGAAGTGTTTTCGTTGACAAAATCGTGCAACTCATGCAATGCCCTAACAATTTCTATGTCCATATATTATCCTTGAAATAATACATCTAAATAGTCAAGTTTTTTGTCAAAGTAAAGGGGAGTCTACTGCAGTAAACTCCCCAAGGGCAGGCGAACGTCGATGCCGGCTCGTGATTACTACCTTCACCTGCAAAGCATAGTAAATAGATCCGACACCATCATGATTTTCCACAACACTTCTTAAATTTTTTGCCAGACCCACATATGCACGGGTCGTTACGACCAACGTCGAGATTTATTCGAATTAGTCCTTGAAAAGGCGTTTTAGCATAAACTTCAGTATCTTGAACTACAGCTTTAAGTTTTCCCTGAGCAATTTGTTGAATATATCCTGCTAATTCTGGATCTACGACTTCTAATAGTTGAACATTATTCATCTTCAAAATCTATCGTCGGCAAATTTGGTTGATATGTTTTTGGCCATCTAGCGTTTGAATGCTCTGAAAAGAATGCAGCTTCTTGTCTAACTTCATCCGACATACTCATATCACTTATGTCAACTTTAAAATGATTCATCGTAGCAGCTACATTACGTTCGACATCTCGGTTACTACTGCATCCAATAATAGCTACATCGCATTTGTCATATGCATTTGCCAAGATTTTCTCATAAGGTATGTGCAATGGCAAAATGCCTCTTGACATAACTTTCATTCCAATTATTCCAATATGTCTAGCTATACATATATCAAGCACACTGTCAAATTCGGGTGTTGCTGGATTTATGGGTAACAAAACAGTATCAAAATCATATGCGTCTAAACAATCAATGAGAATTCTTGAATTGTGATGCCCAGTCACACCAATATATTCAATCTTTCCTGCACGTTGTGCATCAAGTAATAATTGTAATGAACCATTCTTTTGCAAAGCTCGTTTGTCGGATTCTTTTTCCATTCCATGTAATTGAACTAAATTAATAAAGTCAGTCTTAAGTAAATCAAATGATTCATCTAATTCTTTCTTTGCACCTGTATAACTTCGCTCATAAACTTTACTTGCAAGTATTACATATTCTCTGTCAACACCTAAAGCTTTTCCTAAATAATATCTGCTCGGCCCGTACATTGGAGCAGTATCAAAATAATTCACGCCCAAATCTAAAGCCTTACGTACCAGACTAATCACTTCTGCTTCTTTTTCTTCAGTCTCTAGAAGAGCTTGTCCTCCTAAACCAAAAGGAAAAACGTGCATTGCTGTCGACCCAATTGCACGATGCAACCGATATGTCTTTGCGTATTTCAAAAATTCTTGCTGAATTTGTGCATGTCGCATAGAAATCTCCTTTAGTATTACGAATTTATAAAAGAGATGACACTTTGCTCTATGCTTATACACTCATTGCAGTATCGCTCATTAAGGTGAGATTTAATTCCCCATGAATTCCTAGACAAATTCGAAGCCATCGTCTGTTTACTGCACAGTGATGTAGCAATGCTGTTTTCAAAACTTAAATGATAGTGCCATGTACCACCAATACCCTCGGACACAACAACTTTACTTGGTTCGAATCTTGACAAAAACTCAACTTGTACAGGTTCTGCCAACCAAATATCTTCATTTCCAGCATAAAATTTGACATGTCCAAGAGCAGCAACTACATCAACAATTAATATCACAGGCTTTCTTGCTTTTCTTCGTCCTGTTATAATAGCAGTCTTGATCGTCGATGCTAAATGGACATGCTGACGACCCATAGGCAATAATCCTTGCCCTTTTTCAAAAATTAACTTTGCTGCTTCTGGTGATGTACCATGATATAGTATGCTGGGTGGAACAACTGAAGACCGATGTATTTTCTTTTTGATTGAATGGCCATAAAATGCACGAATTTTGTTGTTTTTCAATTCAAATCGTTGTTTATTTGATTCACGAATAATTGTTTCAATATCTTGAACAGTGACAGTCTTGAAACGACTATGCTTAGCTAATGCTGTATACAATTTATCAAGTTCTACCCAACCTTCATCATCAAGTTCAACACCAAACTCGTGAGGGCCATGTCTCAAGACATAAGAAATTGTTTTACTTAATTGAATATCCACATTAACACCGAGGAACAGCTAATAAATCACTTTGAAGTGAACCAATTAAACGATGTAAATTATTTCTTGCAATTTCTTCATATTTTGTTCTAAAATATTGCGTATAAAAAATATTATCTTTCTTAACAAAGCGACTTAATATCTTGATTCGTGCCAGCAAATATGTCATGTCAGGCAGCCAAAAATATTCTTTTCGAATATCATTATTATACTCTTTTATTGTATCATAATCCTGACCAAAAATTGTTAAATCTACATCTGCAATAAGTCTGTGATCTCGAAATTTAGCAGGACTTTTATGATCAGTTACTAATATCAGATCTCGTAAAACATACAAAGTTTTTGTGTCAATACCTAAATGATGTCCGTCAACCCATAATTTTGCTGCACTTGCTTCTTCATTATATTCATAGCACGGTATGTACACAATATCGTGATACATATATGCTAGACGAAGAAGATTAATGTTATCAGCATTAATCTCTTCAATCATTTCATTTAAACCATGTACAATATGTGTCCATGTATGATAGAACCTATGAGGTTCTGCATATGATTCAATAATTGTTTTAAACATATGAAGACATAATATGTTCTGATTGGTGTTAGACCCATTAATTGTTTTAATTAGATCTACGAATGATTCGGCGTTCATTGTCTTTTGGTCCTTGAAAAGTTTGACCATTAACTGTTATTAATTCAGAATCCAAATAATACTTATCTTTATCTGCATTAAACTTCAAATTTATAATCTGACAATTATCAGGGTTTTCTAAACTCTCAAATTCTTCAACTGTCCAATGAAACCAACGCATTAAAAACAATCGTAACGTTAAACCGTGTGTAACAATTATTACATGCGGTTGCATATTTGAATTTTGAAAATCACGATGTAGTGTATCTAAAAAATCTGACACTCTATCAAAAACATCTGCACCAGATTCTCCGTCTGGCATCCGATAAAAAAATGTGCCAAATTTATATCGTTCATTTTTAATCTTTTCAGCAATTTCAGCAATTTGATAATTGCCCCATTCTTGTTCTCGTAATCGAGGATCTTCTCTATACTCAATATCAAATGTCAGTTGACTAATAATAGCATCTGCTGTTTGTCTTGTGCGATACCATGGAGAACAATATATTCTAGCCATACAGCCAGGAAACGGCAGTTCATACATCTCATTATTCTTAGCTACAAACTTATCAATTTGTTGTCCGGCACATTTAGCTTGCTCTAAACCATTAACTGTTAAAGGTACTTTGTAATCTGGCAAATCACGATAAATAGTCTTATTAACATTACCTTCAGACTCGCCATGTCTTACTAAACTTATTGTTAATGGTTTCATTTCTCTTTTTCTTTCAATAGTGCTTCAATTAACGTCACTTGACATTGTAGCATTCGTTTTGCATTCTCATAAAGAGGTTCTTGCTGAGGAAATCGTCTTCTAGCTTGTTTAATCATTGGCAAAATATATGTATTAGTCTCTTCAATATACCACTTTTGTCCTTTCAAAGTAAATACATCAATCATCGACGGTAAATTATGAATACGATCAGCGCCCTTGCCAATTGAAGCAATTGCATCGTGCGACATTTCATCATAATACATTTCAATTGACTTTTTGACACCATCAATTTTCTTTGACAATAAACGCACTGATCTAGCTACTCTTTCGCCAAATCGATTAGCAATAGTCCGTACACTAATATCATAATCTTCTACAATATCATGTAAAAACATTGCAGCAAATGATTCTTCGGGATATATCAAGCCATTGTATAATGTTCGAACATAAGTAGCGACAGCTAATTGATGAGCAAATTCAGGCGTAACACCGTCTTTACGAAGTCCAACATGAGTATTGGCGGCGAATTCCATCGCATCCAATGCCATATAGTATTCTTTTGCTAATAGCCAATATCGTATAGCAATAATTGATTTTTGAAAATCATCCATTTCAAATTCTTTGACTTTACTCATTATTATCTCCTTTTTGCTAGTAGTCACGTAGAAAGACAAAGAAAAAGGGTGCCAAGATATTTCTTGGCACCCTTAACCACACTAGCAAAAGATGTAAAAAAGTCTAGAGTTTTGTCGGCACATATCCTTTTTGCATTTTCTTAGCAAGTTTAGCTTCAGCAGCTCTTATTGCACCGTCAGGTTTTGCTGCTGTGGCTAAAACAACAGCGCCTCTTGGAGGATAACCAATACGACCATACACATTAGCTGCAGTAAATCCGCCATCTTTATTTTCAAAAACGCCAAAATAATGATATTTGTTATTGCGATCATTTCTTACAGTCACGTATTTGCGCCATACGGGTGTTTGTGAAGCTGCATTAGTGACATCACGAAGCATACCTAAAATATCTCTAGATTGACCTCTATGTGGATCTTCCACCCTTAATCCACTAGTTGGCGATCTTCGAGGTGGCATTGCAGTAACTCGGCGTTTCGTACGAGGATGACGAGATAAATAACCTCTTTGCTGCTCATACGATAAATCATCCCATTTTCGGGCGAGTTTAAGAAATTCAGCTTGAATAGCTGCAAGATACTTCAACATAAACTACTCCCTTGTTAAAAATTCTTTCACAGCTTGTTTTATAATCATTTCTGAATTAGCTTTAAATTTTGGTGGAGCATCAATGTCTACAGGAATATTCTCACCATCACATTTCATATAATACACGTCATCTTTTTTGATGTACTTGCAATTAGCTGTATGTATTGGATTTATGTCAAAATGAGCAAACCATCGCATTTTGCCTTTACCTATACCAACAGATGCCAAAACATTTCCTCGTTGAAGCTTTATCACATGACCATCAGTATCTAGTTCTGTGAATCCCAATTGTTTTAATTTCGTTAACCATTCATCTGCTTGCTGCTGTACTTGTTCTTCTTTTCCTTCAACCATTTTATTCAATCCACCCATAGTCTGCTTAATCTCATTAACTTCAACAAATCGTGGATCTACAGGCATACCTGTCGGACGTTGTTTACTTTTCCTATGTTTACGAAGATATTTCGTCTGTTCTTCGTATGTCAAATCCTGCCATTTTCGAGAGACTTTTTTCACGTATCCTCCTTAAATTATACATGTGTTATCAATTTTTGATAAACACAGTAACTATACACGTCAAAAAAATTGGAGGACTACATGGCTATAAGTAGATATTTAATTCAAATGATCAACTATATAAAACAAAATTATGAACCGCCTGTAATATCTGATACTAACTATATTTATGATTCACATAACAGAATCTTCATATTTCATGGTGTTAATATTTCAAATTATCAAAAACATTCACCAGGACATGAAATGTGGCCCGAAGTTCTAGATATTTTAAAACTTAGAAGCTGGGGGTTTAGCCTTGTCAGGTACCTAGTATTTTGGAGTGAAATAGAACCAACAGCAGGTAATTACAATAACGCATACATTGATCAGGTTATAACTGATCTTAACTTATTAAGAAATGCAGGAATTTATTCAATAGTCGACTTTCATCAAGATTTAATGGCAGAACGTTTTACAGGAAACGGTTTTCCTGATTGGTCAATTGATCAAAGAGTTAAAATTACGATTCCTTTTATTGGTGATGTATATCAAACTGTTAACTTTATTACGCCAGCATGGGAGCCTTGGAGTCGAAATTATTTACAACCAGCAGTGCTTACAGCATTTACAAATTTTTGGAAAAGCAGTTCGCGCAAAACACAATACTTGAATGCTGTCGAATACACAATGAATAGAATCGAAGCTTCATTGCCAAATCAACCACCAACATTAGTTGGTTTTGATGTAATGAATGAACCTTTTCCGGGTTTAACGACAGCATTTGAAAGTAAAGTGTTAACAAATTTTTATAAAGATATGTGGGCTAGACTACTTAACAGTTCATTATATTCTAATATGTTTTTTGAACCGTGGATATCAACAAGTTCTGGAATACCAAGTTTTCTAAAATTTGCACCACAAAACAACAGAGCAATATATTTTCCACATTATTATGACGCCTTAGTACATGAAGGCAGACCATACAAATGGTATAATAGAAGTATCATGGAACAAGCTATAAAAATCAAAGTTGACGAAGCAAAATCTTACGGCGTTCCATTAGTCTTCGGTGAATTTGGCGCACCACCAGATGTGCCAGGATATTTAAATTATGTAAATGATTTTTGTGATTTAGCAGATAAATATAAAGTTGGTTGGTGTTATTGGAGTTATGATAAATCGTCGTATAATACTTATGGTATGTTAGATGATAGCGGTAATCCCAAACCAGTTATAGACAAATTAGTTCGTGTATATCCAAGAAACATATCCGGAGCAAATCCTGTATGGGGCATAATCGGCAAAAAATTTACATTGACATACGACAGTTTACCAATCGCAGCACCGACAAACGTGTATATACCGCCGACATTGTCCAATGTCACTGTAGAAGCAAATGGTATAACTACTCCATGGACTGGTTATCCACCTTATGAAATTTATATGCACGCAAATGATATGCAATTAGCAAAACAAGAAATTATTGTTAGGTGGTCGTAATGAAAAATTTATTATGTCGTCTTGGATTGCACAAATCAATACTATGCTACAACGGTCAAACTAAAGGATTAGCAAAAGTTTGTTTGCGATCAAGTTGCAATTGGCGGAAGCACATCAAATCAACACGCAAATCATTATTAGCATATCATAAATCGTTATTAAAAAAGAAGGCTATTAATGTTACCGACTGAAAAAACAAAAACGTGGGAATTGATACTTCCTTTAATTAGCAAACTTATTTGGCCAATATTTATCGTAATTCTGATATTGTTGTCAAAAGATGTTCTTGATGCATTAAAACAAAGAATTCTAATGGGTAGTAACGTTAAAATCGGTCAATATTTTGAACTTGGTGAAATTCCAAATCTAGATGCTAAAGACACAACTATTACAAAAATCAAAGACGAAGTTAAAGAAATAGAACAACAATTAGAAGTCACAGATGCACCTGTCAAATCAAATCCTAAAAGCCCACCAAAAATCGTAATTGGTAAACCAACAATTGTAGAAAAAACAAATCAATCAATACTACCACAGGCATCCCAAAAACAGTTGACGCAAGAACTTATAGAACGTTATTCAAAACTAATATACTTGACACATTATTCAGCGTTTGAACGTATAGTAAACCGCCGCAGACATTTTAGAATTCGAATAGAAACATTAGCTCACGACCAAGATACATACAGCAAAATCACTAAAGTCGTATATCATTTACATGAAACGTTCAAACCACCAGTCAGAGAGATGACAAACAAAGACGAAAATTTTAAACTAGATTTAGTAGTATGGGGTGAGTTTACTGTTTACGCAGATGTGCATGTAGAAAATCTTAATGAACCAATACATCTTGAAAGATACTTAGATATCAAACCGGCATCAGCGTTCTAAAGTGTCCACTCAGAGTAATACTGTCGATGTCATTGAACATATGCTGTTAAGTGGCACCCTATCCTCTCTTACACGCTGACTAGAGGGCGGCTATTGTAGGGCAGTTAGTGCGCCAGCTGTTGAGACAGTCGGCATAAGCTATATGCTGACGATAGAGACAATAGACTGCAGACTCAGCAAGAGCAAGTAAGCAGTTTGTTAGGGCCTAGGCTGAAAGTTTGCAAGCGTAGACAGTCTGCAATCTGGGCCCGCGTACGAGAGTACTAGCTCTCTACTCTGCTCTAGTAATTCCTTAGCCACATGATAGCCAATAAAACCTGCCACACCAGTAACTAAAATCATTCTAATTTCGTCCCAATTGAAAAAATTTGATCCGCACTTTTAGTTTTTTCAATAGACTTTCGCAACATGTCCATAGACATAAATGAACCATTCTTAGTAAGAAATCCCATTTTTCCTTTAATGGAATAATTTGGTCTTAGTGTAAATGAAACATGCAAAACGCTGTCGTCATCAGGATCACTAGTCACTTTAATATCACTGTTTTGATTCATCTTTTTTCTCAAAAGTAAACCCGCTTGATTTTGTTAATGATTCAGTTATTATGTTAGCAACATCAACTATCTTTGCAATACGTTTTTTCATAACATCATCTGGTGAGCCTGTCAAACCTTTAAACAATTGACCCAAAGCTGAATCCATATGTTTAGAATATTCTTCAAACTCAGTTCGCAATAATTCAATTTCACTTTCTTTCCACACGTCAACAATTAACTTAGGTAATGTATTTACCTCCTCTTCGTGCGATGTGTCTCTAAACTTAGTCTTTAACAAATTATGAATCAAACGAAAATTAACTAAAGACAGCATTGCACAAAAACGAGCCTTATATAATTCGCTCGCTTTATCAACATTTGTGCCAGTTAAGAGCTCTGCGAAATATGTCGCAGAGCTCTTGTCATCAGATTGTTGATTCATTTTGCTACAATCTCACTCTTCTGAAATACGCGATATCGAAGAGCAATTCCTCTTGTAAAAACCATTCTACTCCATACTTTCTTTTTGCCCTTTTGCACATATAATCGATCCCATCGTGAATTTTCAATCCACGACGGCATCTTTAATCCCTTGTCGCCATGCTTCATAAAAGCAAATTCAGTTGCACGAGTAGCAAACCGTAACTTAGGAATGATTGAATATGTCAGCGATCTTGAACGATCTTCCACAGCTTTCAATAATTCTGAATCACTTGATCCTGAATATTGTGGCAACATTGGACTAACAGGATTAGGATAATCACCTGTAAATGCAGGATACTCGACTTCAGCTTCAATCACATCTACTTTAATGCTCTGCTGTTCTCCGACAACAGTTTTCTTTGGCCATTGTTTTTTTTCTACACCATTGCCACCAATTTTAATTCCTCGTTCTCTCATAATTTTAGCAACATCTTTGAGAAATTTGGCTTCATCAGTAAGTCGATCAAGCAACACTTTGGTTGCAAAATAATGTTGACCAAAAAACGAAATCCACCGATTAGGATGAATAAAATTCTTAAAAACTACAGAATTGCCTGACCAAAGATTGTTGTTCTTCAAAAAATCATTCTCTTTGGCATCCGGTATAAACTCAATTGTAGCCCAACCATCATACCATGTACCGTCAACATCAACAAGCATAAAATTTCGGAAATTACCGACAGAATCTGTCGTCATAACATTTGCATCATTAATGCGAATTGAAAAAGAAGAATTTTCTTTATTAGCCAAAACGCTAAGAATTTTACCGTGACGATTGTCTGCTGAAGTAATAATTTCGCCCTCAGTCACTTGCTTTGGTCGACGACTTGTATATTTTGGAATGTTAATGACTGCGCCGCGTTCAGCCAAAGCAAAAAGAAAACAAGCAAGATCAAGATCAGTACCAACAAAAATACCGTCGTTTGTATAAGCAGCCCCAGGTTTCCTTGAATACAAATCATAACTCCAATGACTTGTCAATTCATCAATAACAGGTTGTATAGGTTGTGATTTGTCAAGAATGGTTTGCATTCTTGGTGTGTCGAGCACATTTACTAGTGTGCTAGCAACTTTTTTCTGTAACATATGATACTCCTCACGTTAAGTTTTTAACTGACATGCTTAACACGTTTTCGTTCAGTGGGATTATTTCTATAATAGTTAGTTCTGCACCGGCATTGATTTGAATGCCGTCAGCAAATAATGGTAAGTTGACAATTGCCTCAATCAATTGTCTGCGTTTGAATTCATCAAACGCAATCATGCGGCCGCTATTCTGTTATAATTGTATGTTGTCATAATCAACGCATTTACTTTCAACAGTTTAATTGTGTTTTTATCTATCGCAATATAATAGTGAATAGTTTTTATAATCAGTCAGAAGGACGATGAAATGAAACATTTAGCTCAAATTCAAGCTGAATTTCTAAAGCTTGCTATGAACTGGAGAGATAGATTCGTATGGCACATAACACCAACAGGCCAACGCAATCGCGTCAAAATCAGATCGTTGTCATTGCAGGAGCAAGAGAAGTATAAACCAGCTTATGAAAAAATTGATAAAATTATACAGGCAGGCGTTGTAGGATCAAACTTACTCAAAACTTTAAGTAACTTTGCAAATGACATGACACCAGCGGCAAAAGCTACATTTGCAAAAACAATAAAATCCGTATATGATATGATAAAAAACGACGCTGAAACATATAGAAAAATGATTCGAGACCAGTTAATGAATCTACGAGAAAAAAATGACTACCGAATTATTGAACTAAAAAAAGCTAAGCTAAACGCAAAAACATACGGTAACAAAAACAAATTGCATAATCTAATTATACGAGCTTTATGCGATAGAAAAAAGTTTGACGAACTCATTAGACATGTACCGGCTCCAAAAATCAAAGAGCCACAAATACCAGTTGAACAATTTGATCTAATGACAAATGACAATAATATGAAAAGAATATTAGCGAATCGTAAAGATGAGATTTCAAACGCGATTGATCAATGGGCTGCTGCTACTTCGCCAGAAATTGTTGATAAAAAGAATTACATGATCCTAGCAGATGTATATTAATCTTCTCTATAAAAAACAACAAATTCTTCACCTACAACAGTTATACTAATTACATCAACTGCTCGCTTACCATATTTAGCCAGTGCATTGTTTATAGAGTTATCTCCTGCTAACACACCTTTAATAGGCACGCGAATATGTTCGATCATACTACCTCTTTTGTATAATATTTACAGCCATAGGTGAAATATTTCGTTCGATCCATACATGATCACAATCATGTATACCACCAATAAATCCAAATTCTTGCATTAACAATTCAACAGCAGGTATACTTGGTAACTTGGATTTATCATTTATGGAAACCGACATATGTCTATACCAATTTTTATCTAATTGTTGCTCAATACTAAATACTACTTTAAATCCATGTTCAATATTGCATGTAAAATTAGCATCGTAACCAACAGCTGGTAATAAACCTTCTGATATTTTTCTCATTTGATTAATGTCTATTTTATTCGCTTCAGCGTTTTTAATCATTCGCTGAATATTTTCTTTAATAATTTCATTGATGTATAACACTCTCACTTTTTTGCCTTCTAATTGTTGTACGAATCCAAAAGACTTCTCGTCATATGGGCTATCATTTAACGTTTTTAATTTTCGTGAACAAAAGAATTTGAACAACCAAACTAAATATTTTTTCATTTTGCTTCATAACCATCAATAAATTCATTGACAATCTTGACCATCCTTTAATTTAATCACAATAGATATCATAGTTCAGTATTTAACATATTGCGCAAACCCTAATTTAACCATCTCGTCATTGACGTTAATATTCATACCATCTTCATCCAAAAATACATCAGCTATATATCGACCATATTTTCCTTGATCTTTAACTGTTACAACTCGAATTTCTCTATTCAATAACAATGATTCTAGATAATTTTTCCCTTCAATTCCCTTTGCTTTTTCTTCATCTGTTACACCTGCATATTTTTTAATTTCATATGCATCAATTCTTGCAAATCTTACTGTTTGTTTAATAGTAACAAAAAACCCAAGATCAATAACAACTTCAATTGTATCACCATCAATGATGCGCATGACGGTCGCTTTATATTCATACATAACAACCTCATTCTTCTAAATGTAAAAACTCATTTATAAGTTCGTGTCTTGTTAATTGTCGAATATTTATATCGCCTTTTAATATTTTGTCATAATCATCTTCGTTCACAAAATATGTATGTCCATCCAATGATATCATTTTACCACTAGAAATAAACCGTGATTTAACTAGACTAATATTTGACGTTTCTCGTGTCCAACACGAACTGTTGGATCCGCCCATATTTTGAATCCTTTTTCTCGCAAACGTAAACAGCAACTAACATCTTCACCTGCCATATCACATATTTCTTTTGATATCGGCGTTTCAATCTGTTTAAACCATGGATATTCAAGAGATTCCATCACTCCATATTTCATTAACGTTAAACCAAATCCAATATAGTATGCTTCTATCAGATCAGTTTTTCTTTCAATATCTTTTATTGTAAGAAACGGGAAAATGCCATGTTTCTTATAATGCGACTTGTCCCAATTTGTAACGACAGCATATGATTGTCTATTAGCTAGCGGGTATACGCCACCAACAACATCAACATCTCGTAATATTAAAGGTAAAATATGTTGCTGTGGGTCCCAAACAGAGTCTGAATCAATCCATAAAATATGCGAGTATTTAAATTCGCCATTAAACGGTTTTTGATGAATCCCGCGACAAACATGAGCGCCAAGACATAAATTTCGAACAAAGTATACAACACTTGATTCATGTTGCGAAATTACAAATTTAATTCCGTTTTCCATAAACCAAACTACTGTATTAAGTATACATTTAAGAAATGTAGCAGAAAAATTTGATCCAGGAAGACATATGACAATCATTAAATCTTTTGGCAATTTCACTATTTCTTTTACAGGTCGATTATGTGATCCATCAGATGATTTGATGTTAAGCCCACTAATATTCATTTTCATCCTCCTTCATTTTAATTGATTGCATAATCGATTTCTTATAATTATCAATCAACGCTACCTTAAATGCTTTTGGTAATGTTCTAATAATTTTAACGAATGATGTTGCTTCAATCTCATCATTCACTGCACGTTTATAAACTAATACAAATGGATAAGAAGTCAATCTAATACCGGCATGTTTAACAGTTCCTTTATTAACATCTTTAATATGTTCTTCTATATCACGACCAAAATGACAAAATAGAATTCCATCTGCCCCTTCCATCATATAAACAAATAATGATCCATTTTGTGGTACTGATGTTTGTTGTTTAATCTCTTGTTTGACTGTAGTTTTTATACTAACATCTTCATTTGAAACAGTCTTAAGCATCTGTTGTTCAATTATTTTTTCGTCTTTTATATCAACTAATAAACCTTGATTAAACATGCATTGTCTGCAATAGTTAATCTCAGACCCTCTATCCCCAGCCAAATGTTTAATTTCGCCTCGATGTTTTTCAGATTCAGTAAAAGGTCCTGCACCACATAAAGAACAATAAGTGTATTTCTTAAGTACATCATTTTCTCTGTAAAAATACAGTCGTACTTTTTCAGTCATAATATCTCCAAGTAACTATAGACTTTTTTTATTTCAAAATTTAAGCAAAAAGAAAGCTGTACAATTTGTACAGCTTATAAAGTCAGTGTTAAATTAAAATCACACTACGTTGAAACCGATAAGATTGTCTTTAACAAAAATTTCAACAGATTGACCTTTGTCTTTCATACCCTTAAAATCAAGACATTTGCGAGGTACACTTACTCTACCATCGTTATGAACTTTAAGTTTGTCTGATAAATCAGTTTTATTAAGCATAAACTTAGAGACATCAATTGTACTGCCCGGTTTTAAACCAATGGCTTTTACAAATGCTCCAGGAACTCGAATTCTACCACGCTTGAATTCATGAATGCATCGTGTTGAAGAAGAAGTGACTTGCTTCATGACACGCATAGTCTTTACTGCAGCTTTTGCTACCGGCTTTGACTGTGCTGCAAAAGGATCTCTACCATGCATCATTTTAAACTCAGCCGGCGTAATTGCTTTTAACCCTCGATCAGTATAGTTGTCAGAATCAGCAGAAAAATGATGATACAAATTGGCAGACGAACTACCATTTACAGAAATCTGCGTAGCAATGTAATCTGCATTCAAGTCATCATTTAACTCTGCAAAATTTTGTCTTAGCCATTTAGCTACGTCACGATTAGAAAACCACGTCCCATCTGTCTTTATCGCATTACAAATATTAACAGACGTAAACATCACTTGCTTTTGCATCATGTCAGCGACTTTTGCTTTTATGACATCATTCATAATGCATCTCCTTTCATCTTTTTGCCATTTCAATCAAATGAGTTATTGTCGCTTGTGGTAATGTATAAACAATATATTCATCATTATATAAACCACCAGGACTTGATTTTGCCCATAAACTATCATAACCACGAGGCGGTCCGCCACTATGATGTTTTACTATATAAGTGTTACCCATTGCAAATTTGACAACAAACAGAAAAGCATTGTCATATTTATTTCGCGATCCTGACCACCAACCAGTTGAATAATTTAACGATTTAGTACTGTGATGTGCACCATAAATTCCATTGCCATACAATCGACCAGTTACATGACCAGCATGACATGGAGGAATAATTAATCCATTCGACAAAATACTTAGAATATTACAATTTCGAGAACCATGAAAAAGTTCTTTAACATTACCAAGTCGTTTTGCCACTGGTTCGAAACGTTGTCTTTCTTTAGGTATTTTTACAGTGAAGATATTCTTAACTTTCCAACCCCAAACATCTAAACTTCGATGGTTTGACGCTTTTGATTGATGAACATAATTTTCTAAACGTTTAAATTCCTGATCATCAGTAAGTTCATCAAAATCAATACCAAGCGCATTCATTCGTTGCGAAGCACTTTGATTAAGCGCAGCACCCATTTGAACAGCAGACTCAAGCTGATCAAGCAAATCATATTCTTCAATAAGTTTTGCAGAATCAAGAATCCAATCAGCTTCAGTAATCTTTCGGCCAAACTCGTGCGGAATTAATGAATAGTATAAATTATTACCTTTAATCACAGCCGACGATGAACTACTAAGCTTATCGTCTTTCAATTCAGCCTTCATGGAATCTAATGCTGTTCTTGCTCGTTGTACATGTTCTTTTGTTACAGGACCAAGTGGAGTTTCAAAACCATTAGATGTCAGTGTTAGTGTTGTTACAGACGTAATATTGTGAATATTTTCATTCACAACTTGGTCAATAATACGAATAATTTTCTTGTTAGATATAGTCGATGTGTCAATCACAGCTGTTTTAGTTGTAACAGTACTTGATTTTCCGCGAATGTTTGAAGATCCAACTGTTGGTGCAAATGTTTCAACTTCTTCGTAGTTTTCCCGCCACTCTTGATTTGTATCTTTATCTTTAATGGTTTTGCCACGAAGTTTCTTCTTAACAATTGAATCCATTTCAGTCTCAAGATAAGATGAATCTTTAATTGTCCCATTTGAAATATAATCGTAATCACGAATGCCAAACACTTCAGATGTTACGAGTCGACCATAATGAGAGAATAGTCTATAACAACTTGTTGATGGATTATACTGCAATTCAATGCAATAAAATTTATTGTTATTGCCTTCGACATTACTACAATGAAGAACCTTGAACTTCTTAGTTTCTGTAAATCCACATTGCTGTGGATCATAATCTTTGTCACCCGGCTTAACTTTTCGTTCTTTGAATCTTGTAGCCATTGCTATTCCTTATGCAGCTTTTTGCATCTTATATAAATTCCCAATTTTTCTAAATTCATCTTCATCAGCTTCAATCATTGTTTTAAATGCTATAACGTTATCAGTATCAGGAACTTTCACATCACTAGAAATTCTTACACAAATTTCTTCAATGACTTTTCCACCCCGCCAAACTTTAGTATGCCATTTATTGCGGAATATCTGATAAATACGACCATCACGACCTTCAACTAATATAAAACCATGTTTCAAATATTTTCGAAATGCTTCTTCAGATATCATTTCTCGCAACATTTCAAGTGCAAGCAATTCATTTTGCGGAGCATTACGTAATGCAAATTCTTCTGCCCTAGATTTGACACATATAACCATGTTACTTCGCATTTGTTTACGAGCAAATTCTTCTTTTGTCTCAGAAACTATTGGCCAAACACAACTATTTCCAATTGTAATAGTTGGCGTTGTTCCTGTAGTAAAATCATTACCAAATGTAACTTCAACAGAATTTGTCGTATGATTAATTGAATAAGCAGAAACCCATGAATCTGTCGGCCGTTGATTTATATGAAAATAATCACTACTATTGTCACTAGCGATATGTTCAATGGAGTCAACAGGGAATGTTGCCGATGATGTATATTTAAATATGCAATTTTCAAACGTAACATTAGATGCTGTATAATAACCAGTAAGAGCACTATTTACATCAGCAGTTAAATTATGCATTGTTTCTGCTGTCATTGGCTTATATAGATACTTACTATTTAAATCTAAAGTGATTTTTGCTTTTTGATCGCCTGAAATATAAAGCTGTTTATTATCATTATAGATACAGAAACCATTGTCTGTTTTAACTTCTTTTGGTTTTGGTCTCTGACACGACGATTCAAAGTTCTTTACTTCCGCTACTAGTGTCATACTAGCATTTCCTTATAAAATCATTCAGTTTCGTTTTAATACTTGCACCCGCAAGAAACATATCATATGACTTATTATCTTTCATTATACAAAGTGTCGCGCCGGTGCCAGTAATTTTCACAATACCATCTGAACTTTTCAATGTTTGCATTGCACTTTCGATTTCTAACTTGAACGTAGTTTGGTCACAAGAAAACTTCAAACCTTTTGCGTCATCATGAACATGAACCAGTCCGCTATTAATGTGCAATCTTAAACCATTGATTTTTTCTTCGCTTGTGCCGCCCATATTATCAACCTTTACTTGTTTTGGGTACCATTATTATGTCTTCAGCATCAACATCAAATTCTTTAATTCGTCGGCCTTTTTTCCCATCAGGACCAACGCTATAAGCTTTATAACCTTTTCGAAGCAAATCTTCAAATTTTTTCTTTGCTTCCATAGCTTCAAATCCATTATCCCTGTCCCATACAATTCGGTCATCACCGTTTGCATTAAGTATCTTCATAACATTCTTGCAAACGCGTCTTGCTTTTACAAGCACTTGTTCATAATATGGTCGAAACCATACCATTGGTTTGCCATTTGCTAATAATATTTCATAACCAAGTCGTTTGAATTGAAGAATTTGAATTTTAGCTTCTTCAACTTGTTTCTTATTACCAGCATCCCAAACAATAAGTTGATCCATTACAAGTTCAGTACTCATGAGTCTATCTCCTTTTTGGACTTGTCACCAATAATTGATTTCAATTTATCTATGACACTAAGTCCTTTTCGGCGAATATTCAACTTAATTTCACCACTGACGCAAGTAAAAATAAGATCATCATTGTCACCAGAACCTTCAATCACATGCTCTGTTCCGTCTGCCATATCTTCAAAATTGATTGCATCAATTGCATCTCTAAAATCTTCAGCATCTTTTTTAAACAATGCTGTTTTCTTTGCATTGAAAATATGAATAACACGGAATCGATCATTTCTTGAATAGACTTCAAACTTAAGATCGCCAATATCACCGTGATCAATTATGCTTCCATCATTAGACTTTTTTGCGCCACGACTATTAACAAGAAACGGAATCACATTTTTGTCTTTTGACATATTTACACCCTTGCTGAAAATCTATCGCGCCATAATTGCCACATAAATACTTTAGCATCTGGCGCGTTTGAATCATTAAACGTTTCGTGTTGAATATCACGACAAGATGACTTCATTGGTCTAATATCGTGTAACAATGGATCAGTAGGATTTCTGTCAAATCTATCTGCTGTTATCTGACCTTTAGAAACTTTCCTATAATGAATATGTCCACAGTTTGGACAATGAATTCTATAATTGCCGTTTAACGATGTATCTAACTTAAAATCAAAATATTTATTACATTCAGTACAATGAAATTCAAATTTAACTTTTGCCATTATTCACCACTTGCTTAAATAGTTCATACTCATCTGAAGTAATTTGTTGATAACTAATTAACACTGCTTTCTCAATGCTATTATTCATTTTTGCTAACCACACAAATGGATGAATATCTATAGCATCATTTGCATGAGACCAAAACTCACCGCAATGACTTTTTCGCCTGTATGAAATGAAATAATACATTTATCATATTATCGTTGTTTAAATACTTTTGCTAAATAATCAATTGTGAATGCATTGACACCATTAGCTCTGCGTTCAGCATTACCCGCTACATTTAGTGTCTGTATTTTATGTTTTCTAAGCCATTCTCGCACAATAACTGGCAATGGCGGATTATCAATATTAACATCAAAATACGGTCGTTTATATTGAGTGATTGCTTTCAATGTTAACCGTTCACCTGACGATTCGAAATCCCTAGCTAATCGTATTGTACCGTCTGAATCTTTTACGTTTGCAAACGTTCTTGGCGGATATTTAGATGAAGTATGTTCTTTAATTCCATATAAATCTGCAAAATCAGGACGATTTCCGGTTTGAGTAACATAGCCTTTTGGCATCCACCCGCCAGTCTTTAATCCAACTGCTTTAGCTGCTTGTAATCCGCCCTGATCTGCTCCAGTTTGACCGCCAGAAATAACTTTGACTAATTCAGTTTCATAATACCAACGTTTCCAATCAACATTGCCATATTGATCTCTATCATCATCTAAAGCAATGATCAAATCGGGTCTATGTATTCTAATCATAGATCCGATTAACAATGTATGGCAATCAAAAGTTTTATTCGTTGCCAACTGCTGTTTTGACAGTTTGTTATGAGGACACCAACAACACAATATAATAAACTCGTTATTTTTTAAACAATCTAACCATGCTTTAATTACAGACCATCTGTATATATAAGCGTTTCGCAATTCGCTAAAGTAATTATCACCTAATAAGATTTTTTTACCGTTTGGATTGATAGGTGCTAAAAATGGTAAGTCAAAATACTTGCACCAGTCCGGCTTTATTCTCGCGACATTGTACCTTTGATCAGTATCGTATTTTTTGGCGTGCCAAAATGAAGTTAATAAAACATTGACACCATTCATGCCCAAATCTCTTGAGGTTGACTGAATGGCTCATACATCCATGATTTAGATTTTTCATCCCAAACGCCACCAACAGAAAATAAAAGATTAGGAAGAATGATTTGTTTTTTCTTGTCAACATCTCTCAAATCATTCATTGAACCAACGTATGCTCTATATTCGACACAAACAGCTTGTTCTTGTTCCCATAATGGCTTAAACAAATTGAATTGTTGCTGATCTAAATTAAAATCAATCAGCCGTTCTTCAAGTTCTTTAGCATCTTCTGGCCCGACCATCACACGCCGACCTTGCATACTAAAATTTCGCATTATGTCAACGATGATTTCAACAAATTTTGATTCTTCTGCTTCATTTAAATCACAATATACTAGTTGATTACCAATAATCAGTGGAATTGTTATACCATCTTTTAACAAATCATCAGAAAATGACGGCACACTTTCTTTCCATTCATCACCTTCAATTATTTTTGGAGGAATTAAAACAGACTTGACAACGACAGCAACATTTGTTGGCTCGATTGATTCAATCAATCGTTCCATTTTTTTGATATCTATGTCCATATTATTATATATACTATCGTAATCTACACATTTACACAACAACGGCTAATGCATTAGCATTAGCCTGATAAAAAATTAATGTTTGACAATTATTTCATGCGACGCATTTCAGCAAAAGCCTTGTCACGATTCAATTTTTTGTTTTGTTGATTCACGCTAAAGAAATTCTTATTGCCAATATGCTGCCAAATGCCAAGCTTCTTCAATCTTTTGATAAAATCGCCGAGTATTTTTTAATCGCGCGAAAATCGTTCTTCAAGGTCAGGATAGTCGAACCACGAATTTGTACTTACAAACACATATTTTGGTGGTTTGACAAAAATACCGTTCTTTGTACATGTAAGTGACAATCTAATCGGTTTGCCACGAACCATTCGAGCAATACCAATTTCTTGTCCTGTTGTATTGACTGTAAAATACTTATCAACAATCAATATATTACGAACACTTTGAAATGAAACACGACCGTTTAAAACAGGCGATGCTTTTTTCTTTGTTATATTTGACTTGATCTTCATCTCTGTTTTTGTCATTTGCCTGCCTCCCTTATCTCTAATATGGATGGGTTGGATAATTCGATTGCTTCTATTCTAGCTCTACCAGTTTTGTTCAAAACAGTAATAATCGATCTAATAACTTTTATTGTTTCATCACTACATTTGCCTGACCATAATCTCATGTAAAGTTGTGGTTTATCTAAACTGACCGATTGTCCAAGTATTTTTTTTCTTCGAACATTAAATGTGCCCAAACAAATATTAAAACTTCTGTTTTTAGCTTTGAAATCCTGATACAAAGCATCTGGTTGTTGTCTTATGAATTTGTCAACAACTGTGTAATCAATTCTATGATATCCTGCCGGACCTTTTAAATGACGCCTCGACTGATCGCGCTTTTTTCCTGTTTGAAGGAAATTTTTACGACGACCGAAAGATGTTCGAGAAACTTTTGATTTGGGATGCGCAGTTTTGAAAATACTATAGGTAGGATTTTTTTGAGTTTTAACAAATTCATCAACTTGTTTGTAATTTAATGGCTTGGTAGATTTTGCCATGACATCTCCTCATCCTATAGTTGTGAGTAGTCATGACAATTTACGTAGCAATTAATTTTTTGGCTTACCATATACGCTTAGCTGCTATACCGTACTCTGTTTTTGGTAAAGTATCAATCCAAATAATCTCATATAAACTGTCGTTGAGATTTTTTTCAACAGGTAAGCAAACAGATGATCCTAAACAAGATATCAAAATGTAAACGACGCTTATTGTAAATAATGTTGATATTACTATCATAAAGATTACGAAGATTTTAACACTCTTTGACATATTGTCCTCTGAAAATTCCAATACAACCATTTCTAAAAAAGAGGGAGCGGAAGATAAAGTTTTTCGCAAAGCATCTTGCTACTACTTACCAGATCTCAAATTCTATTAAGTTAACAGTTTCTGGCGCCAGACACCTGCTCACCGGCAACTCTTCCGCTCCCTCATTAATCAGCTATTATGTTGAACTTTGTTAATGTTCGCTCATGTTGTTCAATATGATTTGCTAAAAATTGATCAAGCACATTATTATTCTTGATATATTGTGCGTAATCACCTAAACTACTTTTAATAAATCTAATATTTCGCAAAGGTAATACACCATGTCGTGAATATTGCCCGCATTTTAAATGAGTAAATTTTATCACAATAACTGAATCACCAAAAAACTTCGCTTGTCGTACGCTATGTAAATATCCTGCGCATTTTATAGGTCTAGTATGATATAAAAAGAAAAAGAATTTAACACGAGCATATCCGACAGTTTTAAGCATCAAGTCAAATTGCTGTGCAAATATGCTAAAATCAAGCTTTATCATCTGTTGTTTTGAAATACCAGTGTCTATTGTAAGTTTTGTCATACGCTGAAAATTCATGTCCTTTAGCACTAGCTTTTTGTTCATTAAATCTGCCATTATAAGAAGCGACCATATCACAATGATGCAATATTACAGCTTCTTTTGTCATTGGTTCTACTGGCGCACCCCAATCTCGTTTTCCATGATGTGACAAAATCAAATGAATCAATTCTGTAGATTTCTTTGGCGGAAATCCATCCGGTAATATCCTACTAATAATCAGCAGACTTAACGAAGTATGCCCTATCAACTTACCAGACGTAGTTCTATCGAATTGTTTCTCATATTCATATTCTTTTATTTTACCTATATCGTGTAACAGAGCCCCTGTTATTAGCAAGCTTACATTTATGTAAATTGGATCAAGTTTATATAATGCATAGCAATGCTCTGCAACTTCTACAGAATGTTGTAATAACCCTCCTAAATATGCATGGTGATTTGATTTAGCAGCTGGAGCAGTACAATATAATGACCAAAGTACATCATTGTCAAAAATATTAGAAAGTAAGTCCATAAGATCTTTATCATCAATCTTTTTTCGTAATTTTTTAAACCGGTCAACAAAATCTGTCATTTCATCACCAGATAATGACTTCAACTTAAGTTTTTCTGTTGTAGCTTTAATCTCAATTACATCAATTTTTGGTTTATTGTCGTATGTTCCAAATGAACCCTTTAGTCTTACAACATCGCCTTCTTTAAATTCACAAGATGCAGTGTCCCACATAAAAGCTGTGATATCATCTTTACCATCATTGACGCTTAATCGCAAATAATCTGTATCTTGCCGAGTTTTATTCTTTAAAATAGACTTGATTAAAACAACAGCAGATATTACATCACCATTATTAATACCTTTAAACATAATCTCTCCTAACTTTGCGTAGTTGAATCTACTCTAAATGTTGTAAATCCTTCTGAATATTCATTCCATTTTGTCATAATGTAAGGTACAAACTTCTCTGTTTGATCAGATAATCGTTTGTCTTTAACTTTGTAATAATATGCTGAATATGGACCACCATTGTACCCTGCAAGTGCTATTTCATAATTTTCATAAGAAGCATATAACACTTCGAGCAGTTTTACACCAAATTTAATGTTAATTTCTGTATTATAGAGTATGTGATCATTATATGACATATTAAAAAAGCCACACAATAACCTAGCTGTTTCAGGCATAATCTGCATTAAACCAATCGCACCTTTTTCACTTTTGGCACTATCATTAAAGCATGATTCTCGATGCATAACAGCTAAAACAAAAAATTCATCAATTGTTGGATATTTTTCAGACTCGACAACAACCTGTTCAGCAATTTCATATGCATATTCATACTCAACTTTTTGTTTTGTTGTTATTTGAGCTTCTACAATTTTGTCTCGAAGATACAAAATGGTTTTTTGTCGTCTTGTCGACCAATCAATTGTCGACAATAAAAATTGATTTGTTTTTTTATGAGCGACAATTTGTTGATATTGTTCTTTCGTAATTTTTGTTAATTCTTTTTTTAATACACAATAAAACACAATAGAACTAACAATTGCCACAACTGCAATTAAAATTACTATCACAATATATCGACGTCTAATAACCACGTTGCCCTCCTATGCGTATCTGACTTGCCGCTTTTCTCGTATTACAATTACTTTGATCTGACCAGGATAAGTCATTGTTCCTTGAATTTTATTTGTTATGTTATCTGCAATAATTTCAATTTGAGCATCAGATATACTGTCAGGCTCAACAATGACTCTTAACTCTCTACCGGCCATCATTGCATACGCTGCTTTAATACCTGCAAACGATGTAGCAATCCTTTCAAGATCTTGTAATCGTTTTATATACGCATCAAATGAATCTTGCCTTGCACCAGGTCTTGCAGATGATATTGTATCAGCTGTTTTAATAATCCATGTTTGCACTGATGCTGGTTCGTTATCATGATGTTCTGCTATAAGTCGACAAATTTGATCTGATTCGTTATAGCGTCTTGCAAATTCAGCACCCAATTCAGCATGAGATCCAGCTTCATTTCTATCTAACACTTTACCTATATCATGAAATAATCCGGCACGTAATAGTAATTTCTTATTAAACCCTAGTTCGCTAGCAATATCGGCTGCTATTAAAGCAACTTCTTCACTATGAGCTAATACGTTTTGCGAATAACTTGAGCGATATTTTAATTTCCCTAATGTTTTAATCAATTCAGGGTGAACGTCAGGCACATCATGTTTTGTAATCATTTCCTGACCGATTCGTACAACTTCTTCATTAAATTCGTTTGTTGCTAATTCAACAATTTCTTCAATTCGTCTCGGGTGTATTCTGCCATCAGCAATCAACCGCACCATGGCTAATCTAGCAATTTCTCTACGAGCAGGATCGTAACATGATAAAACAATTGTTTCTGGAGTATCATCTATAAGTACAGTTACACCCGTTATTTCTTCAAATGATTTAATATTTCGACCCTCACGACCTATTATCTTACCTTTAATTGAATCATCCGGTAAATCCACAGTTGATGTTGCTAAATTAGTTATAACATCAACAGTTTCTTTTTGAATCGTATAAGCTAAAATATCTCTAGCTTTTGTCTGCATTGTCATCTGTGCTTCATTTAACATTTCACTTATTCGTCTATCAACTTTTAACTTAGCTTCATTTTCTAATTTAGAACACAATCGATTTAATGCTTCATGTCTAGATAGACTAGCAACTTTTTCTAATTCTTGTAATATTTGTTCTTTTTGCCCTTGTAATTGTTGCTCTCTCTGTTTAAGATTATTTGTACGATCATTCATCGATCGTTCTTGACTAGTTAATGCATCAATCTTAAGTTTCAAATCCCTAAACTGTTGACTAATATCATGCTGTTGTTTTCTTATTTCATTTTGATCACTTTTAATTTGTTGCAACTTCAATCTAGTATTATGATCTAACTCTTGTTCTCGCTTTTTTATGACTTCAAGCTTATCATTTAATGCATGTTCTTGATCACTAAATCTTTGAGCAATAACAACTGCGTCATCGTCTTTAATGTCAAACGAAGACTTTAATAAACTAATTACGTCTAATATTGCTTTTTTCTGATTTTCATCTACACTCATAATTCATCCATTATTTTAATCAAGATGAAACAAGAAGATTTTTTTCAAGAAAACAACTGGAAGAATTGTTGCGAGGATTATCTGGCAGGACCATCTGGGTCTCTAAAAAGAATAAACAATTGACGAGCAAAGACGTTTACAAAATGATTATCAGCCTCATCTATTTTAACGTCTTCAACAATGTCAATACAGATGGTAAATTCTGGTCTACATAAAAGTCTATACGCTTGTTTCCATTCATTACTTTGCATTTGATAAAAATCATTATCCATTAATCTTTTTGAATTAACTGCCGGAATGCCACTAGTAAGTAATCGACGATCAATTACTTTTTTGTCACTAAGAACTTCAGCCTTGACAGATCTAAGTATACAGTACGACAGCCAATCTGTCGTCGTAGAATGATTGCAGTTCTTTATGACATCCTCGATAAGACTTCGCAGTTCTTCTTCCATATTAATCTAATATGTTATTAGAATTAGAGAATTTAAGCATTATCTGATTCTAAATCTTCAAGTTTGACTTCCCATAATCTAGCATTAAATTCTTCTTCTTCTGGTGTAATACCATATGACGAAGAAATGCTAAATTCGTCTTGCGCTCGTTTCTTTATACCAACTTCGACTGCTGCTGCTTTTGGTGGTTTCATACCCGCCCTCTTAAAAAACATTTGAAATACTGTTGGATCAATATAATGTTTACGTGCAACATTCGGCGTATTACCAAGCTTTTCAGATACAGCAACAGTTGCCTCTCTAACAGCTCTAGCAGCTTGTCTTGGCGTAATCTTTTCAGTGTCTATGCCTCTTAAATATTCATCAGCTATTCTAGTACCATGATAATGACGGAAATGATGAATTGTTACATTTGATCCTAGTTTTTGACGCAAGAATCTGTTTACTAATTTTGGAGCAATTCTGATCTCTTCATCATCTTTTTTCCATGTAAAAATTGGATCTTCAGGATTTTTACCAGCAGTCAATTCTTGCAAATTATTCTTAACAGTTTTATCAACATTAAACGAATGTCTTTGATCTTTCTTCTTCTTTCCTACATATGAAAATGTAGCTTTATCGCCAGTTAAATCAAGATGTTTGACTTGCAAATTATGCAGTCCACGAACATCATCTTCTTCACTTTTCTTGTTTCCAATCCTCATAGCACCTTGATCAACAAGCGCAATGGCTGTAGCATAAACTTTATCACGAGGATTATCACTACGAAGAAGATTTGTATATTTCTGTCTAATTTTTGGTAATAATTCCCCAAAACGTTGATTATTAGCAAACTTGATTTTATCATGCCGTTTAATAAAATCTTCTGTATAATAATGAAGCGGCCGACCTGTCTTTGGATTAATTTGTTTAGCATAATAATGATTATCTTTCTCAGGATCCCAATCAGGATTAATCTCGACAGGTACACCGGGCAACATGCCTCTTGTTGTATTTAGTCGTTTGCCACTTTTAGTAAAAAAGTTAGGATGCGATTCCGGTGTCATTTCTTTAAATGCTTTTGCTTTTTCTAAACGTTTCTTTTCACGTTCCTTGCGTCTCTTAGCTCGATCTTTTTTACGTTGTTCTCTTTCTTTCTTTCTCTCTAAACGTTTTTTAGCTCGCTCTTTTCTAAGCTTAGCTTTGTCAGCTTTAGCTTTGACTCTTTCTTTCTTTTTATCAGCTTTACCTTTATGAAGAGCATTTAATCGTTTCTGCTCTTCTGGTGGTAATGACTTAAATCTAACTCTATTACCTGTATCAGGGTGCCTAAAGCGTTTTCCCTGCCACCATGGTGCTGACAGCTTCACGAATTCATCGCAAATTTGTGCAATGTGATTCATCATTCAACCTCCAAATAATATTCAAGTCAAATTCTCTTAGATATAATGATGCTATCAAACAACTAAAAACTTTTTCTTTAATAATTCGATTGCGTCTGTTTCTGTCATATTTGGATCTTCTAGCAATTCTTCTGCTAAATAGTCTCGCGCTTCGCCAACTTGCGGCCCTGGTTTTATATTCAAAATTTCCATTATTTTGTGACTCGTGATTGGCAAACTTCTTACTTTATGTATTTCTTTTTTTGCTTCATCAACACGTTTCATCAACATTAATATTGATGCCGGATCAGATTTTTGTGGATGATGAGACTTTCTATCTGCCAATAATAGATCAAACAAATTATCAGTCAATGGCTCAGTGTCTCTAATAAATCTACGAACAGCAGCATCACTCCATTTGCTACTTCCAACAGTTCTCATATGCAAGCCTACAATTTTAGACACATCATCAATAACTTTATTCGAATATTTTAATCTACTTAAAATGTCTTTAGCCATTTCACTAGATTTCTCATCATGACTGTAAAAATGAATATCACCTTGATCAGTTACAGATTTAGTTTTTGGTTTAGCAATGTCATGCAATAACGCTGCAAGTCTGTCTATAGGCGCACCAGAATCTAGATCTTGAACTGGTTTAGTATTATCAAGTACTTGCAATGTATGCCGCCATGCATCAGTATAATGATATTTTCCTTGTTTTAATCCAACTAAATCTAATAATTCAGGTAAAACGACTTTTAGTAAACCAGTGTCTTTCATTAACTCAAGACCTTGACTCGGTCTTTTTGTTAACAAAATATTGTTTAATTCATCTCTAATTCGTTCTTTAGACACCCATTTTAATTCATTAGCATTAGTTTTAATCGCAGGTACAATATTGTCAGCTAATTTAAAATTATATTTTGTCGCAAATCGAATAGCTCTAATCATTCTAAGTGGATCGTCATTGAATGTTATATTAGGATCTAACGGTGTACGAACAATGCCATCTTTTAAATCTTTCAGTCCTTTACCTGTCAAATCTAAAATTTCACCTGTAGATAGATCTTTCAACAATGTATTAATAGTAAAATCTCGACGCTCAACATCTTCTTGCAATGTGCCATATGTTGTTTTTGGTTTACGACTATGTCTAACATATTCTTCATTTCTAGTTTGAACAAATTCAATGTCAACACCTGATTTTAACATTATTTTTGCTGTGCCAAATGTTGGAAAAATTACAGGGTCTCTAAGATCTAATTCAAATGCTACATAGTTAGCTAAATCTATTCCACCGTTTAATGATTCAACAGTAACATCGATGTCTTTTGGTTTTAAACCTAATAATTCATCTCTAACGTATCCACCAGCAAGAAATGCTTTTCCTTTAAACGGTGATCGTCTTACAATGGAACTTAACAGGCTGACAGCTTGTTGTTCTTTTGTTTTTGTCAGCTTAAGTTTGCTTTTAGGATGGAGTTTTAGATAACGATGCTGCTCGTTATAAGATAATGACTCCCACCACTGTCGCAAGCGATCGACAGCAGCATATTTTACAAAATCTTTTTGTACTATAATGTAATGTTTACCCATACTATATCCTTTACAATTATAGAATGGGTAAAATTATCAATTTAAGATTTACGTGAATGCAGTTGATCGCGGATATCGAGGAGGATTTCTAAAATTAATCGCTGATTGTTTAATATTGCCTCTGTTAAAGATGTCTTAAATATTGCATCTTTAATGCTCAAAAACTCATTCTCAATGTCTGTTCGTGAGCGTTGCTTATAAACTTTCGTAGTCGTCTTCGTCTTCTGCATCTTCAAAATCTAACTGATCTAACCCATCTAAATTGTCTATATCATTAGTTATTGCATTCTTCATTAAATCAGCAATATCTTCATCAACAACATTACCTTCTTCATCAAAAAAGTAATAATTGTCATCACTATCAAAATCTAATTCATCATTATACATAATACTATTTAAGTCGCATTTTCTTTCGTTGACGACGAGCTGCTCTATTCATCGTAGGTTGTGCATTAACTACAGGAGTTTCTATAGTAGCTTCTGCAGACTTTTCTACAGGTTTTTCGTTGTTTTTAGCATCTTCGGCTTGCCGTTTCTTAAGTTGATCAATATTAAAATCAATGATTGTTTGTGATTTTCGTTGTTTAGCTTTAGCCACTTCAAGTTGAGCATCAGCTACTTGTATTTCTGCTAAAGCAATATCATTATCAATTGTAGCAAGCTGAAGCTGAAGATATGTCTCGGGATCGACAACAATATCTCCTTCTTTTAACCGAGCCGCTTCATCTACAGATTGTCCTTGCTCAGTTTTGTTCTTTTTCCTTGCCATTTTCTACTCCTCTATTGTAATGAAGTATCGGATCACATTTTCCAGGAAATTTTTTTGCTACTGCATCAATACAATGACCCTTAAATTTGTCACATATTTTACAGACATTTTCGAATTGTTCATCCGTAATGCCTGGCAATTTTTCAGATTCTGATATATCAATTTCATCTAATTTGCGAGCAACACCAGCCATTTTTGTTGTCATCTGTCGAATTCTGTCTTCGCTATAACGCTGTTTTATTACTTGCAAATGCAGCTTCATTGAATCAACAATAATTTGTTTTTCTTCAGCGTTGAAAGTCACTTTCAGTTTCCTTAAACAAATTACGTAATATTTCTCTAGTAATAACTATACCTTTAAGTTGTGCTTCGACAACTTTCTTAGTTGCAGCAGCAACATGTCGTTTGACATCATTAACAAGCACATCTTTGTCAAATAACTCACCCATCCACTTTGAGATTTCAGTTCTAATTTGTTTGTTATCAAGTTGTTCATTCATCGATGCTTACCATAAAATTACACAACCGTACAACTTTAGACACTTTGTCTCTAACAGCCCAATCAAATGTTAACACTGATGTATCTTGTTTATATGTATCTTCACAATGATACGAAGATTCAAAATTATCTCGACCTATTTCACGTCCAACACGATTAATTAACGATACTAATCTTGCATCTGACCGGCCAATTTTGTCGTCGCTCGTTATAACCAACGTTCCCTTTGTTTCATCTCTTTGTGATTTCTTAATAATCATTGTAATTTTTCTCCTTATAAATATGGGCAGTGACATTTGTCACTGCCCACAAATTGCAATTATTCTTCAATTATTCTTCAGAACTTTCTTCCGTTGCCTCTGCTGCTTTTCCTTTTTTGCCCTTCTTACCTTTCTTACCTTCTGCTTTATTCTCAGCTTTAGCAGCTTTTGCAGCTTTTGCATCAGCTTTTTTCGCACGACGCTCAGCTTTCTTTGCCTTCTGCTCTTCGAGAATCACTTTACGTAAACCATTGATTTCCTTTTTAGCAGTCATCAATGCTTTACGTGACCGTGAACCGGCAGAATTTACATCATTCTCAGTATACCGAGTATACTGAGCTTCAAACTCAGCAATCGCGTCTTTGAGAGTTTGAATGTTGCTTGTTAAATTAGCCACAAAAAACCTCCTTTTAAGGAATGATTGTTGGAGTATCAGAATGACCGCTCTTCTGCTCGATCAATTTCTGCGTTTCTACTTTTATCTGTTTATCAAAATCAGCACTTATTCCATCCTGAATGCCTTCAACAGCTTTTTTCAATTCTCTATAGAACAATGTTTTTTGATCTTTGGGTACAACACCAAATGTAGTTTTTAACGGGTCTTCCAATCTAGCAAGCATTTGTCGAATGACAACACTTAAATAGATTCGTTCCATTTCTTGTGGACTTAAAAGCTGTTGTTGTTTACTAAATTGTGACAATCCCGTGACAGCTTTACTGCCAATAAAACTTAATTGAGTTAAGAACTGCCCTTGTTTACTTTCTAAATCAACTCTAGATAAAGCTTTAAATTTTGATATCGCTTGTTTATTTAACGCATTAAGTATCTGTGCTTGCTTAGTGATCAATTCATCTATACCAAATTTCTTTCCTGCAAATCTTTTTTCTTCAATTAATACTTCTAATTCTTGATACTTTGTAATCAATTCTTTTGCAGTAGCATCAAATATTTCTAATTCATCTAAATATTTATTCGTTGCTAATCTAAAAATATCACGTTGACCAGTTGACGGGCTAAGATCAGAACTGCTTGTAGATCGTCGTTTATTGTATTCGGCGATAGCAGCTGCTCTAGCATCAAAATGAGACTTAAAATGTCTATGTAATAATGATTTATTTAATGCTCGCCCCGTACGTTCTTCAAATTTGATTGAAAACTCATCAATTATTTTACTATATGACCAGCCATCAAGATAAGCTTTGTTTAACTTGAGCGACCAAATTGGCGTTGTACATAAGATGCATCGTGAATTTGGTTTCAAATAATCATCAATAACTTCATTATCAGATCTTTTGTCTGTTAATTCAGTTTCTAATTCTTCTAAATCATCAACAACATTGATATCATCAAATTCTATAGTGCTTTGATCGTCAATAGAATTGTCAGAATCGACATTCTGTTCATCATCCTCTTCCTGGCGACGTAATTCAAGATCTATCTCGTCGTCAAAATCTATTGTATCTGAGTCATCTAAATTTAAACTATTCATTACTATCTCCAATAAATTCTATATGCTTTATTGAACCATGAATTTAAACTTTTCTATTCGCATCACACGTTGTGTCGATTCTTCAATCATCTGCTCTGTAATATGATATCGTCTACAGTATTTTTTAAGTTGATTTAAAAATAAATATGGTCGCCAATGCAGCACAATACTGGCAAGATCGTGCGATACTGTTTTTTCAAATACTTGCTGGATATCATCATCAGTAGCAAGATTACTTTTGACGAAAAAAATGACATCAGATCTAGATAACTCGCCTGATATCATTAAACTAAAAAAGCTGCGCTTAGCAGCTTTAGACAATCTATTTGAAATGTCAATTTCATCTTGTTTAGTTAAGTCAAGAAGATCAATAATATCTCTAATCCTACGATATGATTCATTTAATTCAATTTGCTCATGATATTTATTTGCTAAAAAATCAACAACTTCGTCTGTAATACTAGCTGAATCAAGAATGTGCTCAATCTCATCTAATTCAAGATTAACATGTTCAATGCTCTTAATTAGCTTATTCTTACGACGTCGAGCCATCTTTAAATACTTTAAATTTGCCAGTTGATCTAGCGACCTTGATAAAATGATCTAACTTAAATTGAAATTCAGCTATTGCATCTTCCATCTTACCCAAAATTTGTTCATAATAAAATACGAAACCAAAATCTTTACTATGAGGCAATTTATCAGGGTCGCCAATTCCTACAATAGATTCTTCTTCGTGTTTAACAACCCAAACTTTGTTCTCTAAACCTTGTTCTTTAAGTCTGCTTCTACAAACATCAATAAAAATATTGATTTGTTGTTCTATTAAAATGTGATATCGTCTGTTTTCACTCATAATCTAATGCGTCTGTTACTATATCATTGAAATTTTCATCTATAAATTTATCTATATCAATTTCATCACATTTAAGCACTTTCAATATCGCTAATTTCATAATAACTTTAACGATTCGTTCTTCATACAATCGCTTTTTACTTATCGAGCCTTGCATATAACATCCATTACATCATCAAAAGACTTGCAAGACTGTAAGTCTATTTGTAAATTAATAATGTCATCAGCAGTCAGCGCCGGACTCTCTACTTTTTTACACATGCCATTCAAAACAGACAACAAGTCAAAATTATTTTCAGCATTTTCAATTTGTGAAACTATTAACTCGTTTACTATTTGAGTTCGCCCTTCACAAATTGAAATTGATTGTTTGCATGAAGGACAATTAATAATCATTAACTGTGGTGATCGTTTCAAATAAACTTCATAATTAGTATTGCAAGAGGGACATGCAAACGATATGCATGATGACTTCATTCGTCCCTCCTCTCGTTTATGATGAATCACTAGCTACCTTTGTTCTTTTTTGTAACGCATTTTCATAAGCTTCAAGCACTTTATCTTCAATTTCTTGTCGAAATTGATTAGATAATGGATGAGCTATATCTTGATATGTGCCATCTTTCTTTCTAAAATTTGGCATAACAACAAAAAACCCTTTTGACGACTCAATAACTCTAATATTCCTAACAATGAAAATACCATTAAACACAATATTAACATAGCTTTTCAACTTATCATTTGTTGCGTCTCGCCTTTTTGGAAATATAATTTGGACATCAGTAATTTCAAGACTCATGTAATCCCACCTATTCTTTTATAGTATTTTCATCTCAATCTATTTACTTTTCAAACTAAACAATCTAAGTATAGCAATAATGATCTTTAAAATTATACTCTCAGGTTCAGGATCTTTACCAGACCTCATCATTTTATCTGGTGTATATAGTTCTTTATTATTATCATCATCATTTATCAATTCTGGTTCATCATCAACAATTGATTGTTCAGTTAACACTGTTAAACATGCATGAAATTCATCCCAAGACCAATTTTTACCAGGATCAATTTTTTTATTTGATTCAGTTCTAATACCTAAAGCAACTGCTTCATCACCAGCAATATCTTCATGACCAACTATTCTATCAATGGGTATAGAATATTGTTCTATCATTAAAGCGCAAACTTTCGCGCAAGCTGAATATTGTTCACTTGTAAATCCGCTATCTTTTGTACCAACCATTTCGATACCAATGCTTGTATTATTAATGTTCTGTCGACCACGAAATATTGATGCCCCAGCATGCCACGCTTTCTTATCGCAGTCAACCATTTGCACTATTCTACCATCTCTACCAATGACGTAGTGAGCAGAAACTTTAGACACTGGATCTTGGAACCAATTGATTGTACTAGCAATACGGTTAGCACCAGTATAATGAATGATAATAGTATCAACCGTAGCTGTTCTGCGGCTAAAATGAGGAGAAGCAATAAATTCAATTTCTTCTTCTTTTTCATCTAAACTGTTCATCTCAGCAACGACGTCATTGATTAATCTGTCATCCTCACCCATCTTAATCTCCTTTAAATCTATGCGAAGAAATTTTCCGCAAATCTTTAATACTAAATTCATCAAACGATACAATGCTATCTTGCTTATACTGTATTAAACATGAATTTCTATTTACTGAAACGACTTTGCCTAAAACGTTCTTGCTAATAATTTCAACTACATCATTTATTGCAAAACAAACCTCTTCTTGACTAATATGCTTAGATTCATACAAATCAACTGCTATATTTTCATGTTGTTTTGCTACAAATCTAACAATCTTTTGGGATTCTATATAAACTGTATTTTGTTCACCGTAATAGCTAGCTTCTCTGATACTAATTTTTTTGTACAACGTTCTTTTGAGAAAAAATAAGCCCGAAACGGGCACATTCTTAAATGCAATTTTTTTGGACGGGATTGCTGTAATCTTCCTCATAAATTTCTTTTAATCCAATATAAATCTTTTACAACATCATTTACGACATCTGATGATGCTACTTTTCTTATTACATAAGCATTAATCATACTATCGCTTGTACCATCATCATATCTTATATTAACTGTTTGTCGATCAAAATTAACGACAGTTCCAGTTTTACCGTCATATTCAACGATGTCACCCTCTTGAACAATCTGGCCATCGGGATATCGTAAACGACCTCGTTGATTTATAAAATTAGAATGTTTGTCCAAGTGTAACATCAGATGTTTTTTCCTTATCATCAGTAAAAATGTCTGTATTGTACTGATTAAGTGTACTCAAATACACATTAGCATCCGATGCTGATCTGTTTAATATATTTTGCAAATCATCATGAAATGCTTGTTTATTTACTACTTTACTATCAAGTGTATCAATTAATGATTCTGTCGTTGCCCATGTTGCTCTGGCGACTTTGCGAACATCAGCAATATCTTTAGCATACTTTAATGCTACATCTGTTACTTGTTTAACCAGACTATCACTTACAGCTTTCCTTATTGTTGAACCATTAACAATAAATGCTCTAATTAATTTGAAATTACCTTTATTAGCTAATTTTGATTCAATTTTATCAATCTCATGCTTGGTCGTAAAACCTACTTTTCTAGCATGACCAAGTATTCTCATAGCTTGTCGTCTCGTATCTACTGTGGCATTCTTAACAATTCTTAATCCAGTAATAGAACAAATACCATTAGGATTGTCTGATAATTTGCAAGCAGTTCCCTCTTTAACAAAAGCTATCATATTGCCGACTCGTCTGTTCAACACACCAAGAACTTGTTTCATTTCTGTTGCATTTTTATATAATCCAGCATCAATATAAGTCAACCCTAACAACCCTAACTCGTTGTCATTAGCCATTCTATTAACAATATATTTTGCAACTTTAACACCAAATGTTCTTTCAATATTTTTCTTTATATTAGATGAAGAAGTTCTTAATGTCTTCAATGATTTCGCCATTTTCATTGCGCTAACAATTTTAGCAGATGAAATTTTGTTAATCAATGGCATATGTGCTTGTTCTGTCGATGCTATACGATCAACTATCTTTTCCGATTTAGCTGTAACAAATTTGACAAACTTCCCCAAATCAGATCTAGCGCTCTTAAAATAAGCATCGACACGTTCTTGTCCGTATTTTTTTGATAATTCTGATTTTGCCGTACGCAATGACTGATTTGTCACCAAAAATTGCTTAAAAGCATTACCTAATTCAGTATCTGCTTTACCAATTTTAACTTGTCTCTGCTTATTGGCAATTTTCTCGGCCACAGTTTCTTCTGCCTTAAGTCGTATCGAAGAAGATGTCTGCTTTGCTGCCCTTCTAGTATTGACATCAACTAAAAAATCTTGTATAACTTTATCTGGACTTTCATTAGCTAAACGTTCATAATAACTAGTAATATCTGCTGCTTTAACAAAATATGAATTGATATACTTTAAAGAAGCAAATTTATTTAATATAAACTTTGCTTCTTTAGCTGTTTTAATTGTTGGTTCATCAACGATGTTCAATCCTAATTTTAAACATTGACTTTTCTTGTTAAAATTGCAATCATTGCATTTAGCTGATTTCTTGACATCGTTAATAGCTAAACTAGCCACTTTATTTGATGTCTTCATTATTGTAGAAAGATCGTCACAGCTGTTTGTTAAATTAGCATCTATATAAGAACATCCAAGTCGACCATATTCTTGCTCGAGTTTTGGCACAATCTCACTAGTAAAAGACTTCATTTCTTTACTAGAAAACTTCTTCTTTAAAACAGATGCGATCTTCTCAATAGTCAATCCTGACATCAAAAGAGACTTCGCCTCTTTTTCTATTTGATCAGCAGATGTTGATTCAATCTGTCTATTACTAATATGACGTGTTGAATCATTCAATATTGCAGCATTGACAGGACGATTCTTGTCCCATGTCGTCGAAATTCCAGCATACTTTTTAGCTGATTTATCAGACACTTGCTCATCAACCAAATCAGCTTCAGCAAAATTTGACGACTCGTCTTCTGCCAATTTGTCCATCCAACTAGACATTGGCTGATGCTGATCATCAAATAAAAGAGACGATTTTTTTCTCATATAAATTCCTATTCTGCAACAACGCCGTTATTATCTTCAAATGTACGAATAACTTTTTGCTTATCATCTGAAATTTTCCAAAATGCATTAGTGCTAGCTTCTTGATATAAATCATTGCGCCCAGCAACTTTTGCAAATCTGCCTTCTCTACGAGCAACTCTAGCCTGATGAAGTGTCATTTCATTTTCTGATGATCTAGCCATTCCTGAGCCATCACCTTTACCATTACCAGGTCCTCTACCCATACCATGTGGTCCTGTACCGTCAGGTATATGTCCTCCAGGTCCAGTTTTTATATTCATTTGACATTCAGGTGTATCAGCGCAGGGTCCTGTTCCATCAGGAATGCCCGGTCCAGCAATTGAACCAGCAGTCTTTTCTGTTGACAACTCGTCTGCTTTCTTTTCATCTTCAGCTATTTTTTCGGCAGGATGATTAGTAGATGATCCACCAGTTGCAACAACATCTAGCTTTGCTGCAGGATGATTTGTGCCAATGCCAACATTATCACTGGCTGTCTTTTTTGTTCCTTCTGATTTTTCAACTATATCATTAACAACTTTATCTAAAAAATCTGACTGACCTTCTCTTCTACTAATCATAATGTCACCCCTTTACAAAGTGTGGTACTGTTCTAATTATTTTCCCCTTTTTAGTAATCCAAAAAGCTCTTGTTTCATCATCTTGATGCATATCTAAATCAGCAATTTGCGCTACTCTACTAGGAATAAAAGACGCTGTTTTTTGATGACCATCACAAATAAACATTGTCTTAGATAAAACTAATTGTGACTCGTATTCATCTGTTTGCAAATCATTTTCGTCCAATAAATCTATATGATCAGCAGCAATCCTATCTAGCACATTCATTTTGAACCTACAACAACTTTTTCATCATCTTTCTTAATATCTTGTTTTGGTGCAATTGGATTATTAGGCTTTTTAATGTCAGCCTCAATTTCCTGTTCCTCATCACCATAAAATTCATTCGCTGCTTGTTCAAAACCTTCAACATCTTGCATCACTTGCTGTGCTAGATTAAGCGGTCGATTCTTAATGATTGACCGTCTTTCATTAAATTCGAACTGAGACATTGAATTAGTAACATCTTTAATAGAATCAGCAAATCTAGCAACATAAAGCTTAAGTCCCTCAATTGCTGACCGAAATTGTTCTCTTGTAATTACTTCATCTTCAATCGCCTGTGCTAATTCCTCCAAAATCAAATCGTCTCTATAGCCAGCAACTACAGCATTAACAATTGCTTCGACAGCGTTTGCATTTCCTTTTAAGTTTAAGACAGCCATAATTAAGCCTCCTAATAGATTTTCCAAAATTGATGTTTCAACACAAATATAATAACTCAAATATTGTGTAGTTATAAAGAAAGTTTCAACATAAAACATCATCTCTTGAAAAATCGTCTAAGCGTCTTAAGTTTAGATCTATTAAACTTAATTTTTTTGGGTCTAGCTATATTAGCTATTACTGGTTTTGATATCTTTCGTCTGATATGGAGTTTGACTTTAGGTTTTGATTCTGTAGATTTTAATTCAACTTTTTGCGGAGCTTTTTTCTTCTTAGACGTTTTAGCAGCGCTAATTCGTTGATTATCATCATCAAATTGTGAATAATTATTTACTTCAGAAATAACATTCATTCTCGTCTGTGAACTATATAACGATTTCTGCTTTGTTAAATTATCAAATACATCATAATATTTTGCCACACGCTTATCATATCTAGCTCTACGTTTTAGTTTCTTAAGTCCTTGTTTTAATCTAGCAGATACAGCAGATTGTGAAATGCCTAACTCTTTAGACACGATACGTTGATTGTGTTTGAAAAAATATAGCATCATCGCTTCAAGTTGTCTTTTAGAAATGTATTGCAATAAACAAGCTCTCATATCATTTATATCAATCTTTCGATGATGATAAAAATGTAAAATCCTATGAATTGCTCGTTTCTTGTAATAATTAACCATCTCTTGTGACAAACCTAAAATAACACCAATATCTTCTTGAATTTTATTATAATCGAAAATTAATGACATTATATCACGTTCAAAATTAGGCAACAAATTATGAATAATAAATCGAATTTCTAATAATCTTTCTTCATCACTATCATCATAAAAACTCTTAGCACGAACCGTAGCAGATTCTTCTGTAGAAAAAAAGTCAGCTAAAATCGTACTATCTATAGCTATTTCTTTTTTAAACCCAACAGATTTATATAGAGACTTAATATAATTGTCTCTATTTTTAACCATAAATGCATCATACTTGCTGTCGTTAAACGCGTCAAACACAGCATCAGCAGCTGTCTGATCGTCATTTAGCAAATCTTGTGGTAATTCATTAAAAAAAGATTTATTCATCTGGTACATTCAATGGTTCTGGTTGTATAATAATATTAGTATCAATTAAAGCAACATCAGGAGCATGTTTATCGCAATAATTTTTACCGTTTATTATTTTCGACGCAGCCATATCACAAAGACAACAAGTATATACTACATCTATTGGTTGAGGACTCCCAGTTTTTTTAAACATAAACCCCCTTCCTTACCACACACATGATTGCGGTTCTTTGTCTGGTCTCATTCTGTCAAATCTAGGATTTTTATAACTAGATGATGTTCTAGATTCAGCTTTGAATTGAATAACTTTACCCAAATAAACATCAATGTACATTCTAAACTCAGCAGCTTGTTCCCTTGTCAAATTACTCACATTAGCCACATGAACTAAACAATTGTTTCGATATTGAGCAACTTGAATTGATGAAATAAAATCAGCAGGATATTTCTTGTCTAGATTAAATCCAGTAATCACACCGTCATATGTTTCAAATCGTTTTAATTTTCTCCACCATTTAGATCTTATACAATCATAATCTGACTCAGCAAATTTAAATACAACACCTTTTTCTTCGCAATCTGACTCAAGAATTTCATTCCACCGTCTTTGCTTATCATTTGTTGTCTGCAAATTTTCAATCAATTCAACATTACAGGTTTTTGAAATAATTGATTGCAATTTTCTACGACGGTAATTTAGACTGCATGATAATAACGATTGACCTTCAAAAAACATGATGTCAAATACAACATATACCAAAAATCCATATTGTTCTTGCAACGTAATAGCTGTATCAATACTAGATGCATTAATTATTTGAAATGTTTGCGACGACGGCCGACCCGGCAAATGTACTTCACCATCCAATAAAGTGTTTTTTGGCAACATTTCTTGCAAATCATTTCTAATGTTTCGAAATTTGTACCGAAAATCGTCTAAATTCTCATGACCTTCTCTTGCATATCTACCAGCAAAAGATATATTATTATTATCTACTAAAGTTTGTATTCGTCGACCATTAATCTTAGGCTCCATCAACCAATCAGAGTCGTCAAAAAATTGATCCGCTTTCTCAAATCGTAATATTTTCGGATCCATCAATTTAATAAAATCAGTCATCGTCAGCCTAATCAGTAACTATATTGTACTTTACTGCCGTCTATATCACTCTTATTTACAGTTATTACATTTGAAAATGCTTCATTAAGTTCAGAAATATGTGATACTATAAGAATTTTCTTGTACTGATCTGCGATATATTTTACAATTTCAATAAATTGGCCAATACCTTCTGTATCTAATGCAGCGATCCGTTCATCAATTATTAGCGTTTGACTTTTCTTTCCCGCTCGTTTTGTTAACAAATTAGATAAAGACAACAAAATAGCGAAGACAATTCTGACAGTCTCGCCACCGCTGTACATATTCAGCGCTCGTGGTTTTTTGCCTTTTCTATAAATTATGATGTCTAAACCGCCCCGTTTCTTAAATTTGCCTGATTGAGTTCTTGGATCTAAATCAAACTTAACACTAAAATCACTATTTTTTGTAAATTTAGCAAGCAAATCGTTAGTCTTTTCTTCTAACACTGGCACATTACCAGCAATGATATCTTTTTGAATACCATTCTTACCAAAAGTTGTACTTAATTCAGTATAAATTCGTAAATCAATTTTTAACTCGTCAATATCACTTTGAATTTTAGCCGCATCTTGCTCCGCTAATTTTGCTTGTTCAAGTTCGCCTTTCAATCTACCAAATTCTGCCATCAAATTGTTTTTATCGTCTTCTAAATCAGCAACATCAGAAGCATAAGCAGCAAGTTGTTTCCTAATCTGTTTTAGTTCAGTGTCAAAATCTCTAGTTGTAGCTTTATCTAACTTTGTTAATTCTTTCTTCAAACGATTCAATTCTTCAACAGCTTCAACCAATCTTTGTTCTAATTTTTCTTTTGTTGCTGTTAAGTCGTCAACGCGTTTTCTATAACTTTTTTTAACTTCTGGTAATCTCTTTGTAGCTTCATCAACAGTTTTCAAATCACTTTCAATAGCAGCAAGCTTTGCTGTTAGCTTAGGCTCAGCCTCTATTCTCTTAATTACTGCATCTAATTGGCCATCAATTTCTGTTAACTTATCATGAGTGTCTTTCAAATTTGTAATAATCACTTCAAGTTTCTGTTTGAAACTATTATTTTCATTATCTATTTCAGCAATCATTTGTGCTTTACTAACTTTTGATAATTTATCACAAGGTTTATCAATAACAGGACAAATTGCACCTGACGATTCAATTCTTTTTTGTTTTTTCTCATTAGCACTAATTTGAGTCTCTAGCTCAGATTTTTGTTGAATTAAATGTTCTTTTGTTGATTGTTGTGCAGTCGTTTTATCTTTTAATTTTGCAATTTTATTTTTCTCTCGCTCTATGTTTTCTAATTGATCTTTGCATTTCATTTGCGACGCCAATAATTCATCTTTACTATCAATAATAGATTGCAAATCTTCCACTTTTTCAATACCTTCGTCGATAATAGTTTCCAATTCAGTTGTTGTTTTTGCTGCATCTGCTTCTATAATTGATCGTTGTCTGTCTGTCTTAGCTAATTGTAATTCAATTTCTTTCTTTCGTTCTTTATTTTGCTCAATACTAGCAGCGTCTACTGTTAATTGTTCTTGCTGCTTCCTGCTAGTTTCTATATTCTCTTGCAAACTCTTTATATCTTTATTAACAGCTTTCAATTTTGCATTAACAGTTATACAATCAGTCTGTAAACTATCTTTTTTCTCTGCTAACTCTTTTTTAGCATTCAACACTGCTGTTTTAGTCTGAATTCTGGTTTCAATATCACGTATCTTATCTTTGGCTATACTCTCAGCGTCTTCATATACTTGAATGCCTAACAAATTACATAACAATTCTTTTCTGTCACTAGCAGATCCTTCAATAAATGACGACGCATCTTTTTGACCAAAAAATATACTATTAGAAAAAATGTCATAATCTAAACCTAAAATATCTGATAATTCTTTATCTGTCTTTCTTTTCGTATCATCAGATATCAATTTCCATTTTGCATGTTCTAAACTAGTAGTATTGCTGTCAACGTACAATTCATTAATATTTCCTGATTTGCCATATTGACGAATCTTCTTATATCTAACATTCTCCATTTGAAAAGTAACTTCAACACGTAGCGTGTCACGACTATCATTAATATAATCTGCTAAAGTCTTACCTCGACCAATGCCCCAAAAACAAAAAGGTATTGACTCTAATAATGCACTTTTTCCTTCACCATTTGGCCCAAATACTAACATAACATGAGCATTTCGTAAATCAACTATTTCATCAATAAAACTGATAAACCCTTTCAATTTCACTTGTTCAATAATCATTACAAACCTCTAAATATTTTAAAGACATAACAATAACTGCCGTAAGAAAATTATTGACTTACGAGCTCTTATTTTTTACGAAAATGTATGAAAGATTAATAAGTAGGAGGTTGTTGAGGATCTTCTATTGCAGAGTCTTGTTTGCTAATAATTTCAGCAAACATATCGTCAATTTCATCTACTTCATTATTGCCAAATCTTGCTCTAATACCATCGCGTCTAGTTTTATCATAACCAACCCATTTCACTAAATATTCCAATTGCTTTTGCATTGTTTTAACTACTGGAATTTTATTTTGCAAAACATTACGCAAAATAGCGTCATTCAAATCAGTTTTACCATCAATCTTTCTTTCATGAAAAGCTTTATACATAGCTTCTCTTACAGCTTGCATTATTTCTCTGCCTGATAAATGAGAACAAACAGTTGCCAATTCTGATGTATTAAATTTACTTGGATCACGACCATTTTCACGAATTTGAATATTTAAAATTTCTGCTCGTTCTTGAATGTCTGGCGGCCCAATATAGAATATTTCATCATATCTTGATATTAATTCTGGTGGCAAATAGTGAACTTGGTTGCAAGTAGATACGTTAAAAACTGACGACTCATTATCATTCATCCAAATAAGAAAAATACTAATTGTTCTAGCTGTCGTACCAGCATCAGACATAGATGAACTTTGCATTCCAGCAAAACCTTTTTCAACTTCATCTATAAATAAAATACAAGGCGCCATACTCTCTATTCTAGCCAGCGTAAGATGCATGTTACCTTCACTTTCACCGACTCTAGAAGAAAACACTCGTGAAGGATCAAATTGTAACAAATTTAATTTCCATTCAGCAGCCAAAGCTTCGCAGATTCTAGTCTTACCACATCCTGGTAAACCTAACAATAATGCACCTTTAAGTAATGGTAAACCAAACTTTCGACCCTCATTAGTCCAACCACCATACATTTGACAAAACCATTTTTTCAATCGACCTAACCCACCAACATCATCAAATGTAACTTTTGGTTCACGAAATTTCAAAAAGGACGTCTTATTAATTGCTTCTCGTTTAAGTTGATTCAAAATAATTGCATCTAATCTTGCTTGACCATCATGTTTAGTTTCATTAATACATGCAGTCAATGCGTTACGTATTTGTGGTACTATGAGCCCTCGTAATGAACTAACAATTTCAAAATCAGTTCGCGGTTCAATTTTATTACTTTGTTTTTTGATTGCAGCATTAAATTTACCGATCCAATTTTCAATAATATACTTGATTTCGTCATCACTTGGATATGGATATGTGACAACATCTACATATTTTTCCAATTTATCTGGCAAAAACAATTTCGATGACAGTAATACTATTATTTTCAAATTACTATCACTATTATCTGCCTGTATAGCAAAATCTTTTAACCGACGAACTACTTGATTGTCTGTTAATTCTCTATCTGCATCAGTTATAATGTAGATTTGCCGTCTATCTTTTTTAGACTGTCGATGAATATGAATTAATGCATTATTTATTTCAGATGTTGCTGCATCTATATTACAGCGTTTTTCATTTATTTCACGTTCATAATTGTCAATTGTCACAATACCGTATGTTTTTCTATAAACATACACTTCTGTCGCAAATCTACTAGATGTCTTTTGGGTCATATCTTTAATACCCAAAATCGTCCTATGCTCATCTTCAGACAAAATGTACACTAATGGCACCATTTGTGCAAATTTTGATTGAATATTTTCAATTGTATGTGCTTTATACATTATCCACACCAGATTTTTGGTTCATTTGGCGCATTTAATTTGATCATTTGTTGTCTTTGCTCTTCAGGATATAATTCAAGTATAACATCAGAAAAAGCAGGATTTACCCATTCAACATAAATTGAGCCATCTGGTCTAATCACAAACTTTTGCGTGTCATTTGTTTGTTGTATCGGAGGATTAGATGATTTATTCAAGAATATCGCTCTAGCATATCGTCTAATATCTATATCAAAACGCTCTTTCAATTCTATACCTAAACTAATCAAATATTCTTCATCGCAATCCTCCATGTTTCTTTCTTGTAGCCATCTACGAACATGTCTATCAATTGGAAAACAATTAATGTTAAGATAATCCCTGGCAAATAACGACGTCGCTTTTGTAACTTTTCCTCCCACAAGATCTCTATATTGCGACCACGCAAGTGTGTGATTCTCAGGTAAAAAATTTTGAATGTTGTAAACTTCTATTGCAAATGACTGATCTGCTTTAAGACAATTTTGTTTTGTTTTTAATAATGCTAATTGTTGCCACCAAAACGGATACATCAATCTTATTTCTTTGTCAGTCAGTTCAACAAGATCACGACAACCAACAATTGCTCTAGCATTCGCCTGAACACTAGCTCTACGATTCACTTTTCCATGGACCAGCACCAATAGCAGTCACAAATGCTTTTGTGGGCGTATCAAAAGTCAACCAACTGTTTTCATCGCTTACTGGCACTAAACCACTTAATGCCTTGTAAAACACAGAAATATCATGTTCTTTTTTAAGCATTATTTGTCCAAAAAAAAAGTCAACTGCTTATGCAATTGACCATAATTATCTATCGAAATCGAATTTCAATTACGCAGCATGGCAATATACATATATATAATATTTGTTTTTTCCTGTCCCAAAAATATCCTACCCATCCATCATACCACGCAAAGAAAAATCGAATCTTCACATCTAATATCCAGCAATAATTTCAATATTATCACCTACAGTTTGTACAGATTCAACACAATGACCCTTCTTAGCAATTTCATACATGATGAATTGCTTACCATATTGTTGTTGCAATTCTTGAACTTGCGACTTGTTCATTGAATCATATTTGATTTGACCAGTTGCAACATTCACTTGCATTCTGTTATATCTTGTGCCCCATGCAAGAGTTTCTTCACTAAGTTCTTGAAATGATATACCCATTTCTTCAAGCGTTTTCTTAAGAATTAACATATCGCGAATTTGAGTAGTTCCAATGACTTCAGTCGACATGACTGCCTCCAATCTGTACATTATCGCTTACAGGTACGTCGTCTTGTTTATCTGATACACTGACAACTTCACCAAAAGAACCAACAGCTGTCACAATATCTTTGCAGTGGTGCGTCTCTGGATTTAATACAGAAGTTTTCCATCCACCTTCACGATCAATCGTAACTTTATATTTCATATCTCCTCCTTACTGAATCATAATCATGATAATTATCAAAGCAATCACTTTTGAAATTCTTCGTATAATTTTGATCCATCAATCATTTCCGTTTTTTGATACTTGCCTTTATACTTCATTGACGCATCACCAAATGTCTTCATATAAATAATCTGACAAAATTCAACAAACGGATATACGCGTACAGGATGTGTCGCCACAATTTCTAATGTCCAATAATTTTCAAACCCATCATCGCCCCAACCTGCTGTTTTATGAATATCAATGCCTAATCTAGCAATAGAACTTCGACCTTCAATTTGTGGAACAAATCCATTTGTTCGTGTCATTTCTACTGTTCGACCAAGATATAATTCGTTAGGCCACAAGACAAATCCAGTTTCAGGAATTTTTATAGTACGAGTTGGATTCTGCGACTTCATATCAAGTATACCATGACCTTGATTTTCAACACGATCTTCTGCTATAATTGCATCAAAATGATAAACTTTCAATTCATCATGCAATCGTAGATTATACGAGTTTGGATTGAGTCGCTTGCGATCAAAATCGCTAATAAAAATATGTCCTTCTTCTATTTGCTTTACGATTTCTAATCCTGTAAGTACCATAACCTATTCCTTAATTTGTTTGACTTGTTTCAATATTTCTAATCCGACAGCAAAAGCTTTTTCTTCAATGCCTTTAAATCTACTTGGATGTTTTTCAATATGTTTCTTAAGTGCATCATCCGGTAAATCCACACTAGTAATTTGATGTTCTGTGTCAACATCATTTTCTTCATCAGCAATAATATCAATGCTGACGCCTAATGAATGCCATGAATGTTCTTTTAAATATGACTCAATTTCAGTAAAACTAATTTCAGGTAAATATGTTTGTTGCACATCAGCTTTGACTCTAACAATAGATCGCGACAAATCAAGTGATCTTATCTTTGTCAAAAACGCACTTAATTTATCATCATAATCTGCATTCAGTTTTAGAGTAAATGTTTTAAACAATCGATCATTTAAAAGAATAAATTCATCACGTCCATCTTCAAAATAATAAAAACCTTTCTGTTCTTTCTCTTCTGAAAAGTCAACGCGGCCAAGTGAACCAACATGTTTTGCTATATTGCTCAAATTTTGTTGTTTATGTATATGCCCTAAATAGATATGTGTCCAGTCGCCGTCGTCAAACGCAGTCAATGAAACTTTATTCTCATTTTCGTCTGTCGACATGTCTAAATCAAAACTGTTGCCAATAACAGACTTATCAGTGCCAAAATGACCAAAAAACAATTTGTATTTTGCTTTACTCTTCTTCGTCTGCAAATTGTACTCTTTAATCATATCTAATTGATATGTAATAAATTCCTGTGGCGTCAATAGACCTTTTTCACCTCTGTTAACAAATGGCAATAGATATAAATCAGTGTTGTTTTCTTTAACAACAGCGGGATTAGACAGCACCATAAGCTTATCAATCAATGGTCCAAGTTCTTCCATTTCTGACAAAGCATGTGCCCCAGCTGCGCTTGTTGTCATGTCATGATTGCCAGTAAGTAAAATAACTTTGATTCCTGCTTCAATAAGTCTTCGTATACGTGGGGCAAATTGTTTTCTGATTTTAGAATTCGGATGTTTTACGCGATATATGTCACCGACAATGATATATACATCAACCTGTTTTTCAATAGCAAAATCGATTGTTTGATCTAAATTATTTAGAAAATCAAGCAATCTTGTATTCAATCCGGTTGTTGTATCCGTCTTACCATAAGGATAATCACCGATATGCGGGTCTGATACAATTGCTAGCTTCATATTTACCTTATATCACAGTACTTTACATATTTCAAAAAAATCTGTTGAAATCTTTCCATATCTTCTTTTGAAAATTGTTTTAACTGACTATATGTTGGATCCAATGTTTCAACTCCAACATTCATATTTTGCAAATATAATTGTTTGATGCCATTAATCATTAATCCAATTTCATGACAAATATCATCATCAATCAATCCAGGAACAGCTGTCACTCTAATTTCAAATGGAACTTTACTAATAGTAGCAATATTGATAGTTGAACTCAATCGTTCATGATTATTATCATATGAAGATTTCAACTTTGACTTATATAACCGTGGCGTGGTTTTAACATCAATAGCCAAATAATCAATTTTAGCAATAACTCGTTTCACTGTCTCAAACATCAAACCATTTGTATCTAATTTCACAAGATATGACATACTTTTTAGATATGTAATTACATCAACAATGTTTTCATGAATTGTCGGTTCTCCACCCGTTAAAACAACGCCATCAATTACATTTTTTCTATTTGTTAAAAAAAGTCGTAATTCATCAGCGTCAATTGGAGACAGTTCACTCAGCACGATCTGTTTATTATGACAGTACGGGCACCTTAAATTGCACCCAGAAAAAAAGAGGACAGTAGATACTGCCCTCGGAAAGTCATTAAACGAGTTTTTTTGCCAGCCAATAATGTTATCTAAATTTAACTCATTCATGTCAACATTGGTACTTCAATATCTTCTTTAACTTCAGCAAATGAATTTAATTCATTACTTGTCGTCGTATTCACCACACCAAATTCTTTGCGTTCAGCATATTCAGATTTTTTTCCTACATTCCAATTTTGCACGGGTCTATAATAACCAACGATTCGAGAATAAACTTCAGCTTGCTTTTCACACTTTGGGCAAATAAAATGTTCACCTTTCAAATATCCATGCGTTGCACATATCGAAAAAGTCGGTGAAAATGTAAAATATGGTATATTGTAATTATATGCAATTCTTTTCACTAGATTTCTGCTAATCTCAATATCATCAATTGATTCACCTAGAAATGCATGAAAAACCGTTCCTCCAGTATAAAGCGTTTGCAATTTATTTTGCATATCTAATGCCTCAAAGATATCATCAGTCGCGCCTACTGGTAATTGTGTCGAATTTGTATAGTATGGATTGTCTCCTCCTGAAACAACAATACCTTTATACATTTTTTTATCAATTTTAGCTAAACGATAAGACGTGCCCTCTCCTGGTGTCGCCTCAAGATTATACAAATTATCTGTACTAGTTTGATACTGACTGAGTCTCTCTCGCATATGAATGAGCACTTCTTCAGCAAACTTTCTAGCTTCATTATTTGTCAATGGTTTATTCATAAAATTCAACGTTGATTCATTCATACCAATAAGACCAATCGTAGAAAAATGATTTCGTAAACCATTTGTCAAATAACGTTTTGAATATGGAAACAAGCCTTGATCAAGCAATTTCATTACGACTTTTCGTTTTAATTCTAAAGAATCACGAGCAAGATCCATCAAGCGATCCAAACGAGCATAATAATCTTCTTTTGAAATTGCAAGAAATCCTATTCGTGGAAGATTGATTGTCACAACACCAACAGAACCTGTCAATTCTGATGCCCCAAATAATCCACCACCGCGTTTGCGTAATTCTCGTTTATCTAATTGTAATCGACAACACATTGACCGCACATCTTCTGGATTCAAATCTGAATTGATAAAATTCTGAAAGTATGGCGTTCCATATTTACCTGTCATCTTGAATAACAAATCAGTATTTTCGCCATGCCAATCAAAATTTCTCGTCAAATTGTATGTCGGAATGGGATAAGAAAAACCTCTACCAGCTGCATCTCCTTCTAAGAATATTTCCAAAAATGCTTTATTTATCATATTCATTTCTTGCTGACAATCTGCATATGTAAACTCCATTGCTTTTCCACCAACAATTGCCTGCTGATCTGCTAAATCAGTCGGCACAGTCCAATCAAACGTCACATTTGTAAATGGGCTTTGAGAACCCCATCTTGATGGTGTGTTTACACCATAAATAAACGATTGAATATTTTGTTTAACATCATCATATGACAACTTTTCAATCTTAACAAACGGCGCTAGATATGTATCAAACGATGAAAAAGCCATTGCTCCAGCCCATTCATTTTGTAATATGCCTAAAAAATTGACCATCTGATTCACAACTGTTGAGAGATGCTTAGCTGGTCTTGATGTAATTTTGCCTGGAACATTACCCAAACCTTCAGTCAACAAGTCTCTAAGCGACCAACCAGCGCAATAACCAGAAAACATACTTAAATCGTGAATATGAAAATCACCGTTCTTATGAGCATCAGCAATTTCAGGACTATAAATATGACTTAACCAATAATTCGCCGTAATTGCTCCACTATTATGAAGAATTAAACCACCTAATGAATAATTAACGTTTGAATTTTCATTAACACGCCAATCATTTTGACTAAGATATCCATCCATTGTATGCGAGATATCAAGAACCAATTTCTTTGTATCACGTATTTTCCCGTGTTCACTTCTATAAATAATGTATGCTTTAGCTACTTTTTGTAAATTATTAGCTATTAGCACTCGCTCAACTGCGTCTTGTATTTCTTCAATTGTAGGTATTGTACTATAAAGCTGTTTTTCGACTTGATCTGTTAAGTCGCTAGCATTGCCAAGAACATCACCTACAGCTTTAATCGCCTTGTCAATGGCGCCTTCAATTTTTGCTTTATCATAAGCAACACATTCACCGTCACGTTTACGAATCATAGAAATCATTCGTGGTCTCCTTATAAGTAAATAGTGAGAAAATATTCGTCGGTAATATTTTAGACAACTATTAAATGAGTTTTAATGGTCATCTAATGGTTTTGTAACCAGCAGAATATCGATTTGCTGTAAAATAAATCGATATCTACGAGAAATATTTTCCCACGTCATCCCTCTTTGACTGGTAGAATCATTATATCGTTTGACTAAACGTCGCTTCAACCACTCTAATGAGTCAGTTCCATCAGGCATTTTTAATCTGCTTGTATTCAATATGTTCAAAAATTGCATCAACTCATTGTCTGATATTTTTGTAATCTGTAAATGCTTTGTACCCAATACCCGATTAAGCAACCAATTAGTATTGATATCATGTTTTGAATACTTTACTTTGATATCACCAGTTATGACTGGTATTGTGCCGTCAGCGCTAATTTGCAGATCATTTTGTTTCTTGATTGCCATTAGTTTTTTGAAATGCTATTGCAACACCAGTAGCATCTGCAATATCTTCATTTATTGATGTTTCAGTATAAATATCAACACTTATTTTATCAAACACTTCTGACAATTTCTTTTTATCTACCTTTTTACTTTTTACATTTTGCTGCTTAAGTTTGTCTATTTTTTGTTCAATATCTGTTATTTTTTCTTTATTGCTGGAGTCTCTCTTTTTACACCGTCGCAATTCTTTTTTCAATTGTTTTAATTGGCCTTTTGAATCATCATCACCACAAGTTTTTAACTTCATCAAAGCATCATTAATTCTAATTTTATATGCATCAATTTTTTCTTGCGTCAGTAATCCGTACTTCTGACATATAGCTAATTGAACTTGACATTTTTTTGATGATCCTGTACAACCATCAACATATGTTTTCCATTTTGTTGGTTCAAACAATACAGGATCTTTTTGTAATTTGCGATAAGCTTCAATTATTGCTATGCCATTAAACCTAGCAAGCAACTTTAATACACTCACGCTTCTAACTTGTACAACGTCTTCTATAGCTATTTCATCAGGTTGTTTACTTTCTATAATCTTTCGCAATTCAACATGAAACAAATGCATTTTTTGAGCATTTGTCATTCGCCCTGTAGGATTTATTTTACCATAATCAACAAATTTGTCGCCTTGAATCAATGCCCAACCTGTACTTCTACTTGAAATGTCAATTCCCATTATTAATTTGTTCATTGTCATCTCCTAAAATCAATTCAAATTTTGTAAAAGCAATTCCGTTATGATTAGTATACGTCGCTTCATATACAGTATCATCAATATCTCTCAAAATAGTTTCATATATTTCTTCTTCGCCGTCAATTAACGCGCCATTTGTCAATTCAAATAAAGATACTGTGCCATCAAGTCGTTTAATAAACGACTTTAAAAAGTTTAAATTATTTGCGTAGTCTTTATTAAATAAAACTTGACTATCCGGTGTCCCTGTTAATACAATCGTATCAAACAAATGATTAAAAGTCAAGTCTTCAATGTTATTATACAATAAAAACTCGTCAAACAGAAAATTTGTATTCCTATTTGACGAGAATCTATATCTAGAAACTCGCGCACAGATATAATTGCGTTTGTGCTTAAACCTTGAATTCGATATACGTTTTTCGCACTTTCATATGGGACAACAACAACACATTCATTTTTAAATTGTCTAAGGCATTGTTGTATAACTGTCGTCTTGCCAGATCTGCGTCTGCCAAAAACAATTTTTACTCGACTTGAATCATCAACAATCTGTTGTGCGTTGGCAATCATCTCATTTTTAATTTCTTTCGTCCCAATTTACCTTTTCGACCGATCTTTCTTTTTGATCGTCTTTCAGAAGATTGTTCGTCATCGCTAAATGCACCTTCATCATTCTGATTATCATCATCTGACTGATCACTAGTCTGATTTTTGTCATTATTTTCTTCTTCATCATCCTCATTATCATCTGGTTCTTTAACAGCTGAATCAGGAATATATTCTTCAACAGAATCTTTTTGTACGAATATTTTTCGTTCAGCTATAAGTTCTTTAAGTTGTTCTTCAATTTCTGGATGTTGTTCTAATATCTTATAAAATGATCGTTTGGCAAAATCTTTAATACTATCATCTAATTTTTCACCAGTGTTTGGGTCAAAGAAATTATATCGTGTAGCAACTTTATCCCGTTTGCCAACGATTTCAAATTCTTTTATCACACCATTTATAAGTGCAACATCAAAGAACTCTTGCTCATTGTTAACACCAGTGCCATCATGCATCAACGTAAATGTTATTGCATTTTCTGGTAATGATCCAGCTTTGTTTTTTTCAAACGTGATTTTTACGCCATGCGAAATAATGTCGCCATTATCATCACGTTCTTCTGATTTCCATATCTTTGCTACTTTAAAAGCAATTGTGTCATAAAATGGTAGTGCATTGCCGCCAGTGCGATATTCTGGATTTCCAAACATCGCATTTGGATTTTTGCGTAATTGATTAATAAAAAACAATATTGTTTTTGAATCAACATCAGATCTAGCCATAGCAGACGAGACTTTCTTAAGTCCTAAACCAATTGCCGTAGCTTGAGTTCCTCGTTGTCTAGATTCTTCCATACCTTTTGACGCATCAGTTATTGACACCAATTGTGTTACACTATCAACACCAATAATCGCATAACGACCAGGCTCAATAACTTTGATAACTTCACCAGTTTTTTTATCAACTTCATGCTTACCTAAAATTAATGCGTGTATCATGTCAAACGCTTCTTCAGCAGTTGAACAAGGTAAAACAATCAATTTTGATACATCAACACCGACTTTTTCAGCCCATTTAGCTTGAAATTGAAATTGTCGTTCTGCATCAATCAAAACACATGGTTGATCTGGATAAAGACGTTGTGCTTCAGCATAAGCTAAATAAAGCATTAATGTCTTTCCTGCGCCTTCCCATCCAAATACCTCAATAACTGAACCAACAGGATAACCTTTACATTCGCCAATTGCATTGTCTAATAGCATTGAACCAGAAGATATTGATTTCACGATACTATTGAATTTATCTCCTGCAGGTTCAATTGATCGACCAAATTTCTTCTGAATCAACGATGCTGCAGTCACAATTGCTGACCCGCGTTCTTTTGCTTTTTCTTCACCTTTGCTCATATAAATCTCCTCGCAAAAAAGGGCAGACGTTTATTCGTCTGCCCTTTAATTATGACGATTTAGAATGGTAAATCACGTTTCTTTCCTGAATTTTCTTTGCCAGCTTTACCAACTTTGCCGGCTTTACCTGATTTTTTGCTAGCTTCCTTTGCTTTAATTGCCTTTTCAATTGCTTCACCATTCATACCATCAATATCAATATCTAGCTCTTTAGCTTTGCTAGCAAAATCTTTTTGTAATCGCTTACAATCACCTACATAATCACATTCCTGACAACCTATATCTTCGCCATCATATGTCCCGCGACAATCCATAGCAGTTAATCCATCATCATCTGAATCGTCGCCTGAATCATCACTTGACGAAAACGCAGCTGCTTCTTTCTTGTTTTGTTTGTTTTTCTTCTGATCTTCTTCATCATCGTCATCGTCGCTATCATTATCATCATCGCTGCTACCGTCATTATCATCATCGCTGCTACCGTCATTATCATCATCGCTATCATCATTAGAAGGAGCAGCGACATCATTATCATCATCGTCGTCATCATGGCTAGGTGCATCAGTTGATTCTGTAGTATCGTCGTCATCATCGCTATTATTAGTTGATTTTTCAAAATCAACAGATAAAGACTTTTTAACTTTCTGCAGATCAACTGAATCAAGCGGCGCTTTAGCACTCTTCAAAATGTCTAAAATATCCTTTGCAGTAGAAAACTTCCGCAATTTTTCCAGATCATATGCAGATTCCACTGCTTCAAGCTCATCATCTGTTAATGGCTTTCGATCTGGATCAGGAAGAATTGTATATTCTCTCTTTAATCCTTCACCATCAACTGTTACTGTTAAATCATAACCTCTCTTACCAGCAGAAGATGGATTACCCCACTTTTCGCTATTACCTAGTTCAATAATAGCTTTCCAAATTGTTGGACCAGCAACTAGTCTCTTAACTTTTATCTTACCAGAATCAGTTCTAGCATCATCGCGATGTATGACATTCATATCATACGTTTTCTTCCCGCGAAGTTTTGATGCCTGTTTAACAAGTTTTTGAACTTCAGGCGACTTGTCTGTCATCTCCTCTTCTTCTTTAAGCCGATAAATCTCACTCCACAATTCGCCAACAAATTCACAAACAGGACATTTGTAATCAACAGCATGAACAATAGGGCGGTCATTTTTTGCCGTTTTAACAGGTATCCAATGTACAATATACTTGGCAAATGGCATACCACCTTTTTTCTTTGCCGGCAATATACGAATTGTATGCTCGCCAGGCTTCCATGTCATGTTGTTGATGTCAGACTGCCTCTGTCTTGACTGATTTTCCTCAGCTTCTTTTGCCCAAGGATTGTCTTCGTGTGGCATAAACCCTCCTGTTAAATGTGATTCTTAATTATTGTCATCATTGTCATCGTCAGTAAAAGCATTTTTTTCAGTCTCATCGTCATCTGCATATACTTTTTTATCACTTTTAATAACAGATGATGGTTTCTCCCACTTCATCATTGAGACAATATTGACTAATCTATCACCTCGTTCAGCAAAACCAATAGCAATAGACTTCAAATTTGCTGCATCTTCGCGTTTTTTTAAATATGATCGATATCTTCTAGAATATTCAGGATCAGTAAGTACAGCTTCTTCAACTTGTTTATCAGTTACGCGTTTTCCTGTTGATTCTGTAAGTTCTGATCTATATACTCGTGCTTGCTCTTTTACCCAAATTTCAAATTTAATTTTTTCATAATCAGCTCTAACTGCAGCTTGATTCGCTAATACATTCCATCTTGCATGAATAGCTGGATTTTCAGCCATCATATTACATGCCTTTTGAGGCGTCAGTACATCAATTGATGGAATATGCAACTTATCATCCACATCAATCTTTAATATATTGTCCCCAACTTTCATACTTACAGTAAGATCAAAATCATCATCCCCACGCATTGTTATAGATGTTGATGATGACTCAGACATCATTAGCGATGATGTCGATCCTTGCTTTCCCATTTTTCCTTTTTTACCATTCATTTGTTTTATATAGTATGCAGAAAAGGTCTAAAGTTTTATTGTTCTTCACTTAAAACTTTCTCGTATTTTGCTAATCGTTCTTTTTGTTGGACTGACTTTTCATATATATTACCAATACAACAAACATCGTATAAATCAATAAATATTCGGCCCATATACTCGCTTGTTTCTGCTTGACCAGTTAATATGTTGCTCAACTTTATTACATCATCAATATTAACTTTTGTGTATTTTCCAGTTGACTGATTCAACATAAACGCTTTTTTACATCGTCTATTGTAACACGGTATACGTATTTTCACAATATTAAATCTTGAATCGGTCAAAAACACATAATAATAACGATTACCATTTTTACTAGTTTTTAATGTAATATCTGTTACAACACCCCATACATTGCGCCGCATATTAACAGTTGGATTTACTAATCTTGTTAACAATTTCGCATTCAAACTTTTCAATATTGCTTTTTGAGCTTCTGATAATTTCGTACGCCAATCAAGACTATATGCTTCAATAAATTTCTCATGCTCAAATTGTTTATTGTCATAATCAACATCTCTAGACCATTTTTTCTCATGTCTAAAATGAAGAAAATATCGTTCTAATATTTCATTTTGTGGCCCAAATGCGTCAAACGCATGTGCGTTAATTAGCGCCAACATTGCTGCTTTCCCAACCTTTTTAACACTAGCAGTTCTAGCCCAAAATTCATCGAATGAATTAAACGGTTGTGCATCTAATATTATCTTAACAACAGACGGTCCAACGCCCATGATATGACTTAATCCAAACATAATGCTATCTTCACCATGTATTGAAAATCCTTCATTAGCTAACCTAATGTCGACAGGAACGATGCTTATGCCTTTATTCATAGTCTCAGAAAAATAATTTGTAAATTTTTCTTTTGGTGAATTTGAAAATAACACTACATAGAACTCCAATGGATAATAAACTTTAAACCACATCATTTGATAACTTAAAATTGTATATGCTACCGCATGAGATTTATTAAATCCATAACGTGCAAAAGAACAACAATTTTGCCACCAAGATTCAGCAACTTTTTGACTAAGGCCTTTATCCATACAGCCTTTAATAAACATGTCTGTGATTTCTTTTCGTTGCTTAGCAGCCTTATCTTTAGCATCAGTATCGCGAATTGACTTCATTAGATTTTTTCTAACAGTGTCTGTCAAATCTAATGGAAACCCAGCAACCATGTGACACAATCTCATCACATCTTCTTGATATACTAGAATACCAAAACTTTCTTTTAAACATGCTTCAATGTGAGGTGAACCAAAATCAAATTGTTTCCCATTTTTCCTAGCAGCATACTCATGATGCATGCCCATATCAAGCGGACCGGGGCGACCTAATGCTGTAGCAGAAGTAATGTCAGCAAATGCAGTTGGCTTAATCTCTTTCAACAATGATTTCATCAAAGCACTATTATGAACGATAAATCCATTAGCAACATAATTATGTCTTAACTTATTAACATCAAATCCAATATCATATGCATCATGAATGCCAATATCAGTTATTGATTTGACTTTTACAAAAGAATATCTATGTTTAAAATGACGTTTAAACTTTCCTAAAACTTGCGAAGGACAAACACGTCGTTTTTCTTTTATACACTGAGCACATTTTGGCCCTGTCCCCCAACCATCAACAATAGTATCAGATTGATCGCAATAATATTGCGTTCGACACCTTGCATGATCAATTAATACTTTATCATTAGTAGTCAATCTACCTAACGTCGTCCAACCATTCTTTGTATAAAATCTATGCGTGAAACTAATAACTATACATCTGTCACCTTCAATAACTAATCTAAATAACCGTTTTTGCTTTTTCTGCATCGCGTCTATTTGTTGTCGTACTTTAGTTTTTTTCTGAAAGTTATAACAACCTATTTTATGTACTGATTCTGGATCTATTTCGAATTTATTATATAGTTCTCGCATTCTATAATTGCCGATCCACGTATCACCGTGTACACATTCAAATTGAAATATACCATTAGTATCTGCTTTTCTAAATCGTTCATATATTTCATTATTCCCATCAAGTGGTAATCGTATTGAAAAGTCTTCATAAAATTGAGATGTCATCTGTCCGTTGTCAATTGATTGCAAATCAAAATCAGCATTAGCATTGTACTTGCCTCTTGATCGAATTAATTCTAAAATTTCTTTGATAATAGTTAAAGTTTTCAAACCAAGTATATCAAATTTAATAAAACCTGATGATTGTAAATCTTTTCTTGTAATACCATCAACCCAACTAGTAATCAATGTGTCTTTATGCCTCATTAATGGTATTGTTTCGTCAATCTTTGTCGGCACAGCTACAACACCAGCCGGATGTTTTGTTAAATGACGAAGCTGTCCCTTAAGCATAAATATGATTTCGCGAACTTGTGGATGTCTATCAAAATACAATCGTAAATCGTATAAATCTTGTCTAAAACCTTCTTCACCAGGTTCTATTGCAATAGCGACATCAAATTCTTCTTCTGTCATAGCATCAACATCATCTCGCAAATTTCTTACAACTTCATTTGTGTCATCTAAATCAATGTCAAAAATTCGAGCAATATCTCGTGTAACCATTTTCATTTTCATTTGACCATAAGAACCAATTGGCGCCACATGGTCGCTACCATATTTGTCAATAAAATATTTGACAACTTGTTCTCTTTCATTAATACTAAAATCACTATCAATATCAGGAAATGATGATTGCTTTTTTATTACAAGCGGTTCGTTTGTTTGAATAGGATCACTATTTGATATGCCAAGTAAAAAATAAACTAATGAACCATGACTGTCTATGTGTTTGCCTTTTGTAGCTGCAGTCAAAACATAATTTTGTATATTTTGAACTTCAATGTTTGTCAATTCTCGTTCTAACCGTTGGATGTACCGTTTGTCATCTTGTAAACCAAGTTTAGTCAACCGTTCTTCGCAAAGAAACTGAATATAATCTAATTTTGTCATTCTTCTAACCTAATTAATCGTTCATTCTCATACCAATTATGAAACTGTTTACTATCTGTATTAATTATTACATCTTCAACATCATCACTTGACAAGTCATCAATTGACAAATCATATATTGCCATACTTCTAGACATACTCAAAAATCTCTCAAACAACAACCCGTGCTGTATCGGATCGACATTTGTTATATCTAAAAGATAACATACAAGGCTGCCTGCAGCGGAATTATGAACAACTATGTTATTCACAATATAAGATCTATCTGGAGTTGACACTTTAAGATCATGAACTTGACCTTTATAATGTATTATTCTTTTACTTTTTAATGTAGTAAATTCAGATTTTTCACTGATTTTTTTTTGAAAAGATGAGGCTAATTTAGTACCATTTTCATATAAAATCTGTTTATACTTATGCGAAAATTCAATATTATAATTCAATTTGATCAAATTTCTAAATTTATATGTTGTCAAAATAGATGGACTAATAATTTGAACATCAAATAATGGATAATTATTTTTAGTTGCTAGAATTTTATTGTTTAAATTTTCATCTTTACTTTGAACAAATCCGCTTTTTATATCTACAATTAATTTTTCATCAACTACAAAATCAGGGTAATATCTTTTTGTTTTTGTCTGCCCTTCATAAATTATTCCAGGCTTATTCCACCTTGTTAAACTTACGATTTTATTGTCCTTATCACATTGTATAATAAACATTAATTCTGCCAAAGAATCAAATCTAATTTTTCCAAATCTACAATGAATAAAGCCTTTATTATCAGAACCTAATATTGCGTCTCTATAGTTAGAAGATGAATCGATTTTTTCAATTATTTTTTGTCTCATTTGTTCTAATTTCTCAGGATTTTCTTTCCACATTTTCTTAATAGATTCACTCATTTTTACTTTAACCTCTTGTCGATTTTGAGCTATAATTTGACATCGAGATTGAGAGTCTAACCAGTCTTTTTGTTTTGTAACAAACTTTGGAACATAACATTTTCGACATATACTAACAGAATGTTTTCGTTTAAGCCATTTTGTTAAACCTATAGTGAAATCCTCTTTACAAATGTCACAATTAGATTTAATTTTTCGTTTTGATTGAATGTTTTGATTTTTAAATAATTGTGCTTCATCAATTGTTAAAAATCTATCAGCAGATTCAACTAATATATTTAGCAAATTTTCAGGAATATTGGGAAATTTCTTTTTATATCTGGTAATTCTAAATTTAGTCCAGTTCATATAAAATCTCATCTTCTTCTGTTAAATCAATTGCCTTTACTTCGCCTCTATTTCTAGTAAAAAATCTATGATCCATAGTACAAATAATAACTTTATTTTCAAAAGTTAATTCTACAACATCTTCATCAATGTCATATACAAAATGTTCTTCAACTTTAGCCTCACCCCAAAACTTATTTGCAACTTTATCACCTCTGTTGACTTGTTCAATTTGTTTCTGCGTTCCATTAGCCATTTTTACTTTATTAACTTCAGGCAAAAAACATCCTCTTCCTGCGCCAACAAGTATGTTATGATTTTTTGCAAATTTAATGTAATCTGCTACAATAACAAAATAGTCTGCTAAATCAATTCGTCGTATTACGCTCAATTCATATTTGACGCGCTTCGCATAAACATTATTTTCTTCATACCAACTATCTTCAGCTTTTCGTTGCCACCCATCACGAACCATTTCGACCATATAATCATAGCTGCTTTTACCTTCTTCTAACTCAATTTTTGGCAATTTCTCTTTTGTATCCCATTCCCATTCATCAATCATATTTGCTACTTTAATCGTGTTATTTAATGCTTCAACAAAAATTTCAGAATCTAAATATTCGTAATGCCCTTGATCTATATAAACATCAACCATCTCATGTCGATCTTTAAACCAAAAATCTTTTGTAGAAAATTCCCATATACGTTTAAATTTAACTTTACCACTAACAATGTCAGATATTTCGTCCAATGTGATTGATAACTTATTCTTTTGTTTTGTCGGTTTAAATTCAGCAAATCTGTCTAATTCAATATAATCGTTGTATACTCTTTTAATGTGAGCAGCAGAATTGTCATTACCAATAGTTTCTAATATTTCTTTAATAGCTGCTTGTCTCTTTTTATCTCGCATTGTAACTTGCTGTCCAACTTCGTCTTTTGAACCAAGCATAAGAGATATTTCTTGTGCCCGGGCTCCGTCTTTATCTAAATAATGAACATCATTTGTAATGACTAACTTAATACCAAGTTTTTTAGCAATTTTGACTAATAATGTATTTGCTTGTCTCTGACGATCGATATCAATTATCATAATTTCAATAAAAAAATCATCGCCAAAAACGTCTTTGTATTGTTTTGCTACTTCTAATCCTGCAGCTTCAGCTTCAGCTTCATTGTCATATTGTAACATTACATTATTAATAATGCCACCAAGACAAGCTGACATTGCTATTATGCCGTGATGATTTTCTGCAACAAAATCAAATGATGTTCTAGGCTTATAATAAAATCCATTCCTTGCAGCATCACTAACTATTTTTGTAATATTTTTACGACCTTGCTCATTTTTTGCCAATAAAACAATATGCTGATTCTTTCTAAGACTATCACGTTCATTAACTACATCTTTTTGTATCTGTTGAAATTTAAGTAACGTATTGTTTACACATTCTTTTACTTCACTGAAATCTAAAGCATCAATATCTTCAAATTCAGCGTCTGACATATCCAACATTTTTCGATAATATTCAATATATTTGTTCACAAACTGCTTATTTAATTTCTTATGCTTTAATGCTTGTTTCAACAACTTAATTTTTTTATCAATATCACTTAATTGCTCTTCAACATCTTTATATTCATAACGTCGATCTTGCAAATATGCTTCAACACCAACTATAGGTTTAATACCATTTGACTTACAAAACATAAAAAATGATGGATGTGCACCAATACTACCATGATCAGTTATTGCCAAAGCCGGCATGCCAAGCGCAATTGCTTTTTTAGCATATTGATTTGGTTTCCCGATGCCATCTTTCAAAGAAAAATCACTATGCAAATGCAAATGCACAAAATCTTTCTTCTCACCTGTATTATATAATCTTTGTCTTAATTCTTCTTTATCGATCATTTTTCATTTCCAGTAGCAATAAAGACATCCATGTGGACATTGACCTCGTTTTATTAATAATTCTTTCTTATTAGCTACGCATGCACAATATGGTCTTTGTCCTTTATTTCCATCTATGGGATCTACACCTAAAATTTTACAATCAATTTTAGAAACACATCCTAAACATTCAAACCCTGGTTCACCACAAACTTCAGGTTTTCCAAGTTCTTCCCATACTTTCTTTCTAAGTGATAACGGTGCATGAAAATCATTCCATGGCAAATATGATTCAGAATTTTCAGACTGAATATCAATTGAATGAAGTTTAAATCGTTCTTTTACGTGGTCATACAAATCTATAAACGATATTCTAGTTCTGGTACTTCTAGTCATATGCAGAATAGCTTTTGCTGTAATTACACCATTAACAGTCGGCACAACTGGATCTACTCTTAAAACAACTCTATCAGTACCAAGCAATTTGATCAACTCCCAATAACCAAGTATGGCTTCGTCTGGTTTTAATACATTTGGCTCGATGATTGACCCACCAAAACCTGTAATATTAGCGTGCACTATAACATTACGTACGCTCATTTTGCTTAACACTTCACATATTTTTACTGGATTTTTTGTAATTAAAATCGCAGGCTTATTATCGTAAACCCATTCAGTCCATGAAAAATCATGAGCCGGATCACCGCGCTCAGTAACACCTATAAACATTTATTTAATGCCTTCTGTGGCAAATATATCTTCCAATTTTCGCATTACATTGTTTATATCAAATGGTTCTAATCTATCTATCTGTTCATCTAAAATTGCTTGACGCTTGTCAATATCTAATGACTGAAGATATTCAATACAATGAATCAAATCATAAGCATCTTGTATCCTATTATTGTCAACTACAAATTGTTCAATTCCTTTTTGTTCAGCCAGTCCAATTCCAATTACACCATTCGCAGCTACTTCATGAATTCGCTGTGTAATATGTCCATGTATTGCATAATTACTCTTACATAATAAAACTGATGTCATACATTCGCGATAAACTTTCCACATATCTTTTGGTAAAATACGATCAACAAATGTTATGCAAGGAAAATTACTATGATTTCTTTCCGCTTTTTCTAGATATTTTGTCCAATTGCCAGCAAAAATGACTTGCTGTGGATATTTAAATGCAAACGGATTGATATACTTATATACTTGATAATCGCGTTCATACTGCGAACCGACATAACCAATCAAATATCTAGCATCTTTATTTACTTTTGTTCCTTTTATCTTCTGTAAATCACAAGGAAACAAAAGAGAATATCGACCAAATAAATGAGATTCTGGAAATAATGCCGGCGACATAATTGAAATATTCTTGCCGCCATTATTACTTAATTCCATAAGTTCTTTTTCATCGTCTCTACTTAATGTTTCGTCTTTATCCCAAATCAAAACTTTTGTTCCAGTTTTTAAATAACAATTCAATAACTGGCTTTGTCGATCTAAATCTGGTGTATATGCTTTACTGGTTGTATCAACGTTACAATTGCGACCAGGTAATTTCCACCGCCATTCGAGAAACAATACGTCTAATTCAGGAAATCCTTCGCTTGCATATTCAATAGAACATAACAGTTGTTTTTGTTCGTCTTTGTATAATCGACCGCTTATAAATAAAGGCTGTCCGTCTGCATCAATGTCACGGTTTTGTTGTAACCATACAACAGTATGACCTCGCTTAATAAGATGAGATAACATTAAAGATCGAGTTAATCGACCACCATCTGGTGAATCTAGCACGCCGTCGCCGACAAATCCCCATGCAGAATAACCAATTTTCATTTTAATTCCCTTGATTTATGACTTTGCAGCAGCAACTATATTTTGAACCATATCAAAATGTCGTTCATAAAGATGACCGCTATTTGATATCCAAATCAATTGACCCATGTCAAGTTCATTGTTTGTCTCTTTCAGTGACGTTAATAGTCTTTCTTGAACTGTAGCAAACCACGGAAAATCAGAAAAGAAACCATACATCATGTCTGAACTTCTCATTTCAACGATAGAAATTAATTTGTTGTCACGAATAAAAAATTGTTGACCTAATGTACAGACAAAATCAGACATTCCATTAATACAGTAATCTACATGCATTGACGGTCGATTGTAAATCATTAAAGCACGTCTTGAAAATGGATTTTTTTGTAATTCATTTTTCACATTCACAAATTGGTTACCATTAGCTTCGCTATAGACTAAATAACCATAATTACTATTAACTAATTGTTTATCGTCTTTAGAACAAACATTCAACCAAATTTTTGCATGTTGACCAATATCTTTAACAGATAAATCCTGACTATCATACCATGCTATTTCTTGCTCAACATATTGTTGTGGAGTTTTACGAATGCCAAAAAAATCTAACATTTTCTGATTAGGATCTAATTCCATACGTAATCCTAATATCTCAACAGTTTTTACGCCTGTCTTATCAATTACAAATTCACCATTGTTAATCTTTTTTACAAACGGAACAAACACATTTTGAACTACAACATCTTCATTTTTCATACGCCCCATCCTCTATATTTTCAAGTTTGACAGTAACATTTTTGCATTCATTACAAAAATATTCAACTAAATTGTTATGCGAATCGACAGCTCTGACGACTGTTCGTTTCTTTTCTTTTTCTAACCCGCAATGTGAACATTTAATTTTCATATTTACAATCCTTCCAATTTTATTTTTCTATACATTTTTTATCGTCAACTTTACAGAAAAAAAGCTGGCGCATAAGCGCCAGCTTTGACTTTATCCAGAAATGAATGAAGTTTATTCTTCGTCGTCTGCTTCTTCTTCCTCATCATCATAAACTTCAAGTTCAATCTGTCCATTGGTGAGCAGCTTGAGGTTCTTCAACGGACGGAACTTCACGACATCCTTTGCAGGAATTTTTGTCATCTTACCAAATGACTTACGTTCAGTTGCATCCTTGTGAACCTTGACAAACTTACCAAAACCAGGAATCTTCACATAACCTTTTTCCACCAGACCCTTCTTGATGGCATAAATAACAGCTTGAATTGCCACCTTTGATTCACGGCGAGAAAGGCTTGTAACTTCCTGAACGACAGTGATCAGATCAGGCATTCTAAACTGCTGATCTTTTGTCTTTCTGCGAGTGGCCATAAACACCTCCTATTTTGGTTAAGGCCGGTTAAACTGATAAGTTATTTCCATTGTCTACTTTGTCATTATATACTTGTAGCAAGCTTAAATTTACAAAAAAAGTTGGTCTCGTATTACATTAGTACTGTTATGTTGTGAAATGCTTATATACATGTATGTCGTAAAGTTCGCAGTGTTTAAATCATTGTTTTAAGAAAACGCAGCAACAAACTCGTTGAACCTATTTAAAAATGTCTTGAATCCATAAGTTTTAAACATCGCCTTGAGAGTCAAAAAATTAGGTTTATCATATTCTATTTCAGCATTTTCTGTTGTTCTTATACTAACCAACTGCTTTGATAATTTAAGTTGATCAGTGGCTAATTTAATTTTTTCTTCCAATTTTTTACTTACAGATTTTTTAGATCCATCACGACCAAACTTAAAGAGAGTTTTAGCTGCAATAATATCTTCAATTGTACCGTTGCATTGAACAAGTTCAGAAGCAGTTTTCTTTCCGCAGCCTTCTAAACCAGCTACATTATCTGACGAATCACCTAGAAGAGCTAAATAATCGATAAATAAACTAGGAGTTATACCATATTTTTCTTTTACATATTGTGGCGTAACTAAAATATATTCATCTTTGCCTTTTGGATTCAATATATTTACGTGTTTACTTACTAATTGATTGAAATCTTTATCGCCAGATAAAATTAGAACTTGATAACCGGTACTTCTAGCTCTACGAGTTAATGTGCCAATTACATCATCTGCTTCAGCATCAGCGACTTGACACTGCATTACGCCCATGACGTGTAAAAATTGTCTAGTTAATTTCAACTGTTCAATGAACTCAGATGTTCTTTTAGTTCTGTTTGCTTTATATGTAGGACTTAATTTTACTCTAAATCCACGACCACCATCCCAGACCACAATTAAAACATCATCATTATGCTTATGTAATTCAATAAATTTCTTCAATGACAATAAAAATCCGTATGCAGCGCCTGTATGTACTCGTTCACCATCAATCTCTATAGACATATTCTGAAAAGACGGAACATGATATGTTCGGCTTAACAGATGATGTGCGTCAACTAAGAGTGCTTTTTTCATTGCCAATTTTCAATAGTAACAAATCAATGTCATCATGTTTAATCGTCCAAGTTTTTTCTGACGCGCTTTTTACCGGAGCTGGTATAGTAATCTGTTCATTTGTCGCTGATATGATTACCGACTCAAATTTTATAAGCAAAGGATGAAAATATTTTGAACTATTTTTCAATGATAGAATGACAACGTCATTCTTCTTCAACATCGCCATCTTACTCTGTTGATTCGTCTTCTTCGTCTTCACGAACGTCAACTGTTTCTTTTGATTCGGTATCTTGGACTTCTGTTTGTGCTTCATCTACTTTCCTTTTTTTCAATATCTTCTCAGAATTTTCCCAATGTATGCCAAAATGTTCTAACACAAAAGCAAAATCTTGAATGTCATGCTTTATAGTCTTTCTATAATCATTACTATTTTCATCAAATCCTTCTGCTGGTATATGTAATAACTCATGCAGTATCAGTACATATCGTTCAGATACTGATTTCAACACCCAAGATTCAATATGAATAGCCACAATATATTCTACGTTTGAAAATAAACCAAACATAGGCCGCATAGGATATACCTTTGCAGCGACATCAGACCGCTTCTTAGAAAATGCTGCATAGCCAATAGAAGAAGGTCTAATATGATTCAACTTTTCCGGATACATTTCAATAAGTTCAGAAACAATTGGCTTCAATTCATCATACCTAACCCATTTGGGCGGCTTTGCTGTTTCTTCATCTTCAGGAAGTTCACCCGTTTGATTCAATTCATCTGCTACTTCTACCGGATCTTTTTTCCGACGTTTAGCCATTGCACTACTCCTTTGTTAACTTAAAAGTAACACTACAGTAATTAATCATTTACTGTAAAAGTCAACAAATTTAAGAGCAAGCTTCTAAAAACCAATCGGGAAGAATGTGCCTATTCTTTCGTATGAAAGACCTAGCACCACTATCGAAGATATATGCAGTTCCCCAATCGTGTTCAGATCGAAAAATTCGACCATAACTTTGAACTAAAGTCAAACATGTTTGCCAGTTATACCAGTCTCTATCAATAGTCATTCGTCTTGCTATCTGTTTGTCACCGATATATAAATACGGAATTTTAACAATCACTTCCCATCTAGCAAGATCATCCTTTAAATCAACACCTTCTGTCATTGATGGCGATACCAAAACAGCTGGATATTCAGCACGCATAAAACGATTTAGTGTGCCTTCTCTATTTTCACTAGTATGAAAAAGCAATCTATCATTACCACAATTATTCTCAATAAATTGAGCAATCTTATATGAATGACAATGAACAATTCCTTTTTCTGTCTTATGATATTCAAGTGCTCTATTTAAGTCTCTAGCAATATTCGGTAATGTATCATCAATGTTTGCCATATTCATAAAACCAGAATTAGTAAAATAAATCTTTCTATTTTGTACTGGAAATGTTGATGGTACACGAATAAATACAGCTTCATCAGCATTAAGACCAAGACTTCGACAAAAACTGTTCTTATCTAATATCGTAGCAGATAGATAGAGTCTTTGTTCACCGAATCTAAATAACGTATCAACACCAAACATATCAACTGTTAATGGTCGAAATACAATCTTTTTCATCTTAAGCTTTTGCGTTTTTTCAATAGTAAAAATCCATTCAACATGATTTAACGTATTCAAAAATGTTTTCATTCTACGAAATAATCTATCGAGTTCTTCTGCTTGTGACGTTATTTCAGAAGCCTCACCTGACAACTTAAGAAATTCGTGAGATGATCGATTTAATCTAGCTCTAACATCATTTAAACTTTTCAACTCAACTTCTTTATCATGAAGAACACGACCAATATTACCAATATGGGCTTCAATCCATTGATGATATTCATCTAATGTATCATAAGTTGGTATATGTACTTCATAACCAACTCGCTTAAAAGTAAATTCAGATAAAATGAATTCAATTTGGCCCATTAATTCTTTCTCAAGTAAATGAGCTTCATCACATATAAGTAATTTTCGAGGCTTGAATGTTTCGCCAGGATCACAATCAGTGACATTAAGAAAATATGAATAATTCATCAATGCCACATTAGCTGCTGCAGCTCGCATCTTCGCATTACGGTACAAACAAACACCAGTTTTATAACAATTTTTTCTTGCAGGTTCATAGCATTCATTACACATTGTTGGTGCACCCATAAAAGTGCATTCATAATTGCCACGACCTTTTAGTAAAGCAACTTCCATGCCTTCTTCAAAATCACGAACGTATTGATCTTGTAAAATCTTTTGAGATGTTAATGCGTACGCATTACTCGACCATAAACCTGCGCTTATTGCAACAGGTGATTTACCGGAGCCAGTTGGCATCTCTAAAATGATATCTTTAACACCATCCAAAAGATGACGTTGAACTTGCTCAACAGTCTCTCGTTGATATGGTCTATAGGTAGGGAACGGAAAGAAATCAGTAATCTGCTTTGTATCAAATCGTGGTTGCATGTCATCTCTATTTTAACATATCTAGATAATTGTTCAGTAGAATAATCACCTAAATAATCAATGATTTACGTCTTCAAAAAATGTAGCGATTGATTTGAATTTAATCTGTGGAAAAAGAATTCTAAATCTATTTAATGTATACTTCTGCTTAAATGCATGTTTAAATTCTTTGAAATCAACTTTCAACAACAGCATCAAATTTAACACAAATATGAACACGTCAACGACTTCTTCAATAAGGTGATCTCTATCTACGACTTTTGGTTGCTTATGTTCTTTATAATTTGTTTCTCGTAAAACTTCAATAATCTCGTCTATCATCAACATGCATACGTAACGCACTCGACCTTCGATATAATTTTCATCTTTTGAATCAAAATCAAAATGAGACAGCCCATATAAATATTGCAGCAGCATAAAGATATTTAACGAATCGACTGACTCAATAACATACAATCGTTTATCGCTATACAATTCTTTGAATCTAGCAACTTTCTTTTTTGCATCACCTATCCACTGTCCCTTAACTTCAATGAAGACATCTTTTTCAGGAATATAAAAATCTGGTATATACTTACCTATGTCATTACCTACATCAAACGTATGTTTTTCGTACTCATATTTGAAGCAAGCTTTATCAAGACTTTCAGCTATAATTGCTTCCCATGAACTTCTAAATGTAATACCATTATATCTAACAGCATGTGAACATTTTCTTCTACATTCATCTGACATGTACCAACACAATGTGCTGCAAAATCTTCTATTTTTTGATTTTGTAGTAAAACTATCACCACATGTCTTACATACTTTATCATAATCTTTACATGTTTTTTTTCGACCCGTAATCTTCTTTTTAGCCTTTAAATCAAATAACTGACATTCGTGGCTACAATATTTTCGACGTTTATTTTCACGAGAAGAAAATGGTTCTTTGCAGTATTCACAATGAAATATTTTTTGTGCAAATATCTCAGTTTGAGAAGGATGAAAATTCAGTCCTGGATTTTTATAAGCTATCTGACACTGTGTACTACAATACTTAGCCTTTTTAGCTTTTCTTTCAAACTTATTATGACAATGTTCACATTCAAATTTTCTAAGCTTATATGACATAAGCTATCCTAATAACTGGCCTACGCCTGCTGTTTGCCCGTATCGCTACACGGAGATGCACCGCAAATATAACCGTGCCCCCAACGACAGATATGACCCTGCACATACAAAGGGCAAATTGTAGGCTGGGCCTGTTGGTGGATGTCGGCAGGTTGCTCCTTAGCTTCCTGCGGTGCGAACACACAGTCGCCCCTTGAACACCCACCAGTATTTCTATGCTCACAATCTACCGATTCAAAAAGACACTTCATTTCGTACCGCCTATAATAAAAGTCAACCTGACGATTTACACCAACTCTACCATTTAACCTGCTTTTGCATCTTCTAACTTTATAGTCGTATAAATTGCTCTATTGAATATTTGAATCTCTAATTTGAGATTATTTGTATCAATAATATCAATTACACGACCAGATAAACCTTTACAATGACCGCCTAAAATTTCAACAACATCACCAATCTTATATGAAAACGCACTATGAATTTTGTTATCCGAAGCAATTGCTTGAACAATGTCCATTTCCTTATCTGGAATCGCAAATGGTTTAGTCCGACCTAAAAGTCGCACAACATAATTAACTTCAGAAATAATTGTTTGTAAACCGCGACCAAGATAAGCATGAATAAAAAGATAACTAGGATAAACAGGAATGTTTCGAACTATTTTTTTGCGACGAACTTCAGAAATTTCTTTTATGGTGGGTAATAATACGCGGTCAATGTTATCAAGTTCAGTACAAATAAGTTCTAACTTGTCTTTAACGTAAAATTCTTTTCCCTGCATAACAAATAATGCATACCATTTATAGTCCATATAGACATTGTATCTTAATGCCTTCTGTCGATTTACAAAAATTACGAAGTCACTAAGTTAAACTCCTCAACCAACTCAGCCCGAACTCGTCGAAGAGCTTTAGTAATTTTTCGTTTTTTAATTGCTGATATTGTAGGCTCTGATTTGCCATATTTTATAGCCAACTCTTTACCAGATATAATACCTCTAATATCACCATTGATAAATATTTCAAATTGCATCGGTGTCAAATAATGTTGACATTTCTTAATAATCAATTCTGCTAACATTCGTTCATCATCAGTAATGTCGTTATTTGGTTCAGCAACAATGTCGCTAAGTGTAGTTTTAGTATCTTCCCCAATAGGTTTTTGCAAACTATCTGTAAAACGTTGAGGACTAATTCTTCTCCCATCAATCTCTATCGTTCTTTTTTTCTTTCTAAGTTCAACTATTACTCGATTGACTGTCTTCTCCAAAGCCGTATACATATAAGTTGAAAATTTAACACCTCTTGCAAGATCGAACTTATCTGACACAGCTTTGTAAAAACAACACAAACATCTTTGATACAAATCATCTTTATCATATACATCGAAACTGTTTTTCGATCTTGACAAGCGCCACGATACATATTTGCGAATAACCATTTGCCAAGAACTTTTTTCTTGCCTTCTGCGCGACAAAAGCAGCTTAAAGACCCTCGTCTTTTGAGCTGCTGTTTGTTGAATTCTATAATCGTTTATCAGTTGTTCATCAGATAAATAATCCATATGCCTGAACTCCCCATTATGGTAGGTTGATGATAGTATGTGGGTGTAGAAAACATAAACTCTCCCAGAAAATTATAAACCTAATATATATTTCTCAAACCATTTTGTACATACCAATTTAACTTTTTTTTCTACTATTGAGTCGACATTTCAAAGCATAATTGAAACTCATCTTTAGTACAATCATCGGGATCTTTTCCAGGTGGTAATAATATGTTGAACACCTCTATCTCACCTTGAATGCTTTCAATAATTTTGGCTGCAGCTTCTTGACCCGGATTATCGCCATTATCTTTGATGTCATTATCTAAAGCTATATATAATCTATCAAAATTAGCTAACAACATAGACCGATTATATTTACTAAGCTTTGTTCCAAGTAAAGCTACTGCATTGTATCCCCATATAAACAGCCTCATAGCATCAAATACGCCTTCAACAATAATTACGTAATCTTTAGTGCGCTCTAATGCCATATCTAAATTAAATAACAAATATTTAATGGCTGTAGCATATATGATGTTCTTTTTAGTTTCATCATATTTATCTAAAATTGGTGGATATAATATCTTCTTACATTCATATTTCTCTCGTAACTCTGCCAATTCAGTGACAGTTAATTTGTCTTTTTTAGCTTGAGCTAATGTACTTAACCATTTGTTAGCTCGACCACTCATATCTCTAGCTGCAAACGACATAACCTTTGATTTTAATTTAATAGGAATAACTAATCGTTCTCGATAATATCCACTAACAGCATACTTCAAGTCCCATAATTCTATCATTCGTTTACTTACACGTTTTTTTACAATTGAAAAATGATTCATTGCATCTTCAAACTCAGTATGCAATGATAAATTAACTTCAAGAAATTCTGGCTCTTCATCATCATCTTCTTCAGTTTGAATATCTTTTAATTCTTCAAGTAAAACATCTATGTAAGTCAACTCTTGATTCTCATCATATCCTACCATTTTTTTTACATGATTAACAGATTCAGCAAATGATGAAAATCCTTCTAATTCTTGAACTAACTTAAAAAAGCCCATGCCTCCACAAACAAAACAGTTATATAATGCTTTTTCAGTGTTGAAATTAGCTGACGGTGAGCTGTCTTTATGATTCGGTAAAATACAACACATTCTGATTTCATTACCTATTGTATGAACTATCCTTGCACGATAATGATCAAAGAATTTATCAATGTCAACCATCTGATAAATCCTTTTTAACTCAGCTTTTGTAAATCTTTCGTGTTTCTTTTCATCCATATTTATTTAATCACATTCCATCTTGAAGTTTGTTTGTATATATACTTTTACATGTAAATAGCACGATCTCAAAGCGACTGATTACCTTGATAAATTAGTTCGCCATCAGCATAATGTGTCGTAATTAATCTTAAATTTAGTTTAGTACTTATATTAAATATAAAAATTACTCTAGTACATTATTACTTTCATCTTACTACAATGTCGCCACGATAATAGATTACTTAATGCCATATGTATTCCAATTAACGCCATAATTGTTAAAATAACTATTAATAAATAACAACATGTATAAGCGACACTGTATATCTGAATTAAATTTATTTTGCTAGAACGCACCATACAAAGATTCCTAATTAACCTATTATTAGATTATTTAAAACGAATATTATGCACTACTTGTAATCTACTCGTGAAGTAAGCGACAACAATAAAAAAGCTGCCCAAATCAATTGAACAGCATTCTTAGCATGCAATAAACTCAACATTCAATCTAGAAGCGACATGTTGTCAACTTGCTGGTTCATACTTAATATCTTGTATTTGTTTAATAAGAGACTCATTAATCAAAAATTGTATCCATTTTGAATCTGGCTTTGCCCAGCCATCATGTCGATCATGCGACTTCAACCACCATTCATAATTTATAATAACTAGATCTTTAAAATTATCTATATAATCAGTTTGATCATATCTACTAAAAACAATGTATTGATGTTCATCTGGCACATCGTTGCAATAAATACTTACTTTTCCCGACTTATAAAAACCTTCTATATTAAATCCATAACCATACTTTTCGTGCCAAACTAACTCGAGCACTATACCAACATCCAACAATGGTCTTAATAATCCAGTTAGTAAATCAAGATTTGACATATAGTTCGCAACTTCGTATATAATCAAATACTTTAAGTGATAGATTCTTCTCTAGTAAATCAACGACATGATGATATTCGTCCTGTCGTCCACCATGTAATGCGTTGATATAGAATGTCTGTAACCATTCTCTGATCTTACTAGAAGATATCTGAGGTATACTATTATCAGGAGATAGGTATATATGGGGTCTATGTAAATACCAATCTACAGATTCATCCCTCGTCTCTCCTTTTCGAGGAACTACAACAAATCTAAGCATTCTTTCAAGATCTTCGAAATTAACCCATTGGTGAAATGTATTAGCGTTATCCATTCCAATTATCATACTGAAATCATATGTGTGCTTTGCAAAATCTGTTCCTAGCAATTGTTTTACAGTATGATATGTTTCGCCCGCTAACTTGTGTTTAATTTCGAAATCAAATACTTTCATTCTAGCATCTTCTATCGCTAAATTACACATCTGCAAGCGATGTTTAGCGGCTGCCATTTCTTTGTTATACATATGCTGGTAACATGGCATGAACCATACTTCATCAAATGTTTTACTAGTATCTAGTACTAGTTTAGCAACTTCTATATGACCAATTGTAATTGGATCGAATGCGCCACCAAATAAAGCAATAGTTTTCTTTCGACCTAGTCCATGATATTGTTGCAAACGTTTTTTGATTTTTTCTAAATTTTCATTAATGAGTTCTGAAACATCCCAATTAGCTTCATTACAAAGCTGTATTAATGAACTTAACAAATCACCAGCTTCTTCTCGAAGATTACGTAAATCAGTAAATCTACAAAGTTCATCTGCTTCGCCATGAATGTCTTCTAATCTTTGGCGTAACGGCGTTGATCCAAAAGCGCCAATGTAAACATTGTTGATTTGTTCTTGAAGTTTTTTAATGTCCATAATAATTCTCGAAGTGTTCGGTCTCGAACTCTTAATATTGTGTTTATGCACTACATTTGAACAACAAAAGAAAGCCGTTATTAAGTGTTTCGATCTCAATAACGGCTTATCAATTAATGGAGGTGAGGGGACACATAATCCATCATTTTCATGATGGTGTGGACTATTTCTTCATCCATGGTATTGGATGATGGGCGCTAATAGAGGATTATTGATTGAGCTTCTCACCTCTTAGTCTCTGCACCTTTCGGTTTACATTTGCTCTTCAACCGACTTGGCTCAAGGTTGTCATGTCAATTACTTGATTTAGAGTTCCTTGAATTCACCCACTTTTCAATAGTTGTTACCAACTAAAGCGACCAAATTAATCGAACCCCTGTCCGTGTGACAATCCGTACAAGTTACTACATGTTTAGTCAACTTTTAATAAGACGCCGGGTAGGTAGATGACCAACTATTCCCCACGAATCGGTCTGTATTTCTTAACTCTTAAGCCGAACCCACTTAAGAATCCAGCCGCTAGCTGAGAAACAGAATCAGCGGCGTCGTCCTGTTTCTTTGCTGCCTTTAATTAGGCAGCTTGGAGCGCTCCCGCCATGACGCCGAAGCGTACATTGTCAGCGAACTGACGAGCGAAAGCAACCGCAAAGTTATTAGCTTTGGCAGTTATGGTTTTAGCCGATGATTAACGAGGCCAACGACTATCCTCGACATGCAACTCATAGTTCACACCACACGTCGATAACCAGTACACCCCCAAATTTTCAAAGAGCCAGATATGTTAATAATCCAAATAAACAGATAATCAATCTAATTGTCTCAGCTTTTCAACATATCTTGTGTCGCGCATTTATGATCATCTCTTAATATAAAACCTGTTGATTTCCATTCTATAGCAAAAATTCTTGCAATATTTTTTGCATCATCAACACCTCTATGCTGTGTCCCTTCAAATTGCAATCCAAAATACTGTAAAGCTTGACCAACGCCAAACCTTTTTCCTGTTCGATCTAAAAAATCGTGTTTCAGACTAACATGATATGTAAATGGAAACTGTAATCCGTGTCTATCTAAATCACGCTTTAGTTGTCGTCTATCATAATGACCCCACGAACAAAACACGAACTCTGATAACATTTTATCTGTGATAAGTCTTACATCATTTTCAAATTTAATCCATGCTTTTGACAATGGTTCAGCATTATCAATATCTTCTTGCGTTATTGTAGTAAGTTGTTTACAAAAATCTGACAACACAGGATTCAATATCGGCTTAACAAACAAACCTAAAGATGATATCATCTGAAAACTATCATTGACAATCGCAGCACCAATCTCAATGATTTCATTTTCATTACGATTAGTTTTACGACGCCCTTCAGGAGTGTCTTTCTTCCAACACGTAGCTTCAAAATCAACAATTAAATACATGGTAGTTTAGTCACCTTCATAAGCAAAGCTTTGGCGTTCTTCTTCCATTCCAATTTAAGCCTTCACCATCATAAGACAACTGGTGATACAAATGCGCTACTCTAAACTGAGGTTGTGGTAACAAGCGTTTCTTGTCACCCCATTTCAACTGAAACTGATTATCTGATTCACCTACACCATGAAAGTTTTCTGGGTACCAACATTCATCATGTCTTAATGTTGTCGCATTGACGTTGAATAACTGAAAGTAACCCCATGGACCTTGATTAGCAAATTCAGATCCCATCTCCCATGAATGTATCAACTCTCGATTTTCTAGAAAACTTATTATTTGATTTTTGATGTCATCAACTGGACCAACACGACCAGTGTAGTACAAATACTCAGTATCTAATTGCTGCTGTTGTAAGAGTGTTCTAAAATTAACAGGCAAAATAATATCAGCATCAAAAAACAATATCCAACCAGATCTGTTCAACTTCTTTACAGCTTTATTGTACGTCAATCCTCGGTTTATTCCTGCACCATCCTTATGAATTTCATCGGACAACAAATATCTAATATCATTTTGTTTGCAAACTGATTGCGTTTCGAAATCATCAACTGTAGTTATTATCACGAGGTTATCAAAATATGACTTGTTCAACGGCAACGTTACTTTTAGATAGTCACCATAGCCAGAACTAACCATCAATCCTTCAATATAAAGACAATCTCGGTCGACATTGCTTGTATCGTGCATATGCTTCCACCCATGTTTTTGACATTATTTCTTCATTAACGTACTTATCATTTGGAATTTGCCAATGCCCACATAATGGGCATAATTTTATTAACTGCTTCTTAAGTGCATCTTGATTAATGTCAGTCAAATGTTTTAGACCAATATCAAACCCAAAAATTCTGTCAATAGATGCTGCAACAGCACACAAATAATATCCACTGAATGACAAGCCTTTGCCACATAACTGCAAAATCCAGCAATCAGCTGAATAATCTATGTCACTAAGAGTATCTATTGGCGCGACATTGAATGGATTAAATGATTGTACAACAGATTTCTTGAATGTATTTTCAACCCATAAGTGTGTGATTTTATTTGCTTCATCAATCAATCTATTTGTTTCATCCGTGTAACCGTTAGTAACAATTTTCAAAACACAATTTGGATTATGTACTTGTCTATAATCGTTAAATAACTGAACAATGTCTAGAAACTTTGGATGCAATGTCGGTTCACCGCCGAGAATATCAATTTGTGGCCAACAATAATTTGCTTGAATACTTTCATCAATGAACTTCTTGATCTGATCAATTGTCATCATTTCATTACTAGGTGCTTGTCTGCAAGATCTATTGCAATTATAACACATAAGATTGCATTCGACATTAATATCAATTTGAATACCTTTAAAGTGATGATCTCTTAACGTTATCATATACTTTTTTTTTACTAATCACATTGATAATTTTACATAAAAAAATCGAGCAGTTTTTGACTGCTCGATTTTGTGACCTTGACTGGGCTCGAACCAGCGTCCAGTCGGTTAGGAGCCGACAGCTCTACCGCTGAGCTACAAGGTCATAGTATAGCGTCGACAGCTGGGCTCGAACCAGCGTCCACACGGTCCAAGAGCCGTGCGCTCTACCACTGAGCTATATCGACGACGCATTTGCAAAGTTTGCTCCTACAACTGCTCCATGTTCATCATGATCAACTACAACTGCTTCTGAAACTGGAACAGCTTGCTTTCCAGAAAACCATCCAGCTTTCTTAAGAATATTAGCCAACCCTGGATGCGACACTGTTACACCATGAACAAGTTCAGGCGTCGGTTTAAATTCAACAGCTGATCTTGACTTAATTGGCATTATCCAATTCTTTCGAACAGGATCAACATTATTCTTTTTGCAAACACCTTCAACTATTTGCTTTGAACATTCTTTTTCGCCCGAAAAGACTTCCCATGGAGCTGGTAATGTGGCCCATACCAAAGTATCAGGCTCAAGTTGACCACCACTTGACTGATGCCAACGAACAACATCAGCAGCCATCAATCTCATAACCTTACCAAAACAAACAGTTTCAAGCATCTTATCCATGCCAAGAGCATAAACAAGACTGAACCATCCTTGACGTGCAGTGTTCCATGCGCCAGCCAAAGAATTCCATGTGCTTGAATCATCACCGCGAGAAACAACCATAGTTTCTCGATTGAACCGGCTACCCAACCACACAGTCTTAAGCATATCAGCAATGTCATTAAGAACATCAATCCATGTCGCAAACAATTCCATCTTGTCTTTCTTTGTTAATTTTGCAACAATTTCAGCATCAGGCATCACTCTAGCTATAATTCGCCAACCTGCTCGACAAGGATTTGATTTAAATTTGTTCAATAAAAGTTTTGACAAATTATCATATGCACGATCTTGCGATGAATTAGTAAATACACTTCTGCGATTCTTTCTTGCAGTAAAATAAGCAACAAAGCATGCTGCTTCTTTTGACTTCATAAAATCTTTCTCGGAAACTTTAAACGCAAGACCCGATTTTGAAACGCGTGTAGCACGTTCTTTGCGCATTTCAAACACATACTTCTCAACTTTTTGTTCAAATCTGCCAAGAAATCTGAACAATTTGTTATACCGACGACGAGAAATGTCAAGTCCATGTGATTTACGTGCTTCGCGATTCATTCTGTCGTCTTTGAAATCACCTTTACCGACAGTTTTCTCTATCTCTTTGGAAATAGTACGAATCAACGCAAGTACTGCTTCAGGGTCAGTACAATCAATTTTATATGCAGTTTCAAACAACTCCTTTGCTTTCTTTACTTGGCGATCAGGTGCAATAGCACAATGAAAATCTTGAGCCATTGAAGTAAACGAATACATTCCGCGCTTTAATGAATGCTTAGCGATTTTATTAAGCTCATCACGTTCAGAACGTGTCAGATTAGGGTGCAAAACTTTTAAAATAAGTTCTGCGACATCTTCGGGACGTAAACGTCTGTGAAGCGATTCGTAGAGTTTTTCCATTGACATATTTAACCTCTTTGAATGATAATCATGCATTAAATCGAAGATAATCGGGGTAGTCAGATTTGAACTGACGACCTCTGCGTCCCGAACGCAGCGCTCTAACCAGACTGAGCTATACCCCGTGGCACCCTCGAGAGGATTTGAACCTCCAACTTCTAGATTCGGAATCTAGTGCTCTATCCAATTGAACTACGAGGGCATTCTATTCTCAACAAAATAATTGAAATAACATACTTCAGGACTGCAACTAAAATCACACATATGTTTTACAGGTGGTATAGATTCACATTCAATCATACACTTTTCCCATGCATCTTTTACCGAATGATCTAAACCACATGTAATATGACCATCACGATATAAATAAGTACATGTTACAAATCCTTTGCAACCGACTCGTAATTCAGCTTTTGACCTATGACATGGCCAACTTATTCGTTCATGATAAATACCTTTATCTGCCTCACTATCAGTTAAAAGATCACAAATCTTATAAGCAACCATTGGAAAACGACGTTTGCCTGATACAATAGATCTACTTAAGACATGTGATTTATCAACTGCTTGACAAAAATCATTAATTTGTTCTTTTGTGAACTTTTGCGCATCTCCTCTTGGCGGCATTAACTGAATATCTTCAATGAACTTCAAATTAAACACATGAAGTAAAAAATCACACAACTTATCATAATTATCTGGTATCACCATATGATTCAAAAACACTTTAATTGGAAAGTCACCGATAAAGCTGATACATTCAGGTTCTTTGTCTATGTAATCCCATGAAACATTTATTGAATTAATACCTGCATCAACTAATGACTTACCCATTTCATAATTAAACATACCATTCGTAGACATGTCTATTCGTAAATCTTTACTTCTACATAATTTGACAAAATCAACAAAATCAGCATGCAGTGTTGGCTCGCCTCCAGTAAAATGAATATGCTTTAGCCCTAGATCACATGATTCGTTTATGATTCTAACAACATCTTCAGATTTCATATCTTCAAATGTAAAATTTCGCTTATTACATTTAATACAATTCATGTTGCATCTATCAGTTATTTGCATAGTTAATTCTCTTAACGACAATTCGTTATTAACTAACGCATCAAATTTGCCAATAGAATCCCACCAATAGCCGTTTTTAATCGTTCGTATATCGATCATAATCCTTGTCTTTCTTGTTACCATTGCACGAAAGGCAAGCCACAACTAAATTTTCAGGATCAAATTCGGCTCCACCTTTCGACAATGGAACTACATGATCAACGGTAGCAAGATGCTCTTCATCATCAGTTTCAATTAACAATCCTTCTTTTCCACAATAATGGCAAACTAATGATTCGAATTGACTTAAATATTTTACTCGAAATGTCAGCCATTCTTTATGACTTTCTTCACCTAATTTGGTCACCAATAAAGACAATGCTGCATGCGATTGCACATGCGGATCATCAACATATAACTTGTTTCGGCTTAACCCGTGTAAACTTTGCATAATAATTCTCAAAAATGGTCGGGCAGAGAGGATTTGAACCTCCGACCCCTTGAACCCCATTCAAGTGCGCTACCAGACTGCGCCACTGCCCGAAAAATATGGCACCCGCGGAAGGATTCGAACCCTCAACCTCCTGGTCCGTAGCCAGACGCTCTATCCAATTGAGCTACGCGGGCATAATTTATGGCTGGGGTATGAGGACTCGAACCTCAGACTTCCTGATCCAGAGTCAGGCGTTCTACCAATTGAACTATACCCCAATGCGTTCTACTTTATCACTACCAGTTTTCAAAGAACATTCTAATTCGTTAGCACATAATTGAAATATTCCAGCTGCTTGCTCGTCATTATTACGATTAGCATGTTCTGAACTTTCTCTCCAATTATTGATTAAATCTTTCATCACTTGCAAAAACTTATAATATCCACAATGATCACCACATTCTAAATCACAACCTTCCATATCTTTCAACCAACAATTGTCGATCTGATTCATTTTTTCTCCTAATATATTTTGGCTGGAGTGGTTGGATTTGAACCAACAACACTCGGCTCCAAAGGCCGATGCTCTACCAATTGAGCTACACCCCAGTAAATGGCGAAGGTATCCTTTGCCAGTTGAACGATCATCTTAACTTCCAAGGCTTTTACGTTATCGCCAAAGTTGCTCCTACCAGCTGTTCTAGACCAGTAGTAAGATTCAGATGAATGAGGACTTGAACCTCATGTCTCCTCCATTAAATTGGTCGGGGTGAGAGGATTTGAACCTCCGACCCTCTGCTCCCAAAGCAGATGCGCTACCAGGCTGCGCTACACCCCGAAATGTTTGGCTGGCCCGGAAGGATTCGAACCTCCGAATGCTGGGACCAAAACCCAGAGGCTTACCGCTTGCCGACGGGCCAGTAATGGTCGGGATGAGAGGATTTGAACCTCCGACACCTTGGTCCCAAACCAAGTGCGCTACCAGACTGCGCTACATCCCGTTAATTGTCAAAGAGCATAAAAAAAGAGCCTCATTTTTGGTGAGGCTCTTTTTCGAGTCATTAAATTCGACAACCTCACCTATGCATACAATCTCCGTGGTTGTTGCGGCTGGGGTCGGCGAATGTTATTTGCGTATACCATGATTTTGTTCCTTTATAAGAATTTGAAAGGGTGATGATCGAAGAAAACGAGAAACAAATTACCAATTAGCGATAGGTTATTATTCTGAAGTTTTCCTCTAAGCACCACTTTCAATTTCTGTCATTAGATTAAATATCAAAGGATTATCAATCCGTAGTTTAATAATCATGTAAATAGTCGTAGCTTTTTAACTTATTTTTGAATAAATCCAAAAAACTCAACTTTAATTGTGCCACCTTGCCCTGGCCGGTTAATCTGACAAGTATATAGTTTGCCCTGCGCAAGCGAATCAGAACATTTGTAATCTTTTGGAAACTCAAAGCAAGGTTTTGGTGCATCTATAGAATGAGTATAACAAACATCACAATCATAAGGAAAGATTCCGGGCACATTACAATCACCAAATAATTCTCCGCTATTCTTAACAGATTCAAACATTAAAAGTTTTCCAGAATCATCTGTAAGAGAATAATCCCAATATTTTCTTCCCACACTCGAAGTAGTATCAACAGAATAACCAATGATTGCGTTGACACCGTCAACATTTGTAATATCTGCAGATTCATTCCCACCAGTTGCACTGGGATTTGATGTTTTGTCCCAGCAATTAATTGTAAACTCAAAATTATTTATTCCTGTCGGCCAACCATTAGCTATTGCCTGAGAACAATTTTGATTCTGATCTCCAAAAGTGATTATATAACCCATAGCTGGTTTGGTACTATTCAAATTTGCTGTTTGACCTTTTTTTAACCAAAACCAACCTGTTGTTCCACCAGGTTTAATACTATCTGAAGAAATACCAAATTTTCCAATAGGACTATCACCACCAGGAACAGTTAAAAAACATTGCACATTGTCTGCTGAATTGTTTGTAACAGATACATTTGTAAATTCAGATATAGTAGTACAAGAAATTAACAATAGAAGCAAAGTGATTAGTCTCATCTGTCATCCTTTCTTAAATGATTCTAACAACATTATCATAAAGGATTGTAAACTTACTCATTGTGCAATCATCATGAAAATGACCACAATAGAAATGACTAAATTTCACTCTACTACAGACTTCCCTCAAAAATCTTGCTGTTGGATCAGTATATCGTTCATACAGATTTTTCGTCACTTCATCAACAATCAACATATGCCCTGGATTATCAAAGTCAATAGTCAAATCGTTCTTGTACACATAACATTTAATCATGCTATCTGGCAATGTATGAGCCACAATAAAATCAACTTCATTTCCATGAGTTTCTAAATTGTCAATAGCATAGTACATTTCTTCCGATGATGGAATCTCAGCACGAAACCAACTATATCCTTCAATACGACCAGGCATATCAGTTGTCTTTGCTCCACCCATGCAAAAGATTTTCTTGTCATCAAACTTGTAGATTTCACCCCGTTTCAAATGATAAATCTTATTGTGAAGGACACCAACTTTGCCACCAAACATTTCTTTAACTGGCAAACTCAACAAATGATCATGATTCTCATGATTACCATCTACAAAACATGTAGTCCACGGCTTAGATAATAACCACTTCATCCAATATTCTTGTTGTCCTTTGCCTTGTTCAATTGTGTCAGGCCATGTTAGACCAAAGTCACCACAAACTATGACAACATCATCTATTGTCAATTCTTTACCTTCTGGAAATCTCATGGCTCCAAGCTTGCTAAAATCGTTGCGCATACCGCCATGAGTGTCACCTGCAACATATACTTTCATCTTCATCTTCCTACATAAAAAATGGGCCCGACTGGAATTGAACCAGCGACCCCTTGCATGTCAAGCAAGTACTCTAACCATCTGAGCTACGGGCCCTCAATTACTTCTTTTATCAAACTAATCTTACCATCTCTTACCGTTTCTCCCCAATACTCAATTCGACTATTAGGAAATAATAACTTGATCTTTTTTGCTAATTTTCGTCCTCTATTGTGTAGTGATGTTTCTTTCTTTACTAATACTAAATACGTTATCTTACTAGTACATTCACTATCATAATACTCAATCCATTCTTCAAACTCTTTTACCAATTCTGTAGGTAAATTGAGTTTATCGTAATCAACCATTCCACCAGTATCTAATCGCCAGATGCCTGACGAACAAAAATCTGCCATTATTTTTAAATTCATATCTTACGATCAAGTAATTCTATTGCATCTTTTACAGTTTTGATATGTTCTGCTTCAGCATCAGGAATATCAATATCAAAATGATCTTCATATGCCATAATTAATTCCACCATATCAAGCGAATCAGCACCAAGATCATTAACAAAATCCATTTGTGGTACGACTTTGTTCTCTGATACACCTAACTTTTCTGCAATGATTAACTTAATCGTTTTTTCTTTTTCAGAATCCATATCTCCTCAGTTCGAAATTTGTTTTGTTAGAATACTAGTAGATTGATCTTCTCTATTGAACCAAAAAACTAATTTGTCTTCATGCACTGTAAAACATTCTTCAAAACCTTCTCTTCTTCCTACAGGGTAGATTTTTTCATGTTTTATTGTGGCTTCTTCAATAAGTTGTTGTTTTAACTCATCCATGTTGATGCCCTCACCTTTACTTATGTTTAACTTTTCTTAAAATTTATGAGGTTATCAACATAACTTTACAAATGCTCCTAGTAGGATTTGAACCTACAACCTCAGGTTTAGGAAACCCGCACTCTATCCAATTGAGCTATAGGAGCAAAATGGGCTAGCAGGGACTTGAACCCCGGACTGACGGATTATGAGTCCGCTACTCTAACCAACTGAGTTACTAGCCCAAAAAATATAGCACCTCCTGTAGGATTTGAACCTACGACCTACGGATTAGAAATCCGTTGCTCTATCCAGCTGAGCTAAGGAGGCACAAAAATTGGCGGACCGGACGAGACTTGAACTCGCGACCTCTGGCTTGACAGGCCAGCGTTCTAACCAACTGAACTACCGGTCCAAAATTTAATGGAGCCAACAGGGATCGAACCTGCGACCTCAACGCTGCCAGCGTCGCGCTCTCCCAACTGAGCTATGGCCCCGTTTTTATTCTTATATGTAAAACCTTTCTACTAATTTCCATTTGGAGCTGACAGGGATCGAACCTGCGACCTCAACATTGCGAACGTTGCGCTCTCCCAACTGAGCTACAGCCCCAGGAACCGGCAGGGATCGCTTTTAAGCGCAGCTGTCGCTTTAATCAGCAATATGCCGGCATAAATTGGTGGAACCACGGGGGCTTGAACCCCGAACCCCCAGCTTGCAAAGCTGGTGCTCTCCCAATTGAGCTATGGCCCCGAAACTTTATGGTGGACATACTTGGATTTGAACCAAGGACCTCTTCCTTATCAGAGAAGCGCTCTAACCAACTGAGCTATATGTCCATTATGGTAGCGCTGAGTGGATTTGAACCACCGACCAACACCTTATCAGAGTGCCACTCTAACCAACTGAGTTACAGCGCTATATTTTCTGATTCTCCTTTATTTCTTGTAATGTAAGTTCTCCTCTTCTACGAGGATTGCCACAACATCTTAAACTAGAACAAATTTTTGTTGTGTTTCGAAGCATTCGGCTTGTTCTTTCAAACCATTCAGGGACAACTGTCTCTGCTGCCGACATCCCTCTAGCACGTTTTTCACCTTTCAGCTTTCCAAACAGAAAGCGTTCCCGTCTATTACGGGGATGAGACATAATAGCCTCCTTATCAGTTAAATACTGAATGGTGCCATTATGTCATCCTTTCGTTAAAGTGGAGCTGGAGATGGGTAACGATCCCACGACCTCTACTTTACCAAAGTAGTGCTCTACCACTGAGCTACACCAGCAAAAATCTTCTTCGCACTTTCAACATCAATATCATTACTTTGAATACTTCTCCTAGCCTTTGTTTCACATTCAAATCTGATATTGTCTATATATAATGATATCAAACCATAAAAAATTTGATATCCACAAATCAAATAAAATCTTTCATTACATTCTGCAAACAACTCGTGTCTATTAACATCTGATTTTCGTAAAAAATTCTTTATTTCAATATATGAACCATTAACTCTAAAATCAGGCGTATAATTTCGACCATCTTTTAATTTGAACGTCTTTGGCTCATACTCCCATTTCAAACCGTTATAATTAAGTATTCTGGCAAAATCAGCTTCCCACGAAGATTTGAATTTTGTTTTCTTACAAACATCTTTTCGTATTCCAGTGACTCCACTAAGTGCTTTATGCGAAGTTGTCTTAATGCAAATTTTCAACCATTGTAACTTATTCTGTGGCTGCTTATTTCTAAATGTTATTGCACAACTTCTATTACAAAATCTCTTTTTCTTTCTTGTCGTTGTAAAAGGCTTACCACATTGTTCACATACTCGATTATAACACGTTCGTTTTCTGTTTCCACCTTTTTTCTTATTTTGTTCCTTAGTAAACTCTCGTGTTTTACTACATTTTGTAGAACAACGTCGTCGTCCTCCAAGTTTTATCGAACCATCTTTATTAACAATTTGCTCAATATCAAATTTGTTTCCACAAACTTCACAAATTCTAGTAATCGTAATTCTTTTTCTTATAAGAGCTTCATTTATCGCTTTTTGATTGCGTTTGTGGATAAAAGCGATATGTGTTCCAAGCTTTTGTCCTGTTTCAAATGACTTATCACAAAACTTACATTTATGTTTTTGGTCCATCATATCTACCTCCTTATAGTATTAAAACTATAAAGCTAGTAGATAGTTTTGAACTCGTTGCTTTCAGAGAAAAGCCACCAGCAGGGATCGAACCCGCGACGTCCTCATTACAAGTGAGGTGCTCTACCAGCTGAGCTATGGTGGCATACGAGCTGGTATTTCTACCAGCTCATTCTACCATTTGACCCAAAATCTTCTCCATGTAAAATCTATGCGACACCTTATTTGGGTCGTAAGTGAATTGAATTGTCGCGAACTGTCCTTTCTTATTTCTTGGTACAAAAGGCTGTCTAATCAATTTCAATCCAGCTTCTTCAGGTGTTTTATTACCTTTGACAACAACGTTACACCTCGTACATGCGCAAGCAGTATTCTCAAAAGTGTTAGTTCCTCCTCTTGAAACAGGAATGATATGTTCAAGAGTTCTTTCATCTGCGGTACAAGTATATTTGAATTTCTTCCCCATTTCATCATAGTGCCAGAATTGACAAATATTCTTGTCACGCTGGAACACTGCTTCTTTACTCCATTTCACTTCATCACTTTTGATCTTGTATCCAGCAAACTTCAGTAATTGTACAACCAGCGGCCGTTTGATTTCCAACGAACACTTGATTTTTTCGTTTTCATCAGCCGCAACAACCCTGATTTTACCTTTTAAAAACCATTTGACAACTTTACCAACATCAACCTCATCCCAGTATTGCCAGTTCTGTGTTAATACAATTACTGAAGACATATCCTACAATCCTTTCATAATGTTGTTGTTTTGCGTCAAAGTGTCATACATCAAATAACCAGTATTCCTTGTTTTATTTGGCACTTGATGATCCTTTGTTAAAGTGATTGTGGTACCAGCGGGGAGACTCGAACTCCCGACTTTTGGATTATGATTCCAACGTTCTACCAACTGAACTACACTGGTATTTATTGTCATTTTCATTCTAGTCTCCTCATTAAAAAAGCCCCGTCGAGTTTCCTCGGCAGGGCTTGAAATTCAATAATTTTGATTCCAAACCCTACCTATGTCGCTCCGTTTCTAATTGTTGTTGCGGCACAGGTGACTTGACGCATGTCCATATCACTGACCTGCGCATCAGGCCTTGATATAAAATGATATGTCTGCGTTAAGTTTTTCATGATTTATCCTCGTGATACTATAATCATGTAGATTAGCGTAGATAACGACATTATTCCTTATTCTGTTATGAGTTGAATTATAAAGATTCGAACAAAGCCGGTAGAGGGATTTGAACCCACGACCTACGCATTACGAATGCGTTGCTCTAGCCAGCTGAGCTATACCGGCAATTAGTCAAGAAATGCTACATTTCTAGCAGCACGAGCCTGATTTTCTGTATTTAATACTACTTTGTGCCACACATCACCGAGATCCAATGTTTTGTGTTCGACATGTGTGATATGACCTTTTACAAATACTTCAGGATCACGAACCATTGTCCGCCAATTGTAACGTCCCGATTCTGGATCTCTCTTTCTTATTGAATCATACTGCCTTTGTGTCAATCCATTTCTTGCTTCAGGCGAATAAGCTGACACCCAAACAGTTGTTCCACCACGCCTGTAAAGGAACTGAGCCATATGCGCATTTCCACCGCCTCTTTGCATTGGCTCATTCTTCAAAACAACTGTTGAAAATCCTTTTGACGGCTGAAAATCTTTGTGCGGAATAAACATGAACTCACCTTGACGGTGAACTTTTATTCCAGAATTCAACCGGCGATGACGTTTATGAGCTCTTTTTGTTTTCAATCCTTCACGTGCTTCAAGATTCTGTAGTTCCTTCGGCTTCAATGCCTGTTTTGCTTGAATAACCGAAGTAACCTTGCCTTCAGGAATTGCGCATGTGAACCAGTGACGTTCATCATGCCCGCAAAGAAACTTTGCTTTCGGATTATCCGGATCACGTGCCATGAGAAGAAGATGTCGATCAGCTTTTTGAACATCAAGTACTAACATCTCAATCTCTTTTTTGACTCTCAAATCGAAGTATTCACCTTCCTTATCACGACGAATATCAATCGACAGATTGCCATCGCGAACTGCAGGTTCCGAAAATTTCACTCGAGCTCCCATCGACTCGAATTTCTTTTCAATTACTTGTGTGTCCATAAAGCCCTTCTGTATGTTAAATTTATTGTGAATCTCATTATCAAATCTATATCAATTCTCGCCTACTAATATGTCAAACTTATTAAAAGACGGTATATCTGACATCTGGATACCAGCAATACTATTACTTGGAATATTTTTGCTAGAAATTGTGTATGATGTTGTTGGCTCTCCCCACATAACCATTGGAAACCAATTAGGAATACAAACTGACTTTGAACTTTGATGATAAAAAACACAGTAGAACATTGTCTTGTTTTCAAATTTCAATTCTATTGGTTTAGTTATCACTATTTCTAATGATGGAGTTATTATCACAGGCACTGATTCTATTACATGATAAGGTAAATCTATAATGTCCTTAACATTCAATCCTTTATCATTGTTATCAGGCAACCATCTAGCTTCAAGAAATATAACATTTGACAATGCTTTTGCTATAAAATGCATCGGTGTTTCGCAAAGTATTTGATTCATGTCTATCTAATCATACTGAAATACAAAGATGGCGGAGGGTGAGGGACTTGAACCCTCAGGACTTTTACAAGCCGTAGATTTCCAATCTACACCGCTACCAGTTACGGGTTTAACCCTCCAAAATTTCAATGACTTTGCCGTAAACTTGTTTCGTCCAACCATTAATTCGTCCATGATTATTGCCAATTAGACAACCTCTAGAACTTTTTGCTTTCACCAAATGCGTATAACAATTTCCTCTCACCTTACAATATACGATGTCACCAACATCAACTTCATCTATTGTAACTGGAGCAATTCTTACAGGTTGCCTCGACTTCAACAATGGTGTCATTGAATTACCTGGCTCTTTTGAGACAATTGTTTTTCCTTGTTTTAATAATTCAATCTTTTAATTCAAACGCTTTCCCTAATTCTCTAAGATGTTCACATGGTTTATTATCATCATTAACAGATAAAACACAACCACAAGCTGTACAAATAATAGTATTCACTTTGAGTTCGTGTTTTTCAATTTCAGCAAATGCAGTTGTTAATTGTTCTATACCTTCCATTCATAAATCCCTTGCAAAATCAACTTTTGTTCGTCCTGTAAATTCAAACACTTCGTCATCAATATTCCATTCATATTCAGCTTTTTTTACTGGCTCAGATAATTTAAACATTCTGGGCACAATCATAAACATTTTCAGATGACAAGGCTTACCATCTTTCCAATTCATCAACAATGTTTCTCCTGCTTTTGGGCCGTCAACAAACAAAACAGATTTAACAGTACCCATCATTATTTCTTGATCTAAGTGATCAAGCTGTTCTTTAAACTGTTTAAACTCTGGCTCGTCCATAATTTTGGCGGTAGGTGAGGGATTTGAACCCCCAAGACCTTGCGGTCGGCAGTTTTCGAAACTGCTGGATTACCAATTATCCTAACCTACCTTATTTTTGTCCATGCACCAGGACACATCATAGCTTCAGGAAGCAATGATTGCATGTTCTTTCGTCCATTTTCATTAAAACTATGAAGAACAATGTGTTCAGGTTGTCTATCAGGATGTTCAACTAGCCATTGAGCGACTTCATATCCTGTACCTGGACCCGATGGTACATTAACTTGACCACCAAGATCATGATCCAAAAACAAATAATCCCAGTCTTCATCTGCCAAAGAATCAATCGTCTCTCTAACAGTTGTAACACACCTGACATTGTGACCAATCAAATTCTGTCTGAATTGAATTAATCTAATCTTTGAATCATCTAACACTAAAACTCTCAATCTATCATCTCCTTTTAAATCATACAAGACTTCTTACTAGCAAAGATATGGCGGAGGAGGTAGGATTTGAACCTACGGGCCGTGTGAACGACCGACAGTTTTCAAGACTGCTCCGATAAACCAGACTCCGGCACTCCTCCATAAACTTTTAAAAATCGTCTAACGCTACTTTTTCCTATCTTCCATTTTATATGTTGTTTTTTGATTACCGTTATCCTAATCCTCCGTTATTACATCGAATTTTGAAACAATTGGTCTTGATCTTTTTCTATATCGACGACCAATTTTTATCAACTTATATCGACAAACTCTAACAATTTTTATTGTCATTAACCATTGCCAAAATGTTGGTCTGTGCAACGAAACTAATATGCCAACAAGTTTTACTTCATCAACTTGTTTTAACAACTTATTTAAATTAAACCAATACTCTTTTATATAAATATCAATCCTACCAAAATCACCAGGTTCAATTCGTACATTATTAAATCCTCGTTTGCGAAAAAAATTATGAATGTCGTTGTATGTAACAAATGGCTCTGGTAAAGCAAATGGCTCTGGTAAAGCGCTTTGCTGTAATGCTTCAACAAAATAATTTTTTCGTCTTACTGGTGTTGACGTAAGATTCATAATTAAAATGGTGCCGGGAGAGGGACTTGAACCCTCATGAAGTTGCCTTCGACGGATTTTGAGTCCGTTGTGTCTGCCGTTCCACCATCCCGGCTTATCTGTTTCATATGTTGTCTAGCTCGTTTTATTCCAATTCTAGCGCTTGTTGTTCCATGTTTACTGCATTTTCCGTCACATTTGCCCGTCTTTCTCTTGATTCTTGGACATCTAAAATGTTCGCAATATGGACCACCTCTGCGAGCTTGTACATTCCAAACTTTCTGATTCATATACGCATTTTTTCAAGTATATTTGTCTTGACCAATCCATCTTAATTCATATCGCACTTGCATTAATGTCTTACCGAGTTGATTTTGTCCAACACCATTACAAACACCCCAAAATTTATCATTCCATGTGTTTGTTTCTTCTAAATATGCTTGCCCAGTAGCAAGTAATTTTTCTTTAAGTTCTGGTATCTGATATTTTATTCTAGTAATGTCGATCATTACTTGAATCTTATCAGTTTCCCAATGAGCACGAAGGTCAATTGTTCCGCCTGCCTTTTTCGCTGCTCTACATGTAGGTAGATCAGCAATATATTGTCTTAATTCTTCATTTGTAGCCTTATCAGCTTGAAACGCGTGTTCAGTACTAGGAAATGTTATTCCTTTGTAAACAATCTCGCATAAATGAAAATTTGAAAGGAACCTGTACTCACCAAAAAAGCCTAATATCGGTTTATCCATTATGAATCTTTCCAAAGTTAATGGGCCCGGAGGGATTCGAACCCCCGATCCACGGATTAAGTCCGTTGCCTTCGCCTTTCGGCTACCACTTGGCCACGAGCCCATAAGCCCGTAGCCATCACGACTACGGGCAGAATGTCTTTCGTTTTCGTTTGTACCGTTTGTTAAACATTCTGCACCTCCAAATTATATCAAATGAGATCATTTAAGTCTAAATACGCCCATCAGGACTTGAACCTGAAACCCATGCCTTAAAAGGGCATTGCTCTACCAATTGAGCTATGAGCGCATTTCAACAATTGTCAAAAATCCTTTAAGAAACTTCTTTGCTAAACGTCCTTTATTATCATATACTTCAACAGATCGAGAATCAGGATAGCGATTGAATTCTTCTTCTGAACATTTACAATACCACTCGTTATTTTTTCTGTCTTTCACCTTCATTTTCATATTTGCTAAAGGTGTTCCGCCTCTAAAACAAGTGATACTGTGTTTCCCTAAAATCGCATATCCCATCATCTCTCCTTTCAAAATAAGCGATAGGCGGGACTCGAACCCGCGACATTCTGCTTGGGAAGCAGATACTCTACTAACTGAGTTACTATCGCACCTACTTGACATTGAATTTAAGGGCAACCTTCCACAGATACTTCCCCGGACTTTTACCGATCCCGCCTACTCTCTCGCAGTCAGGCTTATGCATTTCAATTGAGGCCAATTACGGTTATCCTCATGCAAACCTTAAAGACTCCAGCGTAATAGGCTCGCTGAATGTCAAGTAAATTGGTACCCCCTGTAGGGATCGAACCTACGACCTACTGATTAAGAGTCAGTTGCTCTACCAACTGAGCTAAGGAGGCAAAATAGCGGGGAGCGGATTTGAACCGCCGACCTTTAGGTTATGAGCCTAACGAGCTACCAGACTGCTCTACCCCGCGATAAAAATCTTCTAGTAAATGCCAGCTCAACAAAAATTGCAGGCATTAGTAATATAACTTCTACAACACTAAACACATGATAGAAAAACAACCAGATGTGCTTCATTTTTCTTTCTCGCACTTTTCATATTTCGCCCGCGATAAAATCGTGTTTGAGCATGACAATTAGGACATAAAAGTTCTAAATTCTCTATTCTAAAATCATGCTTAATTCCATTCTTATGTTCTAATTCTAAAGGTATTTGCTTATTACACCACTTTGTTCGTTTACAATTGTTACATTTTTGTTCGAAAATACCTTCATCAATAAGTCTCTTACGAAGTCTATTCGTATTTGTATATGTTGAATTTTCAATTAAAATTTCATTTAATGGTTTTTGTCTAATCCCTTTAAGCTTCAGTCCTTTATTCCATCCTCGACCAACAAAATGATCAATGCTCAAACCACTCTGCTTTACTAATCGTTTAACTATACGATAATGATGTCCTGTTCCAGTAATACAAAGATGCCGAAAAACATCTTTGTATGTTCTAGACTGCACAACAGCTTTTTTAAGCTCATGTCTATTAATCACAATCTTAGACATAATCTAAATGCCCAGGACCGGATTCGAACCGGTACGGGATAAATCCCAGAAGATTTTAAGTCTTCAGTGTCTGCCATTCCACCACCTGGGCTTATATGTTTTCTGCCAATACTTTTTTGTAAACCATTCTAACAATCTTTTTTGCTAAAGCTAAGATTTTCTTGTCACTTTGTTTAAGAAAAAATCTACTCATTCGTTTATATTTCAAACCAAATTCTTTAGCTTTATTCTCAAGAAGTTGTTCAACGCCTTCTCTTACTTCTAGATTTGCAGCTGCAATGATAATTGCACAACCCATAAAGTTTTCCATTTTTTTATAATCATCTTCAGTTTCGCAGCTATCAATAAGCTCTTTAGCATGTTGTATCATTTCATCATTAGTCGCTGGTCGAAGATCATCGTCTTTTTCATTCATACAATCTCCTTTTAGAGAATTGTATGCTATTGATTTCATAGTTTTCACAATGAGGGCAGTGGGAATTGAACCCACGACAGACACGGCTTAAGGCCGTCGCTCTAACCCCTGAGCTATGCCCCTATACATAACATTGATTTGTCATGCATATTCGGCCATCAAAAACTTGTGTAGGACATAGCTTAACTCTCATTTCATTCCTCCTTAAATGCCACAGAAGGGACTCGAACCCTTATGCATAAAATGCACATGACCCTAAATCATGCGAGTATACCAATTTCTCCACTGTGGCAAAATTCAAATTCAAAAATACGATTTTGATCTCTATATTGTTTAATTTGTTCTAGCAAATGTTTTATGTCATAACCGCGACGATGTAAATACTTTCTAGCCAATTTGATAAACGGTCTATAAACAAACTTAACATCAAATCCTGAAGTTGTAAATGTATTTTTCACAATTATATCTTTATCAGAATGATAGCCTTTTATTTCGTAAAGTTTGCCATTTACTTCAAAATCACAAATTCTTGTTATACTATTGTATTCAACACGAACATTTTCATAATTAAATATGATATTTTTGTGCGCTAGAAACAACGCAAAAACAAACTCGTATCTACTACGAAAATGATACCTATTACTATTATAAATAAAAATTGACGATTGTCCTCGTTTGCTAGCAACAGGTACTGTTAATTTGCCGTCAGCAAATAATCGTTTTCGTGTAATTGATAATTTTAAGTTTGCTTTTCTACTTTTTTCTTTATCTTTTCGCCAAGTTGTATAAGGTGTATCAGTCCTTCCCTTTAACCGTCCAGAATGCCGCCTTGACATGTTCATCAAACCAGAATGAGTATCTTTTGTTAAACCTTTCGCCCAGCCGCGACCTTTAGCAAATCTGTCGCCAGGCCGTAAATCTATACCATCACGTTTTGCACGACAATAATAAACATGGCCACCTTTTTGCTGAGCTTTTTCAAATTTTCTACCACATATTTCACATTTGTACACGAGAACTTCCTTTTATTAGAAACTCTCATATCAAAAGATTAGAACTAGCGCGTCTACCATTCCGCCACACTGGCATTTGCAGACTGTCGATGCGGCCTTACATACCCTAGGGGCAGTGACTCCGGCCATCTAAGTCTGCGTAAATAGCGGGGGTCGGACTCGAACCGACGACCGTTGGGTTATGAGCCCAACAAGCTACCAACTGCTACACCCCGCGATAAATATGGTGGGCACAGTAGGATTTGAACCTACGACCTCCTGCTTGTAAGGCAGGTACTCTGTACCGCTGAGTTATGCGCCCATAAAAAGAAAGGGTGAAAGTGAATAAAACCATGAAAATTATCAAAGATTAGCGATCTTTTGCCTTACCAATTTGGCTATCTCCCCATAATAGCGGGGAGAACAGGACTCGAACCTGTAAAAAGATTTTCTGAAGTCTTATTCTAGAGCACCACTTCCTTTTATTTTCAAAATAAATGCGGTAGGGGAGATTCGAACTCCCGACATCCACGTTGGCAACGTGGCGCAATTGGCCACTATGCGACTACCGCAAACTTCACTTTCTACGCGCCTTCCACGTAGGTGTCAGTGGTTCTTCCCACTGTAAAGTAATTCTTGAAAAGTAAGGTTCACTGTCCATAAAAAATCTGTAATCAGAAATGTTCCACGATTCAAAATATTTTCGATATGCTTTTCCATTTGGAACATCATCAGCATTACGAACAGTCTTATTAGCAAATCGTTTGCTAATTTTCTTACCTTTCGTTCCGTAACCATCAACGCACCAGGGCTTTCGATACGATCTTGACATAACTTAACTCCTGTTAAGATGTTAAGTCATATTTTCCTCCTTTGTTAAATGTTGGTAGCCCATGGGAGAATCGAACTCCGCGTCTCTGCATTCAAAATAACGTTGAATACAGCATTCATTTCTTCAACATGTTAAATGTCATATCATTATCTCGTAAATATCGTCTAACTTGTGTATGCGAACAATTCCACAATTTAGATAGTTTAGAAATATCATTCATCCTCCTAAAATAGCCCGGACGCGGCTTGAACGCGCGATCTACGCCTTGAAAGGGCGTTGTGTTAACCAGCTACACTACCGGGCCGTTTTAGAAAAACGAACTGTCAACAGACGATTAAATCTGTTGTCATAAGCAATAGTCCGGACGAGGATCGAACTCGTGATCTGTACCTTGAGAGAGTACCGTGTTAACCAACTACACTACCGGACCAAAAAATGGTGGGCAGGGAGGGATTCGAACCCCCACACCCCGAAGGGAGAAGATTTACAGTCTTCCGCGACTCACCGTCTCCGCAGCCTACCCATATTGGAGCGGGCGATGGGACTCAAACCCACAACAGCCACCTTGGAAGGGTGGAACTCTATCAATTGAGCTACGCCCGCTTAAACTTTAATTTCATGAAAAACTTGTTCAATTAACGTATCTGACTGACAAATCGGACATGTAATCATTGCTTCATCTACTTTAACATGTGTAAATCTGTGATTACATTCTTTGCATTTAACTCTTACAATTTGTACCATTAGAACCTTTCAAGTAATGGCAGGCGCAGCAGGACTTGAACCCGCAACCGTTGGTTTTGGAGACCAATGCTCTACCATTGAGCTATACGCCTGCAAATCCCATAATCATAATTTTCATCTGTAACTTCATTTGTACCATCATTAAGTTCTACAATGAAACTGGACTAACAGTTTCTTATGCGCGTCTATGATAGGATCAATTACGATTACCCTGCGCGCGTTCATTTTTACTATAACATCCATAGTAAATTGCTTCCAGCACTTCTTTAGAAGAGAAGTTATGGGAATCGAACCCATCTTGTCATTACATACCAAATTTAATTTGGCGGAAACGACGGGGTTTGAACCCGCGGCCTCTGGATCGACAATCCAGCGTTCTACCAACTGAACTACGTCTCCGCAAAATTTAATGCGGTCGAAAGGACTTGAACCTTCACGAGATTGCTCTCACTACCACCTCAAAGTAGCGTGTCTGCCATTCCACCACGACCGCAGAACGATGTGGAAGTTTCCAAAATACTCCCACATCGTATATTGTCATGCCGAAGACTGGACTTGAACCAGCATGAGATTGCTCTCACTAAGCTCTGAACCTAGCGTGTCTGCCAATTCCACCACTTCGGCTTGTTTACATCAACAATGTGCTTGCAACAACTACCGAGACTGTCAAAGAGCACAATCAAAATCTTTGGGGTGATAGAGGGGATTCGAACCCCCGACATCTGGAACCACAATCCAGTGCTCTAACCAGCTGAGCTACTATCACCATGACTATCACCCAAGAGCAAAAAAAACCCCGTCGATCTTTTGGATCGGCGGGGTTTGATTTTCAGATCGTTTCGTTTATTCCATCAAACCCCACCTGCCCTCGTTTTATCATAACCTTCTCCTTCGAGTAGCCATGATAATGAGGACAAGACCATGACAGCTGCATGTACATGCTTTATAAGCGAAGCTGTATGGATTCTTGGAGTTTGCATTAGTCTATCCCGTTTAAATTCCTGATAAATATACCTTAAAAACACGAAGATTGAAAGGTTTTTTCTTTTTAATTCAGTTTTAATCCATAGATAAAAAGATAATCACTTTGAAATGCGTAGAAAACTATTTTTTTATTACAAGCCCCATCCGACATCCTAAATCTTCTATTTTTTCAGGCTTGTCAGCAAGAAATTCATCGCATGCGATTTTTACACCGGGCAAAACTTCCCAATTATAATCATGTACAACAACACGAGCTCCCTTAACTAATTTGGGATAAATAATTGTCCAACAATCTTTCATTGATGTATAAAAATCACAATCAAAAAATGCAAAACATACTTGTTTTGGAAATTTATTTTCTGGAATTTCATCAAACCAGCCTTTTATCACATTCGGTTCTTGCAACTCACATTTTTTAAAATTGTCTTTTAATTTTTCAACAGTTGTTCTCATCATTCCTTCATAAAATTTTATGTCAACTTCATTATCATCTTGCAGCATTTTTTCTGGTAGTCCTTCAAATGAATCATATAAATACAATTTTTTATCTGATTCCATTTCGTTTAATAATGCTTGCTCATATACAGCACTAACTCCCCAACAGCAACCCATTTCTATAACATCGCCAGACAATTCATCATTGATAGTCATAGCTAAGTACTTTAACAATGTTTGAGCCTGTTGATCATCTATCATGTCCGATAAATGTGGTTTTTGCAAAGCTTTTCTAATAGCTCGTCTTGTTGATCTTGAGAATTCACCAAGATCTATTGTTATGTCCATATTTTCCTCCTTATATTAAAGTATGCCGTTTAAGATTGTTATATTTACATTCAACATCTGTTTTTGCCTGTTGCATAGAATCATACGGTCCTAAACCATAAACAGTGCTATGTTCCTCAATAACGACATTACCATACCATTTACCGTCAACTTCATCTTTAAAACATCCACCACCATCAGTTGGTTTACAACCAAAAACGTGCGTACATGTACGCTCATCATATGCCCATTCAATACTCACAATTTTTATCCCAAATATAAATAATGTTAGCATATGAATTCATTGATCGACTACGTACCCATGAAAATGACACTTTTGTATGATCTCTATCCAAAATTCGTTTGTTCATATGAACAGTAGAATTGCCAATCACAATATATTTATTAACATTATCAAGAATAAAATCTTCATCAATGCCAAATACATTTCCGCCGCGCCAATGTTCATCTTCACGGTATTTATGTGTTACCCAATTGCCAATAACAACTGATGGTTTAAAATGTTTCACGGCACTAACAGCATCCATTTCAATAATATCGTCTGGATATGATGTTATAGGCTGACCTTGAAGAGCATATAGCGATGCAATTAGTGGATCGTTCATCATACAAGAATCAGTTATTGGAATTCCTAATGTTCTACCAAGAGCTCCATTTCCTGCGCCTATTTCTATTGTCTTGTCTTTGACTATATGTGATTTTAACCAGTCAACTAATTCTGTTGTCGGCAATCCATATATACCTTTGTTATGACACCATAATGCTAAATGTTCTTGTGGAATATTTTGATAGACAGAATCATCAACAACTTGTAACTGCTCATTTTTTAAAAGAAGATCATCAAGATATGAAACATCAATGTTTCTATTGAGTAAAAATACACCGCTCACGCTGACCTCATATTGCCTATCTTGTCAGCTGCTTTTGTAAATTTTCTTGATAACCATTTGACGCAATCATATCCTTTATTTTGCATGTTCTTACAAGCAGTTTGATTGTCATTATAAACAGTAAGTATATCAGAATGTTCTCTTTGCAAATCTAAAGCAAGCTCGATTGCTATTTGTTCTGCGTGAATGATATTGTCAGCTTTTACTGTTGTCGCTTTAGCTTCAATGTCACCGTTTAACATCATAACAGCAGCTATTCTAGCTTTGCCATCTTTAAAACCTGCATCAGCAAATATACCATTACCAATTTTATCTGCTTGTTGTTCACATTGACCAATAAATTGCGCAACGTCAAGCATTTCTTGCATAGATTCAACATGCGTTTTCTTCATAGAATCTATCGTTTTGAAAATAATTTCAACAGAAGTATGCTCTATAATATTGCGATTGCCGGCTGGTTTGAACTTTATTTCACCATGACGATTTAACCAAATATCATGAAGTCCTTTGTCAGAATCGACTTGAATATGATATTCAGAATTGATTACGACACGATCGCCATACCGTTCGCCTAATTTTCTGATCAATTTATCTGCTCTCATTCGAATATTCCTTAAGAATTACTTCATCACTTATTTTGTATGCTAAAATAGCTTTCTTATCCCAAACACGATGCTTCAATGCACCGTCATTCAATTTTCGAAGAACTAAAATTTCACAAACTAACATAGTCATGTAAAAGTAATCAACTTAGATTACGAAGAATATAAAAATCGTTGACATGAGCATCGACCACCATAATAATGTGTACTGCATTCTGCACAATATTTCCATGGCAATGTCGTAGACAATTGTAATTCAATATCTTTAATGTCACCATTAAAATGTTGTTGATTTAATTCATTACCAATAGTTAATGAATACTCGGCAGTTGTTTGACAATATCCTAAAACAAATGGCTGATTTGTCGCATCGCAAATATGCATTATACGTAAGAACAATCTATCTAATGGCTTATTTATATCAAAACTGCTCTCTATTTTTTTCTTCGCCATAGTTTGTTAATCATCTTGAAAACAAAAGAAAAGCTGCAATTTGTGATCTTGCAGCTTTCTTCTCAGGAAATTCTTCTTATCAAACTTACACGTCAGACGTGCCCGTAGTATAATCCCAACCATTAACATCTGTCAGAGTTTTAATATATTCGTAAGCTTGTTTCACCACATTTTTATTAACTTCGTCTAGCACAGTAATACCAAAATAAGTTTCAAATGAAGCATCAATAACTGCAATATCAACTGCGTCAACTGCAGGCTTTGCTGCAGCCGATGCAGAAGCATCTTTAAATATTTCTAATCGAATTTTTGTTGCACTTTCTGAATTGGAATAGTGTATACTCTCAATTCTGTGATAAGCATCTGTCAACACGACATCATTAGCTAATGTAACAGTTTTTTGAATTGCCATTATTCCTCCTCTGATTAATTTATATGTTTCCTAGAGTAATTATTGAATTATAAAAACTAATATAATGTAACCCATATAGACGATCTTTGAATAACAAAATAACCATCAATGCATTCTTTAACTGCTTTAATTACACCATTAAATCTAGGATGAAAATCATGTCCGCATAAAATGCCGTTATCATTAAGTAACAATTTATAATTTTGAATATCGCGTTTTACATATTCATATTCGTGACAACCATCTATAAAAATCATGTCAAACTTAATGTTTTGTAATTGCGTTATAGCCTCATCTGATTTTAATTTTACAATAATTTTATTAACACTAAATGGCTCAATATTTTTCAAAAATGTTTCATATGACGCAGCTAAAAAATTGCTAAACACACGATTTTCTTGTATAGAATCCAAAGATATAGCATTATATGGTTCAAACGGGTCAATACAATAATAAACGCATGTTGGATTAGCTAAAAACATTGTAATTAAACTGCCACCTTTAGCTGATCCAATCTCTGCAATTATCCCTGATCGTTTTACAGATTTAGCAAGTTTAAATAAAGCGAATGTACTCCACACAGATTGATATAATAATGGGTACATGCGATCAAATAAATCACGCGTCAATCCTGCCGACTTAAATTCGTCGTAATATTGATCATAATCTCTTCTACTTGGCTCTTCAATGTAAGCATCTACATCAATACTCTCAATTGTATTAGTCCATTCAAGATCTTCATTAGTTGGTTTCATATGTATTTCTACACAAAAAAAGAGGAGTTATTTACTCCTCTTCAATTTTATGCGCCCAGAGGGATTTGAACCCACGACACACGGTTTTAGGGACCGTTGTTCTACCACTGAACTATAGGCGCTTTTTTCTTTTCATACAAACAGTACCAAATGTTGGTCTTTTTTGAATCCATCTAATCCACTTCTGCATTCGCTCATTTGATTTCAACTTTTCAACTGTATTGTATATGTCTCGTAGTTCCTTTTCAGTAAATAATACATGAATCTGATCACCGCAATCAACACATACTTTTACAGTGTCTTTTCCCTTGCCACATTTTGGAATCAAATGATGCTTTTCAAGAAACCGTTCACCCGGTACCTCGCGTTCGCAGATTACACAGTTCATTTAGCTAACGGCAACTTTCGAAATACTTCACCGGTGTCAATGCACGCAATTGACGTCATTTGACCGTGAAGATCAGGTTCAAAGAATGGTACAAACTTTTTCTTATGTTTATATTGTAACATCCATGCCCATTCTCTAAGCCGCCGCTCATTCGGCACAGCCAAAGTAACAACTGTGTCATTGTGCCAATCAGTATCATTTCCTGTTTCATAATACTCTATGGCAGCATGTAATCCTTGAACACACTTATATACCGTGCTTAAGTCGTCACGCACAAGCACGTACATCTTCAGTGGTTTTGGTTCCATATTCTGCCATAATCCCTTTAATGAGTTCAAAATTAGGTTCACCAGCACGACTGCAGCTTTTTTCAATTTCTTCATACGTCCGACCTCTCAATTGACTGTAAGCAATATGCTTATGTCGAAATTCGTACTTAAGCTTATATACGTTGAATAAATGACTACCGCTATCGCCACCATGTTCGCGCTGATAATCTTTAAGCTCAATTTTTGCAGCTTTGATCTCATTAGCAAGATTCTTGAGAATATTTTTGAGTTCTATAAACTTAGACATGTTACACTCCTTTTGAGTTAATGAAAAAATCAACAATTCAAAAGAAATGTAACGTTAAGGAGGCTTGAAAACCTATGGTGGTTTGAAATTACTCTACAACATTATTGCTTCTTTCTTCTAAATTGAAACTCACTTGAATCTTTCATATTATGAATTGGTTTTATCCTGTTTAAAATCGCAGCTGTTGGTTCAATAGCCTGCTCTATCATTGTAGAACTCTTATAAGCATCCGGTGCTTCATCCAATGTCGACTTGCACACTGATGTAGAAAAAATCCCGTTCATTTGACTCTTAAATGTGTCTAAATCAATTCGTTTATTTGCTTGAGTTCTGCTCATCAATCTGCCTGCACCATGAGGCGCAGAATAATTCCATTCTTTGTTCGATTTTCCTTCACAAATAAGTATACCATCACGCATATTAAATGGTATAATCATTGGTTCACCAATATACGAACTAATAGCACCTTTTCTAATGATGAAGTCATTAAAATCTATAAAGTTATGAATAGACTCAATCGAATCTTGTATTTCTACTCCAAGTACATCACAAATCAACTTAGCCATATATGATCTATTAACACTAGCATACAATTGAGCAAATATCATATCAAATAAATAACCATCAGCGACTTCATTTTCCAACCATTCAAGATGTGTTATGTCAATACCTCTTGTTGATGTTGACCGTTTAATTTCTTTAATTCTATCGTACAACTCTTTTCCTTCAAGAGTACGTTTTGCTTCTTCTATTTGCTCTTGAATCTTTCCAGTTCTTTCTTTTTTGAAAGACTTAGCTGCAATACTTTGCCAGTAATTACAAACTTTTAATCCAAAATTCCTTGACCCAGAATGTATAGTAATCCAGTAATCACCACCTGTTGTTGAAACACCAGTTTCGATAAAATGATTTCCTCCGCCAAGTGTTCCTAATGAATTAATTACTCGTCTTGCTCCACCACCAATAGTATCACATTTTTCAAGAAACCAGTCCATACAATATCTTGGAACACTGATATCTCTATAAGATTCGCGAAACGCTGCAGCAAATGCTTCAGCTTTACTTATTGCAATTTTCCATGGAAAGTCCGTATCCATACGAATAACTGCTTCATCATGCACTTCTTGCCCAAACGGAATTCTCTGACGAATTTTTGTATCAAAATCCTCTAACGATATCGGCAAAGTTTTACCAATGTTAATAGACAACATGCCACAATTATGAACGAACACACCTGATGCTAATGCAAAATTACTAAATCTAGTCGTAAAACAATACACATCTGTTGGCTCGCAACTAATTCGCTTTATACTTTTTACTGTGTGATTTTTTAACAATATCATATCAGACATATTCAAATTACATTGCTTATGATCTTTTCTGTTAAAATGATTAGGGCATGCCCGTGCACTTTTTATTGTCTTATTACAAATAGAACAACGATATTTTTGATTTACTACATTCCTGCCAATCTCAGATGATTTGTTCCTACCTTTTTCTGATTTTGAATATGCAACAAGATATTTTTTTCCTCTATTACCTGCATCTCTAGTCATTTCATAAAAAGCATCTGATTCTAGATATTTTTTTCTATTTGTTTTAGCTCTAATTTTCAATCTTTCTTTAAACAAAGCATCTTCATGCAATTTTTTCATTTTTTTAGATGACATCTCAGAAAAACGATCTTTATTTTTTCTCCAAGCAGCTGACCAACCAGATTTCCCTTTAATATTTTGCTGCTTCGCATGTTTTGAATGCAAAACAAAATGATCTTTCCATTGCATTCTTGTAATATTTGTCGGATTATTGTTGTGTTTATCAAAATCAATGTGATGTCTAATTGATTTTGATTTTTCATAAACATGATGTCGTAAATTATAATCATCAGCTAAAATATGAATATAATCATACTTATATGTTTTGGGATTGTACACGACTAAATAATCGCGTAATTTGAACTTCTTACTAATTTTTGACAATTCATCTTGAACTGTTCCAGATTTTTCAATATATAAAGGATAAAGCGATTGTCCTTTATTAATATCACTAACTTTAACCTCTTGACAATTAATATCATAAAAAATATGATCAACAGTACACGTAATCACTTCATCATTATCTAATGTAATCTCAATTAACTCAGTCACGGTTCTTGTTTTTCTAGGACTAAAAATCTCTTCAATAACAATATTGCCTTTGTCATCTTTTGAAAAACAAAAATTTCTCAAACCTTTGTCATGTTCTTCGATCAATTGTTCAAATGTTAACTCACGACCATCAGCTAAAGAAACTTTTGTCGACTTAATAAAACAACCAATGTCAACGCCAATAACATTTGGTATTACTTTATTAGTCAACCTCATAGTGAACCCAATAACAGATCCGATACCGGCATGTGTATCTGGCATGATTGCGATTGGATTAGTAAATGCAGGATGATCAACGAAATTTTTGATTTGTGTCATGCACGAATCTTCAACTTCGTCAACCATTATTTTAGCAGTTGAATGTTTCCCTATAATCTCTAACATGTTATAGTAATCATATCTATTTGCGTAGAAAGAGGGCAAGGTGGGATTCGAACCCACGAAATCCCAATGGGCCTCCGGGTTAACGGCCCGGCGCTCTGACCAACTGAGCTACTCACCCATTTATAAACTCCTTCAAAAGAAAAAGTTGCTCCTATAACCGGGATTCTGTACCCTTTCGGGCGGCTTACATCTGACTAATGCCTCCGACCCGACCATCATCGAGCTGCTCACCCTCTAGGTCTGCTTGGAGTTGCACCCTCGGTAGTAAAAACGATAGGCTGATGGACTTTCATTCGGCTTGGACATACCCATCAAAGTCATACTAATTATTGTTTGAGCCGTCTTTTAAGGTGCCTATCTCCTACCTTCAGCAGTGGTGTCCCGAGTTTCCTCACCCAACTTTCATTAAGCGCGTAAGCCCAGAGCAACTATATTTTGGAGACGGTGGTGGGATTTGAACCCACGTACCTAGATTTGCAGTCTAGAGCATGAAACCAACTCTGCTACACCGTCTTTCATTACTTTTGTATATTTATGCTTATCATTTTTCATCATTAACAATTTATCAAATTGATCAAGCATAAATTTTTCAATTGCAATTCTATCATTTTGAATTATCAATTTTTCAATTTGATTAAATGTAATTTTAGCATGATGAAACAATACTTTCCAAATAATTCGTAAAACAATTATGCCTTTACTATTTAAAAAATTATCTTTTACTTTATCACGTTGTTTCAAATGTTCATATCTAAAATGTGCTTGTCCATCTATTTCGATTGCTAAATTTTTTTCTGGAAAGAAAAAATCAACTGAAAACAATCCAAACCTTTTTTCTCGTACAAAATCAACACCTTTTTTATAATTCTTCTTAATCAAAAAAGCTTCAAACATTTGTTCTGCAAACGAATTTGTTCTTTTCCATTTATTAGCACGACCTTCACGATGTGCTTTTTTCATGCCATCTGAAATACGCTTTCGTCGCAACAGTTCTGCGTCAGCATTCTTAGCTATACCAGTACTTTTACCTTTTAACGCTTTAGATATTTTTTTACCAATTAATTTTGCTTTCTCTGGCCCAAATAATTCAATGTCAGTTTTTCCTCTCTTCCAGATATGACCTTGTCCAGCAAATTGTCCAGTATAATTTGACATAATCTTAACAAAGAATTTTATTACAATTAGCACAATCTCTATTACAAGGTTGTCTTTTTGTCTTTTTCTTCTTTTTCACTTCAACAACACTCCTCGTTCAATCACTTGTAATGTACTTTTTACAACTCTCATTTCAAACAATAACCAGTTTAATGCAATTAACGGTTTAGCAATATGACCACAAGTATTAACGTTAATCTGTATATATTGTTCTTCTGGCCATGTACTTATATGAAAATGAGATTCTTTAATAACGATCAACCCTGTTACTCCATCTCCGTGACCATCTTTGTCATCTGAAAATTGATGAAAAATAGCTGCTTGATCTGATACAATTTGACAATCACCTTTTTTCAACGAACTTAAACAAACTTCTTTTAATTTATCCGGATTATTGAGATAATCAACTTGAACTAAAGCATCACAAATAACTTCTTCGCCAAGTTTTTTGATTTCTACTTTCATCATATAATCCTTCCGTTAAAATGTGAAACTATTTTTTGTTTTATTATATGATAAAAGTAGAATTTCATTTAAGTTCTAATCAAGCCCAACCATTATCTTCTCCTTCAACATCAATTACGTTGATTTGAACTTTGCGACTTTCACAATGAGGCATAATCACATTACCACATTGACATTTCAAATAACCCATCATCCCACAATCAAAATCATCAAATTGAATCTGAGTTAATTGAAATACTTTTCCGCATAAACATGTGATAAAGAAACTCCTTATGCATAATTACTCCTTATTTTCATGGCGGAGGATGAGGGATTTGAACCCCCAAAACCTTTCAGTTCACAGATTAGCAATCTGCTGCGTTACCTGGTTACGCTAATCCTCCTTTATTGTCCAACAAATTCGTTAGCTATCTTTATCCACCGTTTTGTGTCAGACAAAGAGAAAAGAAAGCTGGCGTGGTAGGGTTCGAACCTACGACATGTTGGTTAACCATACTAACTACAGTTTTCACTGCCAGTATAAACTGTTTGTAGTCTGGACTATCCCATCATCCTAAAATTGGATGCTCCTATTATAGTCTCTGCACGTTCTCTTTCGAGCTTCGCTCAGGATTAGCATATCACAAATGACTTAGCTTTCCCTGAATTTAAAGAGTTTGCAACTACATATTACTATGTAGTGGGCCGAAATTCAGCCAACTGCTCTGCCAACTGAGCTACACGCCAGTAAAAATGTCAAAGAACTTGGCTGACGAGGAGGGATTCGAACCCCCGATTGGACTTGCGTCACGGTTGGTTAACAGCCAACTGCCTTGCCGCTAGGCTACTCGTCAGTAAATAGCTACGTACCAGTAATTACCTCCTTTGGCCACAAAAGGGTCGGTTTACGAATTGGCTTGCGACCCATGTTACTCTTTTTCGTTTTTGCCTTTCGACAAATGAATCAAAACAATCATCTGATATAGCGGCAACTAATCTGCGCGCTTCAGCAAATGAACAGCAAATTTGTTCATCAATCAATCTCTGAACTCGTTTGTCATTCATTTTGTTTCCTTTTGGTGCCGCCGGGCGGATTTGAACCGCCGACCACTGGATTTTCGGTCCAGCACTCTACCAACTGAGTTACAACGGCATGAAAAATGGTACCGCCTCGCAGAATTGAACTGCGGACACAGGGATTTTCAGTCCCTTGCTCTACCGACTGAGCTAAAGCAGCATTGATTTTCATTAACATTCTCCCATTAAAAAAGCCCCACCGACCGTTAGATCAGTGGAGCTTTGAATTTCGTTTTGCTTTGAGTTAGAAACCTATGCAAAACCCCACTGATCAGTTTTTCCGTAATTGGAAAAACTACTTGTAAAGTAATTGCTATTACAAGTCAGTGAAGTCATTTAATATTCCTTCCGTTACCTATATTCTACTTATAAAAAGAATTGAAAGGGCGAAAGTGAACAAAACCTTTTAAGGTAAAAAAGATGGAATTTGAATCCATGACATTCAGTTGAATAAACTGACGCTCTACCAACTGAGCTACTTTTTCTGAAGTCTTGCTCTAAAGCGCCACTTTCAATACTTTCAAAGAGCAAGATAAATATACCTTAAAATCACGAAGATTAACAGGTATTTTACCTGAAGCTTTAGTCATGATGAAAATCGTAGCTTTTCATCTTATCTAAAATTGAATGACGTACCGCTATAAGGCGTTCTCCGCAGTGATTGAAACTGCTGTGGTCGACTTCCACTTGGTTTAGACGATGAATTCACTACAGACAAATAAACAAAATGTTCATCGCCATGAACGACGCCTTGACCAGTATACTCGTCGCTTTCAAACTTCATCATTGTCAATTCGCCAGCTTGATCAAGAATAGTATTACTAACATGCATCTGCAAAGTTTGATTGAGCATGTTTTGCAAAGAATCATAAAAATCATTTTTCATGTTTTCGTATGCTTCTTCAAGATCATCAATCGTGTTAATACTTGAAAGGTCCAACGAAGGATGAATGTTGATAGCTCCTTCATTTTCGATTACTCGAACAGCTTCAGCACCATAACTATCACGAATAATCGCTCGCCAGACTGAATTCCAATTCTTATATTTTGGCATCAAATCAATAGCAACTAATTTACCATTAATCAATACAATCGAGCCCAATTGCTTTTCAACAGGCTCAAACTGCGCAACGAATTGTTCAAGTTTATCTTCAAACTTGCTGTAAAAAAGTTGTAATCCATTACTATAGCAATCCACACCTTTTGCCCATTTACCAAGTGATTCCCATAATGCACTATAGTCAGCTGAACTATATGTTGACTTCTTCAAAGCAAGCCCTCGCAATGATGGCGGCAAAACCATAAAAGATTCCTGATCAACCTTTGACGCATCAAAATGTCCGCCTTGATGTGCTTGAACACAATTTGCAGGAATAAGTTTAGCATTTGCTGCTTTAATCAAATGAGCATAGGGAATTGTTCTATCCTGAGCACGCTGATTGTTATCAATCAATGTCCATCCTTGCAAAGCAATGCCGATATTTCCACTAGCATTCTGAAATTCTAATGTATTATATGCTGGATCTCGTTTCAACGTCACATCGTTTACATCGGCAACGTTTGTAAACTCAACATCAGCAATAATTGGAATCATTGTCATATTGCCGACACTTTGAATATTTTCACGATCAACAACATAACCTTTCAACAAATCTTGTAGTTGTATCATTTGTGCCATGACACCCTCACTTTTTTCAATTTTTCTTTATAAATTCGTTTTGTAAGCCGTTCATATTCAAATGGTGTTAATACAGAAAACAATGCAATTACTTCTCTAACTTCAGGACAACCATTACCAGATTCAGTTGATTTTCCAACATTTTGCACACCATATTTACAATCACAAAAAGCAGCAGATCTATAAGCACAAATGCTAGTCTGTACTTTTTTCAGTACATCAACTAATTCTTTATGTGATCTAAACTTTCTCATCAGTCAACAACTTCTTGTCTGCAATTGCTTTTCTAATTGCTTGTGGCATTAATTCTGCAGTCTTTGGTTTTTGCAATTTAAGTAAATGCCCAGCAAATTTTGCAACAGCCAACATTGGCTTATGCTTCGCGACAGCCAAAAACATTGCTTCATTTAATCCATCAACAGTTCTTATTCCAATTGATGCAGCTACAGATGATAAACTTCGTACATCCATTGCTTCTGATGCAAATACAGGATTAAAATGAAGAATCATAATCTTATTCTTCTTATCAATCTTTTTCTTCAATGCATAAAGCATTGAATGCAACATTCCTTCAAAAGGCGCATTCTCATATCCATCACCAACGAAAATTATTGTTTCACAACCATCTTTAAGAGCTTTTATCAAAGCTCCAGCATAATTTGATTGATTTTTAAGTACAGGAAACAACTGGTTTGATTCAGTTGTCCTATACTCCTTGAAACCTTCAGATACTTGTTCTAAAACCAAACTTATTGCAAGTCCCCTAAGCATAGGATGGTAAGGTTGATCTTTTGTACCACTCATGCTGATTGAAGTGTCCAATATCAATCCAACTTTTTCCAGTGAAAAAGCCAAAGTTTTTGCGACTTCTTTTGCTTTCATTGTCAAAAGTTCTCTAATCTCTGCTTCAGGTTTTGGCAATTGATCAAGTGATCTCAAATAAACTAGCAAATCAAACAATCTTGCACTTTTCATATTAAAGCCAGTACTTGCACCAGCTTTCCTGACAGATTCAGCTTTTGTGCGTTTTTCTTTTTGTGTAAACTGACCTCCACCCGAAGTAAACAATTTCCAAAATTCATCAGTCGATAGCCCAAACTTTGTCATGAAGCCTTCAGCTACTGACGATGGTAAATTGGCTAATTTACTCTGATCTCCATTTTGAACAGCCACATAATCTTGAATTAACTGTGGGCAATTTTCATGTTCATTATATTTTAAATACCGCCAAATTGTAATAAGCACAGGATCGTTATTACGATCATTATTATTGAACTTGACATGAACATGACGTAATGCTCGTTTGAAATCTGTTCTATATTTGATAGCCCACAATGGCCATTTGCTTCTATTACGTTGTAAATATGCTCTAATCAAATACAACGCTCTCTTTTTTGTCACACGGCGCTTTTGTAAATCAGCAATAAAATCAAACACTCGTGGCACTGACATGTTTTCAAAGGCTTGTAATATGAGTTCATTCTCCCATTTTGTTTGCTGTGAGTGTTTGTGTCGCAAACCTTCACTATCTGTATACTCTTCGTTTGCCGGAAGTGTATGCTCGATCAAGTTCCATGCTATCAATTGTTTGTTAACATCGTTTACGCCCTGCGGCAATATCATCAATGAATAAAAAGGTCTTGCGTTATTTAGCATTGGGGCATGCTGATCCACTAGAGCCTGTTGCTGCTCAGATTTCAAATTATAAAACGTCGACTTACCAACATTGGTTTGAGCACCAGAGATAAAAGCTATCATAGCTTCACCGGTCAAAGCTATCTCGTTTGTCTGGTCTTTCGACTGCACATGCTTTCTTGCAGCACAAATTGCTGTTGCTTCTGTCATAATTCACCTCTTCTTCTTTTTATTAACTAAGAAGATTAATCACTAAAAATAACGAAGTTATGATTTGGTGAAAAGTTTGAAAATAAAGATAATAGAAATGAAGATTGATTAACTCAGCAGAGTAGTCTCTTGACGTGTCAATTCTTTTAATTCAATATTAGTATTGTTTGAACAATCTGTCCATCTACACCATTTGCAGCGCTTTTCATCTCGGCGTTTCTCAAAATTATCAGATGAAATAGCATTAAAAATTTCATTGACTATGTCAGCTATTTGATAATAATCTTTGTCTCTAACGACAACATCAATAATCTCATTTACTTTCTTTGTTGGATGCACGAAGCGCACGCAATCTTCAACTAAACCATGTTGCTTATATAATGCCCAACTATATAAAACAGCTTGCCTAAAATAATCCTCGGCATGATGTTTCCCTGATTTCCAATCTAATATATAAATTCTGCCATTTACTTCAATTACTAAATCCATGAACCCATGAACATTAATTTTGAATCTATCGTTATCATACGGTAATAAAAATTCATATTCAATGCCACTAATATTAGAATCAAATCTATATGCTTCTTGCAACCAATGATTTTCTTTTGCCATTGTAACCCAATTCTTAATCATAGAAAACCCAGATGCTTTAGCATACTTTAAATACGGCAAATCTTTAGCATTTTGAATTTTTGCTTCAGTATCAAACATCTGTTCCCAAGATCGAAATAAATCGTAAGTTCGCCATGTTTTTTTAGTATAAAACATTTCTAGCAACTTATGAAATGCTTGACCCAAAACTAATGCAGCGCTAGGCAGTTGAATTGTTTCTCTATTAAGAATTTTATCTTGCTTAAATGCCCAAGGACATGCTACAAATGAATTAATTGTAGAAGCAGATAAATTGAAGTTTAATGTAATCATTGCAATTTTACTCTAATACATTCTACAAGATATGCTGTTGCCTTATCGTTTTTCACTGCTGATTCTGCAGCCTTATAATTTGCTTCCTTTTTCAAATTTTCAAATATTTCTTTACGTTCTTCATCAGATTTTTGTAGCATTGCCGATCTACCCTTAATAAAATCAGCAACTTCTTCTTCAGTAACAGTAATTTTTTGTTGTTCACAAATGTAATCTAGAAAAACTTTTATTTGTACTTTTTTTTCTGTTCTAATATGTCTTTGTGCATAAAATGCTGTTTTACTTTCTGGCCGATCTTTCAAATATTGTTCTTCAGTCATGTTTAAACGATACAATAATTGATGCCACTCATTGTCAATCTCCCATGTAATCATCTTTGTTGGAATAGGTTCTATACTAGCAGCTGTCACACATGCAGCTAATACATCACTATTAAATTGTTCTTCATTAATTCTTTCATGATCAACTATGAGTTTAGCTTTAATATCATCTCTAAATTGTTGTACTGTTTTATTATCACGCCGTGCAAGATCTTCAATCGTTACATTGCTTCTAGAATCAACTTTGCGAACAGTCACATTAAACTCTGCATCTTTACCTTGTAATTCCGTCGACGAATAATTGTCTGGAAATTTGACTTTAACAACTCCAGACTCACCAGATTTAAATGTCAAAAGTTGTTCAGCAAAACCTTCAATAAATCTTGTCTGCCCTACAATGTATTTAAACAATTTTGCTGTTCCACCTTTAAATGTCTTACCATTTATTTTTCCTTCATAATCAATGATAAGCACATCACCGTTTTTAATCTTATACTCAGGATCATCAACAGCTGTAAAAGTCGCACATTTGTCAAGATGAATCTTAATTTGATCATCAATCATTTCTTCTGTTACATTAGTAACTTTCTTTTGAACTTTAACAGTATTAATGTCAAATGACTCTACAACAGGCATTAAAAATACAGTAGCTTGAATCGTCACTGGTGAAGTATCTTCAAACGGGCCTTTAACTTCAAAATCAAATGCATCAACTACATCTATTTTTAATTCGTTAACTGCACGAATATATAGTTCATCAAACACGGGTCGATACATCTGAAATTTATTAAACCATTTTTGTTTTTCAGCAACTTGCCTTGGCACATGACCTTTTCTAAATCCTGAAACTTCAACAGTTTCTTTCAATCGATCATATGTCTTGTTCATCAACTTTTTAATTTCTTCAGCATCTTCTGTAAATATCAATTTGTATGGTCTGGCTTGTTCTTGCAAACTAGCAATCATCTTGTCCTCCGCTACATAAAAATTTGAACTTTAATAGTTTATCATCTAAATTTTTTTCTAATTTTTTACTCTCATGTTTTTGTACTTTTGTCGATATTTCTAACGATTTAGACAAAAGCTCTGGTATAATAATTCTTTTTTTATGCCGTTTTCTTGGCATGAAGTCTCCGTAAAATCAATGTATCGTTCTTAATTCTGTATTTTATCGGAATAACGCCTAATTTTACGAGTTCTTTTGATACTCGACCGATAAATCCATTTGCAATAACAACACCAACAACATCTCGCCACATTTTCAAAATCAATTTCAATCTAAAATCTAACATGTATTTTTCAATTTGACTAATGACACTGTATCTTGCATGACTCTTTTTTACTTCGACTAAATAAACAATATCTTTATCTCTTAATACTACATCTACTCTACCATATTTTGTCGGTTGTTCTATATTGTAAATAAATAAATCATTCGATGCATTCAAAATGTCACGTAAAACGTCAATATTATCACAAACAACTTTAACTAACGATTGTTCATCTTCTGCTCTATCTTCATCCTTATCAGCCTCTTCTACATCGTCGCTGTTGTCATTATAATTGTAATTTTTAACAACTAAACCATTATCGACTGCACGTCCTAATTGTTTAAGATGTTCCCATCGATCATCAGTTTTAAGTATACTAAAGCAATCTTCATAATTCTCAAATTCATGTCGAAGAATGTCAAGATACATTCTGGCTTTGTCTGTGTCACCTAACAAAACAGCATTGTTTAGTCTATAATAGCAGACTTCAATATCTTTAGGTGTCGTTGCCATTAAGTATCTTCATATTCGTTCGTCTTTGCATCATCTGTAATTGATTCTACAATCTCTAGAAACCGTTTTAAAACAAAATCAGCTACACGATTTTCGTCGACATCTTCGCTTTTTTCATAACCAGCTTCAGTTAGAAATAAAATGATTGAAGCAACTGTTATTTCACATACAAATTGAAAATCAAATAACTGCTGCTTAACATCTTTGTTCTCATCAGAATTATTCATTGTCTCCATTAGTGTTATCCTGCCCTAAAATTTGTGCCATAATATCATCATGAGGATTATATTCTTCATCATATTCAATCTTCATCACATCAAATTTTCGTTTTAAATATAATGTTGGTCCCTTTCCGTCTCTGTATTTGACAATTGACATTTTTAACCATTGTTGTTCATCAGAGAATATGCCTAACATTACATCTGAATTTTGACCAAGTCTATCAGAACTAGAAGAATCCATTGCATCCATTTCTCTACCAGCAAGATGTCTTTTATGACCTTCTCTATTAATCTGATTTGCATTTATAACTGGAACATCTAATTTCCTAGCTAATAATTTGAGGTCCCAAGATATTGCACCAACAGGATCATCATCTTTTTGGTTTGGCCTCATTAAATAAATAGGATCAATAATAACAAGTTCAATTCTTTTACCTGAACTTTTCTCAAAATTCAAAATTCTGTTTTCAATAAAATTCGCCGTACACATTGATGGTGCATCTAAAATCATAAAAACATTGTCATGCTCAATCTTCATTCGTTTGATTTTTTCTTCAACATAAATCAATTCTTCGTTTGACAATAGATGAGCATTCTTCATCTTAAAATATTCAACTGTCGTCATCCTTGAATAAAGTCGTCTTTTTTGTTGTAATATCGGCATTTCTATTGTAACATACATAATGTTTCGTCCGCTCAACCATGCCGAATATGCAAAATTCAACATTACTATAGATTTTCCTTGTCCAGTTCTTCCCATTACTGTAATAAGTTCACCACCATGCCAACCATTAGTCGCTAATGTTAATGGTTCAATTCCTGTATCAATACCTCTATATTTTTCAGGATTATCATGACAATCACGGATGAAATCCATGTCATGTTCTATATTCAAAAACGCATCTTCTTCAATTACTCGTTCTCTTGTATTTTGCTCCTTAATTGATTCAATTGTCGATTCTAACTTAGCAAGTAATGGTGCTGCATTAACTTCAATAGCAGTATTTTCTTTTATTAATCTCAGTGTTTGTAAAACATCCTCGGTAGTTTCCGAAATCTTTCGAATATGTTGTAAATTTTTTAGTTCATCAATTAATGGTTCTAATTCACTCTGTTCAAATGGGCGATTTAAAATCTTTACTAATAACGACTTAGCATCACTTATTGGTTGTTCTTTTTTATATCTTCTTACAATTTTTTGATTCAGTAAATCAACAGTCAATTCAGTTGAATAAGCATGATAATGAGACACAATTGCAGAATATAACCAGCTTCTAAAATCAGATGTAAAACAATCAGGGTTCACATTTTCAGCAATAACTTTTTCAATATTACGTATAGTCGACTGACTATTTTGATCGTCATGACAAATTAAACCTTTAAGAAGTTTATTTTCACTTCTAATTGATGTAAACAATTTAGCCAATTTTCTTTCCTCGTTTACCAGTCTTATCTGTTTTCTTCTTAGATGTATCCTCTTTAAGTTGATCTATCAACATTGTTGATTTATGTTCTCTAATATCGCTACCAACAACTTTTATTTCAATCAAACTTGCTTTAAGTAATGTTAACAATGATTCATTAAATATTGTATCACCTTCATAAATACCATGTTTAGATGTCAAAATTGTTGACTTGCGTTGGTTACATCTTGTTACAAATAATTTGTCAAGAAATTGAGTAGATTGATTTGATTGTATGTTATAATTACGACCAATATCATCAACAACTAAAAAATCTACATGTGTCACAATATATTGATATTTAAGTTTAATGTTATAATCTTTCCAACCTGATGTAACAAATTCTGCAAGATCACTCATAGAAATAAAATATGTTGTAAAACTTTGTGCTAACGCATGTTTAAGAATAACAATAGCAGCCGTCGTCTTTGCTAAACCATGTGTTCCAGTAAAAAATAATCCAGTTCCGTTTTCTCTAGCTCTTTCTAAATTATTGTAATATAATGTGAAATTTTCAATAGCATCATCATTTGCAATATCTGCGCTCCATGTGTCTAAAACATTATCAATTGTATATCCTTGATAACCCATTGGAATATTTGCAAGAATCATATGACGAGTCATTTCATTAGTTTCATCTTTAACGATTCGTCTAAGGCCGTCAAATTCAGAAGCTTCATACATTCTGAAATAATGATCTAGAAATTTTCGTTTTAAATTCATAGTTAACTCATATACAATTTTTCACTTATGTTTTTAGCCAACCATAATCATTAAATATTTCATTCTTTCTATTTGCGGCTTCTAATATTATGACACCTTTATGCCAATAATCCGTTAACTTTTCATATTCTTGATTCTTTAACAATCTATTGTAAATTAAACTGCCATTAATGTTGCCTAAAGCTAGTTTGATAGCAAATTTTTGTTCACCTTCAGTTTTTCTTTTCTCAATTATCTTCTCGTCGTCCACAGTATCTTTCTTAATATTTTTCTTATCTAAACTGATACCTTGTGCCATCCTTAAAACGTATCTAAGCCCTCGCATTCCAGCAATTTTGCTATTGTTGTTATATCTATAACATACTTCTTTTACTACTGAATTATCATATTTAACCAAGCCAATTAAAAACTTTCCTAAATCTGACAAACGAAATCGTTTTTCACGATCAGTATGATATGATTTCAACAATTGAACAGTTTTAACTAACTCCTCAAACAACTCATCACTAACATTTTCAAAAGTTGACTTTATCTTTCGTCTAATAACATCATCATCTAAACCTGTAAATGCTTCAGGTATTACTCTGTCTATATTGTATACAGCAACAGATAAACTTCTTACTTTTTGAGCTTGTATCTCAAATTCGGCATTATCATTACGAATTTTTTTACTATTCAGAACATATACAATCTTGCCTTTACGAACTTTTTTCGTCACAACACCATATTCGATTAACTCATTCCATATACTACTTGAATATGCGACGTTTACACCAATCACACGTCTAAGCAATCTATTAGTTTTAATTTCAATGTCAGATTCAGTCGTCTTAGCTAAGTAAAGTAGTTTTGCTAATACTTTGAATGCGTCACTACTTAATTCATTTATATATTTCTCAAAAAACACTCGTTCTATTTCAAATATCGCATCCATACTTTTTATTATACGGCTAATTTTGCAAAAGATTTACCACAAAAAAAGGGAGCATATTATAGCCCCCAATCAACACTATATACGCCTATTTATTTTGCAACTTCAATTACAGCATATTGAATAGCAACAGTAGTTATAATACCTGCTAGAAATCCAAAATATATGCTGTTTTGTTCAAACCATGATCTTTCACAAGCTTTCTCTAAATATTGAATTCTTTTATCATACAAATTTTCAGCTATTTTAATTTGCTTATAATACTCAGTAAACAATTCATTAGCAATTACCAACCGTCTATTTACATCTGTTATTGCAATTCTGTTATAAGCTAATTCATACGCTGTTCGATCAGACACTAATATTCCGCGTTGCAACGATATTTGCGTCACACTATCGCATTCGTCATCAACACAAACATTGCCAGTACCACCATTAATATCAACAGACTTAAAATCATCATAATCTTTCAAATCAGGTGCTTCAGATACTGTCGTCAGTAAACTATCCATTATGTGCATTGAATCAGGCATAAAACCATATATGATATCTTGTTTTAATACTGTCCTTTGACAACCAACAACAAACATCAACAACAAAATCCACATGATTTTCATGATATTATCCTATCATTTCAGCTAGTTTCTTACGTCTTTTAACTTTATCAGTCGTTTTAGTTACAGCTTTTAATTCTTCCATTTTTTCTTTATTCTCTTCTTTAGCATATTTAGTTTTTAATTCAGCAACTGTATTTACTTCATGTAAGTCTGCTTTAATTTCATTAAGTTGTTCTTTAAATTGAGTCGTCGTCTCTTTTACATCGTCAGTTTTCTTTTTAGGTTTTAAAATAGCCCATAAAAGTAATATGACACCAGGAAGTATGATAAGTACATATTTACCGTATTTTTGAAATTTAGGAAATTTAACTAACACTACTACGACTATTATGACAGCAATAGCAATCAATGAAATAAGCAATACATTTGACGTCATCTTTTTCTCCTTGTTATTCTAATTTTTCACAAATTATTTCCAAAAATTTACATAAAAATAGCAGCTAATATCTAGCTGCTGAGCTGGAAAATGTATATCATTCAAAACAATCAATAATTTCAAAAGCATCTTCTTGCTCACAAATTGCTCGTCTTTTCTTATAATGACCAGTCAAATATCTGACATTGTCTTTAAAATCAATAACAATAGAATAATCTTTGCCGTCAGCTTTTCTTAACGTCCTACCGATGCGTTGTATCATTCTAGTCGGCGACTTACCACCACCTGCAAGAATCAATGAATCTAATGACGGTATATTCAACCCTTCATCAGCCAGACTAGTACCAATAATAACACCAAGTGTTCTCTGTCTTACTCGTTCGATATGCTCTTTTCTCTTTAATTTATGTACGCCACTAAAAATGAATTCAGCATCTATTTTTTCATCACTTAACAGTTTAAGTAATTTCTTACCATGATTCTTCATTGTTACAGTAATCAGTACTGTCTTATTAAGTTCTCGCAATCGTCTTACGCAATCAACAATCAATGTATTTCGAAAATTGCTGTTTACGATATATGTCTTATATATCGATCTATACGTTTTTCGTCTAAACTTGTATTGTTTGTTTTTCGTGCCACATAAATAATAAATCTTTGGCGGTGTAAGAAACTTGTGTCTAATTAGATATGAAGCAGTTATTTTACCAATAATTCTACCTGCATATGCTTGAAGAATTATATCTCGACCATCTTCATTACACGGAGTAGCAGATAATCCGCCTCTATAAAAAGCTGTTTTACAAGCTTTCATTACAGCTATATACGAGTCGGCTCGAAGATGATGACATTCGTCAATTAATACACATTCTACCGACTGTATAAACTTAGTAATGTCTTTATTTCGTTGATAACTTTTTTGAACAATATCATCATCTTTCATCTGATCTTTTTCAACATCATCAAACGGTATATACGCTTTACCTATTACAGCATGAACTGTCTGTATCATTACAACATTGATTTGTTGTATATCACACAAACCGCCACCAATTCTACCTATAGGTATTTTCAACAATCGCGTTAATTCATCATATGCTTGTTCAAATAAATCACCAGTATGAACAACAAACATAGACTTCATATTCAACTTAGCTAAAATTGCAGCAGCTATCACAGTTTTGCCGCCACCAGTAGCTACTTGAATCACAAACCTTTGACTTGTTATCGCGTCATTAATAATTGTCTTTTGAAATTTATAAGGCGTTACTTCGTGCAGTTTTAATTGCGCAGTTTTATCAGGGGTAGTTCTTTTATCTACAATTTCATACTCAATATCGTGCTTACGTAAAACGTTAATAGCATTTGAACATAAGCCCGTTGGCAACGATTGCTGCAATCTATTAAATAAATGATATTCAACTTCAACAAAAGTATAACCATTGTATTCATTCGTTTTATAAGACATTGAAGCAGACAAATCATCTATTATTGACTGAGTCAAATCACCAACAATCTTAGCATTTACATTGCCTACTTGTAATAAGGCCAACATAGTGTTCTAATCACGTTTAAATCTATAGCAAACAAAAGGGCTGACTTTACAGCCAGCCCTAATTTCCTCTTTTCTTTCGGCAAGCTCAAGATTTTATATGTCAATAGAAAATCAAAGTTTACAACTTCAATCAAACTTAATCAATGGTCTTTTCTTTATAAAGTACATGTCCACGCCAATATGTAAACCGTCACCCGATGAAAACAAATTTTCAGTAACATTATCAGTAAATGTCCACACGAATAAAACTAGTTCATTTTGAACTGCAATTCCTATTTTTGCCACAGCCAAACCAAAAATAACAGCCTGACGATAATCAGATCCTACTGTATCTGGTATCATTAATGATTTGCTAGTTGTTGCATCATTTCCACCACGCTCCATTGCAACTAATCCACCATTGAACTTTGCAGTTATGATGTCATTAATTTTCAATGGTTGTTCATTATCGTTAGAATAATCGAGTATCTCTGCATTAGCATAACATAAATTTTGCGAATTAAATAACCCAATTGTTCCTGCACCAGCAATAGAATCGCCAGTCAATTGTAATTCTAAATTGATTGGCGTCGGTAAATATGACACTAATGTTCTAGGATATTTTACTGGATCAATATTTGCTGTTACATTGCCTGTACCATCAGAATGAATAAAACCGGCCAATGATTTAAGTTTTGCTGTCAGTTCGGCTCCAGTATTTTCTACCAGTCCTTGATATGGCAAATATTCATAAGCAATCTTTATTTGAGCACCATCATGTGGTTCACCAATAAAATCAATATCTACCCACAAAGTCTGCCCATTTATGATTGTTGTCACATCAGCTCGTAATTGCAACCAATTATCAGTCGGTGATGGACTATTTACAGTGTAACCATTTACTTTATTTGTTGGAATACTTCTATGACTAATCACATAATCAGCAGGATTAGCAGATGGTGGATGATATACGTCGCCGTTACTATCTACTAGTACAAATAAATTCTGATCACCAGATGAATTTTGTCTATATACAGGCCAATAATCACCACCGCTATTAACAACCAATTCTGTAGCTGCCCCAAGCGGATCATATACAACTGATGTTATGAATGCAAATGAATAATTTGCTGAAGGATGCTGAAAAACATCCCCAGATATTAAAGCAGGATTCTGAGTCAAATATGTTTCTGTAACAAGTTCATTTCCACCAGATTGAGCGTCATAAACGCCTCTAACAAACCAAACCTTACTAGTTTGAAACGGTAAATATAGTCTTTTAGTTGATGCATCATAATTACTAACATACATTGATCTAGTACCGCTATCAACATCATCAGTTGATGAAATGATCGGCGATATCTGTAACTGTTTATTACGTTTGTTAACTATGTAGTTTGCTGCATAATTATTAAATGTACTAATATGTTCAAAATTTAATTGTTTAGAATTTCTAGCAACAACAAGTGAATTGTTAAGTAAATTAGTTCCTGATCTTACAACACCAGCATGTGGCATGTACGCAGTTACATTATTTGGATAAGCTGCAGCATTTGAATATTCTAATTTCAACATTAGATCTGGAACATACGTTAAGCCTTGATTATTTGGATATTGAACATCGTAAACAATCCAAAATTCTTCATTTGACAAATTTTCATCAACTGTAAATACAGCCTGTACTGTACCTGTACCCGACCAAGAGCCGGCAACATCTATTAATGTTGCTCCATTATTTCTATATACCCATGGTTTTGTTGCTAGATTACTATCATCAGTGCCAAGAATAATTGTGCCGGTAGGTGCGCCATTAGGTATCTTAACAGTAATTGTGTCGCCAATTTGCCACAAACCTGATGCTCTGCTAGTATAGAAATCTTGACCAGTGTCAGTATTTCCAATATTTATTCTTATCGTGTTAGAAAGCACTGTGGTCTGCAAATCACTCCATACAGATCTAGTTTTATCACAAACATTGTCAGTATTTAATATTGAATAGCCTGTAATAGGAATATCACTAATAGCTTCATATCGAATTGCAACCGGTCTTCTAACATCATTTTCACCAGTCAATAAATCCTGAATTGCTTTTTCAAGAATCTTATCAAAATCTACATAATTACCAGCTATTATCTGATGCCGCAAATCAATAACATCTGTTTGTGCAACAGAATCATAAAATAATCCATCAATTCTATCAGACATGCCAGAAGTAATATCAGTTGCAGATGCTTGCTGTCCGTCAGTATCCTCATCAATGTACGGTGCAATTGCTCGTCTAAACACAAACGCTAATGGTATTGCATAAACATGACCATCAACTGTCAATAATTGTGCTCTTGAAGCAGCATCTCCATTTCCAGCTTTCCATAATCCATAATCACCAATTGATGCACCTTGATTTGAAAATGTATATGGATCAATAGGTATTGCAGCTCCACCTTGTGCAAATGTTGACGCATCAAATATATTTACATTCTGATGTGTTGGTGCCACAACATCTTCTTGAATTCGAATTCGATATTGAATTTGTACTCGTCTAGTCGTCTCAAATGTAACAACAGGATCCAGAATATCGTCTGAATAATTTCCCGTTGTATTTTGTACATTTCCATCTCTATAAATTTGCGATGCCGATGGTTTGTGCTCAGTTGAACCGGCAACTAAAATTGTCTTCCATACTTCAAGAAAAACAAAATCCCATCGTTGGTTTCCTGAACCTACAGATGCAGGCGACAATTGAACAAACTCATCTCCAAAAGGAACAACATCTAGCCTCCAACCATTGACAATCGCTACATCTTGTGCCATCTTAAACTTATCAACCCATAAAGCATCAAATTCATACGTGTCAGCTTTCATGAATCCGCTTTGAGCTTGATCTGTAAAATTGTCTTGCGACTTACCTGACAAAATGTCAAATAATAGATTATACTCAGAGTCAAGCAAAGGCTTGCCCTGTTGCATCACAACCGTATCAAAAGATCTATTACCAGGTTGTAATGTTCTGGAAATATCAGACCCGTCATAACTGTAATCTAAATTGTTTGCCGACACGTGATCTCCTATATTAATTTGATACCATCTTTTACAACACTATTTACAATTTGTTCAACAGATCCATGTTTATGACTTTGAACAGCTCGTTCTTGAGCTTGTGCTTTTTCTTTTGATGGGTGACGACCTAAAAGTCTGTCACCGTCGTGCGTATAAAGACACCAACGTTGCTGACTGTCTGGTCTGTCATCTTTGTCTTTTTTAGGACATTGTTTAATTATTGATTCTTTTTGCATAATCATTTCCTATGAAAAGAAACTTTGCGAGTTATCAATTGAAGAATCAATAATAGTGTCATCGACCGCTGATTCTAAATTGTCAACAAAACCATTAAATTGTATTGAACTACTCTTTTTCTTGCCAAATAATTTTCTTGCTCTATCAAGAAGACTTTGCCTTCGTTCCGGTGGCAGTGGTGTTGGTGCTTTAGCAATATCACTTTCAGTTATAGGCTGTGCTTTTGTCATTTCTTCTATTGCTTTAGACACTTCATCTTCATCGTCAATAGGTTCTCCTTCAGAACTTACAGGCACAGCTTTTTCTTCTGGTGACTTTACTTCTTCAGGAATTTCTGGTTCTCTTGCTTCTTCAGGAAGTTCTGGTTCTGATACTTCTAACTCGGGAAATTCACTTTGTAATTCTGCTTGTTCTACTCGTCTTTTACGAGCTGCTTCATCTTCTTCTATAGCACGGCTGCGTTCAGTTTCTTCAAATTCTTTTCCTTCTATATCTTCCGTTCTTTGACGCCTTGCTTTTTCACGTTCAGCAGATTCAGCTAAAATCCTTTCCATCTTTGATCTTGCTTCATCTAAACGTTGTCTTACTCTTAACATATCTGATCTAAATTGATCAAGATCTTTCATATCTGTTGTCGGTTTTTCTAACTCAGTAATCTCTTCTTGCTTTCGTTGTTCGGCGACCTGTTCACGTTTAGACTTTAATCGTTCACTCTTACCTTTAGCTTTTTGAGCAATTTCAGAAGATTCATTTTCACTAACATAACCAGATTGTACTCTAATATTGCGACCAGTTGTTGGATCTTCAAAAAATCCATCGCCATACATTAGTAAATCAGTCGCATCAGGCGTACCAATATTCTCAGCATCATTTTGATTTTGCAATCTTAGCGTCATCTTTGCACCAAGATTCTTCTGTAACTTTCCTGGTATAGTTTGTTTTGCAGGTGATTGAGTCGCGATTACTACATGAGCACCAGCAGATCTAGCAACAGCTAATAAGCTGTCAAGCATTGACGCTATTCTTTGAGCATTTGGATTGATATCTTTATTAAGAAGATCAGCAGCCTCATCGACAACAGTAACTAATCTTGGCATCTTTTTACGTTGATCTTCTGGAATCTTATCATAAGCGGCACGGTCTTCATCACTCATTTCATCTGGATTTTGAGTGATAAACTTATTCCACTGTTCAATATTCTTAATATTGAGCCCTGTTTGTTCGCTTACATCTCTAAAAAATTTGTTTCTGCGACCAACTTCATCGTGCACAGCTCTAAGAGATTGTTCTGCGTCTTTAGCAGTAGTAGCAACATCTCTAGCCAGATAAGCACTACCATCATACATACCAAATTCAGCACCTTTTTTAGCTACATCAATTAATACTAATTGTACTTCGTCTGGTGATTTACTCATCTGAATAGAATTGATTATGCCTTGCATAAACACTGATTTACCTGATTTTGTTGCACCAGAAACAAGTAAATGAGGAGTGTCACTAAAATCATATAAAATAGCTTTGTTATTTTCATCCTTACCTAATGCTACAGGTAATTTAGTAGGATTCTTTGACGCTTTTACAAAATCGTCATCAGTTATCAAATCTTTGAAGTAAACAGTATCTCTATCTTTAAGACTTGTGCCTTTTGGTACATGAATATCGATAGTTCCTGCGTCTCTGTCTTCTGAGATCGTTACGTTTTCTTTCTTACCAACTAAAGAACTAACGACGTCTTTAGCGCCTCCAGAAAGCAATGATCTCATACCTTTTGCTTTATTTTTATCAGTGTCAAATTTCAATTTATATGACACGACATTTGGACTGTTTACTGTGTCTTCTATAGTCGCACCTTTAACATCTAATGCTGATAATGCTCGATTAATAGCATCTGCATCTTTCTTCATCGCCTCAATACTTGACGCCTTTGGAGGTGGTGGGTTTTCTAAAAAATCAGCATCACGATATAATTTGTCTTCATTACGATCAATTCTCTTAATAGTCTCTTGATATCTTTTACTTGTTCTATCACCAACTTGTTCTAAAATATCAGTTTTGACCGCTTCTACTTCTTGATATTGCTCATCGTTCTTTTCTTCTTCTTGAATTGATTCTTCATGTTGTTCTTGAATCTCTGTCTTTGGCTCTTCTTTAACTTCTGGTTCGACAGCTTTAGGTTCAGGTTCAACAACTTTTTCTGGTTGAACCTGCTTCTTAGGTTCTACTGCTTTTTCAACAACTTTTTCTTTCGGCTTACGTTTTAATTTTTCTTCAAGTTGTTGTCTTTTACCTTCAAGCTTTTGACGAGCACGTTGTTCTTTTGATGTTTCTTTTTTAGCTTTAGCTAATTCTTGCTTTAAACGCTTTATCTCTTCAGCTCGGTCTTTAACTTTTTCTGCTGTTTCTTTAACTTTTCCTTTAGCTTTCATCTCTTTAACAACAGAAGAATACGACCCAGTGTTCTTCCAAGCTTTATACAAAGTTTCAAATAATCGTCTTTGAGGCGTACCCTTATCAGCTCTTGACAAAGAAATTATTTTAACAGTTGGCTTTTTACCATGAGGATTTGGATTAGGAACTTCATCTTGACCTTTTAATGCAATAAAACTACCTGGTTTGTTTTTGCCTTTTGGTGGAGCTTTTGCAACTTTGTAAACAGACAAAAGCGTCCCTTCTGGTACATTAATGCCATCACGAGATGCTCTCATCATAAACTCAGATTGAATCCGTCCAAAATGCTTCATTAGAATGTCAATCTCCACACAATAGTAAGAGTTGATGTGGCCGGCTTGTTCCACACAGGAAATGTATGATAATTAACCATTGTACCACTACCCGGAGTAGTTGCACCAGTGCCACCAAATAATCCCATTTCAACTAAAGCGCCAACAGCTTCTGTCTCATTATACTTAGTCTCAAAATCGACAATATTTGTTCTTGTCACTGTCGGTAAACCGCCGCCATCAACATAATAAGATTGCTCAAACGTTTTACGTTCCAATTCATTAACTAGCTGCGACTGAGCAGCTGTCGCAATAGGTGGATTCTGTAAATCCCAACCTGGATCGCCTGTACCTACAGCAAGAACCATGATGCCATCAACACCACTGCTTTCTTTCATCAATTCAGCCATAAGTAATGAAGCATCATCAACAATAACATTCTCGACATGATGACGTTCGATTGTCCCATCTTTATGCTCCATTGTCATGAAAATTTCACCGTGCTTGATCTGTAAGTTACGATCAATTAACATATTAATCCTCCTAAATATTAGAATTTGCGTTTCTCAACTCTACCATCTTTATGTTTCATAATGCCAATACTAGCATCACCATTAATTTTCTTAAACTCATCAATATATGGCTTAACTTTTGGCTTTTTCTTTTCAGATACTTGTTTCTGCATTTAGATATCTCCAAATACTCGTTTAATTAAGAAGAACAGCATGTCAGAAGACGTATTAAGAAGCGAATTCGGATCATTTGTTTCAAACGGATTTGGATTAGTTTCTTCCGCTTCACCGTGTTCTGACACGATAAACTCTGCTTGTTCAGAAAATGTTAATGCAATACTTACTGATTCTCGTATTGTTCCAAATGGTTCTTCAATCAAGTTTGTTATAAGACTTGTCAATTGAGACTTTACATCAAAATTAACTACTTCTTCTTTAGATTCAACAACGTCAAATATTATTCTCTCAACAGGTGACGTCCATAGTTTCTCACTAATAGGATAATGAACATCAATAAATAATCCAGCTTCGCAAATATGAGCATGCATTTCTTCTGGATTATCATACGCAATCATAACAATTACAGGATTACCAGTTTGATTTAGCAGATATGGTTGAGCTGGATCAAACCCTCCACCTGTAAGTGTATATGTGTTCAGATAAAAACCGATCTTCCTGTAAATAACGTATTTATTAAACTTATAGATAATTTCAACTATTTCTGCAGGTCCCGGATTACGATCGAAACAAATTTCGCCAGTAAAGCCGTCGACAGAAATCACATTTATTGGTCCACCAGACGCAGTAACTTGTATATCAGATGGTGTAGTAGTTATTGTTGTTTCGTCCCAACTTAAAATCGGCGTATAAAAAGCCGTACAACAATTGTTTGAACCACTAAATTGATTTGAAACGTCTTCTGTGATTGTTTCAGCTACTTTGTACTTTTCAGCACAGTCAGTTCTTACGTCTTCAGTACCATAATATTCAAAATGCCATTTAATAATCTCATCAACAATATCTTTTGTTCTAACAATTTCAGAAAATAAATATCTTATCAAGAAATAAGTATGAGCCGGTTTAACAATACGCAATACGGCATCAATGTTTTCATTAAAATCTTCCCAATTTCTTATATGATTATCACCTATTGACACGTCAAACGTAAAACTAAATTGTTGTGAAATATCACTGCTTTCTGTCAAGCTATTTTCAGTAATTGACAAATCATGAATACCTAAAAACACACCTAAACCAGTAAGTAGACTTTGTTTAGTTGATCCATGAAATAACATATACATAACTGCCATTAAAATCTGTCTATATTCATTATGTGTATACTCTTCTTGTGGTGGCGTTTTAAGTAAATATCCAATATTTTGATACAACAATTCTGATCTTGTTGTTCCGCCATCATAATAAACATCATCACGATAATCTTCAGCTATTTGCATTGCTCTAGCAATTTCGAGTGCTAACGACCTAAAATAACCGTGAAACACTGTTGAATCAGTATATTTATTATACGTGCTTTCTAAATTGCTTTTAATTCTGTTAATGATGTCAACATGATAATCATACCATCTATATCTTATATCTCTAGATGGAGTAGTTATGTCTTTACAAACAAACGAATATTGTTCAACTGGCATTTCATTACCAGTAAAATCAGATGCTTCAATTCTAGTAATTACAGTGTAATTATCATCAAATGTTTCTGTCGGTGTAATTGCGATTAAATAACCTCGATCTCTCGGCATATAGTTTATGTTCACATTGTCTTCAAAAGTAGCAACAGACAATGTAATCGTCGGATCAATTCTTACATGATACAAACCAATAAGGTCAGTACTTAATATTTGGTCATTTTCACGATCTATCGTTGTACTAAAACCTGGCAAACCATCAATAAATGTCGCAACTTTCTTACATGTGATATAATCTTCATGAGTTAAATTAATATTAATAATTACGATGCCATCAACTGTTATAAACAAACTATGATTGCGAACATCAATAAAAATTTGATTGCCCAACCCAGAATATTCAATATCAATTACATCTTTAGTAACTAATTGATACTCTGTTTCAGCGACTTTAACTTTAACTGTTCTAATATCAACAGTAGAAATGTCATCGTTGATCTCAAATACGATATTTGTATCTCTTGACACATCATTAGCTTTATCTCTTGGCCAAAAACGTCTAATGTAAGGCGGTTCATTATCAACTGGTATGACTTGAATGACTTCAGGATCTAAAGCATTACCAGCAAAATCATTAGCATAAATGACTGCACTCTCTAATTTATCAAAATTTGGTATACTAGCAACAGGCCCTACTTGAACTTGTGTAGCAAACGGCGTGCCTGAATAAGAAAAGAATGATGAGTTTTTGCTTGTTGAATATTCAATATCATCAACAACAATACGAACAGTATCAATATCAAGACCTGAAAATGTGTCAGTAAAATTGACTGTCAAATATGTCTGCGTTGTAAATACTAAATCTGGCGGATCAATAGATACAATGACAGGTTTTGTCAAATCCAAATAAAATTGATTTAACGCCGTTTGAACTGCTTCTTGATTTCCTGCATTATCGATAGAAAAATACTTAACATTGTAAATCCCACTAGCCGGAATAGCAATTTCAAATGTTTCTGTATATGGTGAAAACAGTGTAGGATCAGGATGAGGATCACCAACTAATGCATATGTATAATATGTCCTATATGGCCCTGATGAATCATCAAGTACTGTTAAATGAATAACAGAATCATTGGTCCATGAACCTGTAATATCATCAGTTGTTACTGGGGCAATAGTATCTAGTTTAAACTCTTGCTGTTTCAGTACTTCAACATTACCAACATTGTCAACGCTATAGTAATATAATGTATGTACGCCTTCAGATGGAATTAAAATAGATGCTATGTACTCAGTAAATGTCGGATCATCGTCCCATTTGTAATAAGTTTTATCAACACCAGAATCTAAATCAACTGCATTCAAAACAATTGACGGCGGCGTTTTATACCAACCATTATACCCGTCAGGCGGAACAACAGATATCGTCGTTGTTGGTGCAATCTTATCAATCTGTACAACAGTTGATGTCTTAACGCTTTCGTCATTTCCTGCATTATCAATACCCCTATATTTTATTACATATTGACCTGTCGTAGTCAACGTAATATGAACGACTGACCCAGCGCCATACAGCACATTTGGAAATGACCCATCAGTACTGTAATAAATCCTATACATGCCTGAAGGAAATTCATACGGCAATGGAGGTATAGGATCTGTTGCCGTCAAAGTCACTGTAACATCAGTCGCTACCCATCCTGGCACAACATTATCTACTGTTATTGGATCGTCTACATCAAGTTTTAACAAATTGTCAGGTAATTGAGGTATTTCATTAACAGTAGTAACTGCTTCTCTAAGATCTTTAACAACAATAGTTATTTCTTTTGCCCCTTGTATATTGTAGCCACTTGGCAATTGATAATAATACAGGCTTGTTTCTGCTGAAAAATCAATTTCAACATCAGGATTATTTGGATCACCAATTTTTAATATTTTGCCATCAGGGTTACCATCTAACACAGTATTAAATTTGTAATCGACCTCAAAAACATCGCCCGGATCTGGTGACACAATTGCTGTTGTAAATATTCTGTCTTCAGTACCAACACCACCATAAGATACAATACTATATGTTTCTGCTTTTGTTATGTTTCTAACTCTAGTTACATCAGACACTTCTTCAACAGTTGCATCAACTTTCAAAACACGCAATTCAACATTATATGGCCCTGCGCCAGTGACATTTTCAACATCAGAATTTTCATTAAATATTGATACATTAGGACTAGAATATTCTATTTTGATTACGGGTCGTAAAAGCGGTTCAATCTCGTCACGCTTATACCAATTATTTGTGCCATTAGGACTATATAGTGTGCCAACATCATTATGCTTAACAATTGATACATCAACTGTTGGCGCGCGATTAATAATAACTATTGTTGCAGGAAATGTTACAATTGATTCTTGGTTTCCGGCTTCATCAATTGAAAACCACTTAAGATCATATTCACCACTCTCAAACAAATGAATTATGTGACCTTCAGGCGACAAAGTAGTTGGTGTTGAACCATTAATTGTATAATGCGTTTCTTTAATTTTTGTATATGCATAACTCACTATAATAGTGTCAGTGTTAGAAAACGACTCGACAGTATAGATTTTGTCATCTGAAAAGTATCTATACGACATGAATGATAATGTCGCTTGATTATAAATACTAATGACATGTTTCAAAAATCCATTTTCAATAGTTAATTCACGAATATCTTCATCTTTTGTTGCAACTGTTTCATCTTCAATTACATATTCTCGATCATCAATTGGCCATAAATAAACTTTCAATGGATCAAAAACTACAATTGTCGGTTTATCTGGTATTAATGTATGTATGCCTGTACCTTCATCAGTGATATCGATAGCTATACTGTTTTGCGCATCTGACAATGTTGCTGCAAGTTTACACTCAGTATCAGTTACACTAATAATATAGTAGTCTGTTGCAGGCTGTAATGGTGTCGGCAATACACCCGTACTTGCAACACGAACAACATCTTCTGTCAATAATGTATACGCCGGAATAAATGTTAAAATATCAGTACTTACATCAACATTAAATGCTACAGGCGTAGTCTCATCATATAATCTAGAATCTAGATCATTTGTCCACCCTGCAAAATATGACAAACTTTCACGTTGTTGCGGTGTTAACGTAAACTGATATTCATCTGTATACGGATTATATTTAACGATTTGAGCTGGACAGAACATTATGTCCAGTATATTTTGAGAATCCAAATTGACAGCGTTAATATCAAACTTAGTTGTTGGTGCAATAAAATCATAATTAAATGTCGTGATCTTAGGGGCCTCAGAATTGCCAGCAATATCAACAGAGAAATATCTAAGAAGAATTTCTTTTGATTCTGGTGGTAATTGCAGCGGCCCGTCTTCAGGGTGATATTCGAATACCGGTCCATTATCAAATTGATAAACGATTCTATCAATACCTGAATCTTCATCTTCAGTTGAAAAAGTAATGTCTGGTGATGTAGTATAAAATCCTTCAGGATTTGGGTCAGGAACAACATTCACAGTTGTCACGGGAGCTGTCGAATCGACCCTATAATCTTTTGTTACTTCAGCAGTTTCAGTAGCAGTTGTTGCTCTAGCTACTACATTCCAATAACCATTACCAGGCAACAAAAACGGTGCTGAATAGTCTTCAAACAAATAAGTTTCAGTAAATGTATGCGGATAATTATCAACATCTAATCCAAACACCACGCCAGTAGCATCATAAGTGCCCGGACTAACAAATTTGATTTCAGATGTCTGCGACCCAGTTCCAGCTGTCGGTGAAGTCACAGTCACATAACCTGTGCCTTCTAAACCGTCAGGTCCAGTCTCTTTAGCTATGGGTGTGTCACCACCAATAGTGTCATTAATCTTACCAATGATATCATCAATAGTTGTCTTTGTTTTATCAGTTCCTCGGATATTAATTACTAATGGTTGACCAGACTGATCAAGCTCTAATGCAATAAACGTGCCGTCAGACAAATCAATTTCACCAGTAATCTCTACTGTGCTTGTATACGTTGCAGTCGTTGGCTTTTCTTTTGGCGCAACTTTATATTCTAGTGATGTAACAAGATGAGGCTTAGTTGTTAAAATGCCAATCTGAGGCGATGCTCTATACCATCCATTTTTCCCGTTTATAGGAAAACTTTCAGTCAATAATACTTGTATCGTTTCAGGATCAATTTCAACCCTTACTTGACCCGATTCTTTTATAGACTCGACATTTCCGGCATTGTCAACAGAAAAATATTTTACAATGTACAATCCAGATTCACTAATGTCAAATGTCGGTCCTGAATCTGATTCTAAAGTCGGCGTCGTTCCATCAATAGTATAATAAGTAGTTTCATAACCAGATGCACCATCAGTCGGCACAAATTCAATTGTTACTGGATTGTAAGAAACTTCTAAAGGGATTCTAATAGACGTCGTTGGCGCCGAAATATCATATTTAAAAACGCGTGTTTGAACCTCTTCTTTATTGCTAGCTAAATCCAAAGAATATACTTGTAAATAATGAATTCCTTCATCGGGAATGATTAAATTACCACCGGTATACTCCTGAAACGTCGCGCCATCCCAAGAATACATAGTTTTGTCAATGCCAGATACATTGTCTGCAGCTGACAATGTTATTGTTGGTAATGTTACATACCAACCATTAGTACCATCAGGACTAATGCTAGCAGTTATTGTTGTTACTGGTGGAGAATTATCAATTCGAACATAATGCGTTTGCACTAAATTCTGAAGACTTGTAGCATGACTTATTGAATAAAATTGTACAGTGTGAATGCCTTCTTCATCAATTGTAAACGGTTCATTATATAATACTCTTGTAGGCGAACTGATTGGATTAGAACCATCGACAGTATAATATGTATCACACGGTTCATTAGTCGTAAGAATGACAGTGAAGAAATTTGTCGACCACTGTGTCGATATGTTACTTTGAGTAATCGGTGGCAATGACACGATTCATTATCCCCATTATAAAATTGTATGAATGATTAATGACTCTAGATTAAAATAATCTAAATCTGTTACAACAATATCATTTGCTCCAGTTTCCCCAGAAACATTGTATGCTACAGTTATTGAATGCCCTGATGGATCATCGTTATGTCTAGTAGATACATACAATGAACCATCACTATCAATAAGTGCTCTACCAGCTCCGCCAGCCACATCAGCAATAGTATCAACTAATTCCAATTCCATATCATCTTCACTAACCCGCCAAAATACTGAATCATCACTTGTACTGCCGGCTGTTTTATATCGTAATGTATTTGAGTCAGTTCTATATGATGTTACAACATCAGTTTGATGAACATACCATGGCGTACTGGAATCAATTGCTTCATAAGCAATATGAGTGCCATCAGCTATTGCCATCTTTGTTAATGGTAAAATAACAAAATCAACACCACTATTATCATCTATTTCTCTAATAACATCACTTTGACTTACGCGACTTCCTAACTTCTTTGAATTAAACAAAGCATATAAGACTGTCGATACTTGATCTTTTACTTCTGGACCATTTGCTCCCGATCTTAATTTAACTGTAAATTCTAAATCAACATTTATTCTATTAGCTTCTTTTACTAACACATCAGCCGTCAAATGTCTCTTTTCATTAACTTTCGATTGAATAATTGCAATCAGTGAATTTACATTGTATACAACAGTTAAAGGCTCTCCATACCAATATGATACTAACACAGTCTCGCCGTTAGCTATTGTTGAACCAATTGATCTTGCAATTTGCACAACTTCAAGCGGACTAGTTGGCACTTCTAACACATAATCAGCATTTAGTGCATAAGTTATAGTTCCAGTTAAATTAGTTACAACAATAGTATCTGCGTCAATACCCTTTTTTGTTAACGGTTCATATTCTAATGCGACTAAACTAATTGAATCTTCATTTTCTAAAATATTACCTTCTGGTAAACCAGTATCACTATCATACAACATCTTAATACTTCGTTGCGCTCTCACTGAATTGCCATTTAGTAATAAATCATCGACTTTGTTAAATTGATAATGCGTACCTTCAACCAATGCAGTGCCATCTGATGTAGTCACAGATACAATTGATTCAATAGGTTGATTTGTCAATATCACATTACTAGCTTTTCTATATTTATAAGTAGCTCGTATTGTATCGGTTATTAACATACCAATTGCTGAATTAATTGCATTTGCTTCATTAAGATTGATTGTCACACCATTTGGTTCAATAACAAATGCTTCTACTATATTTCCATTTGCTAATAAAGCAGATGTTTCACCACCAGAAGCACTATTAATTACAATTTCGCCAGTAATCGTCTCGACATAATCATAATCAGCTACAATAGAATCACCTGAACGCAAACCTGTGGGAAATGACGAAAATGAGAAATTCACTTGCCCTGTTGTTAAATCTATTGTATAATCAACATTTCTTGCTAATTCAATATGCGGCTCAGGTATAATCGTCAAAGACCCAACACCAGATGTTAATATATCAATAGCAGTTCCGGCTTCAGCCTTTGCCAGTGTTGTTGCTAATTTAATTTGTGTATTAGATAATCTAATTACATAATAGTCAGTATCTACTAATAATGGTGATGGCATTGAATCTGTACTAGAAATGCGTACAACATCACCAGTTTTATACACATGTTCTGGCAAAATCGTTAATGTATCTGTGCCAGGATCGATTGAAAAAGCACTAATTCGAATTAAATAAATTTTGTCAGAGAAAATAGCAACTGGTTTTCCTAATGTTAATGGTGCATCTAATGTTACTTGTATTTCACCACCAGCAGCAGAAGCCAATACGACTTCACCTGTGATAGGCACTTTGTATTGATAATCTGCCGTCAAACTATCACCAAGAAACAGAGGATCTTGTAATTCAATTTCACCCGTCGTCAGATCCAAAGTATATGCCGTCTTTTGTAATTCAACTGCATTTTTATACAATGTATAATTGCCAGTTAAATCATAAGCCTCTGCGCGAGTTACATTTGTCACTTGCTGTACTAAATATACTGGAAAATCAATAGATACTTCTGGATTTAATACAGTGATCCTCATATCAGTAATACTATCAATTTGAACATCTTCATTGATGCCACCATTATACAAAAATCCAAAAGTTTCTGAATATGATACTGTCACATCTCCTTTGAAATATATGTCGACTTTTCCATAAAGATGTTCTTCTCTTAAATCATCAAAGTCTCGTTGCATTAATTCATGACCTGCATCAACTACCAAAACATCTTGCACATATTGTGTTTCAATCGCAGTTCTTAAATATCCATCTCTAGTTCCTACGTCTAAACTAGTAAAAGCCAACATTGCTCTATGGGCCAAATTAGTATTGCTTTCACGATCAAATCCATTTTCAGTCGGCTTAATATTTGTAACGCGTAACTGAGAAAATGTAGAATTAACAATCGTACCAACATTAACATTTGTTACTTCGCCAGTTTCGATCGACTTAATATCAACAGTTACCTCATAACGATGTGTTGATTCATTAAAATAATCATCAATTGAAGCAATTAGCATTTTTGCTTCTGCAGTAGTTTCAAAATTTATGGCATTTTTTGTCGATGTCGGTGTTGTTGATACTATTGTTCCTTTAGGAATAACAATAGTGTTTAAAGGCTCAATTGTAGTATAAAACACAGCCTGACCAATTGATGATGTTGCATCTATTCTAAAAGTATTAAAGTTATTAGCAAGCTTATCAAATGCAATATCAATCACATCTTGTAAATCTTGATCATCTGTAAATTGCAGTGCTGCCTTTAATGCCTGCTTATAATCTGAATCTTCAACATCAATTGATGTCCCAGTATTGTTTGGATCATCAATATCTAGTAATGTGATAAAAGACTGAGATCTTGATAAAAAATCGATATATATGTAAAGATGAGAAAACTCTGCTGCATGTGGATCTATATGAAGATCTCGAGTCATTGTCCCTGGCTTAACATCAATGTCTGGATGTCTATCCAGAATTCTATTGATCATTGTTCTAGTAACATCACTAGTGGTCCTTATCGGAAATTCAATTAACTTTGTCGACAAAATTAACGGCGTATCATGTATTTCTATTGAATATAAACTTTCTTCATCAGCATTATTGACAGCTGTGATAACATAATATTGTATTTGATTATCTAATAATTCTTCATGATCATATGCAAACATGTATACTTCTTCAATATCTTCACGAATTGTTGTAATCTTCTCACCGCCAATAATTTCTACTGTCTCAACTCTATTTGTCAAAATTTCTTCAATTGATCGATAATCAGTAACAAGCTCGTTATTCAACTTTACATAACCACTCAGCCCGCCACCTGATGTCGTTGAATTATAAACATTATACCCTTGAATATCGGGTTCAGGATTCTTAATCCAACGAATCGTAATTTTATTTCCAGCAGCTTCTGTCGTTAGTCCAGTTGGTTGTGACGGTATCGCCATATTTTGTACTCCATTATAATGAAGAGCCCAATAGCGGCTGATTAAACTTCAATGATGTGTTTAAAGTAATAGCTGTTGCTGCTTGTGAAACAACTACAGCTTCTATCTCATAAAAATTAGGATCCAAATCGCTTTGTTCAACTAAAATATTATCAAGAAAACTAAAAAATTCTTCATCATCTACGGTCTGATACTGCGTTTGTTGCTGCTGCAAATCTTTCATTCGTTCACCAGCATCAATTATTTCGCCTCTAAACTTAATCTGATAATATTCAGGCAATCTAGCTGTACCAATAAATGAAATTAATGATGTGCCATACCATGCATGAGCTGTATTAGATCCTCTAATAGCTGTCACAAGTTTTAACAAATCTTGCAACATTTTTTCTTCTCTAACAACCGTAACTAATTCACCGGTTTCATAACTAAAATCATTCAATTGACCCGTGCGTTTACACTTTCTACATTTAGTAATGTTTACTTGATAATCTACTGAAATAATATCAGACGGTCTATCACTTCTATAATGATACGATATAGTTACAACATCAGTTGCAGCCGGTTTAAAACCTAACCACACATATCCTTTCTCAGCATTAAAATTCAACGGTGTCACTCTATTACCATTGACTAACACGGCAATTTGCGTTACCAATGTTTCAATTGGTTCAGCTTTTAATTTAGCTCGTGGTGGTATCATTGGTTTATGTTCAGTATAAAACGAATCTTCTATACCCATAAATTGATCCGACACATCTTCATCTTGCACTAACGTTATGTTTGTCTGCTTAATTCTATCAAAAATAATCATACTGCTTAACGTTTCATTATTGTATTCAACATGCCAACCATCTTTTTCTAAATAATAATAAGAAATAAATATTTCTTGACCAATTTCTGGCACCTCACGAATAGTGATAGAACCTGAATCAGCATTTAAAGCATCAACATGAGCTCGATAATGATATGACACAGTTACAGTGTCAGTTGGTCCTGGAGGATTTTTTAAAACAATTTTACCAAACACAGGTTCAATTGATTCAATCTCAACTACAACAGGACCTGAACCATCATCTACTTTTACTTCAACATCTTTATCTGTCAATTGTATTGCATTAATGTTAAACGCTGACATTAATGGTCTATGTTGCGTCACTAATAAAACATCTGTTCCAGTAAACTGAGCAGAAGCATCTTCGTCAAAAACAGAAATTTGAACTATAACGTCTACCAATCTAGAAGCCGGCCTGCGCCGATTTGAACCGTCATATATTGGTATTTTTGATACAACAAATATAGAATTTAATCCTGTTATTTGCGATGTTACATCTTCTTCATACAATATTTCAATTTTATTATTTCTATCTACTGAAATACCATTAATTCTAGTATTGATATTATCAAAGCTAGCAACAGCAAGATCTAAATAGACTGTTCTACCATCAACGTCGACAACATGATCTTCCTCTATCATTCGGTGATCACAATATTTGAGCAGTTTAGTTTCAAATGACATTATATAACCTCTGACTCAACTGTCAATTGAGGGTTCAAAGAATTAAACAGTGCATTTGTACTCTCAATGTTCAATCTAAATTCTGACTTCATAATTCTCAAAATATGAATCCTCTCATGCATTTGTTCTATTTTATCGATCAATTTCCTCATTCTATATTCATATTTTTCTCTATCTTTCAAATTAGCATAAAATGGTTCTTTTATTCTTTGAACTAATATCGCTGAATTTGTGTCATCATATTGCGACCTAGTTTGTCTATAAAAAGTTTTTTCAAACGTCTTAAATTTAATACCTTTAGTATTAGAATACTGTATAAGTGCGTTTAGCGTTTTTTGAAGCTTATTAGCTTCCATGATCATATGATTCACTTGAGCATCAATCTTATCAACTTCGCCTTGTAAACATGATCGCAAGCTCTCTAAGTCTTGTTTTGTAAAAATGCCCAAAAAATCAAATGACATTATCTATCCTCCACTGATATTGCGCTCGAATAAAGATTTTATTACTACACTTTTTCTGCACTGCTAATCAAATAGCACCTTTAGAAAGTCCCATAATATGTCGAGTTCATTGCCACCGGCTAGCAATACTACACCTGCAGTGTATCCACTTTGTCCAGAATCTGGACCATGTTCGGCACTTTGAACAATACTTTTAATTCTTTGAATACCACCATCTTCAGGTTCAATCATAAGAATGTAAAAACCAACATTTGAGCTAAAGATAGATGTAAAAATATCGATTATTTGTTGTAACGTATCTATAAATTCTTCCAATGCTTCAATTTTCTTACTCAATAACTCGATAAATTGTTGAGTTGTTTCCGCACCCTTTTGTATTGCTTCTAATTCACGATTCACCCAACCTTGTAAACTAGTCAAAAAAGTCTCAATCGGTTTAATTAGTCCCTGTAATGACAAACTATACCAATTAGGAAACATGCCAATAGAATCTTCATCTTGCGCTGTATATCCTGCACAAGATCCAGTTGTTTCAATACAATATGACGGCGTATTTCTAAATGGTTTGTCGACGCCTCTAACATCGCCCCCTTGAGATCCGTCTTGGCATGTATCTGGATTGAATAATGTAGTATTAGGAACACATCTACCATTAGATATTTGAGTGTATCCTAAACTCAAACAGGCTGATCCACCATAAAACTGACAACGTTTATTCGTATAATCATCACAATCAGTTCGTCTAGTTGTCGAACACTTGACTATGTCAAATGTTCGTTTATTTCTAGATTCTATTTTACATTTTGCTTCATATGTTTGTTCATAATATTCAATAACAACTGTGTCACCTTGTTTATAACCAATATTGGAAATATCTGATATCGTGATGTCAGTTTTTGATTCATCACGACCCATTAATAAATCCCAACCTAATACCAGTTTAGTTTGATCAAGCATATTAAAATATACTGATGACGCACTTTCAGGATTTGACAATTCATTGCTTGTATTTGTGTCCCAAATACCAAATGTCGTTCCATCAAGAAACTGTTTTGTATTAATTCCTTTAGTAGCGTCATCTGCTTTAAGTCGTCGTTCAGTTTCTGATACATTTCTAATTATAACATTTGAAAAATCAACTTTTGGTGTTTTGATGACAATTGAAAAATTATTTACCTGTTTAGCATTAGCATTTGTGTCAATTTTATCTGGTTCAGTCCTATTTCCACTTTGTTGAACTACTCCAATTGAATCTATTATCTTTACAATTGGTTTTGATAAAACAATAACATCTCTTGTAATTGACCGTTTTTTAATACAAGTAAAATTGCTACACTTTAACAAAAATTGTTCATTTTTTGGTAATTCAACAGTTGCTATTGGCGATCCAATTACTTCAGTCGACAATTGACTAGCAGGATCATTTGCACTTGTACCCATCTTTGTACGAACAGCGTAATAATAATTTTTACCATTAGTCAATCCAGTATCTTCATAATAATAACCCATATCATTAATAGTTTTGCTTCCAGAGCTTTTCCATCCAACAGCAAAATTTTCAGCCTGCCAATCAAAAGAACTAGCATTAACTTCGCCTATTTTACTAACTGGAGTTTTTGTAATGTTATTAATTACTTCGCCTTTTGATGAAATTTTTTGTTTGTTCTCATCATAATAATCTTGTACAGCAACAACCATTTGGCCTTGTGTTTCTGATCTATATACATCAAATCCGCTAACAAAATTTAGTATCTTAGTATCAGTTCGTCTATTCGAAATATTAAACGACACAACTTCAGGTAAAGACCATCGTAATGTAACTGTCCTATTAGAAGACGCAGCACTGACATCTTTTGGTGCTTCTATTTCTGGATCAAATGGAATTGATGTGAAAATATTTCTTAAAGACATTATACCTTTAATCACATCAGTCACGTTGCCAGAATCAATAGCTAAAACTACAGCACCAACAGATGCACTGTCTGTAAATTGTGGCCGTTTACTATCGTAAATATCGTCAAACGAATCAATAATTCTTTTCTTAAATTGCTCAGATCCTCCACCTATACTGGCAAGATACTTACCAAATTTTGTTTTAGCTTCAATATTCGGATCGTGATACTTTGAACTCGGATAAATCGGCAACAAATATAATCCTGTAGCACCGAGATTCGCAATATAATCTTCTATTGCTCTTTGTAATGCTTGCAATAATGGTTTTAACGCACTACTAGTATCGATCAATAATATTTTCACTAAATCTAATATTGTCTTAATCAATCCAAGAATTATTTTAAGCGGACCAATTACGTCGCTTACACCATTAGCTAATGTAATTATTGCATCAGGAACCATGTCTTGCAATTGAAACGATTGCCATTCACCTTCAGGCTGAATAGCTTCGCCTTTAAGTAAAACTTCAACTGACGGACTAGTAATGTCATTACTTTCAACTACAATTGTACCTTTTGCAGCTTTACTTTGATTCTTTGGATTAAAATTAACAGTGTATTGTTTCTGAGACCCGGCAGCAATTGTAGTTGGCGTAAACGTAACTTCATATTCTCGCAAATTATCTATAACAGCTACATTTGTTAACTGTAAAGGATCAGTTCCGACATTTAATATGGTAAGTTGTTTTTGACTTGTTTCGCGCACATTAGTCTTATCAAATAATAACTTATCGGCCACTTCAATAATTGGCTTCTTTACGCCATTACCAAGCAATGGTAAATCAACTTCAGGATTTACTGGATCATCACTCAATATTTCTAATGTTTCTAGATATGAAATTTCTTCTGTCGGCGTAAATTTAATCGTGATGTCATAAGTGCTATGAGCTAACACAGTAGTTATAGTCGGTGATACAGTAAACATTGATGGCGATGATGTCGGTGTATTAGCTTCTAATGACAATGTTACATCTAAATCAGCATCACCATTGTTAGTAATAGTTAATATTTGTTCACTTTCAATATTCAAACCAACATCACCAAAATCTACATCTGCTGGTAAAGACATTTCAGGATATTGCCCTTGACCAACAACGGGAACAATCAAATCAGGCGCATTACTATGAAATACAATATTCTGATTGACTTCAACATCGTCTTCACCTGTAAAATATACTGGTAATTCGTATTCTTCATTAGGATCAATCCAAAAAGTATCAATTTCAACAGTAAATGGTTCTACAATATCTATGCTGTTTACATACAAACGTACAGTTCCTGTGTTCTTTAATACAAACGTTTGACCTATAAGTTTTCCAACTTTCTCTTCATACTTTATAATATCATTTACAATGCTTAATGATGCAATTGCATCAAGCCCATTACCATCAACGTTAATTGACACTGACGGATTAAGTTTATCATTTGTCGTTAATGTTATTAAACCAGATATTGGACCGACAACTTCAGGAGAAAAGCCAATTTGAACTGTTGTATTAAGTTTCTTACCAACTAATAATGTTATTGTTGATAGTTTATATTCATAATTAATCTTATACGATTTGCCGTTTGAAACCGCATTAAATCTAATTACGCCAGTATCAGAATTTACTGAAAATTCACCAAGATTTGAAGGATCACCAAGAATTAATGCATCGCCTGTTAAGTCATCCACTACTGACACTGATTGTCTAACTAAATTGTTTCGCCCAGTATTGACAGTATATCTACCATCTGATTGTGCTACGACCAAATTTATTTGAGCTGTTCCCTTAAAATGAAAAACATTACTATTATCTGATGTTAAAGTGACAGACAAATCTGCACCTGTACTAGTATTGTAAATTGTAATACTATCATAATCAGTCAATCCAACAGCGACATCTCCATAACTTATACTAGACTTTGAAATTTCCATTGTCGGCGAAAAAACTTCGCCACTATAATCAACTGTAATTGACGTATTAAATTGTAACGTATCACCGACTCTAGTATTAAGTTTTATTACTCCTGCTATTTCTCCAATATCAGTAGCCAAAGTTGACAACATCAATAACAACACATCACCTGGTTCTAAAACTGTTGGTAATCCAGTAGCAATAATTTCATGCGGAACAGTAACACCAGGAAGTACCGTAACAATCATGTCATCAATAGCAGCAGGATATAGACTTCTATTTATAACAGTCAATTCATATTCTTGTGGTATGTCTTTATCGATATAATTCTGTACAACTTCATCAGGAATCACTCTAAAAAAGTGATCTAAATTTGCTGTTCCCTTCATTGTAAGATCAATTACGGGAGTAGCAATATCATTTGATGAAATAATTAAAATTTCTTCTACTTCGCCTGGAGCTTCTAATAAAAATGTTACAACGATCGTGTGTTGACTATTGCCATGAACTATTACATTCGTTTGTTGTACTGTAAAATGTGGTGCTTCAGTGATGACGACATTCAAGTCAACATCTTTACTGTTTGTTATATTAAATGATAACCGTCGTTCTTGATCAACTGGAATTGTTCCAAAATCAAGTTCATTAACGTTTACACTAATCTGTGGAGACTGAGCATCGCCTGAAACAGATACATCATGAGGATTATCAAATGCGTCACTATTTATTGTTATAACGTCACTATAATTTACTTCGTCAATAGAATTTACAATAATATCTATTTTTTCGTTAGTACCATGAGGTATAACTAACGGAAATGACGCAGTTGTTGAAAATGTCGTGTCAGCAACAGTCGGAAAAACAAGATTAGCAATTTCAATATCAACTACACCGGCACTAGTTATTGTTAACTCAATTGTTTGATCAACGCTTAACGAATACTTATCAAAATCTATATCAATCGGTGATATTCTCATTAATGGAACAACTAATCCAGTTCCTTCATAATCAAGAAATATGCTTCCAGCGTTTGTTACAATTTCCAATTGATTAGCAATAGCTGCTGGAGAATCAGGCGTAAACGATACAGTAAATTCGTGTGATTCTGTTGGTAAAATTGTAATACTAGACGTATCAACTTGAAATTGACTATCAGTTATATTGATTGAACTAACAATTAAATTAACAGTCGCGTGCGTATTTGTCAATTCAAATGTTAACGATTTCGTGTCATTTATAGGAATAGATGTAAAATCTAATAAAGCTGGAGCAATTGTATACGTTGGTATTAAAGCATCTCCTTCAACATCAAAATCATATGCGCCTGTGACATCATTTGCTACAATATTAATCGTCCCGCCTTTTGACCCTGTGCTAGTCGGCTTAAATGAAATAGTTATGTCAGCTGATTCACCGCTTTCAATTTCTAATGTAGAATCACTTACAACAAAATTAGAATCAGTTGATGTAACTACAATTTTTAAAACAGAACCATTAGTTGCATCATTAGATATTTCTCTAGTCAACGTTTTTATGTCATTGACAGCAACATCATCAAATGATAATATTGCTGTGCTTAAGTTCACAGTCGGCTCTAACGGCACACCGACAACATCAATTATTTCATCCGGACCAGCCGAATTAGATATTGTGATAACGCCTGTTGCAGTAGCTAGTATACTAGCAGTGTATTTAATAGATATGTCTAACGAACCATATCCATCAATAGAAAATAATGTCGGCGCTGGATCAAAGTCAGGGCTGGAACTGACAATGCTAGTAATATCGACACTAGTAGCATCTAAGTTATAAATAGTAACTCTTTTAGTGTCTGAATCACCTCTTGACAGTGATCCATAATCAATGCTGTCTGATGATAAAGCAATCATGTTTTAAATTTCATCTCCTCAAGTTTTTTATTTAACTCTGCTTTACTCATTGAAATCACACCTAATCGTTTCAAATTTTCCAATTTGTGAATTAACTCGTCTCGTTCAACTTCAGCTGCTTTCTTTAGTGCTTCAAGTAATGGTTCAACTATGTTTTTTTGAAGCCCTAACTTCTGCCGCTTTTGCCATTGGTAATCTGATTGCATCTTAAGCCTCCAAAATAGCTTCTATTTCACTTATCATTGTTAAATTTTCAGTAATTGTCTCTTGCGATCTAATTATACCAAGTTCTTTCTCACCAACTTTGAAATACGACCCATTTTTCTTATTCAATCTCTTAATAATTTCTTGCCACCGTTCATCATATAATGTCGGTGTCAACTCACTTAAAATAGCAAGCACTCTAGCATTTATTTGAGATATTCTATTACTTACTGTCGACTTTCTAGCAACAACAAATGGACGTCTAGAATCAATGAGGCTGTCATCAGTTATATAAAACGAAACTGTAATATCACCTCTATTTTCATACCCTCTAAACATATCAAATGGCTCCGTATTTGGAACAACTTGATTTATTCCCGATCCAGTATCGTTTAAAGTAATATATATGCCTAATTGCGCATTTTGTAATGTATAAGCCAATCTTATTTGTGTCGGTGAAACATAAATTGCATAATAATCAACACCCGTGTTTAATGGATCAGGCGGTAAACCTGTACTTGTTACTTGTAATACGTCACCAGTCTGTATTGCATACGGAGTAGACACAATAAGAAGATCAGATGCAGGAATAGCAACATAACTCATTGGATAATGTTGGTGAATTGTTTGATTACTAAACCGTCTTAATGATGCACTCAACACGTTTGACAAATCAACAACTGGATTGACAATCAAATTATCAGCGAAAAATCCAAGCTTAGTAGCCATGTCAGTTGAAATAACTTCAATCTTTTCACCATCTTCTGAATAGAATTTTAAGAAATTGTTGTCATTGATAATGTCTACATCTGTAAAACTGAATTTAGCAATTAATTCGGCAATTGTTACAAACCAATTGTTAGCTACATCACCAGTACCTACAGTTTCGTTTGACCCCAATTTAAGTGATGAACTCAATGTGCCACCTGTCACATTAACTGATGAGTTTGTGCCTTGTGTTCCAGAATACAAATAATATCTATCTCCTGAATATGTGCATATAAAATTAGAGTAACCCGGCTGATTTTCAACTGACGAAGCTTGCAAAACTCGTACTAATGTTTGTATCATTTCGGCTGTATGACTAGCATTCATAGTATTTGTCGGCATTGTAATAGTTTGAGCAGATTCACCATTGATTCTAAGAGTTAAAGTGTCACTAGCTGTAGTCACTTCAGCAGGTTCTAAATCTGATATAGATGATCCAGTTGTCATTGAAAACGTTTCTGATTGTTCAGAACCTGTGCCTATTCTAATTTTAAACTCGTCATCATCATTAAGAACATATTTTTCTGGATACCTAGACCATAATGAAGACTTAATTTGTATCTCATAATCTGGCTGTTCTAATGCTAAAATATCAAGTAATGAATTGATATCTGGATAATCAACGAAATAATATCTAAAATCTTCAACATTCCCAGTTGACCAATACACTATACAAGAAATGTACGTGTCAGTTAATGATAATCTAGAATCAACAATGTTATGTCCAGGTTCATTAGTCTGAGTATCATAATTAACTTCAAAAAAGCATTGTTGTAACTTAATCGGCGCATCGCTTACATATGATAACGGACCAAATTTATTAGTTCGATAATAGCCAAGTATTGTGGCTGCTGTTGATCCACTAGTGCCAGAACCAAACAACAACGTAAATATACCGCCTCCACCTGCGCCATTTGATGCAATCGTAATTTTCTTTGTTGATGGATTATATGTAACAGTATATGTAGACGCTCCGGCTGCATCCATTGCAACTTTAACAGCTGTTGCTAATAATGATCCATCGTATAATCCACTTGCTATAGTTGCAGTTAGTTGCGTGCCAGATAATTCTTCAAAATCAATCTTATTATTAGTTGCATCAATTACTATCGTTTTTTCGCTGACCAAAACTGACGAAGCTGGACCTAAAGAACCAGATACAATCTTAAATTTATCTGGATAGTCATATCTGTCATAATATGCAAATGAATTAACAAATCCACCAGAACCAATTGCTCTAAGTTTGATTTGCATGTCAGTAGCAACATCATCACCAGTAATCGGTGATGTATTAGTATTTAACGAAATAACAGCGTCAATACCATCAATTGCAACACTCAATTTATTATTTTGATCTAATCCGACAGGTTTGACAAATAAACCAATTACAGTTGTAAACGGATTTGGTAAAAAATCAATCTTATTTAATGTACCTCTAGCAGTTGTCGTCGTTGCTCTAACTTTTCCACTTTCTCCACCTGCTACTAAATCATTAATTGACACGGAAATTTTATCACCCACTTCAACTGCTGTGGCTGCAGATAAATCAAAAACATCACCAGAACCAACTACAGGTGTTGCTGTATTCATATAAATTGCAGCTAACAAATCATTCACGCCGATAGTAACAGAAATTGTTGCTCCGATTCCGCGTCTTATAGTTGATATTCTGATCTTATCAGCATTATTAGTAACGTCAACTGGATCACCTATATATTTAGCATTAATTGCAGATTCAAGAGTCGTTATCATTGATGCTATTGTATAATTAGTCTCTGCTATTGTAATGCTTCCTGATGATATACCATTAACCATTGCACTAAATTCATCATTTATGTTTGTTTGAATGTAAATATTTCTTGTTGCAGATACAACAGATGTTCCAGAAACATCTATTGGAAACCCAATCATTTTTCCAATAGATATTATGCCATTAGGCCCTGATGCGAACAAATAATTTACACTAGGTGTTGAATTAATTGTAAACTGATTTGATGACCATGATACAGTAAAATTAGATCCTGGTGACTCGGCTTGAAGTTTATTTTCAATTTCTATTCGTAAACTACTGCCAGAATATATGCCATTAGCAATTGTAACTGTATGTGCAGACCCGTCATTGTAATCGATCTTATTATTAGTATTTCTAACTACAAACACACTGTCTGTTAAAACGTTTGTACTTTCAACATATGCTGCATTGGCCTGAATTACAGCTGTTTGCGGTGTTGTTCCATCAACAGATACTTCTATTGTATTAGCTAATGCCCCAGTTAAATCATAAGGTTCTGAATTTAATGATAACATTGTTGCATTTGTGTCTGCTGCTCTGTCAATTGTAAACAGCCCATCAACGTCCGTACCAGAAACAGCAAACCCAGGAATAGCATTTTTGTTACTTAATATTGTAAAAGCAATGTCATCAAATGGTCTAAAATCAACAATGCTACTGTAAAGAGCTGTCGAATTTCTCATAGGCAGATATTTATTATCAGCATATCTAAATTCGGGTGCGGGACGATTGTAAATTCTATCGTCATTTGATACAGGCGTAATGTCAATTGTTAATGGTTCAACTGCTCCTTCATTATAATCAGACCCTTCAACAAACGATTGACTAGATGATCTAATGTTCATAATACTAGCATGAACAGCAAATGATAATAAATTATTTCTATTAGCAATTGATGCATTAAGCGCAGCAACTTTATTCAAATATGTAGCATCAGTTGTACTAATCCTACTATAAAATGCAATTTCTTGTCTTAATGCTTCATATTGATCTGTTTCTATTTCTAATTCTCTTGCTGCTATATGCTCCCAATGATTCAGTAGTACTTCATTATAAAAATCAGCTTGATTTTTTAACAAGTCCAGGGCATCCGTGCCAGCGTTATCTTCAGCACCCAATAATATTTGTAATATTGTCAACCAATTACTTTCGCCAAATTCAAAATCATAATAGTATGGTGGATACCAATCAAACCATTCAACGGGAATTAATTGTGGTATTGAAGCCATACTAAAAAAATCTTCGCCAGCAAACGACACAATATCGCTCACGAACGACGTGCCTGAAACATTTGCAAAATTTGGAAATCCAATATACGTGCCAATTGATGTTGCTTTATTTACACCAGTATTCCATAAAAATGTCACACTATCTGCTACTGATATAACAAATACTTGAGGCCTGCTTTTATATGTGATCGTATACAAAGTAGTGCCAAAATAATTGAGATAGTCTTGTATTAATTCTGCAAGTTCTGACTCAGAATAATTGCCGTGCGGTAAAACAATTTCTTTTACACCACCGTCTATAATATCAATTTTATTGTTTGTATCATCAACTCGTAATTTATTGCTATATAATCGTGGTTGACCTAAATGAGCATAATCATATTCACTTGTTGTTTGCAAAATAAATTGTTGATCTGATACAGTAATGTCATCAAGTAAAGACAATAATGAATAACAAGATTTTGTCGGATTTGACAATCTAGAACAACTCAAACTAGTCCATTTGTTAAGATAATCATACAATGATTGAATAGTCGTAAAAGCATATTCATGACTTTTAGTGTCTGTAATGACATCTAATCCGACAAACGGCGCCATATCTCTATTGACATCATCTGCTGGAAGAATTTGAATTGATGATTCAATTCCAAATGTGCCAGAGTATATGATGAATTTATTACTATCTGTATAATATGTACATTGAGCCTTTTCAAATCCTGCAGAATTTTCACGTAATTTATTTTGAATCATCGTCGCAATTTTAGCACCATTATTTGGCGTAGCCGGAAACAGTGGCCCTTTACTAAAATCCCAACGCCAGTCTGCACTAAAATCGTCTATAGCATATCCCAGTAATGGGCTATACGTTGCTATACGAATGTCAAATATCATTTCTAATGTTTGAATTTCACCATCAATTGATACTTTTAATTTGTTGTTAGCATATCTACCAGGTACTTGCGTTTGATTACTAAATTTCATTTCATATGCTATGTCATTCGTTTCTTCAACAACAACTTCAGCTGTAGACATTGGGCCAACAGTGTTTGAACAAAGCGTAAATGTTTGTCTTGCTTGATTATACATGCATTGTACGTTCTCTAATACAGCAACGCCTTCAACCTGAACCTCATTTAACGATAAACCTATTGACGACGACAAAACAAACGGGTCAACAACTAGTTCTCCGTTTTTTGCCTCAAGGATTCCGTCTTCAACAATCTTTACTTCGTATTGTACACCATTAATTTTGACTTTGATCTTATTATTACCTTCATTAATCGTATATAACTGAGGTACACCAGTTTCAGATGTAGTCGAACCATAACGATCTCTAGTCCATATATCAAAATTAGGGCCACATTCACTACCAACTACAAATGCTCTATACGGAATTATTGGAACGTCTACGATGACAACGTCATCTTTTTTAGCTATAAATCGACCGTCTTTAATTTGAATAAAAATGTCTGCTTCGGGTGCAGTTACCCAAAAAGCATCTTCTTCAACCGGTCCAATGATTGTGCGCCCAGTTAATAATCTAAGTTCTTCTTCAAATGCATATATATTGTAATGTTTCTCATCAACATACTTTTTATATGGTATGTCAAACAATAAAAGATTATTGACTTCACGTAAATCAGTCTCTATACCATCCAACAATTGAGTATTTGCACTATTCAACTCATCAATTTTGTTTTGTAATAATCCACGATCTCGTTCTGTTAATTCTGGCATTTCATCCCCTATACTATTTTTCCTGTATCAGTACCAACACTTGGAATAGGCGGCAAAGCGGGCGGAACAGTACCGACAGCTACTCCAGTTATTGTTGTTGTCACTGTCGATTGTTGTATTGATAATGCAACACCCATTCCTATAGCATTAGCTAAAGATATTGAATTTTGTCCTAATAAACCCATTGCTGTCATTTGCAAAGCAATCATTGATCCTAATGATGGTCCAACAACACCAGTAATTATACCTGTCCCAGTACCAATGCCTACAACTGTTGATGCCCCTGCTACAATTGCTGTAGCCATATGAGTTGCAATAGCATTGCCTATAGCCATCGCTAATGGTTGTGATTTTTCACCAGCAATAGCAAAAGCCCCCATTTGTGTAAATATGTTTCCACCAATAGCTGGGCCTACAGTTATTGTGCCAATAAGTTTTCCAGTCGACGAACCAGCACCGATGCCCAAACCAGTTGATGTCCCTGTATAAATTGCCGATGCCAAAATAGTATTTATTATGCCATTACCAATAGCTTGCGACAACTGCAGAGCATTTTGACCGACCATGCCGTTAGCAGCCATTTGTGCTTGAATTAATCCCGCTAATGCTGGTCCTGCAATCGGCATACTACACCAAAACTTTCTTTTTAGCATTTTCAAATGAATATGTTGCTGATGGTCTAACTTCAATGTTATTTTCTAAAAGAAGTCTCTTTATAACATTGCGTGAGACACCATATTTCTTATTAATTATTCTTATACTCAACCCACTCTTATAATCGCCAATAATATTTTGCTGTGACCTATCAATCATTTGTTGTCTATTTTTCTCATGACGTATCACGGTATAATAACCAATAGATCTTTGTTGCACATTTTCAGTGACTAGAATTCTATCCACATGCTTCTTTCTTAAACAATACTTTTTACAAATTTGACGTTTTGACAACCCTATTTCATAGTCTTTCAATATAAATTGCTTAACATCATGCGCAATAACTTTTCTACCCGGTTCTTGTAATCTATTTATCTTAGCACCCCAACTAATTATTGCATTAAGTAACATCTTAGAATTAGATCTAAACTTATACTTACGAACTATTTGTCCAAACTTTAACCCTAATTCACAATCTTTAACAATATCTGATTTACACTGTCGTAAAATAAATTCATAATATTCTTTAGAATTACGATCAGGAACCCACAAATTATATACATGACTTATTACTCGATATGGCACATCATACTTTTGTGCTAGCTCTGATAAATTCAAACCATCAACAATAAACAACTTAACAAATTCAATTTGATCAATAGAATTAATAAACTTTTTAACTGACTTTTCATTCTCATAATCTAACTGATATAACTCTAAATCTATATTTAATTTCTTTTGAATATCAAATGCACCAATCTCAACTATCTTATATTTATCAATCACTGCTACATCAATATCAGGATACTGTTCTTTAAACAGTCTCATTCGATTCTTACTTTCTTCAGAAAAATATCCCTTAACTTCAACATATCTATTGTCATCTATTAAATAAAAGTCCGGACAATATGTAAATTCTTTACCATCATCATACTTACAACGAAACTGTCTAACGTCTTCATGCACATTAAACTTAATTTGCTGTTGCTCCAACAACAATCCATACATAAATTCCCAAGTACCCTGATACTTCTTATTATGATAACAATACCATCGACAATGACCGGCACCTATCGGCGGTGGTAATCCATATCTTAGACTATTTTTACCAGTAAGCTCTGATTTAAGTTCGCTATTTGTTTTGATCTTAACATCATTCTTAATCAAAATAGATTCTATAAAATGTCTACGAACTTTAAACTTTCGAGCAACAGTTTTTACACCTGCACCTAACTGCAAATATTCTTTTACAACTTCCAATTCATTTAATTGATTCATATTATTGCACCTGTTATCAACTTACTACAAATTGATCATAATGCAGCCTTTATAGTCTGTGACGTAAGCAGCGGAGTCCCGCAAATAAAATCTAGGTGACTTGGCGCTGGCAATCCAGTCACTACCCCACCTTTAACAGGCGTTTGACCAATGTCAACCATCGGTGCTTTCACATTAACTTTCGTTGCACTTACAACATCGACACTCAACATGCCATTAACTGTAACTTTCTGAGTTGATGCTTTGACATCAACTGTTCCAGTTGTTGATTCTATAGTAACATTTCCAGTCGTCACTTTAACTTCAAAATCACCTAATTTAACTGTAATTGTTTTATTACCTGTGCCAACAGATTCTGTACTATCGCCTAACGTCACGTCTTGAGAAATGTCACCAGTCTTAACTTCAATCTTATGATCGCCTAATGTTATACTTGTTTCTCTATTTCCTTTAAGTAAACTTTCTTTCATATCACCAGCAGTCAAATCGACTTCATGGCTACCAAGTGTCAATGTTTCTTTACTATCGCCAGCAATAAGTGTTACTTCTTTATTGCCAAGCGTTAACGTTTCAGTTTTATCACCTTCTAAAATGTTTAATTCATCACCCGTTTTAGCTATATCAGTTACATGACCTTCACCATATTTACTCTGTCGTTGATATGTAACAATTTCCTGAAAATCACCACCATAATTTGTCATTTTGTCATTAACATAATTTTCAGCTTTAGCACCTAAAATATCTTCCTGAATCTTACCTTTCACAATGACATTTAAACTACCATCAACATCAATAGTCTTGTCACCATGAATTTTCTCATAATAATGTCCAAATAATTCATCACGACGAGCAAAACCATTCTTATCAGTACCATTAATCGTCATATACATTGCTCGATCTAATACCCACTCGCAACTAGTTAGCGTATCAGAATCGAACCCAAAATGCATCGTCACTTTTCCCTCAGTAGACAATTCTAACGATCGTTCACCAACATTTGTTTTACCAATAACAAATTTCAAACTACCATCAGATGCAAATTCCATTGATCTACCAGCGCCAAGCGGATGAGCAGCTGACGAAGCCGTTAAATATGCAAATACATGACCTTCTTTATCAACATCAATTTTTGTACCACTGTCAAATTTTAATTGATATGCTGATGCTAAATTAAAAAATTCATGAGGTTTGCAAATAACATCTTCAGGTGTAGGTATATTACCTTCACTTGCAAATACTTGTGGCCTCAAAACTTTCCCATAACGACTTATGTCACTCTTATCGTTGCCTACTAACGTGCCCAGTATCTGACTAATAAGTAATCTACCTTTTGCCGAATCATCAGCAAAATCTGCATCTTCATATGACTCAACTACATCAAGTACAGCGTTTGCTGTTTCACGTATTTCATGTCGCATTTCAGTAAATGCTTGACCATTATTATCAATTGACCTAGCATCAGACGTCACCACAAACATTTTTTGACCATTATCTAAAATCACGGGCTCAATTGACGGAGCATTTGGTCGCAAGACCAAACCATTAAGAAATCTAGTGCCACTAGTATATTGAAAATTATTTACAGCATTCTGAATAATTGTTCGCTCAGCACTAGAAATGCGTATTTCATCTAATTTTGAATCAGATAATAATATACCATCATCTAATAAAAGTTCAGACCCTTGTGTCGATTCTAAACCTACATCACCAGGATATAATTTTCTGCGTTTTAATCGTCTAACACCATAACCAATCTTCTCATGCACGCCAGTTAATTCTTTTAATTCATCGCTAGTTTTACCTATCGAATAAATGTAATTAAGAGACCGATAATATTCGCTATCAAGATATGCAACTATAACAGGCGTACCAACAGTATTTGTTAACTTGATAAATCCACATATTACATATGAACCTACTTCTGGCATACCGCCGACAAAGGCTCTGCCTGTAAAAAATGGATTCGTTACTGGAATATTTTTAGAATAAACAGGATTAGTAGAAAATTGAATATCGACAATATTCCGTTCATTGTCGACTCTTGCAATTCTGCCAACTTGCAAAAATTTGTAAAAATCAACATATTGATTAAAAGTAGGATCTTCACCTTTTTGCACAAACGCTTTTTCTGCCATAATTACTCCTTATCCATTATTATCATCTGTTGCATCTTGTGATGGTCTCATATTAATAGCAATTTCACTTTTAGCTGTCATAACTTCAACACTTTGAACTTGTTCAAGCGTTAATGGTTGCTGATAACGCAATGTACTTTGTGGACTATTACTGCCGGCAGTTTGAACTTGCATTTTTGATGCAATTTCAGCAGCTTCTTCACCAGTAGCTGTCTTAAGTTTAATCTTGAAATCTTCAGTTAACTTCAAGTCTTTACCAAACGGATATCCATTGCCTATTAACATATAACCCTCATTATCAGTCACTTGCTGATATTTTCGAGGATCATATTCATCTCTAGTTTCATCTTTAATATATCTGAATGTGCCTTGATATTGTAATATGTTGTCTAAAGACTTCAATCTATAATTTGGTCTTGAAGCTGTAAACTGATTTGCAGCATCTGCAGCACAAAGTTTTGTAAGATTATTCATTACATTATCATCATCATGCGTTGTATCTTTACCTTGATCGTCAGTCTGCGTTGTAGGTGAGCCATCTGTTTCAACATATAGATTTTTTAATAAATTGCCTAAATTGTCAGTCCTTTTTTGTCTAAATGCAGTCACAGACAGTGTTGTGTCGAATGAACCGCCAAATGCAAATGAATGTGATATTCCAGTAACATAATAAAATGAATCTCTACTTGGTATATACACAGGATAACCCAACTTTATTTCTGGTCTACCTTGAATTGTAATTGATCCATTATGCACTAAACTGTTCTTTCTTGCAAGTTCTCTTTGCGCATATAAAATAGCGTCATCACCAGTAGTGATGAAATTTGTATTAAGCGACATATCCCTAAGACCATATTTTGCTAATTTATCATAATCAACAGCAAAGCCATATTGTGGATTTGCGCTTTCTGCTGCACCTGCCGACATACCAGTCACAAACGAACCAGTCACATCAACTCTAGTAATTATTTGACTTTCATCTTCAATCACATTAAAATTTGTTATATCAATATCTTCAATAACATATATTTGGTTTTCACGAGTGTCCATATTGTAAAATTGAGGTTTCAACACAATAGTGCCATCAACATCTTGAAAAAATTCAAAATGAATTTGATTTTTTACTTCATTAGCGATATCCAATCTATTTTGAAAATTGGAAGAGAAAATCGGCGGTGTCTGCACTGCATAAGCAGCAGCATCCTGCGGAAACAATTTTGTCATATCAATTAATGGCCGTTTTACACTTTCAGTTCCTATTTGATTACCAGCATCATCATATGTCTTAATTGTTTGAGTCGCATATCCGTATATTGATGCATATGCTTCAACATTTAATGCAATATCAGGAATGCCAAACGGCGCAGATGGTTGTGTCGTGTAACCATCAAATCCGAATATATAAAATGCATTAGACAATCTATTAAATTTTTGTTGCCACAATTTAATTAACTGACTTTCTGTCGGTGCTAAATCGTCAACAATTTCTGGCTCAGCATTTTCTTGCTCAAGAAAACCTCGTTGTTGAATATTTCTAGGTGCCAAAAATGCAGCACTAGTCGATAAGTTAAATAATTCTCTAATAATGCCTGGCGTACTAAGTCCTACAAAATAAGAAGAAAATGGATGAATTTTCACTTCAGTATTTTGTTGTTCTATAGGCACTTGCCCTGTTGGATCATGATTTATTCTTGAATTTAAAGCTGACGGACTAATATTGACTTTAGTCACAGCCAACCATCTCATCATATCTTGACATGTAATAGTCACTGAAGCTAAATCACCTGCAGTAATACCTTCAGTCAAATTACTAATTACGCCCCAAAATACTGGGTAATATTGGGGTTTATTCTCATAAAGAAACCGACCCTTCATATATATTTCAATCTCATCCATAGTCGACAATGCATCTTTCACACTTCCATAAAAATTATCTGCCATATGCTTCGGTGTTCTAACTGAAATAGTTGCGCTGCCTGGTACACTGTCAATACCTTTTGATACTGATATATTTGTCACAAAATTCATAAAATCAACAGGAGCTTCTTCAATCTTACCATTATTAATTGTTTTCAAGTTAATAGTTCTTTTACGGCCTTGACCATCACTCTGATCAATAAAGATTATAGCATCAGGTGCTAAGGCTTGTACATCAGCTTGTTGATATAAATTTCGATCACTCATGGATTTCTCACATCAATTGTATTACTAACTGTAAATTGAAAACTAAAACTTATATTAAACGGTTTGTCATCAGTTTCATCTAATGAAAATGAATCAAACGATCCTCTATAAATAAAATCATCAAAAGCAATAATAACACGACCAACAGTTTCGATTAATCCACTACCACCAGTTACTAATGGTGCATCATTTGTCGGCCGTTTTCTATAATTTCGACCATTATTACGATATATTTGTACCAGACTATTCAAATTTCTAAAACCTAATGAATTACGTCTATCATCAACAGTCAAACCATTTTGACCATAAAACATTGCTGATGTGCCAGAACAACTTAATACATCCAATTCATCAAATGCAAAATTGTTTGTATATGCACCTTTATCTCTTATTTCAGCTCTATGTCGACTTTGAGTCACTCTTTTAGCCATCGTTTTTGAAAATTCTCTAGGATTAATAGCTAAAGCCAATACTGGCGGTGGTTCATCTATTTCAAGTTCAAAAAACATTGGTTTGACTGGTAATTTGCAACCCAAAATATTCATGCTTCATTACCCCCAGAAAAAGTTGTAATATCCATCGTTACTCTATCATTTCTAGGAGCTCCAACTCTTGGAACAGTAGTAACATTAGCAAATGATTTGATTCGACCAGGATAAATTTCTCTAACAACTTTAAATGCAAAATCATAATTAAGACTGAATGGTCTGTCAGCAGAATCGATAATTGTAAAACTTTCAAAATATCCAGCGTATACACAATTGTCATAATTCATTACAACTGCACCCTGTGCAATAATTTTCCCTGTTCTAGTATCATAGACTGAACCATTATTTCTATAAATAGCCACTAATTGTCGAAATCTATCATAAGCATCTGTATCTCGTCTTCTATCATCTGTTAACCCTATAGGACCAAAAAACTGACCAGTTTGACCCCCAGCAGATAATGAATCTAATTGTTCTCCCCAATGTTCTTCAATAAATCCTGCTAGTGTTCGTTTTCTATTTATTAATTGTGTATATTTGGATGACAAATTTTTAGGATTAATTTTCATTATTAAATCAGGTATTTGTAATGTGCTAGGCAATCCAGTTACTTGCCATATTATTGCTTTCCTATTTACAATAGTCCCACTTTGTTGTGACGGTATAGGTAAACCTGTATACTGTTGCACATCTCTATTCACGCGTTGCTGAGTTTCAGTCAAAAAACTAGCAACATCATTTAATCCAGATATAACATTAGATATTGGCATTAGATATTAGCTCCACTTTTATCATATAATACTTTGTAAATAATCTGTTCAATTTCTTGTTTATCGCGCTGATTAACATTTAGTGTAACATTATTTGTCACATTATTTTGTGCTGCTGCACCGCCGGCAACCTGAGTAGCCGGCATCGCAGATGCTATTGCACCAGGCAATCTATTAACTGCACTAATTATACCATCAAAATTCATTATAGATACTAATGCTCGCATTGATGTATCAACATCAATCGGTGCTTGATTAATTGATGTCGCAGCTGACGGCACATCTGCACTAGGGCTTTTTATTGCTGTCATTAAATTTGCTAGATTTTCTGGGCCAGCTTTATCAGTCGCTTGTTTGTCAAAAACAAACTCACCTTTATGAGCAAATCCAGCAATCTTACCTGGTTCACCAACACCTGTAAACCCACCCTTTTGAAATCCTAAATATGATGAAAATAGCTTTCTAACATCGCCAGTTTTTGCGCTTAATGATACTGGAATAAACCCTTGAGATACACGCATAACTAACTCATCCCAGTTGTTACGCAACCACTTTTGTGCTTTATCATCACCTTCACCAATTTTAGTCATATACGGATGACTACTAAACAATCTAAAAGCATAATCAGCAAATTCTTTTGTTGCTTTATCAAACCCAGCTTTACCAATTGCACTTTGTAAAGCTAATCGTTTCTCTTGAGCAAGTGCTCTTAAATTACGTTCAGCTGACTGCTTCTCTTTTGTTTTTAACAAACCTCCTGTAAGAAATGATGCAGCTTTGCCTCCTAGTCCACTGCCTTTTTCTTCCTTTGAAGAGGCAAGTCGACTTTCCATACCGCTCTTTGCAACACGTATAGCACCGCGCCGTTCTTTAACTGCAGCCAATTCTTTTTCTTCGTCTTTTGTTAATCCTGCATCTGCTTCTTTAGTCTCTAGTTCTTTTTGTCTAGTAGCTAATTTTGTTTCTTCAGTTTCTAGTTCTTTAATCCTTTCAGCTAACTTAGCAGCAGTTGCATCTTTATATTTATAATCTTTTCCAAAATAATCAGCAACCATCTCAAAAAACGGAATCATCTTTTCTTCAAGCCACAAATAAATCTGTTCAACCCAATATCCTATTTTTTGACCCAACGAATCCATTATTGATTTTGTGCCTTGTTGAATTATACTTGCTTGTCGGCGTTCTTGAGCTTTAAGTCTTTTCTTTTCTGCTTCTTCTTCTTTTTTAGCCATTTTAGTCGGCAAATCTGCAATGCTAGTTCCTGCTTTAGCTAATTGTTCAACTAACATTAATTGTTTCTTATCAAAACCAAATTGCTTTCCTACTTCAGCCATTTTCTCTCTATTCAAAGCCAGCGCACCAGCTAATTGTTTAGGATCAGCAATATCAACATCTTTAAACATATCTGGCGCAGCTTTAGACAAAGCTCTTAAACGTAGTTCAATTTGTTGTCCAGGATCTAGCGCTTCAAAATATCTAGTTTGTGCTTCAAGTTCGTCTGGATATTTTGTAGTCAATAATGTATTAATCTCTTGTAATTCTCCACGATTCTTTTCAAGACTTTTTCTACTAGCAGCTGTTAATTTGCCTTGTTTTTCTAAAAGTTCAAGTCTATCAACTTCTTCTTGTTTACTTTTTCGTTGCTCTTCAAGTAATCCTTTAGCACCACCAATTTGTGCAACCATTACTTTTTGTGCTGAAGACATTTGATCAGTAGCATTAATCATTTCGCTCGCTAATTTTGAAGCTTCTTTCTGAGGCATCTTCACGCCATTTGTCAACGCGGCAAATGCCGTACCTACATCCTCAATCTGCGTACCATAAATAGCCAAACCTTGCGCAGCATTCATGACACTAGAAAAGAATCTAGTTGTCATAATGTCAGTTTTTGCCGCACTACTTCTAAGTGACAAAAACGTGTCAGACATTTCATCTACATCTTTTCTAAATTCTGTCTTCCATTCACCGACAGTGGCGGCCATTTCTTCAAACGACTGACCAGACATTAACGCCATACTTTCAACATCAGCCATTAAACCTGTAAAACTTTCTCTTCCCTTTGCTGTTGTAACGTCAAGTTCAATTCCAGCTTTTGTTAACGCACCAACATTTTTTAATGCGTCTTCATATGTCATTCCAACTTGACCCCATAAACCACGTAATGATCCTCTAAAAGCTTCTACTTGACCAATGGTAGTTGTCTGTCCTTTTTCCATTTTCTTCCATGTTGCATCACCTGTTTGTGCCAATGTAAATAGATTTTTTCTTGCAGCCATAATCTGTTTATTATATTGAAGCATTAACATCACAAACCCAGCAATGCCGCCTAATGCTATTAATGGACCAGCCAGTTTACCAACAACAGCTGCAATTTGCCCAAGTTGACCAGAGACAGCCTTTCCCATACCTTTAGCAGCTTTTTCTGTAGCTTGTTCTCTAACAGATACTAAGCCTAATGATTTTTTAGCATTGACTTTTTCAGCGCCAATTATTTTTCGGCGTTCCATAAAACCAATGCCTTGCCGTTTTAACATTTTATCATGTATAGTTAATTCAGTCAATCTATCTTTAAGAATAGCTTTTCTATCTTTCTTTGTTCGCTTTAACAATTGTTCGTTTTTTTGTTCAAATTTTGATTGTTTACCAACAATAGGCAACATTTCCTTGGCTCGTTTGAGTGCGTCTTCTTGCGATATTGAAGGATCTGCTTTTCTAATTTCTGCAGCAATAGCTTGCTGCGTTGCTATTCGTTGATTTTCAAGACCAGCTGCAGTTCTTTGCTGTTCAATTATAGCATCTTGATTACTTCTAAGTTTATCTACACTAGTATTACGATCATTCAATAAGCTGTTTATTTCTTTGTTCAGTCTAACATCTTCTGATTCTATTTCATCTAATTGTTGGTTCAATTTTACTGTTTTTTCAGTAGTTCTAAGAGCCAATCGTTTTTGCTGAGTAATTAAGTCTTCCTTCTTTAATGTATTACTAGTTATTCTATCACGTAACTTTTGCATTTCTGCTATAGTCTTTTCATCATCCATTCCTGATTCTTTTAGATCATTTAATTTGGCTGTGTCAGCATTAATCTTACTTTGTAAATCAAATTGTTGTCTAGCAAATCGTTGCTCTAATCTTGCACTATCTATTTGCGTATTAGTGATAGTATCAGTAACGCGTTGCATCTTTTCTCTATTAGATAAACTTCTAGCTTCTAATTTTGTAATTTCACCAATAGTTTTTTTGCGAGATGATTCAAGTTCAGTACCTTCTTTTTGTAAACGAACAATCTCACTTCGTACGTCTGCATATTTCTGAGCCCAAGTAGGATCAAGCTTTACACTCTCTAATCCTTCTTTAACTTGTTTACCAAGTTTATCAATCTCAGCTTGACTGACATCGCCGAACTCGACGTCTAATCTAACTTTTGATTCTCTTGCCATTACATTTCATCCTTTTTAGACTCAATATTTTCTTTTGGTTCTCTAATTAAATCAACTACAGCAGATTCTCTTTGCACAACTGAAGCTTTGATTGTCTTATCCAATTGGCAATATTCATCAAATAATATATCAATCAATTCATCACCAAATGAACCAACTATTTTTTGTTTTTCTTCAAGCATTCCTTTTGGATCTAATGATATGTCATTTACTTTAATAATTGATCTAGCAACAGCTTCAAGTTTTAATTTTTGAATTGATGCATCAGTATCTTCATATTGATTAGTAGATTCAAACACTTCAATTGTTTCTGCTGCACCAAGTGGCGCTAATGTAATACTAACATCACCAATCGGTACAACTCGTTCTTGATATCCATATGATTCCAATGATCTTAACAATGCAAGTGGATCTTTATTAGCCATTGTTTTCCTCCTGATTTGAATCTGCTTTCATCTCTTCTTCTCTAACACCAACAACATTTGTTTGTGCAGTTAATTCTATCTTTTTCATAAAATCATCAATTGAACCTAACATCTTAGCATATTCTAGATATAATTGATCAATTAATTCTTGATTCCATTGACCAATAATTTGTCGTCTATCATCTAAACTAACTGATTCTATGGGCGTTTCGTTTATATATGTAATTGCGCGACATAATGTTTCCATTTTGTGCTTCAACAAAAATGCTTGACCCCAAAGATGCATACAGTCAATAAATGATTCTGTTTCATCTTTTGCTCCAAGAGTTCGCACTGTTACAGAAAATTCATCATTAATTGGTACTTCTTTTGACCGTTGCTGTAACTCTGAAACAGCTCGCATCGCTGCCATTGGGTCATCAAACTTTTTTAGCATATTCATCCTCCAAATCTGATTTCATCTAATTCATTTTGTTTTTGAATCTTTTGTTTCATTGCTTGTTGTCTATCCTCAAACGAATTAACTGTTTCACCAGATAACACTCGTTCACGCTTATCTAATAAAGAATCTGACGAAGAACCATTCCATGCATCTTTAATTCTTTGTTCAACTTCTGATTTTTCTTTATCTGCTTCAATGTAAATATTAATCCATCGTTGTGTCTCTTCATCACTTTCATTTGTTACTTCTTCAAAAATCTTATCTCTATTTTTCAACATTGAAAATGATGTAACTAACATAACTTCTGAATAATCAACACCATTTACAAACCACTTATTACCTTTTTCTTGTTCAGCAATTCGTTCTTCAAAATTAACATCATCACCTAATGTGGCTACTTGTTGAAAACCAACTTGAATACCTTTAGGAGCCTCAGGTAAATCAATCACAATAGCTTTACTCATTCTCTTTTCTTGTAATATCCTTGATCTTCTAACATTCTCTTTCTTTATTCGTAAACGTCTATAAAATTCAAATTCTTCATATTCACGAATCAATCTATCATGATCGTCTTCTTTTAATGTATTCATTACTGACTTTTGTACACGTTCTGCGTATACATGTGCTGGTTCATTTGGTCGTTTCTTAATCGCATCAAACAAATCATCCGCAGTATTATCAATCATTACTTTCTCCTCTGATTTATTTTGAATCTGTTTCATCTCTTCGCGATGCTGTCGCTTCATTTCTTCTTCTTGTTGTAATTTCTTTTGATTCTGTACTTGCCTCATAGCTTTTGGATTAATGAATGAGCATATACTATCAGTCATATACTCAACTCTAGTCCAATCAAGTTTATTTTTTGCGACAGCATCTTCTTGTTGATGCAAGTACACCCAAAGTTGTTGAATCTGCGTCAATCCTCTTTTTTCAAAATTTGGATTGCCAGTTATTACTGCACTATTAAGATTTGTTTTAGTTGATCTAACAACCGACCACCGTAATTTTGATTCGTCAGTAGTAATAAATTCTTCGATCAAAGAAAATGCCTGCCGAGATCTCTCGACAAGCTTTAAATATTCTTCAAACAATTTTATGATAATTTGTTTCGGCCAATCACGAATTAATGCTCGAAACTCATCAGAAATGCAACAGCCATTAATTGAGTACACAGCGTATTGTAATGTATCAACTGCAGACAATAAATTGTATTCTTTTGGCAAGCATTGATACATCTCGATGACAAAATTCTCCTCTGCAGGACCTAAAGTTCTAATGACCACGCTGAAATCACGGAACTTTATCGTCTCTTTTAAGCAACCTTCGAAAACTAACAGTCTAATATCTGCAAACTTATCCATATATTCATATCCATTGCCTAAATCTAAAAAAATCTACAAGTCCAGAGACATAATGAGAAACCCTTGGCGGGAAGAAACAGAAGAGAGAAAAAAAAGGCGTTCTCCCGAAGACTCGGTCAATGAACGCCTTGCGGGGAATGTAACTAAACAAGCTTATGCAAGCGTGATAAGCTTGCTTATCGTTGAGGCATCTCTATCTTCGAGATCCTCACCATATGCGCCGCGGCCAGCGGCAGGATCATATACATCTGTAATATTGACCGAGCAATCTTGCATAATTGTTGATGAGCCAATCTCAAACGAAATATTGTAATCCTGCATCCAGCAACCTTCATAATAAGTCTGAATGATGTTACCACTTGATACACCACCTGTCTTATTAGTACCTTGCTGATATGTAAGATCTGACTGAATAAAATCAGGAATAATGATCTGTTCTTTAATGTCAAACGGCCATCTGTGATGCTTTAATGACCGAATAATTCCTGATGATCCAGCATTATAACCAAGAACTTGCATGATATTGACTAGATACATAACAGCAATACTAAGTGATCCGGTCAAATCAGTCACACCAACTGATTGCTCAGCAACTCTATCACCATGACCAATACCGCGAACGAACTCTGACGGTCTTGATTGCGACGGTGCCCATGATTGAAGCAAACCAATTTGATGAGCTGCAGGATCTGCTCCACCAGGATGTGAAGTAAATACTTTGACTTTCTGGCTGTTTAACAGAGTAGTGTTCGGTGTCGCACCGTGCTGATAAATATAACTGTTTGATGCCATTAGCTACCTCCAGTGTCATTTTTTAATATGTCTCTGATTAATCGTTCTTCATTATTAAACGAAGTTATCAAATCATCTACAAAAACCTGTTCTCTAATATCGTCAGCGTGTATTCCACTTTCAAATCGATCAACAGGCTTTTTACTTATTGGATCATATCCTCTGGGTTGACCATGTTTTTGATTAAAGTCAGGCCCAGCATTAAATCGATCTGCATTTTCATCTTCATATAGATAATCGCCTTCTTCTAATCTAACAGGACTTACTTTTATGCGATCCTGCCACCGAGGCAATACATCTGACCAAGACACAGCCTCGTCTTTAAAACGAGGCTGGTCTTGATATTTAGCATTATTGAATGCTCTTTTCATTTATTAAAGCTTCGCTCTAATATTGAAAGTCACCCTGATATACGACAATTCAAACACTGGCTTGTAGTATGCTTCACATACAAGGTAGTTAGGATCAAAGTCGGAAGGTTCAGCTGTAACGTTAGCATAATCAGAAATAATTTCACCTTCCTTAAGAGCAGACAGTGTAGCTGCAAGAGTACCAATAACATCACCAGGCGTATTCGGCAAGAATTTCTTACCAATGTACTGGTCTAGTGCATTTCTAGCCTGAATTTGAACTTCATCCATGATTGTGATGATGTTCGGTGCCTTATTAAATGGATTGCTGATATCAGTCGTCAGTGCATGACGAATCTTCATGATACCAGATTGATCCTCAATAATAGTGATACCCGCAGCAGCAGCCTCATCCATTTCAACATCGTCCATAGCACGAATAAGCCGTTTGAAACCAGTGATTGTCTTACGAGTCATTGGTTCGGCTACATCATAAGCTGTGCTAACATTCAATCCAGCCATAGCAGCAGCCATATAACTACCATCAACGATGTACTCAGATTCAACGCCGCGTTCGTCAGTTAATGCAACAACTGCACCATCAGGATAAACTGCAACAATACGGCCATAACTAAGTGATCGAGCAAATTGCGCAGCATCCTGAGGTTCAGTCCCAACAGCAAAGCCAATAAATGCTGTTCTTTCAGACCGACGACGTTCTGAAGACATTTGAGCTAAATGTGTCTTAAGAGCAGAAATAACTGACGAAGAAGTGGTACAAAGATGAATTACTCTTGGTCTAATACCACTAACTGGCTTCTCAAGTTCTTTAAGAGCAAGAATGTACGTCTGATCAGCAGCTATTTGTTCACCTGGCTCTTTAAGAATTTGCTTGCACATAACAGCTACAGCACCGTTAATCATCATCAAGAATGCTGTTAATGTGATTTGGTTGCCAATGTCCATGTTTCCATATTCAGACGTAATATCTTTGAACCTTGTGAAAATCTTCGGCGTATAATCAGTCTTTTCATAATAGTAACTCATGTAATACGTCGATCCAACAACAGGTTCATTACCAGCTTTATCATATGTCTGAACATTTGTTGTGTCACCTGATGCAGTATTCTCTGTGTCAGTAACAATCAATCTGATACCTGGCACAGTATAAACAGTTTCCGACACACCTGTTTCAAATGGGCCAGCATCACCAGTTCCAGGGCCACCAGTTCTTGTACCAGGAACATCATCATTATGACTAGTAAGTTCAATAGTTTCACCTACTTGATAAGTCCCATCAGGTGTAATAGTAAACTGCAATCCGGTAACTGCATCGATGTAAGTATGACCTGTCTTTCCTGAAGTTGTTGCTCCAGAACCAGATCCAGAACCATTTGTAGACGTCACTGTAAATTCAGTTGCACTTGTAAAAGTCAACGTTACTACTTCATCTACAGCTTTATTCTTACTAGTCTTAGTATACGCACCAACCGATGACATAAACGTCGGTGTAGGTGTTGTCGTATAGTTAGTCATCTTCACATGATACAGCGAACCTTGAATCTGCGTTGAAACTTTATATGTGCCAGTTCCAGCAATACCAGCTGTAACAACAGCAATAGCATACGTTTCGTCAATCATCTCATTTCTGTAATATGAGACTTCAACAACATCAGTAATTAACGGTGTTGTTGACAAATAAATGGTTCCTGTTGCACCGTCAACCCTAATAACTGTTGTCTCAACGTCGTTAATGTATGCTTTGACTTTTTGTGGATCATAAGTAATAATGTCACGGCCGTTACCGTCAACAATTGGTAGATAAGTAACGACACATGAATTCTCGACACCAGTAAACTGACTAGAAACATCCTCTTTGATAATATGATCGTCAACAAGAAGCACTGAAATTTGATCTTCAAAATACACAGCACCTGTAGTATGAGTGATAATGTCAATCTTATATCCAGCGCCCCATTGAATTTTATTACCATCAAGAATGATAAAGTCAACACCTTCAACATAGTTTGCTAAATCAGGCGAATCACCAACCTGAATAACAGTTGTCAATTTGTCTTGAGGCAACAAGTCAAAAGTGTCTGAATGCTCATTAAACCAATATGACACTGTCACAGTAGCTCCACCAGCTGGAGCAGTTAACAATGTAACAGTTCCTTCAATACCACTAACTTCAGATATATTTGCTAACAAACCATTTACTTTAACAACAACATCTGTTATTGAAGTAGTAGGCGTTCCACTACCACGACCATCAACTATCGGTTTATGAGCAGTATAGAACAACACATTTGAACCATCAGCTTGAGCAGAAACATCTTCATTGTCAATCTTAGTATCAGTCAACTTAAAATAATATGTAATAGTGACTGTATCATTGTCTTTTGGCGGAAGCTGTGTGGTCACTAATCCATTCAATCCGTCAACTCTAACAACTGGTACTGGCTGATTATTCACACTTACAATGACATCTGACACACGACTTGTAACTATACCTGAACCTTCGCCTGTAACAATTGGGTAATACAAAACTTGGAATACAGTATTAGAACCATCAGCTTGTGATGATAAATCTTCATTAGATGCTTTATTATCAACAGATGCTGATGACCCACGAATCATATCCTGATTCAAAAGAAGTTTTTCTTCATTAGCCGTTCCAACTATGACAGGAATTCTTAGTCCACCAATTAAACTAGCGACATTGGGGTCCAAGAGAGTTCTATCATATACACCCGGCGCAAGATAGCCTGATACAAATGCTGCCATAATTAAGATCCTTTCGATTAGTTTTCTCTTACATCTTTAGCTGATAATTAAAAGAATTATAAATGTATGATCTACATTTGACTAAATCTATGCATCTTATCCATATTCGATTACTTTCTGGCCGCAAACGCAATCAAAATTAGTCGTAGGAATATCATCCGTAGTTGTCCAAAGATACTCTCTACCACAACCACATTTAATATATAACACAGTATCTGCTCCAGCAGGTGGAGGAATACTATCTATAACAGAAACTAATTCAGCTTTGTCATAAAAATTTCTTTTCAAACTGCCATCAGTCATCTGTGCAATAGACACATTCTTTAATATTGTCGTTTTTCGAATAAAACTTAATATTACTATCATCTGCATCTCCATTAAAGCAATCGTACTTCAATTAATCCAATTTCATCTGCATTATAATTTTGTCTAGCAAATGCAAACGCGAACATTTTTTCTTCAGTTGTTTTAGCTGCTTTTGCTACACCATGTATACTTGACAACGTCAACCTTTGTCCAACTTTAATATTGCCAATAACTTTTACAACTACATGACCAGTCATAGCAATTTTTTTGGCATTAAATTTTCGTTCAATCTGATGATCTTCTAAAATATCATATTCTTTTTTCACAACTCCTGTCAAACCGCCTAGAAATGTTGCTCTATCTGTTACAATACCATAAACACTTTCAACATCATCAGCAACTTTAACTGTTAAATCTATATCTGATTGTGAAACTATTGTTCCCAAATCATAATTTTTTAATTCTCCTTCAACCTTAGTCCATTCAGCAAAGTCAGCGGGTGAATATACAGCAGCACCATAATCTGATTTAATTTGACCTGCATTACTAACAGTAAATGTACGACCCAATGTTGAGTCCCATCCTTCATAAGTAAATCCTGCGCCAGTAGTTGCTATAACACGCAGTCCACCGCCAACACCATAAATAAACATTGCTGGGTTCGTTGTACTTGTTCCAGCTATAAATGCGCCACCATAACCAGGCGGTGTTGTTCCGACACCAACTGAAAAATCAAAATAAGCTTCACCATTACCTTTTAAATAATGCTTTAGTGAAGCACCACTTTTGCAATATAAATTATATCCTGTAGTATCAGAAGCATTAGATTCAATAGCATAACCATTTGCATTATCCTGAACAGCCTGCACAGCTGCACCAGGTCCGCCTGCAATACTATAAATTGCTGATTGTGTAGTACTAGTACCAGTACATACTATACGACCAGTAGCTTGTAAATAACCAGTAGTTGAAACTTCAGCTTCATTTATAGCTATTCCACCAGCTGCCCAACGAGTATCACCACTACCCCTCATTGTAAATCTTGTACTTGCACCACTTTTGCAAAATAAATTATATGCTGTATCATCAGAAACAACAGATTCAATAGCATAACGACTTGCAGTATCTTGTATAGCATATACACCAGGACCACCGCTTCCAATACCCTGAATTGCTGCTAGTGTAGTACTAGTACCAGTACATACTATACGACCAGTAGCTTGTAAATAACCAGTAGTTGAAACTTCAGCTTCATTTATAGCTATTCCACCAGCTGCCCAACGAGTATTACCACTACCCCTCATTGTAAATCTTGTACTTGCACCACTTTTACCAATCAAAATATATCCTGTAGTATCAGAAGCATTAGATTCAATAGCATAACCATTTGCATTATCCTGAACAGCCTGCACAGCTGCACCAGGTCCGCCTGCAATACTATAAATTGCTGATTGTGTAGTGCTAGTACCAGTAACAGATACTCTACCATTAACTGAAAGTGTATTTGCGACTCCGGCAGTTTGACCGACACTAACACCATCTGTTATTGTCTTCGGCGACAACACCGATGATATTCTATTCCACTGACCAGCATTACTAGTAACATAAGTTCTGACAGCTTTTTCTGTTGGCACAGCGTCGTCTGAATCACCAGCCATTGTACCATCTGTTGAAAATTCATTAATTGACGTGCCATTCAATACTCTAAGTGTACCTTCAACATCAAGTGTTGTAGCAGGCGTTTCTGTTCCTATTCCAACGCTACCACCTTTAAAATAGCTTGTTCCATTACCATGAATTTTAGTTGTAACAGCATTATTTTGATAAACATCAATAACACCATCATCACCACTATCATACATTTTAACAATAACATCAGTAGAATCCTGATCAGTAATTGTCAAATCACCTTTAATATCAGTTGAACCATTCAAATATGATGTGCCTTCTACTCTTAATTTATATGTCGATGATGCAGTACCTATACCAACATTATTAGATCCTGTTTGTAAATGCACTGTTGTCGACGTTTTAATCCAATGACTATATTGATCAATATATGTTTTGACAGCTTTCTCAGTCGGTACAGCGTCATCAGAGTCACCTGCTAATGTTCCATCAGTTGAAAACTCATTAATAGTTGTACCGTTCAGTACTCTAAAATTGCCTTCAACATCAAGTTTTGCACCAGGAGTAGCAGTACCAATACCTGTATCTCCGGCAAATATATAATTAGCACCAGTGCTAGAATCTAAAAGAACTTGCGGATTACCAGCTGCATTCCTTAATTCTAATACTGCATTTGATGATGCATCAAATGCTAATTTTCCTCGTTCTGCAGACGAACTATTCCATAAATACATACCATCAGATGCAGCTGCTTGAACAGCAAATTTCTTTGTTGGGTTGCTAGTGCCTATGCCAATATTGCCAGTGTTGTTATAAACATTACTTCCACTAACAACCCAGTCACCGTCACTAATCGCTGTTTGACTAACCCAACTCATTACACCATTTGCATCTGAAATTATAATCTTTCCAGATGCGGCATCTGTACGCATTCTTATTTGACCATTAACGTCAAGTTTAGCGTTTGACGGAGAAGATGTATTAATTCCAACATTGCCTGATTTATTAAAGTAAACATCATTTCCACTTTCTACCCAGTCATTATCATCAATAGATGACTGACTAACCCATGTGCCAACACCTGTTGCATCTGACTGTAATAAATTGCCAGCAGCTGGCAATCCACCTCTAATTCTAATTGTACCATTAACATCTAATTCGTTACTTGGGTTTGTAGTATGAATACCAACATAACCAGTTGTTGCCGCTATTACAATTCTTTCAGCTATATTATTTACACCTAAATACAATGGATAGTTATTTGTTGTATATAAAGCGCCAGCAGTATGATCATTTCCAGACAAACGTATTTGTGCGCCATTTGAACCCAATATGCCCAAACGTTGTTGATGAATGAAAAGTGCCTCAGATGGTGCACTTGTATTAATGCCGACATAACCGCTGTTAACAATCAATGCATAGCCGGTGCCTGATGTCTTATTGATTTGAACTGCATCACCATTTTCTGACTTGTTAACTACCATTGCAACAACGCCAGGGTCATTGCAAGTGATAACTAATTTTTCTTGATTAGTTTCAGATGTATTAATGATTGTAAGTGTGCCATGAACATCAAGATCATTATCGACAATAGCATTTCTTACATGAATATCACCATATCCATTTGATATTTCCTTAAGCGACGTCGTAACTGTTCGCATGTCAGTAATATCAGCTGTATAAATATCAGGCACACCATTATGCCTATCAAGTTCTGCTAACTTATAATATCTATGATATATACCATTGCCATCAACACCGTCAATAGGTATCGTCGTTGATCCTTCTTCAACTCGTATATCTTGAACAATTCTAAACCTATTAGCAGTCTGTAATCCCAAGACAGCATCTTTAATCGCTGGATCTTGATATTCACTGCCAGTTTCAGAACTAACTTCGGCTAAATAGCAATCAACATAAACTGTATCTGTGCGATCAGACGTAGGCGTACTTATTCCAGGAATTAATGTCTCTGTATAGTCATCATCAGTTAACGCGCCAGTATTGTTTTGTTGATTATATTCGATGTCGCCAAAGAGTAATAGCGGATAGCCTTGTATAAATAGCACAGCTGGATCTTCAGCTGTCCCACCTTTTATCGTGAAGTTACTAACAGTCGTTGTTGAACTTTGGACAATTTCAAATGAATCACGACCCAATGCAGCATCACCAGCATTACGCTCCCAAATGCGTCTTTTAAGATCAAAATTTCTGAAATTAACTTCAGAAAGTTCTTCATCTAAAACGGGTTTTCCTTTTTGACCCGCCATCAAATAACGCTTTTTAGAACTAGTCTCTAAATCGTTAATGCTGTATGAATAATTGCCGACATAGGGTTGACTCATATAATCTGACTCCCAATAATGAAAAGACTTTTCACCTTAAAACTAGATGATACAATTATCAAAAATAGTATAAAAATAAAGAAATGATTATTGTTCGCGACTTTTGATGGGATCGCTATATTTTGGCCAGTCACCAACTGCCGGTATAGCGACATCCATATATACTCTTTTGGGCAAACGCCTACTTGCCGGATGACCTGTGGGTTTTTTCTTTTCACTTGACAATTCGTGAACTATGTCATGAATGATTTGTTCATCATTCATAATTTTTCTACCCAACGTGCGTGCTTGATTGCACCAGAGTATATTTTGGAAGAGGTCTTATCAGGAAAGGATCTAAATTTTCAACAGGTTGTAAACCTGTCATGTAGTCAACTCCTCTTTGCGATATATTAAACGGTCGTTTACTTCTAATTTCATGTTCTGCATCATCATATTGTCCAAAATCTTCGACACGATTAAGAAACACGTTCTTAATTACACCGAGAATTGGTTGAAAAGCTTCCCATTCAACATCAACATTAAACGATAAATCACCCATATACGATAATTCATTAGCACTCTTCACTTCATCATCTTCAGATTCACCACCAATATTAAATTCTGACACATATATACCATCATTAACTAATTTTTCTTGTAATACAGACCATATATACATAGATGCTAAATCTATCAATTGTTCTTGTGTATCAGTGTCTTGAGCAACCGCACCCAAACTTAATGTCATATTCCATTTGCCTAAATATGATTTTGCTACTTCTTGTCTGTCAGGATACACAACTACTACTTGTAAACCACCCTTCTTTAAAAAATTACCAAATGCTAAAACAACACCTGGTATTGCCAATTGATCAACTGTTTCTGGTTGAACAGTAAACGGTCCAGTAACATTACCAATGTATTGATAATCAACAGAAATAGTTTCATAATCTTCTGTTGGTTGCAAAAAAGTAATTTCACCCGTGCTATTATCAATCGTATAATGCTCGTTAGGTTGTAATCTTCGACCAGTTTCTGTCAAAACTAATTCACTGTTAGGATTAATGTTTTGATGTTGTAAAAAAGCATGTTCAAAACCATTCGTCTCAATCGTTAACACTTCATCAGCAACAGTAAGATAAGCAGACACTGTAAATTGATCATCTTCTACCATTTCAACAACATAAAATCCGGGCTTAACTACATTACTTATGTTTGCTACATCTTCTCTAACCCATTCTATCATGCGACCAGGAGTGTTCTTTAAATTAGCTAAAGTAACATATGATTGAACAATTCCCTTATAATTATCTAATGACAGTTTTTGTGATTTAGCAGATGCTGTTTTAACAATTATAGCATATTTTGGACGTTCTTCAAATGAATACTTATTAGTGATAACTAATTCATCACTAAAAACAGGATGATCCTTAAAGAGCTCTTGTAACTCTTGAATGATAATTTTTTTAACAACATTTGTTATTCTGTAAAACATTATTAACCTTAGTACACATCGTTGACATGGACGAATCTATCAGTTCTAAATTCACCAATTCTTTCCCCAATAGTATCATCACTATCAGACGGATCAAATGTAGCAATCGTAATATACCCAGGATTTGAATTATCAATAACTTTGTAATTCGTTCCTTTATTTAATCCTTGTACTTGGTCGACAAGTGTCACGATATCATCGCGATTAAACAATTTCGCTTGTTTCTTTATTCCAATGTTAGCTTCTTTTACAATTTTACTAACAATCTTGTTCTCTGAATTCGACATAGTTTCCTCCTTTATTCATCTTCGTATTCAGACAATGCAGAATATAGACAACCTTTTGCAACAGCAAATAATTGATCTTCAGCTAGTTTGATTTCTTTGATTCTAAACGGTAACTTAATCTTATCAATTTCTTGCTTAAACACAACATCAAATGATTTCACAAGTGACGTTCCACCTGCCAAAATAATAGTAATAGGTTCAGGAAATTCTGGAATATCTTCAGTTTGCGACAATTTCTGTTCAAACTTTTTTACGACATATGCTATAAAATTACGATAAAAGATGCTGATTGACTCTTCATATCTATCTTTTGGTTTCAATAAATCAAGACCAGCTTCTTTTACAGCAACCATTTTTGTTGCTCTCTCACCAATAGCTTTTGCTGCATTCTCATCAATCCAATCACCTGCTCTTGACAAACTAAACTCAATTGATCCTGCACCCATATATGTTAATGACACATTCACCATACCAGCACCAAAACTAATAGCAAGACCAGTAAATCCGTCGTCATCTAATTCTGAATAACAAACAGCTCTAGCCTCATTGATCGGTACTGCTTTATATCCAGCAGATTCGACAAACGATTGTAAAATGTTTCTATGATATATGATATTGTAATCTGCATCAATAGGCTCAGCCGGCACTGAAAATTGACAAACTTCATTTTCTGTTACAGGTTTACCTAATATATTAGTAATGATTGTCTTAATCATCAATAATGCTTCGGGTTCCCTTGTACTAATCACACCTTTATGCAGAGGCCTACGAACTTCACGCTTGAATACATTAGCGAAATTGATTGCTTCCTGACCAATTACATATAATAATTTTGAATCGTCAGATACGATATAATTTGCATTATTTGTCGTCAACATATTCCTTGCAAATTTATCATTTTCGATATCAAAAAATGCATCTCGTTGCGTTCTGATATCAATATCGTCATCATCATCAATAGTCGCTCTATTAATAAATGATGTTCCTATATCTAAACCTACACCAAATCTACGTTTAACTTTTGCCTTCACTACTTTTTCTTCCTCTTGTGTCTGAACTTTTTGAGTATCTTGGGTCTCTTCATTAGTATCTTCACGAAGTTGACGCTTCTCCTCACGTGATCGATGCCGTCGAATTTTCTTAGGGCTAGACATTTCCATTACCATCTCCTTTGTTAATATGTTTTAATCGTTTAATTGTCATCTTGGCTTTCTTACCTTTGCGCTTCGTAACAGTCCCCAAACCGTCTTGTTGTATATTTGTTTTTAGCTCTTTCTGTTCGTCAAGATTAATAAATACGTTATTAGCAATTTCATCATCAAATTTAGATTTTTCATTGACTTGTGCTTGTTGTGGCAATTTAGTCGTCAACTCTTTTATAACTTGGTCAACATCAATTGATGAACTTTTTGAATTCTTAATTGATTCTTGTAATTCATCCAATGACTCTCTAATTGACATTACTGATCTATTTGCAGCATCTTGTGCAATTTGAGATGCTAAAACTTTAACTTCACTTAAATCAACAGTCTGTCTAGCGTTATTGGTTACAAATTGCGTCTGTGACGGTTGACGTAGAATCTCTGATGAATATTTCTTTTTGTCTAAAAATTCTTTTCCGTAAACTATGTCAACCCATTTTTGAGAAATTGCTCTAACCAAGTCATCAGATCGTTTAGCATCAGTTATCAAAATATCAACAACTTGATTGTATCTAACTTCTTTAGCGATATCACGAATAAAAACTTTGCCGATAACACGACCAATAACTCGTACATACTCTGGCATTAAAGCCCTAGTATGCTGATGCCATATTCTATCACCAAGTTGACCATTATTAAGTTGCACATTCATATATACCTTCATTAATCGTTAAATTGTTCATATTATACCTTCATCTATTATAAGCTCTTTTGCAACAGCTTCAATTTTATCTGCACTTTTATCAAAGAATCCCTTGCCACGTTTGAATCCCGGATGTAACCATCGATCTCGTTCTCTTATATTTGAAGGCGTTGCAACTCTAAAAATCTTACGACCACGTCTAGTAACTAATGGAATTGGTCCTGCATCAACTAAATATCTCATTTTATGTCGACGAACACCATCGTTTATTATACCAGCATAATCAGCATTTATGTCAAATGTTACACTATTTCGTTTAATTGTTGCACCAACACTATCTAACATATGACCTGTATTAATAAGCCTTCTTCTTCTTATTTCTTGTCTAAAAATTTGAACACCTTTACGTGCAGTTTCATCAATAATGCGACCTCTAGCTTCTCGTAATGCAGACGAGTTGAAATGTAGATATCGCATTTTTAATTGCATTCACGAACCTCTATATGAAATTTGTTGTTAAGCATTTGTCTATATTTCAAAAGTTCATCATCATTAGTTAATAGAATCTTTACGCGTTTTTGCGATGCGTCATAAACTAGATTAACTAATCTATGTTCTATTGGTAATCCTAATGTTAACGCAACATCATATTTTGCTTTTCGTCGCATTTCATGAATTTTCACTTTATGTGACTGTTCAATCTCAAATCGTAATGGTAACCGTCTAACACTTAGCTTTGGCATGATGGCAATTCAAATGGTTTTGCTTGTGTAAACGGAAATGAAACCAAATTATAACACGATAATTTACGTTCTTTAACTTCATTTAATGTCATATTTTCATTTGTTTTAGCATTAAAAGTATTCATAATTGACTGATCAAATTCAGTTGTCGGCATATTCGGTGCTTTTTTACCAACTAAATCTCTAGACTCAGGTGTCAATCGCTGATCATCAATATAGTTTTCGTTTCTTGCTACTGGATCTTGAACATGCACTGTTCTAGTTGTAGTTATTTCTGTATCATCATTAAACTTCTGACTGACATTTGCAATCTTTGATCCTAATGGTAAATGACCTTGATCATTTATGCTTGTTCTCGGTTGACCTAAACGTCTAGTTGGAGCAATTGATACGCCATTATCATACATTATGCCACCTCTATCCTAATTCTTTGCGATTCAAAATCTCCAATTTTAGCATATACTTCAACATCAGCAGTACTTGTTAAAGTGGCAGTAATCAAACCTTGAGACACTGTCAAAAACGTCGTCGGCGATGGATCTGTAATCCATTCGCAATCGGCATATCCCGTTACATCCTTATCTATATGATCACTATCTCTATAAAGAAGAACAGCCTGTGCTTGTATAGTGTCACCGACATTCATTACAATGTTGATTATATCGCCATTTTCATCTATTTTATTCTTAGGAAATATATCTAATACTTTTACTAAATCCAAATGCAAATACTTCATTATGTCTCGTGCATCATCTTGATCTATAGTATAATTCCCGCTAATAAATGATGCAGCCGTATACATAAAACCATCATGATCGTCAAATAATCTTTCTCTATCATCATGTTCTTGCTGTCTCATTTTTGCTTCAGCTGTTTGAACATAAGACATAGGATTCTCCTTTTTTTATTACAGAACTTATCAACATTTAGTAAAGCGTGTTCTCAAATGTTATTGTTCGACCTCTTTTAACATTAGTTACGGTCGGTCCTTTATCAGTGCGTTGTCTGTCATGTTCAGTCACTTCACCATCTGTAATTATTGGATTTTCAGTATAATGATCTGTACCCTTTCTCAATCCAACTCTATCCTGATATCCATACAAATTTAATGACTGTACAAATTTATATCGTATATCTGTTGAATCAACGTGTTCTACAGAAAAATGTTGTTGAGTAGGTTCACCTTTAACTTCAGGTCTAGCAGCAGGACCTATTGCATATATTTGACCGTTCCTACGAACAATAAAATCACGCTGTGTTATTACTGGTGTTATTGTCGTCCACGTATCTTCAACATTGTCAAGATGCATTCCGCGATCTGTCATTGTAATTTTTTGTTCAGCCTGAAACGGTGAAATCTTTATTTCAAACGGACCAACATAACCGCCAATAAATCCAGTGCCCCAGCACTCTAAACAACTGCCAACTTTTGGTTGTTTATGAGTTCGTTGATTTAATCTATAACACTGACATCTTTCACCTGTTGTTTTCTTAATAAACAACAAGACACGTTCACCAGCTTGATCTAACAACCAAGCATTTCTTCTAATAGCTTCTCGATACATATAGTCTAATTTCTCAGATTGTAATGTTACAGACGTACACCATGACAATCTTGTTTCGCTACCATTACTAAGTACAGCAGTAACTTTATAATGAGGAAATCTTCGTAAATTTAACTTAAGCTCTGCCAATCTATACTTATAAGTCACGGTCGCAATCGACTCAGGCGTTGGAATAACAGGTTCAATCCATTTGTCCAATACATAATCAAATTCTCGCTCTGTCTTAAGAATGATTGTTCCTTTTAAACCATCAACTCTATCAATTAAAGCAACTTGGCCATCAATAATGACTTCAACTTCATTAATACTATCAGTATATTCTTTATCATCTGTTCCTATAATTGGTTTATGTTGTGTTTGAATACAATACTGACCATCAACATTTTTTAATAACGGCAAATATGCATTACCTGAATTAATGTGAAAATACGAAAACAATACATCAATAGGTTTATCTGCACTTACAGCATAAAATCTTACTTGCAAATCATCTCGAGAAAAACTTAAATATGATTCTAACAATACCCAGCTTATCCCATCATAATAATATGTTGAAACATTGCTATCATAACGAACAATTTTTATTTGTCCTTTTGAATCCATCGTCTGTGTTTCAACTTTACTTATTTCTTGCGAATTCACTATTAATCTACTTACATAATAATCATAGGCTTCGCGTCTAATACGTGATAATTCAATGCACGTATACTGATTTACAGCAATAATAAAGGCCATTTCTTCTTGACGAATATTATCTGTCACCGGCCATACAATTTGTTCATATGCTGTTTCAATCTCAAAATCATTACGCATTCTGAATTTTGATTGAAAATAAGCTTCTTTACTTCCACCATAAACATCAGTAAAATGAATACCATCTGACTGATTAAACAATCGATCCGGATCAATAGCTTCCCAATAGTCAGCATTTACAATTTGACCACTAAAATCAGTTGCTGCATCAGCCAATGTCTTAAACTTAAATTGTTCAGACACATCTTCTTGCGTTACGATTCTATCTAATTGTTGATCACGATAAAACGGCACAGTTATGAGTTGGTTATTAATTTTGACAAACGTACCTGGCTCTTTTGTGTATACATCTTCAGAAGTAAGTGTATCATGTGATACTAAATCCATAAGTTGTTGACCATCAACTTGCGATCGATATACATTATACCCTACAATATCAGATTCAATCGGCGTCATGTCATCCCAGCAAATATCAACCGTATTCTTGATATATGGATGGCTCACAAACACATTTTTTGGAACTATGTTGTTTTCTCTGGGATCAATTATATACGTTTCAGATTTTACAGTTTCTTCATTTCCATGATCATCAACTGCAAAAAACTTTAAAACAGTTGTTCCTTGTTGCAATTGAATTGTTACAGGCGATGTGTCTTTACCATCATACGAATTAACAGTTGGAGTTTGACCATTTATCGTCCAATAGATAGTAGACGGTTCATCTGCTGTCAAAATTATTGAACTTAATACATGATATGTTCCACCAGCAATATTTGGAGTAGTAATTGGCGCGTTAGTATCAACCGCCTGTATATCAATAACATACATTTCAGTATGAATATATTCAGTGTTTGAATCAGAATCTTCACTAAAAAATCGTAATATAGTGTTTTCTGTTATTGGTATGGGCGCAGAATACACTAGTGATGATGTACTAGGTAGTGATCCATTAATAGTATAGTAAGTCGTAGCTGGTTCATTAGTCAATAATTGTACATCCTGTGCAGAAGCATATGTACTGCCTCTGGGATTAGCAATTGTCACCGGAGCAGTAACATCAGATGTGATTATTGTAAACGAATAGACATCGTTAAACTCAGTGTTAATATTTATCGTAACTACAATATCAGAACCTTGTGCAAATGGTAAGTTTTGTGTTATGTAAACATTATATCCTCGAGTATGATCGTCAATTATTCCAGCATAACCTGCTTGAAACACACCATTAACTATAACATTATTTCCATCAACCGTCACGTTAAGCGTAGTTTTGTCAGCTACTGTCCCGTCATTACGTATCTCGAAATATATAGGCGAAGTTCTTGATACACCTACTGCATTCTTTTCAGGTGAATAACTTTGAAAGCGTATCATTTTACCTCAATTATTACTTGCCGAATAATCTTCTCGCAATTAATGGGCTTTAAAAATTTCTTTCTCAAATAACTTTGAATGGCTAACCAGTCAATGCCAATACCTGCTCTATCATCAACATAAAAATCAGCATATATTTTATCAGATGTTTCAAAATCAAGAAATGGCGCATTCTCATTTACTGCATGAAACTTAATATCATTTCTATCGAGAAAATTAAGCGCATTTTGTAATACGTCATCTTCTCGACACGTCCATAATATAGAAAAGAAGTGCTCGTATATCCATGCGAGCACTTCTTTAGCATATGGCTGAAGAGTAAAATCAGTTAATAAATGCGGATCATCTTCAGGCTTTACAATCGTGCCGTCAAAATCAACCGCAATAATCTTCGGCTTATCATCCATTCTTTTTCCTTATTGACTTTGTAACTTCATGTAAGCCAGTTGCACCTAATCCTGCAGTAACACCGGCAATTAAACTAGTCACAAGATTTTGTCCTGTAGTCATACTAGTAATAAATCCTCCGGCTATGCCTAATACTAATGCAATATACGGCTTAATTGCTTTAGCCTTCGGTGAATCAAGCAGTTTAGCTACAGGTTTAAACTTCATCAAAGATATCAATAATTTAATTACTGCAGCCATAACAATCCAAATTGTTACATCACCAGCTTTTAATCCACCAATTGCTTCTACTATATCGCTAGTCTTATTAATCAATGTATCAACAGTCGTCGTCAACGTGTCAACAACTGCTGTTGATTCAGCAAATACACAAGCAACCATAGCCAAAACAATCACTCCAAACAACATCACTGTCTTTCTCATAACTTTTCCTCCTTTTTGTTCAACTGCTCCAATTTATCATATTCATCGCTAATTTGCGCAACAACTTTCAAATAACGTTTTAATGATGATAAATCATCAAATATTTTGAATTTTCGTCCTAATCCTTTCAGAAAATTTTGTTCATTCTTTGAAAGTTTGCCGCCTCTATAAAAAATGATATAATTAGCAGCCAGCATCGCAGAACACTCGTCATAAATATTATCAGTTGGCTCCCAATCATCATCATATGGGTCTAAAAATTGAATTTTATCTTTAAATTCTTTCTTAATTGTTTTGCGCCAATCATTGTCTTCAGTCATGCCACCAAGAAAAACAGACACATCTTTTTCTGCTTTCTTAACGTCATTTTGCAAATCAGCTTTCTTTGCAAATTCAACTTGTATTTGAGCTAAATGTATCATCGTTTGATCTTCCAATGTGACGGAACTTTCACTTTGTCACCTTTATCATGTTCATATTCAGCATAAATGCCACCATCTGTATCTACTTGATCAATTTCCCAACCATCATCAGTCTTATATCTGTGTTTAACCTGTGGTTTAAGTAAATTATCTGGGAAAAAACTATCAAACATTTCTTTTGATATCTCAGTTTCTGCTTCCTGATGTAATGGAAAATTCTTCACACCCAAACTATATATAGGTTCTTCATTAGGCTCTTGTTTCATTCGAATTCGTGCATATGATATCATTTTATCATTATCATCACGAACTTCTCTTAAAACGCCTTGTTTGATTAACGTTGATTTTTTATTCATTACTTCTTCTGGTAATTCAGTCAATGTTAATCTAGCTTCTCGTTCCTCATGTACTGTACCACTCATATCATCATCTTGAGCTAATTTCAGAAATTCAGATTGAATTAATGCTAAATGTTTCATATTACCCCAACATTATTCTATTAAATCGTGAACCAGTCCAACGCTTAATATTTTGACCAGATGTCCACGGACCAAGAGCAGCACCACGACTATAAGTGTATCTATCCTGACGCAAACCAACAGTGCAAAGAACACGTTTCTTAGCCATTTCTAAACGCTTGTCAACCATACCTTGCATTTGATTTGCCAACCCAGAATATTTGTCAGACCGGCGTATATCAAGACTAACACCAGCCAAACTATAGTTGAACTCTTCTGCTGCCCATAAAATCGCCAAATCATAAAGCGCATAAACTTGTGCTTCCAAAAGCATTAACGGTTCCCATGCTTTTGGATATGTTTGCAACACGTAATCTGTTGCTGGTGGCCACAAATTTATATAATTTGACGCGTCCTCAAGATGATTTACTAATTGTTCATCTGGCCACCGATAACCTCTAGTTTCAGTAAAACCAGCAATCTCTTGTTCACTACTAGGCGGAGCAAAATGATAATCACGATCAGGATGAATATCTCTAAGTTTAACTCTAAGTTTTTTAATCAATCGCTTGATTGACTCAGGATACTCTTCATTTATTACAGTCAATCGTGACACTATTTCAAATTCTTCAGAATTTGATATAACATTACTTGTGGCAGTATCACGAATCTTCCATGTAATTTTATGTCGACCGAGTGGTTCATCATCATCAATTTTCCACGGTGCAAAATAACTGCCTACTGCAAACTTAATGGGAAGTCTATCAGCTGCACCAATCAATTCATCAGGACCGGCATCATTAACTCTATATAAATCAAACACGATGCTATAAGGATCTTTTAACCGACCAGCTTGATCATATGTAAAGATGTTTAGATTCTCTTTACCTGTCGTATCACCGCGTCTCAATGCATTCATTTATGCTCCTATGTTTGACAACCACAGGTTGTTGTATCACCATATTCGGGCGTATTACAAGTACCAGATTGTAATTGACCTTCGCCATCTGTCGATGTAATATCATCTCTAATCTGACATCCTTCTCTTCTATCATGATACACAGAGAATGTATTAGCTTTTGATATTAACTGACTAATGTAAGTTTCCTGTATCATCCAAACAATTTTATATATGCCTGGCATTATACTATTTGCTGTCGGTGAACAAAGAAAATTAGCAAGCGCATAATAAGACCCGATATCAGCCCAATCTGCTTCTCGATTTTCTTGTCCTCGTACAATGTTGCCACAAGGATCATAAATAGTATAACGTACAGAAAATGGATCAAATGGTTGACCATTTTTCTCAAAATAAATCGTTAATGCATCACAAGGACCTGCGCCTTGACCAAAACCTTTAATATCTGATCCACCATAAATAAGTAAACCACTACCATAATTAATCTTAATACCAGTCGCAACAATTTCAGAACCTTGATATATTAAGTATTGAGCAATGCCACCAGTTCCAACAATTACAGACCCTTGATAATCAAGTATTCCTTCACCAGATGCTAGTTTGTCGCCAGTTCCTTCGATCTCTGAACCTTGGTATATGAGCAAACTAGATGTGCTTAATCCAATCTTATATCCAGTACTATCTATTTCTGAATCTTGCTTTTCTAAAATAACAACAGCTTCGCCAATTTTCACACCATTGGCTAAAATTTGAGAATTTTGTTTATTGAGTAATGCTATACCGGTGTATAACTTTTCACCTAATCCATCAATCTCTGAACCTTGATAGATCAACACACCAGAACCAGTAGAAACTCTAGCGCCAGTACCATCAATTTCAGAATCTTGATAAACTAATAAACCACTACCTTCAATAACTCTTGCACCAGTGCTAATTATTTCTGAATCTTGCTTTACTAATAAAACCGTCGTCGGTACAATACGTATGCCGTCGCATTCAATCTCAGAATCTTCTTTATTAATTATTAAAGCACTTACACTAATTTTAATTCCGTCACTATCAATTTCAGAGCCTTGGTATTGTAATACACCAGAATCAACACCAATTTTTATTCCGTCACCATCAATTTCTGAATCTTGCTTATTAAGAATTACAGTCGTAACACCGATTTTTACACCAACACCAACTATCTCAGAATCTTGTTTCTCTAATATAACTGTTGCTTCACCAACTCTAACACCTGTGCTTATAATCTCAGAATCTTGTTTGTCTAATGTTGATGAAGTAGAATCGCTTACTCTAGCACCGTATCCTTCAATTTCAGAATCTTGATACAATAGCAATACATCTGCTTCAACAACTTCTGTACCATTTCCATCAATTTCAGACCCTGGATAAAGCAATTCGCTGTCAACACTAACACCGACTTTAACTCCAGGCCCATCGACTTCAGAGCCCTGGTAAATTAAATCACCAGGGCCATTTGCAGTTTCCCACCAACCGCCAGTAAATGTATCTTCTACAGTGGGTAGTTCACCATCAAGATTAAACCATCCACCAGTAAAAGTTGATACATAATCACTAACTAAGCCAGCCATTATGACCTAGTCCTACTAGTTGGTGACGCTGTCAATGTAAACAACGATGTCGCATTGTCTTGCTTATAGTACGTATAATTGCTTCCTGATTTTATTATCTTACCTTGTGAATATGACAGCAGCACTTCTAGTACAGCCTCGACAGTTTTTCCATCAACATTACCACTTAAAATATCGCTAACTGAAATATCTTCTAACACATCTAACGTATTTTTTGTTCCAGATATTTCAATACGACCACTAACATCAGTACCAAGTTTATTAGCTGGAGTTACCAATATCTTGCTTGCAGCATCTGTCCCTGCCTGAGCAGCCGTATGACTAGATCTAGTTGAAACATTTACATCTAATTTAGAAATATTTGCTTGTAACTGATCAGCTGCTGTAGTTGATGCAGATATTGCTTCAGCATCAGTAATTACTCTATCAGCACCATCAAATCTTATCTTATCAGTTTGACCCTTAATACCAGTAACATCAGATGCTATTTGAGAAATATCACTTGCTGCATCAGTTACTTGTGATGATCTATACTCATAAAGCGCTATTGAACTTTCTTCCCAACCAAATTTGAATATCAATTCTTCTTCTGGATGAGAATCTGCCAATCGATAGTAAAACTTATACAAACCTGTACCAGTTCTCAACAATTGTCTATATCCAACAAACGTACCAGTTCCAGCAACCAACGGGGTTGTAAAAGCTACATCTTGATACAAGAAAGTATTTCTATTAGTTCCAGACGAATTATATACTGTTAATGCTAACTGATTGCTGTCTGGATCTTCCATATTCCCATCAATATCTTTTAATGCAACTTCAACAAGTATGGGCTTATCACCTGATGACGGCCGCTGCATATAAACAGGTAATGCCACTGACAATCTAGTAACATTTGAAATGCCATCAATCGATGTTTGAACTGAATCAAGTTGATCAGATAACGTTTTAAGATTATCATTATCTGCACCACGAATGTTATCTTCAACAGCATCTAATTCTGCTTTAGTTGGTGCATCATAATCAAGCAAAGCTTGATCAACTTCAGCATTAACATCTGCTTTTGCTTGTGTAGCTAATGACCCTATAGAACCAACTACATTGCCTTGAACATTACCAGTTACATTGCCTTGTACACTAGCAACTCCTTGACCAAATGACCCTGCACTAATGTGTTCACTTCTTAATTCATTCCATGTAGTATCAACAATGCTATCAACAGCACTTGTCGACAGTCCTTTTACCATTGTTTCATTTAAAATAGCAACTTGATCTCCAATCACAGGTGTTATTGATAAATTTCTATATAAAACTATATTGCCAGACGCATCTGCACTCTGAACTGGTATGCATTGATATTCGCCTGTAGATATATCATGAAAAACCAATACATGATCAATCCAGACAGCACCAGATCCTCCGGGAGGATTTGCACCAATACGAAATGTTTTTGCATCTGTAACAGCAATAACTTCAGTAAACACAAGTCCACCAGACGATCTCAATATACCACCAGCTGATAATTGATCCTCTAAATTAGTCAATGGATGATCCCAAACCGCTTTAGCTGCCTCTGCAGGAGTAGTAGCTGCAGCAGATACCGTAATAACATTAACATAATCAAGATATAAATCAGATGCTACATTTGTATCACTTGAAATAAATCTTATTGTTACATCATACGGTGATGAAGGATTCACGTGTTCAGGAAGTAAGAAAAATGTTCTTGCTTCATCAACAGTATTATGATTAAATCTAGTAGTTGTGCCCGATAATTGATCAAATACTGCAGTATTATGATTATACACAAACACATTAACATACTTTCCTGCAGTTGGTGATGTTACTTGATATCTTCCAACAATCATTAATTTTATTGTCGATTGATCAGCAGCAGCTGTAAATCCTAAATCTACGTTGATTACAGCTGCTCCTGTCGGTGATAATCTGAAATAAACTGAATTTATTGTATGAGTATCAGTATAACTACCAACATCAATCACACCAGAATTTAATGCTTGACTAGTAGCTAAATTATCAATTGGAATTATTTTAGCTATATTATCAGCAATAGCTGTTTGACTATCTGTAGTAGCATCAAAACTAGCACCGCCATTATCATCAGCCATCTTAGTCAGCATGCTAGATACAGTAGCCGAACCACCGTCTAATGCAACAGGAGTTCCAATTCTTGTTTCAATATTTGTAATATTATCGTTGTAATCTGCTTTATCGCTCGAACCCATAATATTATTCGTTGGCAACTTACCTTGCATTTCATTAGTGTCAATAAGAATAGCATCAATATCAGTATCGTGATTATCTTTATCACTAGAACCCATAATGTTGTTTGTCGGCAATTTGCCTTGCATTTCGTTAGTATCAACAAGAATAGCTGCAATTTCGTCATCATGATCTGACTTATCACTTGAACCCATAATATTATTAGTTGGCAATTTGACTTGTATCTCATTCGTGTCTGCTAAAATTGCTGTCACGTCAGTTTGAACATTGTCAATCTTTGTTTCATTAGCATCTATATTATCCATTATATCGTCATAAACTGATCCAGTAACTGCTGCCGTAGATGAAACATCTTGAGTTTTCAATGATTCTGCAATAATGTCTCTATTTGTCCCAGTGTCAGCCAATGTCACGCTACCAGTAACAGAAGCAGCGTCAACGATACCCATTACATATTGATATCGTAATGTTGTAGAATTTTCATTCAAAATATATTTGATAGACCACTGTTCAGGCATTTCAGTGCTAGGCACAGCATAATAAATTCTATATCGACCCTGTCCTTGACGAATCATTTTGTAAAAACCAGGAAATGTCGATGATACAGTAGCAGGTGTAGTTAAAGCATAATCATCATACAACGCGGTCTTTGCAGTCCCTGACACATCTTCTAAAACTATTGCAATTTCTAAACTATCAGGATCTTCCATGTCACCCGTGAAATTATAAAAATATGCTGCTAATTCTATTACATCATTACCTGTAGCTGGAATAATAGCTTGTGTCGGATATGACGCTGCAAATCTTGTATTATTTGAAACATTTGTCACGATAGTTTCAATATTAGTAATATTGTCATCATAATCAGCTTTATCACTTGAACCCATAATATTATTTGTCGGCAATTTGCCTTGCATCTCGTTTGTATCAACTAAAATAGCATCAATATCTGTATCATGATTATCTTTATCGCTTGATCCCATAATATTGTTAGTCGGTAATTTACCTTGCATTTCATTAGTGTCAGCAAGAATCGCATCTATCTCGTCGTCTTTATCAGTCTGTACTGATGACCCCATAATGTAATTTGTCGGCAATTTGCCTTGAATTTCATTAGTATCAGCTAGTATTGACGTCACATCTGTCTGAACATTGTCAATCTTGGTCTCATTGGCATCAATATTGTCATTAATGTCTTTGTAGATCGACCCAGAGACAGCGCCAGTGCCTGATACATCACGTTCCTTCAAAGCTTCTGCGATAATGTCTTTGTTCGTGGTATTGTCAGCCAGAGTAATCGATCCAGGATTCTCATCAACTACATTCGTGCTGCGAGCGTATTGAAGTAACGTCGAAGCTTCTTCGAGCTTGAATGAAGCAGTCCACTGTTCAGGAGTTTCAGTATTAGGAAGTTTGTAGTACGTCTCATAAACGCCAGTACTGATCCTAACCATCTTCCACATGTTAGCATCGATAGTTCCAGCAGTAGCTCCAGTTATACCGCCAGCATCATCAAAAAATGCATCCTTATCAGTACCATCAACGCTCTCGTACAAGACATCAATCTCGTTGTTATCCGGATCTTCCATGTTACCATCTGAATCATAGAAATGTACCGTAATCTTGTACATTGTCGTGCCAGTATCCGGCACTAGCATGTTTGTTGGGACAGTAGCTACGAATCTAGTGTTGTTTTGGATGCCGTCAACGCTAGTCTGCACACCATCAATCTGATCAGACAGCGTTTCTAACGTGTCGCCATCAGCGCCGGTTCTAGCAATTCTTGTTGCCCCAGTATCAGCGTCCGTTATAGGATAAGCAGTTGATTCATCATAAGTTGTTGCTTTAATAGCATCAGCTACAAGATCCATTGCATCACCGGGAGCAGCTCGGCTTGATACTGTAGTATCCAAATTTGTGTCGACAGTTGATTTAATTGAATCTATTTCGTCATCTTTATCAGACTGTACAGATGATCCCATTATGTAATTCGTCGGCAACTTGCCTTGTATCTCATTTGTATCAACAAGAATAGCATCTATCTCGTCATCCTTATCAGTCTGTACTGATGAACCCATGATATAGTTTGTTGGTAATTTGCCTTGTATTTCATTAGTGTCTACTAATATATCATCTACATTGCCATCAACGACATCAATTGCTGATCTAATAGCTCTTTGACTATCAGTCGTGGCATCATAACTGGCACCGTCGTTGTCATCAGCCAGCTTTACCAAATTAGAAGCGATAGTAGCAGATCCACCATCAAGTGCTGTAGGAGTACCAATATTAGTATTTAATGTGTCAATAATATCAGTAACTTCAGCAAATGTCTTGTCCGTCACTTCAACAGGAAATCTATATGTATAACAACCAGTACATTGAACTTCGACTTGATATTTTCCTTCATTAGCAAACTCTGGATTACCAAGTTGCACCCAATAGTTTCCTTCACCAACTTCAGTCCAGTCGCTAACAGTAATCGTCGCAGTCGTGGCAGACGTCGCCGCTTCATATGAGTACTTTACAGTAATGTCGCCAAATGCTTTACCCGTTTCAGGCGTTTTGTAATTATTCTCATCAACTAAAATTACGGGAAACCATTTGTCAGTACTCTTCTTACCTTCCATTTATTGCTCCCTTAGTCGGTCGTATTATTACCTTTTTGCTGGCCCATCTGCTGATCTATTTCGACAACTTTCATTATCTTCTCTGGTCTATACACATCAAAATCATCATTGAAATCTTGATTAAATGCCCCAGCTACACCTTCTTGACCAGGCATAATATTCTCCTATTAATACAAGTATTCAAAGATGAATGAAAAAGTTTTAGCTGTGCCAGTAATATTGTTATATCGTAAACGCATTGTTGTATTTGCAGGCACATAACTAGAACCAATTTTTGCTGTACCTAAATCTAGATTGTGACCTTTAACCAAAGTCAATACAGGTACATAATAAACACCTTGCTTTACATATGTCGGCGTGGCAGCTGCAAATGCTTGCGTCGCAGCATCTTCTACAGTAATTTGCAAATTTTCTGAATCAATTGAAACAATACGTTTTAATTCATTTTTATTCGTAGTATCATCTAGTGTTACAAAAAATCCAATTTCAGTATTATCTATTACTGACTGTTGCACACTAATTACGGTGTCGTCGACACTTACGTCTGCTGTAATCGCACCTATAACTGTATCTGGTGCTACAACACATTCAATGACATCTCCATGCATTTCGTCAGTTACATGAGCTCTTGCAGCTAACAATCCAATTGGTATCGGATAGGAAAATTCTAATGATTGCCAACCTGTTTCTGCAGGAATAGCCAATTCGAAACTTTGCGCTTGATAATGCCCACCAGTTTCGACATTTTCTTCTCTAACCTGAACAACGTATTGTCCATTTGCATTTATTTGTGGTAAAATCAAGCCCTTTTGCTCCATTGTTATACTCCTTCAACTAATTTCTCTATAACTTTTTCATTACCATCGACAAAATAATCCCATTCTTTATCAATATCTTCTGTTCCATCCAACCAAAATCGCTTTTCTTTTCGTTTTTCAAGTTTACCGTTATTATAAATATATGCGTTTTCAGTCACTTTTCCTGAATAAGTGCCATCACCATTATCTGTGTTATACCAAGTTTCACGAATAATACGTCTGCCAGACGCATCATATTCTTTAACCAAAAATTTTGCTTCTCCAACATCTGAAACAGAATGATCAGAAACTAAAGCTTGCAGTGCTGTCTGTTCTTCTGCAGTTAAATCAATCGTAAATGTAATTTTCAGCACGTCAGGTGCCTTATAAAGACTATAACTGGCAGCCTGGCTTATATTAGGGCTAGTTTTTATTTCAGCCTCTAACTTTTCCAAATTAACAGCACTTTTAGTAAACTGATATTCTGCCATCTTAAACTCTTTTCTCTTATTTCACGCGTTTAATATGAACTCTCATGCTTCTGACGTTGAAAGTGTTGTCAGTATACACATCCAAATCTATTGTGTGAGTGCCTGCGCCTAGCGCCAATCTTCTAAAAGCAGTCCACACCATATATAAAGGTGCATCTGCTGTTCTACCTGTTGTTGTCTCAATAATATTTGTTGTATTGTCTACTTGAAACCTAAAAAATCCAATTTTATCCTTTTGTGCAGGCCCACCCTCCATCAAACAAGTAATTAAATAATTTCCAGCCTGCAATGATGAAGTAGTGAAAGTGGCTGCTTCTACATATGTGCCACTAGTAGTAGAAAACAATGTTTCGTCTTCATAATATTCATCATACGAATAATCATCTAATTTATCTAATGCTTTTTGCGTTGTGTCGTCTGCACTAGTAAGAACTTGATTAAAATTTGTCACATCAGTAGTTACTTGACTAGCTTTTCCAAATACCCATACAGCAGCACCGGTCGTATTATTGACGCAAACCCACCATGTACCTGCTGTTGTGTTAATCCAATAATCACCGACTCTAAATTGCCTACCAATTCCAGCTGTATCAACTCCATCATTATTCACTGTTGGATTAGTTGTAGTAGTATATGCTAATCTTCCAAATCCTGTATGACCAGCTGTTGCATAATCCAAATTTTGCAATAAAGCGTGCGACACTATAGATGGTGAAGCACTAGTTGAAAATGATGATTTTCTAAAATCTTGTACTGCAACTATAATGCATTTTCTAGCATCAGTATACGAATTACTGCTACGTAACACTATCCTATATAATATTTTAATTTCTTTAGCCGGCAAATCACCAAAATTAATTAATTCTGTCCCTGCGCCACTGATTGCATCATTTTGATTTGCATACTGCACAGAGCCCTGAATTGATTTTAATGGATATTGTATATCGTTTGTAGCTACAACCCAATATGCCATGTAGTTGTTGTTTGTTATTTCTAGCTGTTGCCATGCACCACCAGTAAAAACATTCAATGCTAATCTACCCGTGCCTGCTGCTTTATACGCATAATCTGTCGGTGTATCTTCAGTCCAAACTACATTACCTGTTTTATACATTACCGGTAATTGAGCTGGATCAACTAGATCCATTTCAAAATTATTACCTGGTGTACCATTTACTATAGAAATATTAATGTCTTCATCACTTACAATGCCATTTGTAAAACCAAATGTTATAGCAGCATCACTGTCAGTACTTAATACATAACCACCAATATCCAAGCCAGTTTGCCATACTGTTCCTACAGTCGTATGCAAATATTTATGTGTAGACCATGGCATCACTGCGCCATGACGCTCGTCACCAACAACAATAGCTTGAGTGCCTGTCCAATATATAATTGCAACTAGAGCATAATCTGAAAAGAAATCGTCAGTCCACACTGTAGCTTCCGATAATGCTGCTGCATTATAATAAAGATAATGCAAACCAGTAGCAGTGCCTATAACAATCTGTTCCGATAAAGTCTTAGTATATTTCGTACCTTTAATGTAATATGAAAAATTTGCTCCAGTTGGCGCTATCGTAAATGTTCTACTACCATCGACAAAACTAATTGTTGTTTCAGCTCTACTAACAAACCCTGTCGGCTCTTCTAAATCAGTATATATAGCATCTTGTTTTGTGAATTGTTCATATATTTGATCACCAGTAACGTTTTGTGCATTAGTGACAGCTCTAACACGCTGCACTTGTCCACTAGACAATTCTGTCAATAAAACTTTTCCATAGCTAGAACCATTATTAATGTTATCTAATGTATCAACTACTTTGTCAAAAACAGCACCATCTATAGCAGTTTTTAACCAGACAGTTCCTTTTTTAAAGAGAATTAAACCAGCATATTGATAATTTAAAGTTATTGATGTATTGCCTTCAATAGTGTCAGTTCCACCTCTAGTAATAGTTACAGTGTTTGCTGTTGCATCAGTTCTCTTAAACAACAACATTCTATCATTATAACCGACTCCAGTCGGCAACGTTACATCAATATTATTTGATGCTGCATTCAACTCAATCATTACATCATCATCTAGAACAGAGTATGTAGACGACCCAACAGTTACAGAATAAGCGCTACCATATATAGACACAAGAAAATCCCGTAAATCTTGCGCACTTATATTTCCTACCAAATTATCTGCAAACAGCGTCTGCAACGCAGACAACGAACGTTTTGTATCAGCCATCTACATACTCCTACATTAGTTAGGTACTCTATAAGTCAAAGAATTAATACGAATGATTTCGCCAACAACATATGTCAAACTAGATAATTCAATGTCACCACCGCCACCAGAAGCAGTGACTGTGCCAAATACTCTAGCTGTTGACCCTGAATCTCGTATCTCAAATTTTGAAATAGTACCAGCATTGTCAACAGTGTCTTCTTTTGGGAAACCATTAGCATCAGCGTCACCACCTACAGCAGCAGCAAATGCATCAGAATTAAGTGTAATTGTTGCGACATCAAGATCTGCAGCAGTAAGTAACACTAACGTTGCACCACCATCAAGATTAGCCCCGCAAACAGCGTCCGCGATTAAGTTTTTTGTCGCTGTGTCATGAGTTACGGCCATGATAGCCCTCCTTTAAAGTTACGCAATTAGTTTATCTCATTACCTTATCTGGACAAATATTAACTGACAATTGAGCATATACAGATCTACAAAATTCTCCAGAGTATGATGCATCTCTAACAATATCAAATTCACCTAATGAAGTCTGCAATGGATAGTCTTCAAATCGTTTGTAAACCCATTCTATCTTATGTCTGCCGACACGAAATACTTGAGGATCAATCTTTAATGGCACAAAATATTTACCAGTATCATATCGCATTGGCACACTATTAATTGTTTGTCTTATAACTTCTGACTTACCATGAGTACAATCAAAAATTGTGTAAGTCACAAGAAAAGGATCAATTGCTATACCTGCAGAGTCAATATCATCTGCATAAAAAGCAATTGTTATGTCATCTTTTTTCAATAACTTTCCCAAGTAAATCATAGTTACATGTCCTTATACAGAGACAACCTATAAATACTCTAAAAATAAAAAGATATTTCAAAAAAAAAGGAGATACGACGTATCCCCTTTTACAATGTTGTCAACAGTATGATACGTTAGTCTTTTGTGAATTTGATCACCATACCAGAAGAAGGTGCAGTATAAAAACCAACAGGCGCAACTCTTAATTTTTCTTCCAGCAGCACTCTATTGCTGCTTCCGTCTGTTCCGCGATAATACACAAAAACAACTGTATTTTCTGGAAATGTGTCAGGCACAGTCCAATTATACAAATAATGACCGTCGTGAATTTTTGTCATTGTCGTTTCTGCTAAATCTTCTTCTTCAGTCGTACCACTATAATGAACAATCTGAACCGTTGGATCTGTCGGATCAAATACAACTCCAGTGTCAATAGTTTTAAATACGACTTTTAATTCTCTTATCATTCCTCGCGTAATTATATCCATTGCAATCTCCTATCAAGTCTGATTCAGAATTACTGCAAAATCAAAATATTAGAATGTATATGGAATTGCAAAACCTAATTGTTCGATCTGCTTATCTTCACTATACGGATTAATCACGCAATTATAATTTTTCATCGTCGTGACCACAATTGAATCAATACTGCTTATGCATTGCCAAGAAAATGCTACATTCTTTGGTATAGTTATTAATAATGGTTTAGCCTCACCCATAAAAAATTCATTTATATCATGCTCAGTTGACGATTTCTGATTTAAATCAAACAATACCAACTTAATTGTGCCATTAACACATGCTATCATTACTTTATCATCACAACAATAATAGCCTCTAATCGTATTTGTTCTATTAGTTAGTACATTTACTGGCTTAAATGAATCATTACAGACATTAGCTAGCGTGCCCAGTTCATCTATTGTCACTTCATATTCATGTATACTAACATCATTGATGAATTTCACCATCAACCTCGCATTCTATGCCATCTAATCATTGACTTTAAAGTTTGTTCAAATTCAACATTAGGTGACCAACCTAACGAAACTAACCTATTATTATTCAATTGGCGAATTATTGATTCAGAATTATCGTCAATGTACTCGACAAATGATAACGGCAATTCAAATTCTTTCAAAACTAATCTAGCAATCTCTCTTTTATTTATTTCAAAACCACTACAAGCTTCATAATATCCACGCCCAAAAGTCATTACTTTATCAATAGCATTACAACAATCATTAACATGTATCCAATCAACACTTTCATCGTTGCACGGCGTATGTATATAATCTTCTTTTATGGCATTATTGATCGCTGTATATATGAAATTTGTCGAATCTTGATTAATGCCATAACAAATAGAATGTCTAATCATCTTTTGACATTCATATTCGCATTCATCAAGCAAACTTAATACTTGAACAAAACAGACATTGTGACAACAACAAAAATCAGCAATGTCTTTAGATACTACAAAGTTAACAACAATATCAAACTTGTATTTCTCGAATAATCTATACACGGTCGTTTCAACATTGTATCCAATTGTTTCAATTACAATAGCATCATTCAAATCATATTCATCTGCATTTTTTTCAGAAATAAACACAATGCGATCGCCCGTATAATGATCAGCAAACCAATTTGCCAAACATGCGCCTATAAATGAACCAATGATACAAAACGTTCGATTATGATTTAGCATTTTTTTTCAATTTTTTAGAGACACCAACTATTTCATCAGCTACAGCTGTTCTAAATTCACCATTCATTAGTTTAGCTGTTTGTTTCATCCTAGTTTTAGCATCTTTTTTTCGCTGTAACATTGTCAATTGATATGCTACTTCATCCCTATTAGCATTTGTGTTCATAATCCCTCTGCTTTCAATAAATTCAACAATTTAGTTTGTTCATCAGTTAATGTCTTTGGCAGATCAATTATAAAATTCACAATCTGATTTCCTGGTTTGCCAGATGTAAAATCTGGTAGTCCATGACCCACCAAAACTTTTTTGTCACCTGTGTTTGATCCTTTTGGTATGTCAATGTCGACATCATTTCCGTGCAGTGTTTGAACAGAAATTGTCCCGCCAAAAACTGCTGTTGTTAATGATATATGTGCGTCATAAACGACATCGTTAATATAACGTTTAAATAATTTATGAGGTATTAATCTAAATTTAATTTGCAAATTACCAGCAACACCATTTCTTTCACCTTGATGACCGTAGTATTTCATTGTAATTGATGTGTGCTCTTGAACTCCCCGATTAATTGTTACAGGAATAATAGAATCTTTAAGTACACGACCTGTTCCATTACATGTTTGACAATCAAATTTTATAGATTTACCTTGACCATGACAATCGTCGCATACACTTGTACTATCAAACCTAAACCCTCCAAAATTACCGCTAGTAGTCGTTTTACCAGTCCCTTTACATTTTTCACAAGTTATTCTTTCACCACTAGAAGTGCCTCTTCCATTACAATCTGCGCACTTTTCATATCGTTTATATTTTATAGTTTTCTTTGTACCTCTTAAAACATCTTCCAATGTTATTTCCATTGTTATTCGAATATCTTGACCGCGATCTCCTCTTGAATTAGTTTTTACTGTGTTTCTAAAAAATGCATTTCCATCAGTAGACGTAAACACATTACTAAATGAGCCTTGTCTAAATAAATCACTCAAATCTATATTAATCCTTTGACCATGCCCGTCATACATAGCTCTTTTCTTTGTGTCAACTAAAACAGTATAAGCCTCACTGACTTCTCGAAACTTTTCTTCAGCTGATTTATCATCTTTACATTTATCTGGATGATATCTAATCGCTAATTTTCGATAAGCCTTTTTTATTTGATCTTCCGTAGCATCTCTAGACACACCTAGTACGGCATAATAATCGCGACTTCTAGCCATAAAGCCAATCCAAATGTTCGTAATGTAAACTTGATCGCTTAGGCGGGTTTTGCAATAGCAGATTAACTAATGTCAGATTAACAGTTAACATAATTCACTCCTAGAAAACCCACAATATATTATATGTGGATTTTTCTAGAGAATTACAATTAACTGTCAGTTGTTATGTGACACATTGTTTTTAATGATCTAACAGCATCGGTATAATCTGAAGCGTTTACAACACACTTTTTATCATTAATGCTGTTAAAATAGCCAAGTTTCAATTCTAGAATTGACATTCCTGAAGACGACACATCAAAAACAAATACTGTTTTATTATCACGTTGTTTAATAGTTTCTACAACACAATGTTTAGTTTTCAAATACGCAGCAAAATACAAATCAGGAGTAATTATTTTCTCACCATCATCATTTACATGACATAAAGTTTTCAATGATCTAATAGAATCTGCAAAGTCAATAGAACAAACAGCATATTTTTCATCATCATCATTATTAAAATACCCATGCTTCAATTCTGTTGAAGACAGACCAGAGTCTTCAAGATCAAATGTAAAGATTGTCTTTGTTCCTTCTTTCTGAACACCGACAATCTGACATTTTTTAGCTCGAAGATAAGCTGCAAAATACAAATCAGGCGTTGTAATTTTTGGCGTCCTAGAAGCATTCATGATTCATCTCCATCTTAATTTAATTCAGCTATTTTTTCACTAATTGTATCTATAAAAGCGTCAAGTGTAGCTTCAACATCAGCAATCTTTTCTCTAGTATTTTTAATTGCTGTTGCTGTATCACTTCTTGACTTCTTAATATCTTTGTCTATCTGCTGCTTTGTTGTAGCAACTATTGATTCAAATGCAGCAGCAACTGTTTCAGTCTTTTCAATTAATCGCTCAACTGCTTCTGATTGTTGAACATAATGTTGAGAAATATCAGTAATTTTGTCAGTTTGAGTTTCAACTGCCAATGACAATCTTTCAAATTGTTCGTCAGTCAAATCTAGTTGATTATTTTCAATTAACTCTCTAAGTTCAATCAAAGTGTCTTGAACACTTTTATTTGTATCATTAAGTGATTGTTTAATTGATTTTTGCAAATCAGATTTCAAAGAGTCTAATTGACTAGCAACATTGCGTTTTACTCTAAGTTGAACATTTTTTTCAATACCAAGTTGTTCAACTACATCTTTTACTAAAGGCACAATAAACTTTTGAAAAAAACGACTTGTCCTTCTCATATATTCTCCCTTAATCGTATGAATCTATTATTTGGCGCAAAGAAAAAGAGCTTCTCCAGAAGCGAGAAGCTCTTTATATTAACCAATGCCTCGCTTAACCAACGCGAATGTCAATGTCAGCTGGGCCACCCGTTGTATTCTCAACATATGTTTCAGTATAATCAGTATTATGAGTAATAACAACGTCAGTGCCTGGAACAGCAACAGTCGGTGTTCCTGTTGGATCAAGTACGACTGTAACATTCGGAACAAAACCAAAACCATGAGCGACAGTAACGGTTGCAGTATCTGCAACAGCAAGCGCTCTATCATTAGCACTAAGTTTGCCAGCATCAACAAACCTCTTAATATCGCCGGCTTGCGCACTCAAAAGAACTTCGCCAGTTTCGACAAGATACATTGATTCGCCTGGATTAAGACGAATACTTCTCGAAATCGGCGATACGCCTTTGATGTACTGACCAAAATCGTTGAATGTCAGAACACCACTAGAAACTAGACTGGTAATCTTCATGAAATCCTCCTATGATAATTGTATTGTAAGTTAAACTGTCTCCACTTTACCATCTGTATCAACAGATACAGGGATAAAGCGATTTTCTTCATCATTATAACCAACAATTGCAGTTGGCTGCAAATTTGGATAATGTAATCTCATACCATTAACTGTATATGGTGGAATTATAATTAGATCTTCAAAAGCTTGTTCAACAGTTAGAATTACTGGTTTCATCTTAACATAATTTGTCGCGTCGTTATCCCAACCAGAAACTTGACTTGGAACAATATTGTAAACAACTTTTTTATGATAAGATCTAATTCCACCATGATCTTCACAAGAAGCGTTCTCGACAGATGCTAATAGTGTAGTAAATAATCCACCTGCAGACGTATCCCAATATAAATTATATGATGTTGGCTTTGTAGCATTACTACCATTTGGTCTTACAGGCCACATCAATGTAACTCTGTTAGACAATCTGTAAACGACTTGGATTTTATTACTTATCACTTATAGCACCTTGTTTAAGATTCTTTGATTTTTCTAATTCTTTTCTTTCTAGCTTTTTTCTTCACTTCACTCTTGATACTTTCAGCAGTAGTTTTTTCAGATCTTCTAGCTTCTCTGGCTTCACGACGTTTCTTTCTTGCAGCTAAAATCTCGTCGCCAGAAATAGTCTCATCAGCTAAATCTTCTGGTTCCATTTCGGCTACACCAACTGGTGCATCAAGTTTTTTTGCAGCTTTTGCTGCAGCAGACTTCTTTTTTACCGGCTCAACAACTACGGCTTTGGCTTCAACTTGTTCTGCTTCAGCGTCAGTTATTTTTCTAAGCCAACCTGCTCGCAAAGCAGCAGCCATTGATCTTGAAGTCCTAGCGTAATTGTCATCTGGTTCAAAAACAGTGTCTGCTTCAAGATAAACACCTTGATCAGTAAGTCGAAACTTCTGCTGTACCAAGTACTTCATGAAAGGCCTCCATTCATAATACGTTAATATAAATCTGTTTAGGCAGCTGCTCTGCCTACTTCATCTCGCTTGTCATCAAACTCTCCAGGACCAATATCAATCCATTCATCATCACCAGTTTGCGATGACATATTGGCATCTGGATCGTCTTTTTTATCATCATGTTCTAATGGATGAGAAGCTTCTCTCTTACAACCAGCTTCTTCTTCAAGTTCTTCGTCATCAAGTTCTTCGAACATTTCTTCATCTTCATTGGCAGCATCAACTGCTTCTAAATCTTCATCGTCAACAGCACCTTTTTCATACATATCTGCAAGCTTATTCAAAGAAGCAGCTGTTCGTCTAAGCTTAGCTGCAGCTGCACGACCAATTGCATCTCTTTTGTCATTTTCCCAATTATTACTAAGTGCAACAGCTTCTTCATGACCTTTACCAGCTTGACCTTTTTGTCCCTGTCCAGCTTCATAATCATCCTGAACAGTTGCATCATAACCAGATGTTAATTCACTCACATAGCTTGCAGCTCGTGAACCCTTCATATTGTCCTCCTTACCGACAGTTGTTGTATTCGTTAATGCCTTTTGAGAAGCCTTTATTTCGTAATCAGGTTTTTCTAACTTTTTAAATGAATTGCTAAAATCGATATTACTAAATTCCTTATATTCATCTACAATGCCGCTGTCATCAATTTCAATATTTGTTAATGTATGTGCATGTTCTTTCATACGTAATTTATGCCAGATATAAAAGAAATATCAAAAAACAAATTAATTATTCAAAAAAAAGAGGGTAGCAAAAGCTACCCTCTTTTCATTCAAAATCTAACATTCAAGTTAGCGAGTAACCTGAATGCTCGCAACACCGCGAGGATTCCAAATGCCAATACCGATTTGCTCGAATATTGACCAACCAATCAAACGGCTGTCAGGATCATCGGCGGGAAGAACCGTAATATCAATACGCTGAGGCATGATACCAAGGAACTTCTCTTCGGTGCAAACATAAACAGTACCAATTGGAACAATACGTGAGACGATGATTTCAGCGCCCCAAATCATTGCCATAAGACCAGTCGCAAGCAAGCTCTTCTGTGAAACAGGATCCAATTGATCGCGACCCCATTTTCTGATATCAGAATAATCACGAGCATTCATGAACAGACGAGCAACGCGAAGGTCATGCTTTTCGACTTCAGCAAAAGCATCAGCCAAAGCATCTCTATCCAGTGAACCAGCAGCAGCAATAGTCTCATTAAAAGCAACACCAGTAATAGGATCAACCTGAGCGAGCGCAACATCAAGAGCAGCAAAACCGAGTTCATCTTCAGCAGCCTGAATTTCCTGCTTTGCCTTGTCCTGTGCACGATCAATCAAATTGTAACGGCGTTCTTTCACCTGAGTAAATGGAACCTTGGGATTAGCACCGAGTTCGAACAACGGAATAAGAATTCTCTTACCACGAACGATAGTTTCTGGTGTCTGGCCTTCTTCACCAATCACGACAGCCGGAACATTGATGTCCTTGTCGTAATAAGGAAGCGCGCCTTGAGGAAGAGGATCAACTACGATAGCACGGCGAAATACACCCTCGTAGTCCAATCTTTCGCGCAGAGGATTCTGCATTGATGCTGCCAATTTCATCTTGCCTTCAGGTGACTGAAGGAGCTTATTAATGACAGCTTCTTTTTGAGTTGGATTGAGCTTCATTCTGTGTTTCTCCTGTTTGAAGTTTTCGTTCCTTGTGCTCTTAAAGCTTCATGTTGCTTCACGCTAACTCAAATTAGATGTTGACAGCATTGAAGCCCAAGAAAGGATTATCAGCACTCGGAGCTTTTGTAACATAACCGACAATGATCGAACCGGTATCTTCAGTTGTCAGCAGACCAAAGTCTGAGCAGTACAATGGAAGACCAATTGAATCTGCCCAAGCAGTACCGAGAGCTGTATCATTCTCGTTCACTGTTTCATAGATATCAGTCTCATATGAACCAGGAGCAGTCATGACTGTCAACTTTCCTGATGCAACAGTCGGAGTATTCTCATAAGGAGAACCCACAGCATCAAGAAGGAAGAAACCAATAGGATCCGGTGAACCAGTAGTCACGTCATCAGTAGCGATATTAACTTCATAATCGCCACTCATCATAGCCATCATACCGCCAAGCGCGCCAGCAGGTGCATTTGCACCAATACGACCCAGCGTACGACCAGCTTCAGCCGCTGTATTTGGACGATTGAATGCAGCTGCATTCAAGCTGAACAGCGTGTTTCTGTTGCCAGGGTATTTAATGATAAGCATTGAAAATTCCTCCTGTTATCGTTTTTGTACAGTGTGCTTTCGATCTTACTTACGCCACATATCTTCCAGCTCAGAAACTTGCGAATCATAAGCCATCGGATTTTGTTCAACTCGATCGACAGCAGTCTTGCTACTGTAACCTTCGTTAGCAATTTTCTTAGTGCCTTTAGAGTCAGCTTCTTTTGAAGTTTCTTCATCAGTCGCTTCCTCAGCCGTCTCCTCATTTGCACCAGTGACTTCTAATTCATCTTCATCTTCATCGTAATCTTCATTGGCAACAGCTGCCGCAATCTCTTCATCAGTCGGCATTTCGTTGTCAATATCTTCTTCAACTTCAGCGGCTTTTTCATCATCACCAAGTAATGCTGCTAACGGGTCGTCGTCTGTTCCAGCTTCTACATCAATTGTTTCTTCAGCGACTTCTTCACTGTCGTCATTCGCATCTGTAGCAGCAGCAGTAACTTCTTCCTTAGCACCTTCACCGCAGGCCTCTTTCGCTGCCTCATCATCAACTATCTCTTCAGCTTCAACTTCAGCTGTATCATCTGAAGCTTCAACACTAGCTGCCAGTTCTTCAGCCTCATCAGCTATCTCATCTTCAAGATCAGCAGCAGCACTATCACCAGTTGCTTCAAGTTCATCAGCTTTCTTTCTGTGATCAGCAGCAATCTTGCGATAAATATTTGCTGCTTCTTTACCAAAATTACTATCTTCATCACTTGATGCAGTAATACTATTAGCAAGCTCATCAGCTTCTTTAGCAATTTCTAATTCAGTAGCAGCACCAGCTTCATTGCCTTCTTTCTTCATAGTTTCAGCAGCAGCTCTGTGATTAGAAGCTATCTTTTTATAGATTGAAGCAGCAGCTTCAACATCCATATCATCTGCCATTTCATCATCGATATCTTCATCATCCTCATCGATACCTTCATCGTCATCAAAAATTTCTTCATCGGCATCTTCAATCAACTCATCATCATCATCATCATCATCATCATCATCATCATCTGCCGTCTTTTCAGACGCAGTTTTGGATGCTTTTTTACTATCAGCACCAACGCCTTGTGGCGGATTCTTTTTTGCCTGTGAACCAATATCATCTGATTGAACTTTATCACCATCTGTATTATACTGAGAATAATCTGCAGTTGAAGCTTCAAAAGCTTGTTTTGAAAGTTCTTCATATTTAGCAGCATGAGTATCTTCGACGTCAGCCAGTTTTTCATTGCCAGCAAGTTGAGCATCTTCAGCAGCTTGACGATGCAATCTACTCATACGAGCATAGCGTCTTGAAGCCATTTTAGCAGCATCTGCTGTCTCGTATAGCGGAAGCCCAGCAACATTTCTTTCCATGAGTGAAATTTCATCATTAGACATAGCAACAATCTTCATAACTTCACTCTTAACAGCATCTTCAGTATTAGCAATTTTCTTCTGATCCACCAACATTTTAGCAATAGCAAGACCACGACGAGCTTTTCTTTCAATATTAGCTTCTTTTTCGATCTTAGCTATACGTTTCTTTAATGTAATATTCTCTTTCTGAAGAGCACTTGCTTGTTTTGGTGAAATGCCTTTAGCATCCTGCATAACAGCTTTCATACCTTCAGAATGAGTTTCACTTTCAGTAGCAACAGATGGTTGTGCACCTGGATCCGTCATTTGTTTTGCAACCTTGTCATTCAATTTTTCAATCAATTCTGATGCAAACTTGTGTGCTTCGGCTGGTACAAATTGTCCTTCTTCAGAATTAAGAATTTTTGTAACACTGCCATTCTTCAAAAGCTGGATTTTACTTCCAGTCTTGTGAACTTTTGCTGACCATACTGCTTTCATCTAATCCTCCTTAAAATTGAGAGTTATGAAATTAGTCGCTAAATTAACTACTCATCTTTGCTGTTTAGCATTCGTAACTTTTAATTTCAATGATCTGTCCTTAAATTAAGATAATTGAAACTGCTCGTAAACGAGCAAATATAGATGCTCTACGCGCAATGAAAAAATCAGTAATTTGAATTAATCTAGATTATAAAAACAAGGCAGACAAGCACTAGATCGCCAAACTACCAACAAATAGCATTTACCTCTACTTGAAGGTCATCATTATTAACTTTAGAATCAAACTGTATTTGATTTCGCCCTATTTTTGTCTTTATTGTAAACGGTTTACTATATTTCCTGCCACTAGTTTTAGGAGTCACGCATGCAATATCATGCTGAACATTATCAACATGATTTTCTACCTCGTCCAAAACATCTGCAACTTTTTCATTCCATTTTGCATGTTTAAGTTGATAATGTTGTCCATTCCAAATAGAATGAAATGATGCTAAATTATGTGAACTAGCCCATCTAATATTTTTATCAGTCAATGTTTTCTTTAATAGATTTTCTTTTTTCCCAACTTTATCACCATCTAACCATCTAACTTCAATATAATCATCATCTTCATTATTACTCAATATCACAAACCGTTCATTTGTCGGATCAAATGTACCTCTACGCTGTACCGGCAAATCTTCATATGTAAGTTTCTTAGCCTTCTTAGTAAATTCAATACCTGGGTCTTGACTAAACTTGTCTATTGAAAACGGCTTTATTATATCTAATGGTATACCTGTGATCATGCCAATTTTAGAAAAGAATACTGCACAACCGTCAGCATTTTTGCCAACTAAACGACCCACTGTATTTTTCCCAACAAAATTAAACACAGATCCAATTCGTCTATCACCACTGGGAACATTATATTTTTCAGTTAGTATGACAAGTGAACCACATCCTTCATCTCTTGCAGTTTTCTTTTTGCCAGCGTTAAGTACTTTATGACCATCTGGTTGCTGATCATCAAAAATCTGTTTAACATTATGAGGATCTCGATAAGGAATGTCAGCATATTCATCTTCAATTTCATAATCTTTTACTTCTGATCGTTCAATAGGATGTACAGCTTCCTTATTAATAGATGCTATCTTCATTACTTCATTTTGATAGTCCATAGAACTTACCTTTCGACACAACAAATTTGATAATAATTGTGACGATATCTGATCTGCAACAACAAGTCTGCGAAAGACTGCACCAGCAAATGCTGGATTTGCTACAATTGAACAATCATAAAAATTATTTCCATAACATAATTCGCATGCTTTTCTATATACACCATCATCACATCTAACCATTTGATTTTGCATGCGTTTGACATGCGTACAATATTCATTTTCATCATGTGCTATGTTGCCGCAAATTGAACATATAGTATATTTAGTCGTACAACCCATTGAAACAGCATTTGCTATTCCAGTCTCAATATTGTGTACTAAATCTTTATGCCGTTTGTCAACGCAGAATAATAAATCAATTAATATAGTGTCACCCATATCACGAGCAACAGCATCAAGTATTTTACCTTTTGCTCTTTCTGGATTTTGATCATGTTCGACATAAACAACACCAGACTCGACAAATGTATGATAATCTTTAAGTAATTGATCGCGCGGCCAAGCATCTGCATTTGTGTTTATATATTTTTCAGTAGATCTAGTAATATAATGATCTGAATTTGGTTCAATATCAACAGAAGCCATGATAGTTGTATGTATGTAAATATAATTGTCCAAATCAATATCGCAAACAACAGGCTGTCCGTTAATAGGACTTTGACTTTTATGAATGATTATGCCTTCAGCTGTAGATCTCTTGTTTGTATCACTACCAACAAAATTAGACCATTGATCAGTTGTTTTAACTCTATTAGAGCCAACTATCGTGAAAATATTTCCGTACTTACGAAACATTTTTACTCCTATTTGAAATCATTCACTATTGTCTTTGAAATACTTTAAAAATAAAAGCAAAAGAAATTATTCTGCCATTGAAAACTCGCGCTTAAACTGTCTTAAAGCAGCATACACGTGTTTGCAAATAAGATATTGATTTGTAGGATCGCGTTCTACTGGCTCACTCAAATCAGAAAATATTCTTTCACTATAATTGCCAGCGTATGCATTATAGTCTGGGCCATTCCATTTCCAGAATCTGCAAGTACAACTTACTTTAATATCTCTGTCTTTAATTCTTTTTAATTTGTCCAATTCATTTTGAGTCAATTGACTTTTTATTCTAGTAGAAATTCTTGGAACTTTAATTCTGACTAAATAATCACCTACTTTGTAGACCCATCTATTTGCTCTATAACGTAAAAATTGCGGCGAATAATTTTTTGCGCCGCGTATTATTTGTATAGGCACCATGCCTAACAAATCATTAACAGTTAATGCTATTTTATTCATGACATAAGACCTCTTACATCACTAACGATATCATCAATGATGTCTCTAACAGCTTTTCTTATACTTACTTCATTTTTCTTAAATATTTCGTGCGATTTATTAGACACATCTTCAGCTTTTACACTTTGTGCTACTTTTCTATTTGCAACAGAAATCAATTCAATTTTTTGTACTAATTTTGCAGTTTTTCTTGCTATATCTTCACTAAATACTTCTTTCACAATTTGTGAAGATTTAAATATTGGCTCATTCGGATTTACTAACGAATGATATACGCCAGCATATAATTGTCTTACTCGTTCAGAAGCCGACTTCTTTAATGAACCATTTTGAACGCTCTTAATAAGTCTATAATAGCTTGAAACAATCTCATTCTCCGACATTTGTGCAAGTCTTCTAGTATTTTGATCAATACCAAGTTTTCTCAATTGTTTAGATTGATCAGTTTGATCTGTATTTGTTTTAATCACACTGTTTTTTATTTCAGCAACTCTTTCTGAATCCTGCGGTAAAAAACTATCATAACCAGCAGCACCTATTCCACCAGTTGCTTTCATTTCTATTTCTATAGGCCTTTGATGATCAGCTGTTTCTTCATTCTTCTCAGATGCAGCTACTTCGAATTGACGTTTAACAGATGATGAAACATCAAAAATCTTCGGCACGCCTTTCAAATCTTTTCTTGGCGGCTTTAATTGTTTTGTTCTTGTTTTAACAACTTCAAATTTTTTCTTTGACTTTTCTTGCCGTCTATCTAATTGATTTTTTTCGCGTTCATATTCTCGTTGTTCTCTAGTCTCTGACGTTTTAACAGATGGTGGCATATTTGACTTGACAGTATTAGAAACATCATGTTCTTCAATAATCATTTTTGGTTTAATTGTCAAATTACCATCTTTATCATAATCGACATCAAAATCTTTACCAAACTTCACAAGTGGTACTTTACCAGATCCAAACATTCCAAAACCGCCGCCACCACCCATACCACCCATCGGATCTTCAAGTTCTATACCATAAGCGTCAGCATATACTTTTGCAACAGACGGTCCAAGTGCTCTTCCAACTTCCATCATAATTGACCGTCTTAATTCATTATATTGTGGATCTAAAACAGTGTCTTCATTAGCTTTCAATCGTTCAGCGATAGTGTCTGAATTCAATCCAAAATATTCCAACCATGTTCCAACATCAATTTTACCACTATCAACTGCTTGCGCAAGCATTTGCTTGTGCTGCGTATCGTCTGTTAAATTTAATCTATTCCATCTAACTTTGGGATAAATATATGATTCCATCGGCCCAGTAGCTGTTTCTTTAATTTCAACAAAATCATTATTTCTAGCAACAGGTACGAACAAATTCTTTTCAATATAACTTTCAAGAACTTCTCTAAAAATTGCATACCGTTGATTTAATACTTCTAATACAGTCTGTCCAGATGCAAATGTGCCTTCACCGAGCAGCACATTCTTATTAATCATCAAACCAATTAATAAATCATCAGTGATCCATTCTCGCTCTGTACCCAATTGCATTAAACCACTGCCAGTTCCAATCAATTCCCAATGTAGCTGATAGTTAGTAATAATTGCTGAATCTGGATTAAGCATTGCATCTTCAACCTGTGCTCTAATTTCATTAACATCAGCTTTGCTTGCCAATTCAGCCCAAACTAAATGTTTCGGTGTTAAATGTCTTGCTGCGATAGCGTCTTGCGATTGCCGTAATCTATCTTTATAAACTAATGTTTTGAAGTTGCGTTCAATTAATGATGTACCCCAATCAACATAGTCAGCTAATTTTCTAGCTAAATGAGCAACATGTGATCCTTCATTTGGATCTGTCGGCAATGGAATATCTTTTCCGACTTGTACTCTTTGTATTACATCTTCAGATAATGTTTGATATAACAAACCAGTCTTTTCGTCATACGGTCCTGCATGAACAATATGTCTTAACCTATCATCTGGTACTAAATTAGCACTAATAGAATTTGTTAATGACAATTTTTCTAATCGAATATAATCAGGATTTAAACACGTCAACTTTTCCCATGCTGTGCTTGAAGCATTCATTTGTGCCCATGGAAATACGTTACCAATCTTATAATACTCTACACCCATCATCAACAACTTATTAAATAAGTCAATGCCTGTGTTACCAATCATGTCAACATAATGCTCTAATATTCTATTTGCCTTTTTCTTATTAATAGTTTGCGGCAAATCTAATCTTATTTTTGATAGTGGTAATTCAGCATGCATATCTATTGCAGTAGCAACTAATGCATCATATTTGTAAAAATAATTACACCAACTATTTATTTCAATTCTATCTTTTGGTAAGATCAGCGAAGATGGTTCAAAATCAGGATGATAAAATAGTGGAATTGACTGTTTAATATCAGCAGCAGCTTGCTTAGCAAAATGATTTACAATCTTCATTGCTTTCCTATTATGTTTACGTACTGGTCCTCTGTAAGACTCAGACTGAATAGACTGCTGCGGTGATTTTATAGCACCATTTTTTACAGTTCGAGCAACTACTCTATCCGTCCCGCCTCTAGAAGGTCTAGAAAATCGTACAATTGGAATTTTACTACTGATTCGATTCATATTAATATTCCTTATCCATCATCAACAGTCGTATTCAGATCAACAATTTTGTTCAATCCCATTTGATCATTCAAATCTTCAATTTCATGAAGTAATTTTTGTTGCACTTGATCTTTATTAGACGACACTTCCTTTTTGATATCTTTAATATCTTGCATGACATCTTTTAACGAGACATTTTCAGGCACAGCTTCTTCTTCATCTGTCTCTTTGTCTGATGCTGCTGGTACAGTATCAGCTTCAACTGCATCAGCTGTTTCTGCTTCATCACCTGATTGTTTCTCTAAAGCATCTAGTTGCTTTTCTAATTCATCTAATTCTTCTGGTGTTTCAGCTTCTTCAATTTTCTTTTCAATTTCAGCTAATTCATCAGTCTGAGCTTTCTTCACTATCGAACGACTCTCGTCCGCTATCAACTTGTCTAACCAATTCGGAGTTTGCTGTTCTCGCATTTTGATGCTCCTCTCTTAACTTCTGCAAATTATGTCTTGAAATCAATGTTTGAATTTGTAAACTGCAATCAATTCCTAATCTTTGTAATTCATTTGCTATTAACTCAATAGATTGTAGTGTACTATTAATAATCGCTTGTAATCTTTTCTTGCGATAAGCAACATCATTAGGTAATGAATTAGCAAACGTACTTACATTTAACAAGTGTCTAAAAAACGCAATAGCTTCAGTCTTTAATTGCTGTTCATATTTGGCAGCATCTTGTCTATACAATTGATAAACTTTTACTTCTTCTTCTATGTTCATCTATGAATTCCCAATCTTCTTGCTACAATCATCCTGTCAATATTTGATGCACCATATTGTAAAGACCTAACAGTATTACTTCGTCTAGTTCTTAATGCCAATGTTACTGCTTTACTACCTACCGTTGGTCCAGAACTAGCAGCCATAGCTCTTGTCATATTCGGTGTTGGCATCATTAATTCATTTTCGCAACAAATATTTACAGCATTCGCTAATACGTCTGCCATATCATCAGTTGTAACATCTCCAGATTTTGGTGCTTCAACTTTAAATTGTCTTTTACCAACTTTCTTTTCTTGCAGATACACCAATTCGCGTAAACCTTCTTCATGATAAAGTAAAGAGATCTTCCTGTCATATATTATAGACCGCAATCTGCGGTAAATTTTCATATTATATTGTCTAGAAAAATGAGTCTTAACTGCATCAATTCTAGCTTTAATAAATTTTTGAATAGATGCAGCTGATTCAAATTGGTCATACACAATTTTGACTACTTTAAATTTCTTTGTCAAATCCATTACATAATTATCAACATATTCAATATCAATAAAGTCAAATTCTGCAAATTCTGGATCATTAACTGACCATTTCATCCACCGATCAACCACCACTGTTGACCGTCCTGTAGCATCTCGTTCAAGATGCACCATAGCTAACGCATAACCATTATCAACAGTTGCTGGATCTAATGCAATATAATAACGATTGCGAGTCGTCATTCTGTCCGTTGGTTCTCTATAAATAGGAATTTTCTTAGCATTACCGTCCTCATCATATCCATCATCATATCGTACAACATCAACACATTCGTAAATCTTCTCAGGAAATTTGAAAAATCCAGATACTTTAGTTGAAAATTGAGCACCATATTCAGTCCAAAATGCATCAGGATCTTTCTTATATCGATTTTGCAACCAACTAAATTCAATTCTAGGATTCATCTCCCAAGTTGGCATTTGTAACATTCTTATCGACTGATCTTCAAATGATTGTGTATAGAGATCGAAAAATACACCACTCTTTGAATATGGACTAGAAATGCAGATAATCTTACTATCATTACCAAATGTGGCACCTGATGGTGTTAAACTGTTATAAATTGTCTTACCACCTCTATTTCCTTCATTATCAATAAAATGCGCTAACTCGTCCAACAAAGCTACAATAATTGATCCGCCTCTAGCACGTCTAGCAGAACACAACAATGATTCAATACATACCGAAGCTCGTTTCTTTAATGGCTTTCCATATCGTTCTTGCTCTGCTTTCATCTTTGAAATATCATGCTTAGTCTTCAAATTAATTTCTTGTCCATTATAACTAGCAATATACGGCAAAAACCATTCACAATTAAAAATTCTATTTTGAATCTGAGTTGCTAATTCTTGCGCTTGGTCTCCACTAGATGCCACATTAACTATTCTAATCATTTCATCCTCAGCCATATCATAATGCGCTTGAGGATTATCTTTAATAATTAACTTGTATGATTCATATGCAGAAATAATAGATGCTATAAATGTTTTTCCACCGCGTCGACCACAAGCTAATAACAATTCTGTCGCAAATTCAATATCATCTGTCCCTATTAGATTAGTTCTCTTCTGATTAATCAAAAAATTAGCATATTCGCGTTCAGTAAGCAGCTGTCCTTTACAATCATGTGGAAAATTACGAATACGAATACATTTAACGGTGTTATCTAACGGCAAGTGATAAAATATCTTAAAGATAAAACGCTGCGGATGTTGCAATGTCTTAATATTTAAATAATATGGCGACTCAATAAATGTTAAAATATCGACCTCGACATCTTCATCAATGATGTCATTAATGAATTCATTAAAAACATCTTCAAACGAATTGCTAACACTTGACTTGTCTTCTACTTGTGTTAGCTTCTTTGATGAAACAGTCGGCATATCAATTCTCGTTCAAATGTTTTTAACAGCGTCCTTATGAAAACAATTTGTCTTACCACAATTACAAACCAATTGACTACCAAATTTCTTTACAACAATACCATCAATAATATAAGTGTGCCCTACTTTGCTAATAGATTGAGGCTGATATTCAAATCTAATATGACCATCAAATGCTTTAATTATTCGCATAGCAGACTTAGATGACTTATCCAATCTTTGAATGTCTTGCATTCTTCTCATCTGAACCATTGCTTTTTCAAGTTCACGTCTAACAGTTGATCTCGACAGATTGACGATTTTAGCAATATCTTTTACATCCAATTGTTTACCTTGAGCAAGAACTATCTGACCTTCAGGGTACTCTTTTGTCGGCTTCAATCTTACTTTAATTGGCTCTAAACCAAATTTAAGTTTCAATAACTTTCGTCTCAAAGGATTGTCTAATGCTTCTATGCTCTTTGACACGACGTTCTTTATATCTTGTTGTATTGTTTCTTCTTCTGGTGTCTCTATATACGATCTGTCATCAGTATCTAACACTCCTGACGGCCCCAAAACATCATGAATTTTTCGTTTACTTTCGCCCTCACCGCCAACTTCTTCTTCTAATGATACACCTGGAGTTTGCAATAAACTAGTAATAAGTTCAGGCGTAGCATGAGTAATTCTATTCGTTGGATCACTATTAATAGCTCTAGCCATATCTGCATAATCAATTGGCTTATTACCTTTTTGCTCATGTAAATATCGTCTTACAGCACGTAAAAGTCGCTTGTCTTTCGGCCCAATTGTAACTGTCGGTCTAAATATATCGCGCGATTTTCCTTCTAATTGTTTTTGCAAAGTGTCTTGAAAGTATTTAATAACGCCTTGATTTGCCGGATCAGCATTCGATAATGCTCTAACAAAAATTATGTTTGCATCTTGTTTCAAATCTTCGACGTCATCCTTTGATACTTGTCTAGGCCCAATAACACGCTTTACAGTGTTCAACACCATAGGAAGAAAATTCTTATATAATGCTTTAAACGATCTAGGTGATTTTGTCATTTGATATTCTTTAATTGCAGCCTGAATTTCAGGCACAGACATTCTATCATAATCTTTTAAACTTTTGCCACCTTCACCTGGTCGTTTTGTTATACGTTTTTTTGACCCTGGATGATTTTTCAAGTATTCGGCTTGTGCATCATATGAAAGATCATCCCAAGCTGCCGCTTGCTTTTGAAAACCTCCTCGCAGCATACTTGCTAATTTACAAGAAATCATTATCTTATACATTGTTTTGCCCTTTCAACAAATAACTTATTTCCTCTCGTTTAGTCACACCTGCTTTTTTCTTTGCTTTGTCTAAAACATCATAAGCTTTATGTTGTCTATCTACAAGTCGACCAATTCGTTGTTGATTTTTAATTTCTACTTCCTTACTTGATGCATTACCAAAATTGTTTTTATCTCGTTGTTTTTTTCTTTCAGTGTATTGTGCCCATCGTTGCTCAGCATCTCGCCCAATAATCGAATCCGGCGTCGAACCACTAAGTATAACATTTGGTGCAGAAATTAATTTTTTAACATTTGTGCTGTTGCAAACTGGACATTTTGAATCATAATCACCAACAGGTCGATTTTCTTCATATTCTTGTTCGCATTCATTACAAATAAAATCATACGTAGGCATATGAATATCCTTTCATTAAATGAATCTTATTGTTGTATAGAAGAATGCGATGCCGTTTTACATTTACCATTCTTCTTCTGTGTATATAAAACGCTTTTTTGACCGTTTCTTCTAACCAATCTTTCTTTTAATTCAACATGCTTGTCAACCACTTTCCTATTAGCTTCTGTAATTGCGTCCATACGATCAAAACATGCTGTTAAAGAATTCATGAACATACCTTAATTAAATTTTGTTTTGATATACATCAAAATCAAATCTTTAATGACGAACCACACAACGCTAGTTATAGCAGTAATTATAAATGCTACAATCAATCTTTTTACAGTTTTGATTAAATCCAATACCTTCAATTCGTCTATTTGTTTTAATATCTTTGCAGATTCTTTTAAATCAAATAAATCTGTTGTATTTTTGCTAACATTTTCTGTTAAATTTTCACAAAACTCACAAACATCATCAATCTTATTTTCAATGCGTTCTTGACTTTCAGATAATTCAACAATATTTTCACCCATTAAACTAACAGCAGCAGACACTGAATTATTATTGTCAACGATCTTTTCAGTTAACTCGACCAGTACAAGATCACTTTGACGTCTTCCAAATTCACGTTTTTCCCGTTCACGTTCAGCCATACCGCCCTCTATTATCAATCTACAATTGGAATTGCACGATCTAAATTAATAATATGTAATAAATCTTTTACTGTCTTCTGAGGTTTTTCAATCACAAATTGTTTTGTCAATCTTTTACAATATTTATGAATTGCCACAATCATGACAACAGCTCCAGAATCCATAAATTGAACATTTGACATGTTGAGTGCTACTACTTTTGTTTTTGATCTCTTAATCTTATCTTTTATGATGTCTAAATCAATTGACTTTTGCGATAATATTCCATTATTCATTGATTCATCATCAAACTTTAAGCGACAAAAATTTTGTTTTGCCATGACATGTTTACCCATCCTTATATGTATAATCTAAGCTTCGTTCTATCTTTATATCGTTTTGGAAAACAATCAGTGCATATAACTTCACCATATGCAACTTCAATAATTTCTCTTGATTTTTTATCTACAATTTCAATTGGTATACGTCGCATAACGTCTTTAATCTCATGACAATCCGGACAACGTGGCCCAGTTCTGTACCTTGAGTTCATGACTACTCATCTCCTTCATATAAATAGAAACAGTAGACATCACACCATCAAAATTATATGGAAATATAAAAAGAACTACAGGAAAAAGCCTGTAATGCAAAGAAGGATAAGAATGTAACTATTTCTTTTACGTTTATAAATCGGAAATAATTACATTTCCAAAGGAAAACAAATGATTAAAATTTGCGACATCTGCGGACGACCGCGAGAAGTGAAATGTAAGTATAAACGCAAACAAAATCGTTGTTGGAAATGCTCACAGCAACAACGTACTATACCGTCAGGTAAAAATCATGGCAATTATAAACACGGACTCAGCACAGCAGGATATCGGCGAGTTAAAATAAACGGCAAACGAAAACAAGAACACAGGTTTGTTGTTGAACAACATTTAGACAGAAAGCTGACAGCTACAGAATCAATACATCATATTGATTTTAATAAATTAAACAATCATATAGACAATTTATATGTGTGTGCGAATCCATCACAACACAGAAAATTAACAATCAGTTTAGAATATTTGAGTCTAAAAATGTTAAACAAACTTGTTTGGTTTGACAGATCACAGAGCGTATATGTGCTGCATCAAACGCCAAGTATAATGCTCAATGAACCGACAATAATATTTCCTGAATACTCAAATAAAATTTCTATAAAACATGGCCGTCCAAAAATACAAATCAAACGTCACAAATTTAAAGGGTATCACAAATTAGTTATGGAGTGTTTTTTAGGAAGAACATTAAAAAGTAATGAAAACGATGAATATGTTCATCATATTAATGGTAACAAGTTTGACAACTCAATAAATAATTTATGTTTGTTAACGCGCAAAGAGCATGTAAAAGCGCACAATTCATTAATAAATTGTGCTGTGCAATTATATCATCAAAAAATTATTTATTTTGACAACGGAGAGTACAAGATTAACGATTGTGATCGACAGGTTTACCATCAAGTGTAAAAATTCTATGACATTTTGGCCATGACGAACAACCACCGAATTCTTTTCCGGATCGTTTGGCTTTTCTAATAACAATTGGTGCTCCGCACCTATCACAAACAACTCCCTCTAAATATTTAACTATTTTCTTTTCTTTTGCCAATGGCTCACCATCAGCGCCTATATTAAATGTTGCCTTACACTGATTGCTACCTTTTTCTTTAAAACCTTCACAACCGTAAAACATTCCAAATTTGCCGAATCGTTTCACTAGTTTATATTGTTTGCAAGTAGGACACATAATGTCTGTCACTTCACCTTTTTTGCTAATAATGTCTTTAGCAGTACTTAATCTTTTTGACAATTCAGTAAAGAATTCATCAACTACTGCATACCAAATTTTTCCATGTTCTGCAATTTCATCAAGTTGTGTTTCAATTCTAGCTGTATAATTAGTATCCATAACTTCCGGAAAAGCCTTCACTAGAAATGCTGACACACGACATCCTAGTTCTGTAGGTGCGAATGCTTTCCCTTTCTTTTCAACATAGCCTCGCTTTAGCAGTGTGTCTACTATTGTTGCATATGTAGACGGTCTACCTATACCCTTTTCTTCCAACGTCTTAACCAATGATGCAGTATTAAAAGCTGCCGGCGGCTTTGTGAAGTGTTGATTACCATTTACTTCTTTCAATTTGACTGCATCACCTTCATTAACTAACGGTAATATCTCTTCTTTAGCCGATGAATATGGCCAATATTTTAAATAACCATCAAATACCAAAACTTGTCCATTAGCTATAAATGTATGATTGTTATCTGAGTCAATAGTCATTTTTGTAACGTCTAACTCGGCATCTGTCGTCTGGCAAGCAATAAATCTGTAATAAATTGCTTCATAAAGCTTATATTCATCATTTGGCAAACTTCGTCTAATATCATCTAATGTAAATTCCAAATGTGTTGGTCTAATACCTTCATGAGCTTCTTGAGCTGTTTTCTTTGACTTAAAAATTCTAGGTTCATCCGGCAAATACTTTTTCCCTGCCTGCTTAATCAAATCACGAACAGCTGAAATTGCTTCAGAACTTATATTCAATGAGTCTGTTCTATGATAAGTTATCAATCCTGTTGTTTCATTATCACCTACAGCAAACCCTTCGTATAAAGATTGTGCTATTTTCATCGTCTTTTTTCCATCCCAATTAAAAGACGAAGAACAAAATTGCTGCAATGACGAAGTGTTAAATATAGGATATGGCGATCGTTTCTTTCTAGCCTTGGATAGAGACTTCATGTGCCATTTCTTTGACTGGCCAATAGAATCCAATATCTTATTAACTTGATCCTCTGAAATTAACTTCTCGTCACTCTTGTAAGTAGCAGAAAATACTTCAGCCTTATCAATTATTGTTGAAAATTTTGCAATGATATCCCAATATTCTTCAGGTTTGAAACTATCAATTTCTTGTTGCCGCTCCACAATCAAACGTAGTCCAATTGATTGAACCCGTCCAGCCGATGTTCCGCGACAAACTTTTCGCCAAAGTACTGGCGACACTTTATAACCGACTAATCTGTCTAATACAGCTCTTGCTTGTTGCGCATTAAACAAATTTGTATCAAGTTCACGAGGTTGTCTAAGAGCTGCCAGTACAGCTTGTTTTGTTATTTCTTGAAACGATATTCGTTGGACAAGACAAGCATTTCGTATAGCATTTTTTGCAATATGCCAACCAATTGCTTCGCCTTCTCTATCAGGATCTGATGCGATTAAACATTTGTCTGCTGTCTTAGCTAATGTTTTTATTTCAGCAACAACCTTTTTCTTTTTCGGTATGATCACATACTTCGGTGCAAAATGATTATCTATATCAATCGCATTATCCTTTGGTTCAATCTGGTAACAATGACCTACCGATGCTTTAACTATATAATCACGGCCAAGATATTTTTGAATAGTCTTAACTTTGCCGGGACTTTCTACAATTACAAGTGTTGACATTATTCATCCTCGACTTCAGATTGTTCAGAGTCAGATTCGTTTTCTTCAACAATTCCTAAATATGCAACTGCAGCTACTGAATCAGTCATTTTTAGTTTTTGTATTCGACTACCTTGAGTATTTCGTCCTAATGTTCTTATTTGAGCCGATTTCAATCGTATAAGCATGCCTTGACTTGTCATAACAATGAATTGTTCTTTCTCGTCTAACACAATACCAGCCGAAACAATTTTGCCAACAGTTGTGTTAGCATCCATACAAATGATCCCGCGACCACCTCGACGTTGAGTTCTAAACTTGCGTAATATAGTCTTTTTAGAATAACCTCGTTCAGTAACTAGCATCACAAAACATTCATTGTCAGCTTCAGATATCATATTTACCGAAACAATACAATCATCATCAGCTAATTTGATTGCCCTAACGCCTGAACCACTTTTACCGGATGCTCTTACAGCACTTTCAGGAAATCGTATTGAAATACCTTTTCTCGTCACTAACAAAGCATCCAAATGTGGCTGATCTATAAGTTTAACATCAATAAGAACGTCGTTGTCATCAAGTCCAACAACTTTTGTACCTTTAGCTCGTGGGCGTTGCAACTTTTCAGCTTTCAATTTTTTGACTTGACCTTTTCTTGTAACCATCAAAAACATTTTGTCCTGCAAATTAGTAATTGGTACTACACTAGCAACAATTTCATCTTCATTAAGGTTAAGAACATTGAGTATTGAACTTCCTGCAGCTGTTCTGCCTAATGACGGTATCTCAAATACATTCATTTTATAACAATGACCCTTATTAGTAAAAACTAATGTATAATCATGCGTTGATAATTGAAATACTTTTTCAACATAATCTTCTTCTTTAACATCAACTCCAATCAAACCCTTACCACGTACGTTCTGCACACGATATTCTGACACCGGCGTCCGTTTAACCAATCCATTATGAGTTACAGTAACAACAACGTCTTCCTCCTGAATCTCCTCAATCTCATCAATTGTTTCATCACTTGTATCTAAACTTTCTTCTTTATTATCATCGTCATCATCAGAGTTTGATCTAGATCTGGTTTTGATAATTTTAGTTTTACGAGCATCACCAAATTGTTGTCTAATTTCTGCCAATTCCTCTTTGATTTTTTCTAATACTAAAACTTCCGAATCTAGTAACTGCTTCAATCCGTGAATCTTAGTCATTAGTTCACTATGTTCAGTCACAATAGCTTCGCGCTCAAATTGAGCGAGACGTTGCACGCGTAAATCCAAAATTGCCTTGATTTGTTCATCAGATAATTTATATTTCTGCAAACGTTTATATGTCATCTCAGTTGACTTAGAAGTTTTGACATCTTCAAGAATTGCATCCAAATTATCAAAAACTACTAAATATCCGCGCAATATATGAGCTTTCTTTTCTGCTTGATTCAATTCAAACTCAGTTCGTCTCGTGATAACATCTTTTCTATGATTGACAAAATGACCAAAAATTTCTTTAAGCGTTACAAGTTTTGGAACATTGTCGATCAACGCTCGCATCAAAAAAGATTGTTTTGTTTGTAATTCAGTACGCCGAAACAATGTGTTTAAAACAGCCTTGGCTCTAACACCGCGTCGTAATTCAACTACTAGTCTCGTACCATGCTTATCACTTTCATCTCTGATATCTGATATGCCATCAATACCTTCAATCTTCTCTTTCTTCTTATAAAGATCAGCAATTCTAGTGATTAACTTAGACTTGTCTAATTGATACGGCAATTCAGTAATGATGATGTTCTGTCTTTTACCGTTATCAACAATTTCAGCTTTCGCTCTTATAGTTACAGACCCTCGACCTGTTTCATATATTTGACGAATTCCGTTGTCAAACATATATGCACCAGATGGAAAATCAGGTCCTTTTAAATATTGCATCAATTCAGAGATTGAGACGTCTTCATTATCAATGAAAGTCAACATAGCATCGATAATTTCCGTCAAATTATGAGGCGGCGCAGAAGTTGCCATACCAACAGCAATACCAACAGAACCATTCAATAAAAACAACGGTAGTCTTGTCGGCAAAACTTTGGGTTCATTAAGTGTGCCATCAAAATTGGGCATAAAATCAACTGTCGCTTTATCAATATCAGCAACAACCATATCTGATATTGCTGACATTTTCATTTCTGTGTATCTCATTGCAGCCGGTTTATCTTCAACTGACCCAAAATTTCCTTGACCAATGATAAGCGGATAACGTGTAGTAAAAGGTTGTGCCAACCTCACCGCTGCACCATAGATTGAATTATGAGCAACAATTAGTTTCGTTTCGTTTCTTTCATTCGTGCCAACAGGCATATACATATTTTCATATTTATCTACAGTAAAATCATATACAGGCTCATGATCAACATTGAATGTCTCAATCTTCTTAATTATCATTAAATTTCGTTGAGACATTAAATCCAATAATTGATTGATTGTAGTTATCCCAAACCATTTTGTCAATGTTTCAAATTTTGGATAAAAATTATTGTCATCTGTTTCACACAAATCGCATCTAATATCATCATAGTCTTTGATATTAAAATTTAAACCATAATTTTCAAGGCATGCACTAACTACTATTGAAGACGTATAGAGTAAATGACCTTTTTTTCTTGAATCATTACTTTGTCTTGAAACATGTTCATCAGCATTATTTTCTTCAACTTTAAGACTTTCAATGTGACCTTTTGCTAATGAAGTATCAATTAGTCTAAGTTTCTCTTTTGACTTGGCATATCCAGCAACCTCATCAAAAGTATGGCCATTTATCTTAAGTCGTTCTAGAGTTGTACCATTATATACTTTTACTCGATAGTTATTATAAACTTCTTCTGTAAGTTCTACATCATCTTCAATCATCATCTTAAGAATCTTAATTGCTTTAAAAAGATAATGTTTTTGATTCACTGCTTTAATAATCTCAGAGTTTTTCTTTCTTGTAGCTTCACGAAATTCATCGATACCATGAAACATAGTTTCATTACCTTTTCGTAGACCTTTTTCATAATTCTTATGAAGCTTTTCATGAGCGATCTTTGTCACCGGTTCAATATTGTCAGGCAAATTATTCTTCGTATTCTCGTCTTTATGATGATAAATTTCAGCTTCACCATGAATATGTTCACCAACAATATGATGAAGTTTCTTTCCTATTGACATACGTTCATTTGAACTTCTAAATTTAGGATATTCGTTGTTAGTGATAATTCCATTAGTGATTATATCACCAACATTCAAAGCATCAGTCCTGGACCATTCACCTGATAATTTTTCCAATTCATGATTGTCTGTCAATTCGATCTTTTCACCATTCCAAAATGTCACACGATACAATTCATCGACAAACTTTGTAATTCTAAATGAATGAGCAATTGCTGGGACCGGCTTGTTGTTCTCTGTATCATGAGCCAATACCCAAATCTGCTTGCCTACAAGGTCTTTTAAACGATGAATTTTACCATTGAGTTCAAGAACGTTGGCAGAGCCTCTCCAACACCCATCTCCGTGAGGATGATATTTGCCCATGACTTCACCAACGACTCTTGCGCTTTTTCTAGTTGGCTTAGAATGAGTCAAACTCATTTCATGCATTCCGAACAAAATACGTCTCGCGACAGGTTTTAGTCCGTCACGTATATCAGGTAATGATCTGTCTTTAATTGCACTTAGCGCATAAGCCAAATACATCTTCGGCAACACTTCGTGCGATTTGACATCAAATTGTCCTTCTTCACTTACAACTTCGTTTTCACATACAATATCTTCGTCTTCATCTTCATTTACAATGTCATTGTCATCATCAGCCATGCTTACTCCTTTTATGCATCTATTTCATCTTCATGAACAATAAATGCATTTTGAACTATATATTCTCGTCTAGCATTAATATCTCGACCCATCAGAATAGAATAAATACGATCAGTTTCGTCTTCATCAGCTACAACAACTCTTGCCAATTTTCTAGTTTGCGGATTCATTGTTGTTATTGACAATTGTTCAGGATTCATTTCTCCTAAACCTTTAAACCGTGTTATAATCGCTTTCTCTGGATTTTTAACTGTCTTTTTCCATTTAGCTAGTTCTTCATCGTCCATGATATAGTAATCTTCTTTACCATATTTAGCACGATACAATGGTGGTTGAGCCAAATAAACATGACCATCAACAACCAATTGTTTCATAAATCGATAAAACAGTGTCAATAACAATGATGAAATGTGAGCTCCGTCAACGTCAGCATCACAGCTAATAATGATTTTGTCATATCTAAGTTTTGATATGTCACCAGTTTTAATGTCGATGCCTATTGCTGCTATCAATGATTTGATTTCTTCATTGTCAAGTACTTTTGCCAATTCGCATTTTTCAACGTTCAATACTTTTCCTTTAACTGGTAACACTGCTTGAAAATTCCTATTACGACCTTGCTTACTGCTACCACCAGCACTATCACCTTCAACAATAAATAGTTCGCATGTTTCTGGGTTTTTATCTGAACAATCAGCTAGTTTTCCAGGCAACGAACCTAATGTAGATAATATGTTTTTCCGTCTTACTGTTTCTTTTGCTTTTCTAGCTTCTTCTCTAGCAATGCATGCTTGCGATACTTTTTCTGCAATTGCCATTGCAATAGATTCATGTTTACCAAAATAATCCGTTATTGCTTCGAGTGCTTGATCTCTAATAATAGGTTTGATTTCTGGATTGCCTAATGTGGATTTTGTTTGCCCTTCAAATTCAGGATTCGGCAGTTTCACAGATATAACAGCCGTCAATCCTTCTAGCACATCTCTGGAAGTCGGTCTAACCGGCAGGCCTTTAAATAATTTTTTTCGTTCTGCATATTTAACAATAGCTTCAAGCAACGCACTTTTAAATCCAGTTAAATGCGTACCACCATCACGTGTATTGACATTATTTGCAAATGAATAAACAATGTCAGAATATGTTTTTGTATATTGTATAGCAATTTCAAAACTTACATTATATGGTCCGCTTTCAACATTCTCGTTTTTAACTTGAACTTCATCTTGTAAATAAATGATAGGACTCACAGTTTCTTTGTTGCTATTTAAGTCGACTACAAATGCAGAAATACCACCATCTGAATAAAATTCAGCTTTTTCGTTTGTATTGTCATCGACGACAACGATTTTTACACCTTTATTCAAATAAGCTAGTTCTTTCAGCCTATCATGCAATATTTTATATTGAAAGTCGACAGTCTGAAAAATTTTGTGATCGGGTTTGAATTTAACATATGTTCCGGTCTTATCAGTGCTTGAACCTTTTTCAACTGCAGTTGTCGGTATACCTTTAGCGTAAGATTGTTTCCATTCAAATCCATTGCGCCAAACTACAAGATCTAATTCTTCGGATAAGAAATTTACAGCTGATACGCCAATACCGTGAAGACCTGATGACGTTTTATAACTGTCATTACCAAACTTACCACCAGAATGTAATGATGTCATAATAACTTCAGCAGCTGATTTCTTGCTGTCTTTAAGAACACCTACAGGAATACCTCGACCATTATCTTCGACAGACACTGAACCATCATTATAAATTCTACAAGTAATGAGGTTACCATAACCATTAGTTATTTCATCGATACTATTATCTACAACTTCATACACCAAATGATGTAACCCGAAGATTCCAGTGTCGCCAATATACATTGCTGGTCGTAGACGAACATGTGATCGTTCATCTAATGTTTTAATTGATTGTTCGTCATATATAGAACTTTGATTTGCCATTTTATAACCTTTCAGTTGTCTTAAATCTCATCTTTATCTAGCAGTAGTCACATTGATTATCGCAGAAAATTCTTAGAGACATCACAACTCACTCTAGAATCAACATTTCTATAATTTGTAGGAGATTCCACTTCTCCAATAATCAACTAAAGTTATCAAATAGATTACAACTTCAAGAGAGATATTGGCAAGGTCTATCGATGCGGCAAATCTTTGAGATTCGTCACAGATTGTACGTGATCTTTAGCTTTTCTTCCCATTTTTTCACTTTTCTTTCCCATTGACTGTTTAAATTTTGAATCGCTAGTTGTCCAACCACCACCTTTAAAAATAACACCCGAGCCGCCTGTAATAATACGTTTTGATTCTTTACCACATTTTTCACATTTGATGTCAGGATTGTCATTCATGCCATGAATTTCTTCTTGCACATGTTCACAATGAGCACATTGATACTCATAAATCATGTTTTTTCTCCTTGCATTGTCTTTTCGAACCAATCTTGCATCATTAATTTTAATTCGCCAAAATCGACACTTCTAATTTCATCTACCTTTTTTCCATATCGCCATAAACTGCCAATAATTGTTGATTTTGTAATATCCCAACCAAACATGACACTATAAAATTGACCTAAAATGTATACTGGTGCGTTTTGAACTTCTAACAATTTAACTGCCTCATCAATATCTTGCTCTTTCGATATAAGCCAACCTTTCTGAATTACACCATTATCAAGAACATAATTTATATGCTTTACTTTAAATCTAGTTTTAAGCATTTGATTTGTTCTGTCAAGTGCATCCATTATGACAGGCACAATATTACTTTGCTTAGTTTTAACCCGCTTCTTGATATTTTTTTTCTTTTTCATTTACAGATTCCTCAAACAACAAAATATTCTTTTTTCTTGTAGTCATTTTGTGACCGCGAATATCTTCAATTGTTAAAAAACGAGACCAATGAAATATGCTTTTAAATTGTCTTCTAGCGCGTCTAAACTCTACATCATTAACAATAATCGCTATATCAACAGATAATTGTATTACATGCTGATTCACTGTAATACCTTTTTAATTTGATTAGCAATATCAGAGACATAATCAACTCTTTCATTTTCTAGCATATACGAATAAATATATGACGGATGATGTGATCGAATAATTGGCACATCAAATTTAAATTTACTAACAGCGCTTTTAGCAACTCGACCAAATGCTACAATCACTTTCATTTGCTGTATTAAATTAATTCTCGCTTTCAAAAATTGCAGACAATTCATTATCTCTTCAATTTGTGGTTTTCTATAATTAGGTGGACTACAGCAAACAACATTAAAATGCTGTATGTCTTGCCATGTCAATCCTGCTTGCTCATAAACTGACATCAGCCGCTTGCCAATTAACGCAACATTCTGAATTCTGTCATCATAAATTTTATGAAAGTCTTCGAACTTTTCAATTAAAATTTCACCTTTATGTGGTTTATAAATACCCGGCGCTTCACAAATTGAACATACTCTAGCTGACAAATAATGATCAAAATCAAAACCTAATACAGGACAATTGTGCTCTTTCTTTTGACGTAAAGAAAATAATTCATCACACTTTTTGCAGTTGAATATTTGTTGTTCTATTTGATCTACTTTTTTTCGCAGCAAAGAATGCTTCATAAGAATATTGGCTCATCATCTGTAATTCTGTACTGATTTAAATACACATTTAAATGATCATATCTATCACAAAAAACGCATTGAGAAAATTTCTTATTACATCGTCTGAATTTATCTACAACATCTTTATAGCGTTGACCATTATAAATATCAAATATTGATTGTTCATTAACATTTCCTATAATAAACTGTGTTTGCTGTTTATCCACAGCAAACACAGGTTCGTACATATAGCAGCACGGAAATACATTTCCATCAGCTGCTATTAAAGCAAACATTTGTGCAGCATAACATGACTTATAACTTTTAGCTTCACGACCAGTCATATGCCTTAAAACATTGCCTACATCAATTAATTTCATTGGATAGCCTTTAGTTTTTGCTTCGTCTCGTAATTCATCTATTTTATTTCGCAGCTTTAATGACAAATTTATTGATGCTTCTCCTTCTTGTCTCAATACATCGATAAATTCCCTCGATAGCCAAAAATAAACATCTAAATTTAGCTTATTCTCTAAAAGAAAATCTATCAAATTATCTGAGAAATTATTGATATTATAATCATGAATTGTTACATTAAGCCTCGTTTGACATTTTGTTTTCTTATTAGCGTCAAGTAGCGTTAGCAAATTGTCTAACCACGTTGAAAATAAATTAACGCCTCGAGTTGCTGCATAATTTTCTGGTGTAAACCCATCAGTTGAAAATCGTATCCATCGACAATTTTTTGATAAAGTCAACCAATCTAGCTTGTTCTTTCCTAAACCAGATGTTATAATTCCAACATTAGCATATCTATGGTTGATATGACTTACAATTGATTCGACATCTTGATGAAGTAATGGTTCGCCACCAGATAATACAACAGATTGCAGATTGTTAAATAATGTTGATTCTGTTTTATATGGGAAAGGAAATACGTTTTTCATTACAACATCAGTATCAAATTTTGTTTTAACTGGCCATTTCCAATGTTCACAGCCTTTACATTTACAAACGCAAAAATCTGTCAAATCTATTTGAAGAGTTATTAAACATGGATCTGTAGTACCAATAATATCTCTAGCATATCGTCTTAATTTTTCTTCAGCAGTCAATCGCATTTGTCCTCCAAAAATCGGCATACTTCTTGATATATTAATGTTTCATTTTTTTCACCAGTGTTTAATCTCAATATAGGTAATCTAGTTACTTTTAATGCATTATTAAAAGCTTCTGTCAGTTTTTCGTAACTAATTTTGCTATAAACAACATTTTTCTTCTTCTGTCGTTGTTGTATTATTTCATAATCGCATTCTAAATAAACTAACTTAACATTAAATGTCGACAATGTTTGATCAATTATTTCAAATCGACGTATTGCATCAAATTTATCAGTATTGCGAATTGCTCGACCATAAGCGTATTCAGATAAATGCAATCTATCAAATACTATTTGATGTCTTTCTGACAATTGACTAGCAAACCATACAACTGAACAATTTACACCAAAAGCAAAATCAGATACTTGAACATTTTTTGCATCTTCAAACTGTGGTATCAATCGCTTAGCCTTAAACAACGCAAAGGCAAATTTACTAGAGCACAACCTGTCAATCAATGTAGACTTTCCTGTATCATGAATTCCTTCTATAATCAGGAACATCCTATCCTCCTACATTATATTTTACATATTTGCTCGTTGTTTTCACATAAAAATAGACCATGACTAAATAGTCACAGTCTTTAGCATAGTACTAAGCTCTTAAATCAAGCTCAAGAAAATCTACAACAAATTTTGCATCCAATTCAATCGTATCGCCACTATCAATAAATACGTCTTCTACGTAATTCAAATCAGTATCATATTTTACAAATTTCAATGCTTCTGCATCATAATATACTAATGCATTATCTATAGATTCTATTAATCCATACATAGCACTAGATAATCGATTTGAGTCACCAGTATTTTCAAAACTAGAATTTACACGCAATAATTTCTCACCATTGTTCATATAAAGATTGCTATCAGAATGTTTTATCATTCCCATATATCTTATAGGATCTTCACCAAAAATACTTTGATTTGTAAACGATGTAAATGTCTCAGCTTCTTCTGTCGTTCTAAATATATCATTACCTAAACCACAAACAATAAAGTCATTAACGTCAAATCCGCGACACATTGCAGTCGGCATCTGTCCGTCAGTAAATTTGCCCAGAAAATCGCTAACTTTCACACTTTCTATTTCGTCATCAAGATTTATTGTAAGCCGTTCCATTTTGCAATTCCAAAAATTCTGAGTAATACCTAAAACATACAAATCGGTCGTCGTACTATCATAATATATTAAATAAGGCTTGTCCACTGTTAACGATGTGCTATATTCTTCTAAAAAATTCAACGCCAAATCAAGTCTAACAACTCGCTCGTTTTTATAATCACATAAAAATATATTTTCGCCGTTTGAACAAACGCCTGAAGGAAATCGTAATCGACCAATCTCTCCATATATACCGTACCGTTGACCGTCATAAACAGCAGGAATAATATTTGAATCTAGCCGTTTAATTACATGTCTGTTAACAGATTGCGTTACATAAATACGGTAATTACTGACATCAAAATAGAACGATCCAATACCAGCTGTAATTGATCTAACAACTCCAAATAAACCAGTTTCATAATCAGTAAAATTTCCACTAGCATTTGCTGTAATGTTAATACCAAGTACTGAATATTTCCACAAATCTTTTATTGCATCCCAAGCAGGCCATACTGGAGGGATCCAATTAAATTGACAACCGATATGAGTTGCAGTGCTCCACGCTGTATCTGGTTTATTAAACACTGAATTTCTAAATTCATCACCTCTATTAGCATTAGTATTAACTTCAACAACACAATCTGTAAAATTCAAATTGTCAAGTATTGATTCTGGCGTACCAACAGCTACATCAAGATCGTCTGCTCTAACAGTACATCCTTTAAAATGAACAATGACAGCTGATCCTAATGAACTATCAACTAATAATTGATTTGCTATTATAAAATTCGTATTGTAAAATGTATAATCTCTTTGAGCAGCAGCGCCTTGAATAATCATATTGTTAGCTGAAACAATGCCACCACTAGTTAACCATGAATTTGAAAACGGCCCAACAATTCCAGAAATAACATCAACATTAACTCTCCATGGGCCAAACGTTTCTAAATTCCATGGTCTAATTTCTTTATCAGCAACATATAATGTCAATGTGTTTTCATCATGCTCGCCTTTACAATAATAAACATTTGCACCTGCAGCAACAAACTCTGCCCATCCCATTGGATTATTTGGATCATCTAGCAAATATCCAGGATTTGACGCTAAACTAAAATCAACGTAATATGCCATGCTTCACTCATACAGGGTTTATCAGTGCACCTACGCCATTATTCCATAGCGCAGTTACATCTGTCGGTAATAAAACAGTTTGTGCAATAAATGTCTCATCAATTAAACCATTCCAAAATCTTTCTGGTAATACAGGAATTCTAGCACCAACTAGCACGTTTGTGGCTAGTTCAACATATGATGCAGCAGATGGTATTGATCCGTTTTTTAGATTAGAACCATCTATATATAAAATCGCATTATCAGTCGTTCTATTTATTGTTGCAATAACTAAATGCCAATTACCGTCATTATACGAACCATCAGTAGTTAATGTAACATCTCCACTAGAGCTTTCTAATACTAATGAGATCAACCCGCTATTAATTTGTAAATTCCATGTTGGCTTATTACCATCTTCTTTTGATATGATTACCCTTAAATCTGTTGATGTTGTTTTAAACCATGCACCAAAACTAAAATCTGTATTCTGGTCAAAATCGAATACTCCTCCATCGTTACCCATATTTGCATAAACTGATGAGCCATTATAGTTTATACAACCACCAATCTTCCCAGGAAATATTGGCGTTGCCCCACCGAATGTTTGACCATGATTATTAAGTCCAGAATCATCAACAACTTCATTTGGCGATCCATCATATGATAATTCTTCAAACCGCCAATAACCCAAAACATTAGAAATATCTACAAGTGGAGTAAATCCACCAGGTATTTCCAAAACATCCCATACGCATTCAATATCAGTTGAAACTGTACTACCAGTGTCTTGAACAAGGCTTTCAATAATATGCATTGATTTTTCTGATAATCTATCAATTGATTTTGTATCACTATTATACATCAGTAACGATCCATCAGCAGCCTCAGTTAGTCCATACATTGACTTCGCAATTGTATCTGAATCACCAACATTAGTAAAAGATGAATCAATCTTCAATATTTTTTGACCTGTATTTACGTATAAAAGATCATTAGAATGATGTACCATACCAAGAAATCTGAACGTATTTGATTCGCCACCTATGTCTCTTTTGGTTGTAAATGAGAAAGTATCAGACAATTCAGTCAAACTATAAATTGAATTTCGTAAACCAGATAATAATATTTCGTCAACAAAAAATCCTCGACATATATTTGTCGGTTTATCCTCTGGTTGTAAATCATACATCTCATCGCCCATAACTTTATCATTATATTTGACACTTGATAATGATCTTGTTATACGTTCTACACCGATAAAATTATGAACTAAATTACCTTCAATTATATGATATGTGACACCGGCCACATACAAATCATCATTTTCAGCATAAAATATAGAACAAGGTCGACCAATTGTACTAGATGTATCGTATGCGTTAACATAAGTAAAATCTCTGTTGAGTTTTACTATTCGTTCATTTTCATAATCGCAAATATAGTAATAACCATAAGCATCGATTGTAAGTCCCCATGGAAAATTTAGACCTGCCGTCCCTGATCCCGGTGAACCAAACGTGCCAAATGCTCTATTATATTCTACGGGGTCCAAATTATAGATTTTTGCGACATGTCTTGCTGTTCTTTGTGTCATTACCAATAATGGGCCATCTAACGGCGGCGGTGGGTCATATTCAAAAGCCCCCATGTCCGTTCCGTCGTCAGCGTCAATTATTGTCGGAATGTCAATAGGTCTTGTTATGCCATCAAAATCTGTTGTTGGTCTTGAAGCTATGACACCAGATCCTGCTCCTTGATCTAAACAAGGGCTAGATGGTTGTAATCTGAGGTTAAATAAACCTTCACTTAAAAATAATGGGTCTACAGTAATTTCGTGCGTGTTTTGTGTCGTTCCAGAAAACGGCGTAGTACAATCATAAATGTCATTATAATCATGTATATTTCCAGAACCAGCAGTAATATATCTTATCCCGTAAGTAGTAGTACTACCGTTGCCATGAATTATATTGTTATATATTTTATTATTTGTCGCAGATGCGTTTGTAACAAGGATGCCGCTAGCCGCAGATGATCCGTACTTAAAATCAAAAATTGTATTATTAACAAATTCGCAAGTGCTACAATTATTTACTTCAATGCCATATAAACCCACATGATAAATCAAACAGTTTCTAACCTTCCAACCACTACAACCAACATATGGACGTATTCCACATGAAGTATCGCTAGTATCGTTGTTTATGTGAAACAATTCACAACTAGTCACTTCGACATCAACACAACTTATTCCATCAATCAATCTATATGCACTATTCCCATCTTTGTATATTCTCAAATTTTCAAACTTAGCGCCATTCATTGAACTATTACAGAAAAACCCATTACCCGTTAATGTACATTTTACTGTTGGCTTATTTGTATTACCTGACCATGACCGTATTGTAATATTGGTGGCTGCCCAATTTACTGTAAAAGCTGCTATAATTTCACCATCATCAACAACTTCTACAATATCACCTGATTGTTCTGCTACATTACTAAAAAGCGTAGCAAAGTCTGTGGCGCCTTTTGCAGACGTATCATAAGGGAGAGTACTGGAACCTGAAGCATTTACAAAGTATATAGCCATTAGACATCAATCTCGACAAAGTCCATAACATCATACGCATCAGTTGCTATTACAGAACCGGAATCAACATATACATCTTCAACAAAATTCAAATCTGAATCATACCTTACAATTTTTTGTTCATCAGCATTATAAGTTAATAATGTACCTGACTTGCCTTCTTTCAATCCAGTAATAGTTTTTGCAATCTTATCAGAATCACCAATATTATCATATGACGAATCAACTCTAATTATCTTTCGGCCATTGTTAAGATATAAATCACTATTTACAGAATGCTTGATTGCACCGTTATACTTTGTCGTTTCATAAATTTCAGGCCATGTTGTCGTTTCGCCGCCAATAGCTTGTTGTACGAATGTTGAAAATGATGTAGTTTCTGTTGTAATATACAAATCAAGATTAGCGCCTGCGACAATGAAATTACCTGCAGTAAAATCTGGACAAATAGCTGTAGGTCTAAACCACAGATCATTCATTGAATTCAAATTACCACTAAGTCTTACTTGAACAAGCGCTGTTGTGATGCGTTCAATCCTTACATACAAATTTGCATATACACCGGCAACATATAAATCGCCTGAAGTTGAATCAAACAACATTGAATATGGTGTACCAACCGTATTTGTTACATCATATACTGCAACAAATGCACAACTTGAATCAAGTTTAACTATTCGTTGGTTGTTTGTGTCGCAAATATAAATGTTATCTGAACCATCGGCTGCTACTCCCCAAGGGAAATTGAGATCTGAATTTGTTACACCGGGAATACTCCACACACCAAAAGATAAACTATCGTATGTCGCCGGAGCAGAATCAGAACTCAACCGCTTTACGACATGACGGTTAGTTCGTTGTGATAAATACGTTTTGTACGCCATGCATCTCTCCTTTTATTGATTTTTCATCAAATTGATATTTCTACAAAATCAGCGACATCATATGCATCATTACTAATAACGTCACCAGTGTCAATCCAAACATCCTCAACAAAATTCATGTTCTCGTCATATCGTTTGACTGTCTGCGTTTCTACATTGTAAACCAATAATGTTCCACCAATAGCTTCTTTCAATCCAATGATTGATTTGCCTAAAATATTTGAATCGCCTATATTGATAAATGACGAATTTGCTCTAATTATCATTTTGCTATTGTTGAGATACAAGTCGCCATTTGTATGCTTCACTATTGATATATAATGATTTGTAGCATACGACTGTGGATAAGTAGATGTTTCGCCAGTAATAGCCTGTGTCGTAAATACAGAAAATGATCCACTTTCAATTGTTTGATAGATGTCAAGATTTGCACCAACAACAAGAAAACTATCTGCAGCAAATCCTCTGCTTATTCCAGTAGGTCTCCAAAACAATTCACTATCAGGTTGAAGGTTTCCACTAACCTTAACGCTTACTAGACTAGTTGTCAATCGTTCAATTCTAACCCATCTATTATTCCAAACACCGGCAACATATAAGTCACCATTAATAGAATCAACCATAATGACGTAAGGCGTATCAATGGTATCAATAGTACTATATTCAGCAGTATATAACCATGAAGTTCGATCAAATCTTACGATTCTCTTATTCACAGAATCGCAAACAAATATATGAGTACCAGCAGTTGCAATTCCCCATGGATTATGAAGTGTAGTATCAGTGCCTCCGGGCACGCCAAATGTCCCAAACGAATTGCCAGTATATGTCGCCGGTGCAGCATCAGAACTAAGCGACTTCGCAACATGACGGTTAGTTCTTTGCGTCAAATAGATATAATTCGCCATGTAAACCTCTTCCGTTTTTATTCGTATTATAGAAAAAAGCCCACATTATTTTTACATAATGCAGGCTTTTCTGATTTCGCGAAGAGGAGAATTACAGTACGCCTTCGACCATCAAGCGATTGCAAAAGTCGCCAGCATTGTCAAACTTTTCAACCACACCGTTCTTCTCCACAACATATTCTTCTAACAAAACCTGCCCATTCTCTTCTTTGTAATTCGTCTTGATAGTAACATAGTTACCATCGCTAGATCTAACTGTGTCGACTGTAGAATAACTCTTTGTCGATGTTACAGTTTCGGCAGGAGTAGTAAGTTCGTCAATCGTATCACCAATGATAATATCATTTACTACTTGCGCGATAATTTCAGATGACGACTTTTTCTTACGCTTCTTTTCTTTGTGATGAGGCTCCGGCTTTTTTGTCAATTTTCCGCCAGGACCCCATTTAGCACCAGGTTGCTGTTTTGACATCCACCATGCTAGAGCCCAAGGATTGTCAATGTCCTTGTGCTTCTTCATGTGCTCCACAGTTCCACTCCAACCAGGAGGTGAAACGGCAACCTTACCGTTAGCGTCATCGTCAATAATGATGCTAGCGACTTTATCAACTCTTTGATTGATGTCCATCGCTTTTTCCCTTTTCTTTTTCTTAAAATTTCCGTAATCTCTGCATTCTCTTAATGGTTGTTCGATCATTAGAGTACCATAAATTTAGGATCCCAACCACCGCAAATAGTAACGCCTTCTTTTGAGCGTCTATTAAGCGGAACAGAAACACCAGCAATAGTGTCTACAGTTTGACCAACTGTGTTGCCATTTACATTACCTTGATAAATAGCAAACTGTGGATCACTATAATCAGGTGTTTGAACTTTTTCCATAACACCAGCAGAACCAGTAACCTTTTGACTAGTAGCAGCCATGAAGCCCTCCTTTAAAAAATTATTATTAATTACCCAACTTAATCTTATGAATACATTATTGTTAATGCTTTTGTTTTTATATCATTTAATCTATTTTTATATTCTTCAGATGCACGATCAATAGACTTTAACTCTAAAACAGCTTTTGCTAATTGTGGTTGAGCAACATCATTAAATTTATCAAAAGCATCTAAAAAATCAAACTCTTGTAAAGATTGATATGCCGCTTTTAATTTCGTCTTTTTAGCTTCTTTCATGTCATCTGCAAATCGTTCTTTTATTTCGTTTATTCCTCGTATAAATCTTTTAGCTTCACCGGCTCTCCATGTATCTGAATATGAATGTTCGCCAGTTGGCAAATGCTGCCATTTTAGAGAAGAAACAGCGCTGCTTAATGAAGCAATTTTATCTCTAGCGTCCTTTACATCGTCAATTAACATTTTATATCGTTTATTTGCCATCTCTGATTCAGTGTCTTCTAACAAATCATTAAAACTAGGCACAGCCACATCTCTTAATTGTTCTAGACCTTGTTGTAATTTTGCAGAATAATAATCATATACTGGCTTTACAACATCAGCTATCATTCTATTTTCAACATCAACACGACCAGGGCGATTTTTTTCCTTCATAAATGATCGTTGTTGTTTTATTTCTTGTCTTTTTGGATCAGCTTTAATAGCATAAACAGTGTACGGTTCATCAGGTAATTTGCCTATAATATTTGTCATTCTTAAATCTGTTACTCTTTCATCCCAAGAAACTCGATTACGACGACTATAACGAGGCTTAATATCATATAAACGTACTGGATTAATCGTGTTACCATTACTATCAATAGCAGTTTCAATATTAAACTTAGGTGATCTGCTCCAAGTTGATGACGTAATAATAAAAACCGGCTTCATCTTTGTAATATTAGTGCCAGACTTAAACCCGACTACAGCTTTAGCACCTGCAGAAAAAGCATCTTTTAGCACCTTTGATCTAAGCATATCTGGCAACTGTTCAATATCAGAATTATTCCCACCACCAGCATAAGATATTGTTTTTTTCCAACTAGCCGGCACACTTCTAAATATTGTCTGCGTAAGATTAAACGGTTGACTTGTCGGTCGCAATTTTGTTCGTCTATGTTGCATTAAATATTTTCGTTGTTCTTCAGGAGATAACTTTTTCCACCAATTTTCGTCAATAGCCTTCTTGACAATGCTGTTGCTTATGCATAATATAGAAAATTGCTTCTGAATTATAGCCAAATGTTTCATCATAGTTCCCTTTTAATGTTTGATACTAGATCTACAAGAATATCTTTGCTATAAAAACAAAATAAAAGCCGGAATGAAACCGGCTTCTATTTATTAAGTTCGAAATTAATGCTAATCCATGATTTATATTAACACAGTGCTAGCATATTGTGCTATTCTAGACTTTGAGTCAGCCAATTCATCTCTATCAACATTTAACATCTTACAAATATCTTCATTGCTAAATTTATTTGCCATCATTTCTAAAATCTTTGAATCTAAATTAACATTACCAAACTCAGTAGTAAGTGTATTAACTATTACATCCATTGCATTATCACTCTCAATTAATAACCCTCCAGTAAAATTAGAAATAAGTTTGAAATTTAATCTTGCTTGCTCATCGCCGCTTAACAGTATAGAATAAATTGTCACTTTATGTTTCTCTGCGCAAGCCACTGCTTTGCCCCACGTTTGACCACATTGACAGCAACTTTCACCATAAATCATACCGTGAGCCGGTGCATCACCAATCAAAAATGCTATCCTTCTACTATCTTCGCGCCATTTCATATCAGTAATGCCATCAATAATTCCATCAATCACAGCCTCAGGATGATCACCACCGCCACCAACAGTTATTTTATCGATTTTATCTTTAACCTCGTCAATTGATGCTAAATCAAAAACTGCTGTAACGAATGATGTGTCTTGCGATAGATGATCACGATATAAACTCAATCCAACTTTCAAATCGATTTCAAATTGTTTCTTTAGTGAAGATAATACAAACTTCATTTTTTGTTTTGCATCACTTATAAATCCACTCATTGACCCAGTAACATCAACTATAAACAACAAGTCAACTGTATTCATTTGTTACCTCCTACAGGAAGATCACTTAAATAACCTTCTTTATGACCAGCTAAATTATTCAATCCAGCACTAACATATCGTTCAAATTGCTCTCTAAAAACAAAATATACTCTAATCACTCCTGCAGGTTTATTTTGCCATGAATCAACAGTTCTTACATCTTGCATAAGCGATTGTTTAAGTTTCGCACCTGCTCCAATTCCAACTTCAGCATTTTCACTTCTTTCTCTAAGTATTAACTCATCTGCTAGTTCACTCGTCTCTAAACTCAATTTAACATCACTTACATTAAACGCATTGATATCAGCAGATGAAGTGAGCGAAAACTTTGTAGATGCCCCATCAGCTACAGTTGATCCGACATAAGAATTATTACACATATCCATACAAATTGGTGCTAAAGATGCATAATATACACTTGATGAATGTTTATAAGTATCATCGACCATTTTAGTATAAACGCCAGGTATTGACATTCCTCTCACCATACCCATGCTCAAACTACTTCCAGAAGAAACAGTCATTTTTTCTATTTCTAGAAATTTATTCTTTAATCGCTTACCACCTTCATAATTTATAGACTCTACTTTCTTCGGCATATAAAAACAAAACCCAAATGCTGGTACTGTATCATCTTTACCAATGACCAATTCAGGGACAGATTTTGCAAGATCTTCTGTAAAATAAAATTGTCTAACTTGACCATCGGCTGTTCTAAACCCGTCCCAATATAATAGATTTGGCTCTGTAATGTAATTTTGATCTGGCCATTTGAAATTACATTTAGGACAAAATTTACCATGCTGAAATTTCACTTTATGAATAGGGCATTGTTCTTTATATTGTTCCAATTCTAACCCATTAACACGTTGACCAGTAATTGGATTCATTCCTTTTACTGACGACAATACAGCTATATTAGATATATTCATCGTCCAATTAAACCACAGACCCCAGTCAGACTCAACAGGGCAGCAAAATGAACCAATGCCGCCAACCCAAAAATCTGGTCTATCTTTCAAAAAATCAACTGGCATAACAGGTATAGGCATTCCGGACGGCAATCCGCCATCATCATCTTTTCGTTTTTCTGACTTCATTATTGATGCATAAAATCCATTTGCCTCCATTACTCTACACATGTTAGGGGCAACAGAAAATCCTAATATATTTCTAGACGTTATCATCACACAGCCTTTCGTTATAAAGGGAGAGACATAAATCTCTCCCTTTCTTGCACTTAGTATGTAGTGTGAACAACTCGGAAAGGATCACCATTTTTGCTTTTCGAAATGCGACGCTTTAAAGTCGGTAACTTCTCTTCTTCTTTCAATGTGTTATACTTCATCAAAACTTTAGGATATAGTTTCACCAAATCTTCAAAACTCTGAGTCAAATACATTCTCAATACAACAGGCTCAATTCGTGTGGTTTCTGATACTAATCTTAAGAAAATATATTTATCTTTATTAGCCTCAAAATCTACCCACTTTAAGCCACATTCTTCACAATATCCTTCAGTTAAAAGCACATTGGCATGAACAGGGCATTCATACAAAACATTCATCGGAAAATCACCGACTTTATATACTTGTCGCATTCCACTAGATTCACCATCAACAATATACATGCTTGGCGTATCCTGATGTCGCGCCTGTCTTAACAATATAAGTGACACAGGTAAATTTACTGTACCATCCTGTTCAAAAATAATTACAGGTCGACCTTTTGATCTTTTGGCAAGTTCTTCTTCAATCTTCATCGGACAATGCTTACTATATTGTTCTAGTAAATCTGTGTCACTCCATTGTCCAATTGGCTTTTGTCGTTCTAGTTGTTCTACGACTGCTTTAACTAAGTCTGGGCTGTGAGGCGTAAGATTGACTTCTTTTTGTTCAAATGGATCTTGACCTTTTAATATTAGCCAAGCAACTTTAATTCTTGGCTCTGGAAGATCATAACCCATACCACGAAACGCTTGAGCGAAATCAGCAACTGTTGTTGATTCTGCTTCAAGAATTTTGAAACCTAATTCAGAATCATCAATGCCGATTTTTTGTAAAGCTGTTATAATAACTTCAACAGTTTTATCTGATTCTTTGAAATCGAAGTATGACTTGAGGATCGTTGACGCTTCGTCAATGCGAGATTTTAAAATAGCAGAATTCATTTTCTTTCTCCTTTTGTGAACCGTTTCATTGGTTCGGTTGTGTTGTACTTTTTATTCAGTACAACGAAGCTGACCTTGTTGTCGGTCGGTTAATAAATCTCATCTACATTTGCCACAATATAACTAGTTTGCCTCCTTTCATTAATGTTTATGAATCATTATTTGCAGTCGTTATCAAATAATTTACACTATTGACTTTAAATATTGATATGGCACCTTCTTTGCTAATTCATTGCCTATTTTTTCGTATTCATCAACATATTTAATAGAATCAAGTGGTTCCTGTTTCTTTGAAATGTTCGCATCTAATCGACTCAATATATAATCTTCTCTTTTGTTGGCAACATATTTTGCTGTTAAAAATTGCGTCGGCGTCGCTTCATTTCTAGCTTGAAAAATATAATCTATAACTTGTGCAATATAACCGGTTTTTGCTGTCTTTTTATAAGGAATATACATACTACGTTGGCCTGTGCCTATAGATAAAATAAACACGTCATGCCAATCATTTGCTAAACATTCATCTAAATCAAATCCTAATGTACAATTACTTATGCCCTGTCCACCGTCTTGAAATGTAGCTCCTATCTTTTGTTCTGTGGCACTCATTGCATTAGTAAGTGTCCAATTATAATTCGGCACGTTGATCTTTCCAAAATAAAACGCAGCAGATAAAGCAGACCAGGAAATGACATCAACTATATTCCATCTATTATCTTTGTCGTCCCACGATTTAATAAAATGAGTACGTTGTGAACTTAAATTAAAAGCTGTCGCCATATATTTTGTTTTTGCTTGAGACATTTTTTGATTACCAAGATATTTTCGTAGTTGTTCTTGAAACTCTGTTCTGTCATACTTCTCTCTAAACCAATTCTTAGGATTCCACAACGGTCTTCGTTTAAATAGCTCTGGCACAGCCGTTAAATACAAATCTCTAACTGTAGTAGCAGCAATGCCAAATGCCAATGAACCTCCTATTACAGCTCCTGTAGATGTGCCAGTGATTAAATCAAAAATTTCATTAATTGGACGACCGACATTTTGTTCTATTTCTGCGCAAATAATCGCAGGAATTATTCCTCTTACACCGCCACCATCAATTTGCAAAATCCTAGTCATATATATCTCCTTTATAATTCTCTCATAAATATAGTGATACTATAAGAGTATTATAAGGAGAATACATGAAACATCTAGCTCAAATACAAGTTGAATTTATTAAAGAGTCTCGTAAGTGGGATAATTTGACATACGAAGAACAAAAAGCGTATTTACAACGTCATCCAAAAAGTAAACGAAGAATAACAGCGCAACCAGGGCAACCAGCACAACAGATTATGCCATCAGATAAAAAAGAACTGAAATCAGAATTATCACAAAAGCGTCAAACACAAAAACAATCACAAGAATTTCCTGCAGATGCTATCAAAAATTCTCTCAATTCATTACGCTTTCCAAAAGATCCACATGATTACTCGTTTCATCAACAAAAAGACGAAGCCGAAATTCAGACCGACAACAAAAATAAGCCGATTGGTGTTGAGTTTGGCATAAGAGATCTTGGTACTTGGCATTCGAGACCATTTGAAGAAGACGACGATTATCCTAATTGGGATCCTGCATCATATGAAAAATATAGCAAACTATTTAGAGAGTGGGCAGAACGTCAACCTTGGTTTAATTCAGAAACAATGACTACACGCGTTGATGCAGGAGAAAAAGCGTGGGCTTACTTTGAAATACGTAAGAAAAATCTAAAATCGATTAAGAAAAATTTGAAATTAGCTAAACTAACACTTAAATACTTGCTTAAAAAGAAACGCGGTGAAGACACGTCTGCAGAAGAACAAAAATTAAACAATTTAGAGCAAAAAACATCAAACAGATATGCTCGTAGTTACTATGAAAACTTTCTTCGACAGAAAAAAGACAATTCGTGGTCTGTTGACCGGAAGAAATATAATAAACTAATTGATGCTATCAAAAATGAGCAAAATATAAAGTTATAAATCTTGCAAAATAGTAAAATATGAAAACATATTTCCTGATGTTAAATTATAATCTGTGCTTGATTGTGCTTCTTTCAATTTTTTAACCAACCATATTTTTAACTCATTAGCTACTACATGACAAACATCTGGATAAGCGTTAAAAACCGGCAAATAGCGTTCATATACTTTTGCAGGAAATGCTCTTGCTTTAGTTAACGTTAATGTTCTTAATTCTGCCATTGTTATAGCTGCACGCATAATCATCGTCTGCTTTGAAATCTCATCTTTAAACTTAGATTGTTTAGCAATTGTAATTTTTGCTCTTGAATCTACAATTCGATCAAAGCCAATTAATTCTGCAACTTTTTTATCAACGTTTTGTCCAAATATCTTTATAACATCATCTTGTGTTAGCATGTATGAATTGCGAATGACATAACTTAACAATATAGCTGTCACATCAATTTCAAGCTTAATGTTTGTATAAGACCTTCTAAATTGTTTTACCAAAAACAAAAATATCTTCACAGCAATTTTCGGTCTATCAATATTATCACCACCAAACTTATTCATTTGAGCATATTTAGCTAATCTATACGCCAGCATAATTTGTTGAACAGCATTTTTATCACGCATGCCGGTTGTATATGTGAAAAAAGAATCACGAACAAAATCAGCTTTAAATAACTGTTTCATATCTTACCTAAATTTAAAAGGCTTTCTAGGTTTTGCCATTTGCTGTCTTTGCTGTCTTGTCGGCTCTGTCTTTTCTTCTTCTTGTATTTCATTTAAAATAAATTCATATTTACTTAATTCTTGAACATTTGAATCTTCAATAAATACAAACTTGCCATCATCTAAAACAATAGTTGCATCACCATCAGAGCATTTTATAGTTATTTCATAGTCTTTAAATTCATGCAAAGAACTGCAATCATTTCTATTCGGCTCAACATTAAACCGCATTTTACTCTTAACAATGTCGTTTCCTTTAACAAGTGTTGCTTGCTCTGGATTAGATTTAAGAGCTTGTATAAACTCAGCTCTAGTTGTACTATGCCATGGATATAAAATAATTTGTTTCATTCAAAATCATACACGTATACATCAACTTTGTTATCATCAGAATGAGTCTCAAGTAATGGTTCAATCAAATCCCATCGCCCTCCTGCAAGACCGCAACCTATTCTAGGCATATGTAATGTCAGACCTTTCTTTCTTGCAAATTTGCAAACTTCACAAAGAGTCATGTTAAGCGCATCATAATCTAAATAAACTTTGTCTTTTGGATCGCCAGCTTTCTTGAAACCGTCTTGCGCAATCATGTTAGCTACCCAAATACCTTTATCAAACACCAGCACAAATTGCACATTACCTAATGCAAATTTATCCTTGTCACGTTCTTGTGCGATATTGTCTACTATACCTTTATACCAGTCACGATATGCTTTTTCTGGTTCAGACCATCGTTTTGAGATAGCTAATACAAATCCAGCCCCCCAACCTCCCCAATTATTACAAACGTGTGCTATCAATGCTTTATCTAACACCGGTGCTGTGGCATCACCTTTAAGATATTTAATCATTCATCACCTCCTTAAATATAATCATTAAATAAATCAATGACACTACAAAGAAAAGGCCGGTTTTAACCGACCATTTTATGTTATTGTATTAGTAAACTCAAAAGAAAGAATTACTTGGCCCGACCTGTGTTTGACTAGCACGAATAATTGATTGACTAACAAGACCCATAGCTTTTCTCATTTCGCTAGGAGATTTAGCAGCAGTCAATACATTGGGAAATCCCATTGACTTGCCGATTGCCTCAAGATTATCTGATGAGTGTTGTTTAAATCCAACATACACCAAATAGAACATTTCTGACTTGATACAGTCTTCAGCAAGTTTCTTGACAGGATCAGGACTCAAAGTCCCTGTATTATTGCCTCCATCTGACATGACAACAACAATACATTTTGTCTGTACGCCACTATCATTCAAGTTCTTGGCATAAGCACGAATGCCAGTCATGGCTGCAATAGCTGTATCATGAAGTAGCGTAGCTCCGCCTTGTGCTGTATATTGACTACCAACTTTGCCAACATCCTCGACTTTCTTGAATCCATAAAGAATTCGATCAGTTTCGTCAAAGACTCGAGTGCTGACAAGCATTGAATTCGCCTGCTTTGATTCTTTCATAGCTTTGATGACCAATTCATCATATGCTTCACGAACAGTCTGTTCATGTTCGTACATTGAATATGACGCGTCTAGCGCGATTGATACCAATGTCACATTGTCGACAGTAAGATCGTCGACATCAACACCGGTACAACCAAGAATATTTGTGTCGTTCAAGCTGCTTATCATTATCTGACCTGCAGCATCGCTAACCTCATTCTCACTTACGGCATTAGATACAAGACTTTTAATATCTGTAATGCCAATCGGATTTGATGACATGTTACCTCCTTTAATATGAAGTCTGAATCTTATGCTGTAAGATCCAAATCGGTACTTTTGACGATGTTAATGCCAGAATTTCTGAATTTGTCAAATTCAGCAACAGCAATAGCTTCAAAATCAATCGCTGGATGAGGCACAGAACTCATACAATCTTCCAAAATGAATACTTTCTTCAAAACATCAGGGTCTGTTTTGCTGAAAAACTCATGAATCTGCATGATAGAAGCCAACACACAATGACTCTTTGCCTCGCCGGCAATAATAACTTTATCATGCTTCATCAGAATGTTAAGAAAATCAGTGTTGAATCCGCCTTGTGGATGATTCGGCATCTTTACCTCAGGGCTGAGAATACCATACATTTCAGTTTGAGGTATTTGTCCCTTCTGTAAGAAATTCAACTGTGTCTTCCTGACAAACGCATGATAAGCCAAAACTTCGTACAATGCAGGATCCATCGCCTGTCCCGGAGTACCAAGCATTGTATGATATGGCCAAATGCAAAGAGGCTTATTTGCCTGAAGCATCAACTTTTCAGTATAGCTGATACTGTTAACAGGGTCAAGCAACGGTCGAACATCACCGCTGTCAATATTCTTCGCCATTGGGCCAGAACCACCTTCTTTGTAAATTTCTGTAAACAAATCAGGCTTCTCGCCGTTCTGTAATTGCCACCATGTACGATAGAAAATCTGGAAAAGAAGGTGTGAATCCAAAGACGCAAAAATGTTCGTAAGCCGCTCAAGATTTGCTAAAATGAAGTTGACAGCATTCTCTATGTCTTTTTCTGCACCATTGACATACAACGACCCTGTCTTATGGCAAAAATCAATTTGAAAATCGATAAGCATCAGTGCAACTTTAGCACCGGGACGATCAGAGGCAGAAGCCGGAATACTTACTTTCGCAGCTTCTGCCTCTATGTCTGCTAGCCGTGGAAGGTACAATGTACCTATTTTAGCCGGATCATAAAACGTAGGTTTATTCATGCTACACCTCCATAAGATAAGTTAAAAGATAACTCAGTATAGCTAACTAGGCTTAATATCTGTTTCTGTTATATTCACCACCGCTTCTTTGTGGTTTCTGCCGCTCACGGGCTTCATTCACCTTGAGCTGTCTGCCGTCAAAATCTTTACCATTAAGTAAAGACATTGCTTCATCAGCATTTGTCATTTCGACGAAACCAAAACCACGTGACCGACCAGACTCTCGATCCGTGATTACCTGAGCCGATACAACTTCACCAAACTGTGCGCAAAAATCGCGCAGACTTTCGTCAGTAGCACTCCAAGGGAGATTACCAACATACAATTTCTTAGCCACAAAAATCCTCCTACTTCAAAACAAGATACACGATTTTCTTTTCAGAAACTGCTAACAGTCCGTGTTTGTATAACATTAATCTATGACCTGTATTAACAATCTCTGCTGTTGATACCTTCAACGATACATTACCATGCTTCTCAACGGCAATACCTGCATCTGTAGAATGAATGATATTAGACCCTGCGAGCTCCTTTCCATGAATGTTTCTAAGCAATTCTGAATTAATTGACTCTTCTGACTTAGATTCAACAACCTGACCTTTATCATTTATCATATGCCAATGTGAATATGTCCGACCTTTATTCAAACTCTTTCGCAATAAAATCAAACTATTAACAGATACTTTGACATCAATATCAATCATCTGTCCATTTAATTGATCTAATTCTACCTCATGTCTACCTTGTATGTCAGACACCGTAAAGAATTTATAATCACTGAAAACTCTATAGAATCCCAAACCAAATTGATTTTGTCCCACAAAAAACTGCGTTTGATTTGCTACAGCTGATACTAATCCTTTTTCTATTAACTGACCTGAACGGTGTAATTGCGATGACATTATCATCGTTGGTGTCAAACGATACAAATGACTTTCACTACATCCAAAAATAGGTTCATCTAAAAATGTCATTGTTGTTGTTTTAACAATTTCTTTAGCGTCACTATCACCAATATGTAGTAATATTAATGTTTTATCATACCCAACAACCAAACATGATGGAAACATAAAATCAAACTTTACATCTTTTCTGTGCCCAGACCACAACACTACACGTTGCTTATAGCCACTCGTATCAATTGTATCAAGCACTGTTGAACTGTCATCATACGATACTATTACTATTATACCAGCAACAACTTTGACAAACAAAATTGTGCCGTTAACTTCGAATACAGTTGTAGTCTCACACTTCTCATTGCCAATAACTTTATGTGTTAAAATACTACTAACATCAACAGTCTTAAACGGGGCGACTTTCTGACATTGTGGGCATTTACCTCGTGTATGACTAAATTGCGTGCCGCAAACTTTACATTCGTTAAATGTTTGCTGCTGCAAAAGATGTAATGGTAAATCTAATCGTTGACCTTTCGTGAATATTGCATCAAAATAACTCAACAACTCGTCGCTCAATGTTTCCGGATGTAATCCTATTTTTGGCTTAATAACATTACTATCAAATACCCATACATTATTTTGAGCTCGTGCAAATAGCGTCTTATATTTTTTGTAAAATCCTCCATAAGGATGCACAAACAATAAACTTCTAAATAGTAAAACAGCAAACGAGTACCAATCAGTTTGTTTTGAAAATGACGGCTTCTTAGTCAAATCAAATCCATACAAATTTGGATCGATATATGAATCTGTCCCGACTATACATGGATAATTATCAAACTGATAAGAATCTACATCTATAAAGATAGAAGAAAATGTATCGTCAAAAAGTTGATTTAAATCATTAAAATCACCTACTACCAATCCAAGTTGATGTATAGCATCCAGCGTTTGTTTAGTGTGAATAAATAACTTAACAATATCCACCGAACTAATACGTTGTGTGCTACGAAACGTAGTATCGTAAAGATGAATAAACTCAGGACACTTTTTTGTTGCTGCCTGCATGGCAAAACCTATCATCTTACCTTTAGTGCTTGTCACAGGCTCGATAGGACTGAAAACATTATTTGGTAAATTAAATCCCTTCTTAAAAAAATCAGTCAATTTCTGAATTCTGTCAACGGTCGGTTTATGATACACTTTTATTGCATATTTGCCATGTCTAATAACATTAGCCTCACCACCACTGCCAAGTAATTTGCTCTGATCTAAATCAATCGTTTGCCCGCATAATACTATCTTCATTCTTCACCTTTTCAAAAACAACGCATGAAACATCATCATGAAATAACTGTCTTTTATTTTGCCATACATTAAATTTCCGTTGTAACTGTCTCTTCTCAGTTCCAAACAATTCATGACCTTCATTAGCTTCTAGAAGCGGCACCAATCCATCTGTACCAATAACAATGCTGTTCACCTCTACTTCATTTAATACCTGTATTTCAATGCCATTCAAATCTGACGTTGATAACAAAAATTTCGGCACATTGTTATACGCAATATAATGCGGCGCATTCTTCTGATCAGCAATGTCAGCTATACCATTTACAATCGTCAAGCCATCACCGCAACGACCTATGATAATTCTATCACCAGCTATCATGCAAAAAACAAATGTCGATAAAAAATGATGTTCAATAAAATGTGCTATATCTATAGGCAATGTTGTTGAATAATCATGAAGTAAAAAAAGAACGCTGTCTATAGCACGTTTTATTTCAATCATCATTTCAACTGTCAACAATTCAGCAGTTGCTTCTCGATTAGTTTTCAATAATTTTATTACTAAATTTGCAATAAAACATGCACCAAATTCAGAAAATTGTCCAGAACTGCAACCGTCACACACAACGCCGCATGTAATATCTCTATCACTATAAGTTAATACATAATCTTGACGATTAGTCTTAGTATGAATGTGATCAGTTCCGACGATGATTGCTTGATTCTTTATCCACATAAAATCTCATGCTGTTAAAGGAAGAATATCTTTTCTAGCTATATTAACAGGATTCGCTCTCTTATAAACAGAAGGAAGAATATCTTTTCTAGCTATATTAACAGGATTCGCTCTCTTATAAACAGATGTCAAATGTCTTATGATAACTGGATGATTCATATATTCTTTTCTTGAACCAGATAAATATGTCATCAAAATTTTGTCAACCTCTTCATAGCTGCCTGCTCCAAGCTGATCTAAATCACTATTTGTAATTCCTAAACCATCTGTCGGAACAGCAGTAATAGTGTCTTTTAGTATTTGAATAGCATCATCATCTAATCCTGCGCGACATAAAAATCTTGCCATTTCATATACTTCTGTTTTCCAAATATTCTGAAGTAATCCAAAATCGCCTACATCACCATGAAGTGTCCAGAAACCGAGCATTAATTCTGTATAGTTATCAGTTGACAAAACCAATCCATCATTTTTTCTAGCAAGATCATAAAGATATATCATTCTTGTTCGCGCTTTAATATTACCTTCTCGAATCTTTACTGTCAAAGTTAATTGCTCATCACTGCTAGCATCAATGTCATCCATCAATTCGTGTAAAGCAGTATATGCACTAGTTAAATCTTTTTCACCAAAATTAGAACAAAATATTTTACCAGCTCTTGCGGCACGTTCTACTTCATCAGGTTTATTCGTCATTATTGGTAGACTTCTACCAACAAGCGGTATTTCTAATTCTGCACATACTTGCCCAGCCAAAGCTGCAGTTAGAGCACTATCAATACCACCCGACATTCCAATAACAACAGCTTTTCGATTGTTATCAATTAAATACTGACGAAAAATGTTTTGCATTTTCTTTACTGCATAAGCATAAGCACTATCACTAATCTTTGTCGTATACACCAAGTTGTCCATACATTTTTTTCCTATTCTGTTCCACTATTATTATTCTAATTCTTACATGTTCTTTATCGTAATTGACAAGTCTGTCAATAATATCAACAAAAAAACTAAACTGATGAAAGCTATCATACATTTATCCCTAATTCATGTTTAGCAATTCCAATTTGAATCTGATCTCCTGTATTCTTCGTTGCTGCGTCAGACAACTTAATTGTAGGTACCCATACTCCGTTTATAAATGCAGCTGTCATCTTAATAACGATATTCATCGGCTTAAGACCAACATCGTTTGTAAACCATGTACCAATACCATATCCGTCTTGCACTTTTCCTGTTGCATATTCCTTGATATCACTCACGGTTTTAACACTGCTTATTCCGTCAGAATAAACAATTGTTTTGTGTTGTGACGGAATTTTCAAATCACGATAATGTTTGACAAATTTATCTGTGTATGCGAACGGACAATCACTATCTTGTCTACTGCCGTCGAACAGCTTTGCAAACATTGTATTAAAAGACTTGAGAAAAGCATCAGTGGTGAATGTATCTGGAAGAACTATTCCCAAATCTCCATTATATACTTTAACCCAGTTTTCCATACCGAGCAAGTTAGCCATTCTAAAACCATACTTCGCAGCGTGAAACATGTACCACTCATGAGCTTGTGTACCTATTGATAGAAGATCAAGTTCACGTGCAAAATATACATTGCTTGTTCCAGAAAGAAGTTTATGTCCAGCAAAATTGCCATAAGTTATAGCATCAATTAAAAACTCTTTTTGATTAATAAAAGAAAACCGTCGTCTTGTTCCAAATTCTGCTGCTTTGATTAACAATTTTGTAAGAGCAATAACTTTCTCTTTGTTGATTTGCTCTCGTTCTTTTCTGTCTTTTGGTTGTTGTTTAGTCATTTCATAATACAATTCGCAGATCAATGCCATAAGCGGCACTTCCCATAGAATTGTTTTGTGCCATAAGCCCTCCACAATTACTTGAAGATTGTAACCTTCTTGAATGATTTTCACTTCTGACGGATCATATCTGTAGCCTCGTAAAAACGAATGATATGCAGGATCAAAATAGTAAGCTTTTTCTCTAAAAAAATCGATGTCATCTTTGACAAATGTAATAGCAGCATACATATCTACTAGTTCACGCAGAAGTTTCGCAAATCCATCCGGAAACTCATGTTTGCCTCGATTAAAAAACTCGTATCGAACAATTTCGCGAGGAAACAACTTCACAACACCATTTTGCATTGAGAACTTGTACTGATCATTGTCGATTGCGCTTATTGGTCCTTGCATAGTCAACCTCGTTGCCATCGATGACATTCGTTTTCAGTAGCTTGCTTATTGACAATATAGAGTCTACCATCATGAACCATAAGCAATTCTTCCAGTGCTAAGGGCTCATTTGTGCTATGATTCATTCTTCTAATAGCAGCACCATCCCAATCTTCAGTCACAATGTCTGCCTCATCTGGCAAACTCTCTAACATTTTTCGTAGATTTCCAACTGATGTGTCCATATCATTGTAATCATTTCAAATAACAAAGAAAAAGGAGGAGCCAATTTTCATTGACTCCTCCTACTCACTATCATCAACACCAAAGAGGTGTATCGACAAACATTTCATAATCTATTGTATATTGATGGAGAATAAAAAGACAATCATATACGATTAATCAATTCATATTACAAAGATGGATCACTGTCATGCATGTAAAATCATTGATCATATCCTTATTAGAATACATCTATAAAAGGATTGTTATGTCCATCTATAATAGTTCAAGAGAAATGTTACAAGACGCAGCAAACAAAGGTCTTATAAAGATCTCTGGTGTAACAGTGCGTGTCGGTTCAGCTAAAGTGTTCTTACCCAATACAATTAATGTTATTAATAATGAAGGCTGGACTGATTTCCTTCGTAGTATTATAGAACACTCAGATAATGATGAAGAGAAATATTTTGTACAGCAATTTCTTGATGTGTATGAACAAGTGATATCTAGTATTGAAGCGCATGAACGTCAACAAAAGTTTCGAACTGTCACTAAAAAGTCTATGCCAAAAGAATTAGTACATATTGATCAATCACAAAAAGTTGTAACAAAAGACGATGTTACTAACTTATCAATAGATTTAGCAAAATGTGATACAATCGACGACATTTTTAACTATATGGGCATAAATTTTTCATCAAATATACCTGACAAGATTTTCTGGAAAAGACCTGTAACTATTAATGGAATCTTACGATACGCAGCACATAATATAAATTGGTACATTGATAGACAAGTCCATGGTCGAGACTTTTTCTATTCAATTTTCAATCCAGAAAAACGAGAAGTTGCAAGATATGATAAAATTAAAGACGCTAAAGATGACATACTTAATGTTATTAAAAAACTCAGTTGATTTGTTGGCCTTTACTTGATAAAGTAGAGGCCACTATTCTCTTTAAGGAGGAGCAACTATGAAAACACACCAACGAAAAATTCCTCCTTATGATATTATTTTTAAAAATTTCGTCACAGCAGAACGCAGCGCTATTAGCAAACATATTAAAACTGATTTAATTGCTAAAGACGAGACATCGTGGACAAAAATGTTCGCAAAAGACTTTAGACGAAATTGGGACAAATCAGTTTGTAAAATTTGCAAACATGAAAAATGTCGACACAAAATTAAAGAACAATGCGATCATTTTTTACAAGATGATGATCTAATGCAAATATACAAAAAACTGGAGAAACGCAGTGGTACAAATAACCCTAAAAATCACAAACGAACTGGGCCTTCACGCAAGGCCATCGGCCCTAATAGTAGAGACATTGCGTAACTACAAGTCAACTGTTATAATGAAAAATGCCGGCGTGTCTGTTAATGCTAGAAGTATTATGAATCTCATGACATTAGTTGCTAACAAAGGCGCAAAAATAAACATAACAATTAGCGGAAAAGACGAACAACAAGTGGCAAAAATTCTTACACAATTATTCAAAGACGGCTTTAGTGATGCATATTAGGAGGACATAATGATTGAGACTATCTGCGAAGGAAAAGTAGGTGACAAATCATTTCTTGCTCTCAAAAAAATGATTGATCCCGAAAATGGTGTTAATGGATATTTTTTCTCGCATGAATCAAGATGCGAAGGCAAAATCATTGCTTTACTACCATACAGACTAACATCTTCTGGTATTGAACTTCTTCTCAGAAATGAAGTCACACCTTGTTGGGGATTAAATCAATACATTAGTTCAATTACGGGTGGATTTGAAGGCGGCGACCCTAGAGACACTGCTATAATGGAACTAAAAGAAGAAGGTGGTTACAAAGCTGATAAAAATGAACTAATCAGTCTTGGAACTAGTTTTGCTTCAAAATCTGCCGACACAGTTTACTATCTATACACAATAAATCTTACAGACAAAGATCGTGGCGAAGCTACAGGTGACGGTTCAGAATTAGAAAAGAAAGCTGCATGCGTTTGGGCTGAAACATCAAATGTAGAAGAAAGTAAAGATCCACAAGTTTCAGTTATGTTTTTACGACTTCAAAAACTTCTCAACAAATAAGTATGTCGTACTACATTTTTGGGTATTGTACTTTAGCATCTATTGCCGGAATTAATGGCAGAGGTCTCAAAAAAACTTACAAAAATAAAGACCTTCATCAAGCTAAATTATGTTACTTTAAACGTGCATGGAACACAGTTTGGGAAGGCAAACTATTTTTAGGCATTGAATCTCAAATATCAACGCATATCAACGGCATCATCTTCAAAATATCAAAAGATGATATAGCGCCTTTATGCAAATCAGAAATGGTTGGAAAATGTTACGCTTTCAAAAATGTTACAACAAATGTCATGACAACCTTAGAAATTGGTAAGAGTGATCGAATTTTTGCCTTTGTTACAATAAACCCGTCACAAAATGGAATTATACCATCTTATTATATCTCGATGATTAAAGAAGTTCTACAAGAGCGAGGAAAAGAATTTACTGAAGAATTTATTAGAACAACAGAACCGTATGATGGATTCATACTATGACATTTGCAAATTATCCTACTTTTGAAATAACAACTGCAATCCCATGCATAAACCACTGCAGCTGTTGTCCACAAAACAATCTTATCAAAGTGTACAAAGGACAACCAACTTTATCATTTACTAACTTTTGTCAAATACTAAACAATTTACCTAAACATGTGCAAATTGACTTTGCTGGCTTTTGTGAACCATTACAAAATCCAGACAGTTTTAAAATGATAGATAAAACTATTCGCGACAATAGACCTTGTATGATTTATACTACATTATCGATAAAACTAGAAGATATAGATTTATCTATATGGTCAAAAGCTACAATATGTGTGCATTTGCCAGACAACAATCATTTCATAACTGACTCAACTGTCATATTGCAAAACATAGAATTAATCAGCAAACACAACTCCAAAATTATTTTCGTGTCACTCGGTCAGCCAACTAATGACTTTAATGATTTATCAGTCCTAAAATTACCAATTATTTCACGAGCAAACAATTTAAATTTCAATGTCAATTATAAGTCTGGCCCAATAACATGTCAAAAAGTTCATCAACTACCATTCAAATACGTAAACAACGTATGCCTACCAAATGGAGATGTCTATATATGTTGTTGCGACTTTAGTCTTAAGCACAAAATCGGCAACATATTTGATCGTTATTACAACGACTTATTCAACACAATAGAATATAATGACTTTTTAAGGCGTGTAAAATCAGAGGATGAACCAGTTATTTGTAGAAATTGCGAATATTCAAAAAGAATTTAATGACTATTAACAATTCGGTCTAACATCTGCTTGTTAATCAAAACTTCTTGTTGCTGTATCAATACTTTTACTCTACTATATTTATCTACTTCTTCAAGGACTTCAATAGTCTCATTTTTAACTAGTTTAAAAACTCTTGTATCAATGCCAAGTACTACATCATAAGCTATTGTCAAAATCATTCGACTGCCTCATCTACTTTCTCATCAATCATCACAACAAAATTAGGCACTATATTATACGTGTGCAAATCAGCAACATCATACAGTTGTCTAACAAATTTATTTATGTCTTCTGTTACATTTGGACAATTAGCTCTAGTCGCTTGACCCCGAAGACATGCATAATAACAAGCGACCAAAGAACTGCTTAATTCAATACATACTAATTCTTTATTTTCCTTTGCTAAGCGAGCTGGTTTTATGCGCTCGTAAAACATTATAATAATATTTGTTAGAAACTCAGCAGCAAAAAAGTTTGGACTATTTTTTAACGTCATAATCTCCTCTATAAGCTTAAAAAGAAAATAATCACTTCTATTGTCGAAGTATTAAAATCATAGTTATTAAATTGATGATCGCTCATACTCAAAGCTAGTGTTGTCAGATGCTTTCGCTCTCGCGCACGCGTACTCGCGCGCGTACTACTAATACCAAAGCGCTGATACTGCTCTCTTACTTTTCTTTCTACTTTACGCGCGCGTAGCGCGCGCGGCTATTACAGTAGAGTAAATAGAGTAGATTTGCGCGCACGCGCGCACGCGAGAAAAAATTTTTGATTTTGTACATAAAAAGCGCAAAACGAAACTTACGATTAAAAACCATGACATCCAAAAATGCAACTTGTTGCTGTTACTTAGTTAAAATAGTATATCCAACAGGCTTGCTCTTAAGTCTCTCATTTCCCGGAACAACATTAATAATGTATTCATAAACATTACTTGTATTAACACCATCATTAACTTTAATCGATACTTTACATTGACTAGAAACAGCAGCTAGAATTTTAATTTTAAACTCAGTAGCAGCAGATGTTACAACTTCATAACCACTACCAACAACAGACACCAATGTAAAATCTGTAGGATAAACTCTATCAGTAGTAACAATCAATCTATTCAACTTAATCGTCACATATGATCCTACATATGAAGATGGTATGTTAATCTGGTTGATAATTTTAGATAATGTTGAAACTTGTACCATTGACACAACATCTTGCAGATTAAGCGAGGAATCCTCAGCAATAAAGTACATATCATACTGTGTACCAATTGACAAATTAGTCGCTATTAATTCTGTTTCAACATTAGCTGAAAGTATCCCACTTCCATAAAATCCTGTATTAACTGCTGTACCTGTGCTATCTTGCCCAGCTTTTACTTGTGCAGGTGAAGGAGCATCTGCATCTTTAGGAACAACAACAAAATATCCTGTACCAGCTTCATTTATCTTAGCCAAAATACCAGCTAATGTTTCTTCAATTGTACTAAGCTTAGGATAACCAGCTGCATTAATAGGATCTGTAATGTCGCTAGTTGTAATGTCTAACTTAACAGGATTATCTTGTAGTGTTGATGATTCTGCTACGACATAAACATCATAAGCAGTCTCTGATGTTAAATTTGTCACAAACATATTACTTTCAACATCAGCAGTTAAAGCTACTGAATTAGCAAAACCAGCAGCAACAGGCGTTCCTGTACTATCTTCGCCATCTTTTACTTGTTGTGATGTAGGAGCTGCAGCTCCATCAGGTACTACTACCGCGTAAGCAGCACCATCCATATCAATTTTAGCAAGGATTTCTACAGACGTTCCACCAATGGTACCGGTTTTTGGATATGTTGAAGCCCAATTTGGTGCCGTTGTTGTCGCCCAGCTTCCAGGAGCACCAACGCCGTATCCCGCTAACACGTTAAAATCAGATAGAGTAGCACTATCCCACGCAGGCATAGGACCAAATGTCTGACCAAAAGCTACAGTACTTAACGGATCAACTACGGGTGTATCTGAAATATAAACTGCTTCAAATGGTGGCACGCTTCTTTGTAAAACTGA